GTAACTATATCAGAGCCATCATCTGTTGATGCTCCTTGGTCTGTATAAGTACTTCCATGTGCAATACTTATTGTTGCTTGTCCAATTAAAGTAATTACTGGTGCTGTTTCATCTTCTGGTGGAGGAGGTTGTGGAGGTTCTTCTGGCGCAGTAGGCGCTCTAACAGTTACAGTTCTTGTTATTGGTATTGCTTCATTTCCTGCATAATCTTTTCCTCTATATGTTAAATTGTATACTCCCGGTGTTTGTGTATCAACAAATCCTTCAATTGAAGCTGAACCTATTTTTTCACCATCATCCATAATCGATGCTCCTTCTTCAATGTAAATTTCATTTAAATTTAAACTAATTGTTTGATTTCCAATTAATGAAATACTTGGTAATGTATTATCATCTTCTATAATTGGTAAAATAGTATATTGTTGGCAATTATTATTATAGACAAATAAATTCTCACCGCCCATATATCCATGATTTAAACAATATATACTAACTTTATCAAAATCATCATGTACTTTTATTGTTATTGTTCCATGAAAAAAATAATAAATTCCAATATTTTGTACTGTTTGTGAAATTCGTTTATCTAAATCTCCCTTATATGTTATTTTATTACTAACATCTTTATTCAATATTGCTAATTTATGTTCTTCTGGAATATCATGAATGTAATATGTTCCTTTTCCTAATGAATATTTTAAATATGGATTATATTTTATATTGTTATTAAATGAATATTTTTTACCATCACTTCCTAAATCTATAATATTCAAATATGAATTTGGTGTTAAACATTCAAATTTTATATTTGAAATATTATTATTTTGTTTTTTTATTTTAAAAACAGCATAATTTTTTGTTTCAACTTTTTGGTTTATATCATTTGAAATATTTCCAAAAGTAGATGTATCTGCGTCTGATTTATTATCTATAATATAATCATCAGTTGCAAGTTGTAATTTATACATTTTTTCAAACATATTTTCGTAGCTATAATTTTCGTTTATATCTAATAAATCTTTATTTGTTTCTGAAATAAGTGATGATATATTATTTTTTTTAGTATCATTTATAGTTATAACAGGATTTTCAGTTTTTATTTTTTCTACTAAATTATTAATAGTAATATTATTTGAAAAGTCTATTTTATCTTCAGTTTTTATAAATTCTGTAACATCTTTAAATAGTTTATTTACACTAATATCTGATTCTGGTATTAAATTAGTAAATATATTTATAGTATTTGTAATATTTGCATTTTTTTTTGTAATTTTATTATTTTCTTCTTCAATAAAATCTAAATTTATTTCATCTTTTGTTATATCTAATGATTTTACTATTTTATCTTTTGCATCTTCTAATCTATCTATACTATTACTAAATTGTGTATTATTTGTAAAAACATGCGAAACCATAGTTGAAATTAATGTTACATTAAATTTATTAATATCTCTCTTATTAGATTTATTGAATATTGCTTCTAATTTTAATTTATTAGGTTTATTTGTTGTAATATCTATACCATTTGTAATTTCTATTTTAAATAATTCTGTAATATTATCTATATTCGTTTTTAAAGTATAATTACCTAAACTGTTAGATTTTGTATTTTCAATAGTTTTACCAGATAAACTTATTACTTTTATATCAGCATCTTTTATATAACCATCAATTACTGAACCTGATATTGTATTATTTATTTTATGTGATACACAACAAGTTCCGTCTGAAGAATTACTTGCTCTCCTTTTTAGTGCCATTTTTGAAAATCTATTTTTTGGTCCAATACCAGAACCTACAAGATATTTATTATCTATATTTTGACCTGATTTATTTACAAAGATTAGTCTTGTCATATATATATAATATCTAAATAATTTTTACTAGTTTGTTACTATAAAAAAAAAATGATTTATTTTATAAAAAAATATTTTATAAAGAAATTCTTGTAGCAAAAAGAAAAACTTATGAACCTTATTTGTTCTAGGTATTCTATTTGCTCAAACACAAGCCTTCATGTTCTTCCCAATGAATTGATTGACTTTATCTGGTCTTTCAATTATGGATGGGCAAGTAACATCATAAAAAAACATTTTCAGAAATTCTTAAAAACAAAAGTTTTTGAGATTTCTAAAATGTTAAACTTTGTTTTTCATGTATGCAAGTTTCCTCTTTCTATGGAAAACTATTCGCTTTCTTATGGAAAAAAAATTTTGAAAAAAAAAGATATTATTTCTACATTTACTGCATGTAAATGTTGTGAAAGACATCAACAAAACAAACCAGATGGTTCTTCTGGTTGGGAAGAAACAGACTTTAATTGGAGAGAAAAAGCGACTTGTAAGTGTGATTGTAGACATTTGTCTCGATTTTTATGTAGACCAATTGAATGAAAAATTAAAATAATGAAAAAAAATAAAAAATATTATATATTCTATTTGTATATAATATTTTTTATTCATTTATTTTTTTATACATATTTAATGCTTTTTCTCTTTGTATATTATAATCTACTATTGGTGCTACATATTTAAAATTTTTATTCTTAATATAATTTTCATAATATTTAAAATATTCATGTATTTCATTATTTGGTAAATCATTTAATTCAGGAATCCATTTTTTTATATAAATACAATTTGGATCATGTGTTTTACTTTGTGTCCATGGATTAAAAATTCTAAAATATGGTTGACTATCTGCACCAGTAGACGCAACCCATTGCCAATTACCATTATTTGATGCTACATCATAGTCTGTTAAATTTTGAGCAAAAAATTGTTCTCCTTTTTTCCAATCTATTAATAATGTTTTTATTAAAAAAGATGCAGTAATTAATCTACTTCTATTATGCATATAGCCTGTTGATAATAATTCTCGTATTCCAGCATCTACTATAGGAAATCCAGTTACACCATTGCACCATGCTTCAAAATTTGTATTATTTTTTGACCAAATTATTTTATTATATTTTTCTTTTAATGCTTTGCCCAATACATACGGAAAATCATTTAAAATATGTGCATAAAACTCTCTCCATAATAATTGCTTATATAATGCATCTACCTTTTTAAATGTATTTGCTGTTTCTCTAACTGAAATACAACCAAATTTAATATATGCCGATAATAAAGTTGTTCCATTCAATTCTAAAGAATTTCTCTCATTTTCATAATTATTATATTTATTTTTTTTAATTTTATTCAAAATTTCCAATGCATTATTTCTAGAACCAAAAACCTTTTTATTTTCATTAAATTTTATAAATCTTTCTTTTGCTTCTGAGAGAGTAATATTGTTTTTATAATTATTTTTTTTAAAATTTTTTATCTTATATTTATCTATATTATTATCACTTATATTTTTTGTATAATTAAAAAATGGTGAATATTTTGTATATGCTTTATTCGAAGTTGATACTTTAATGGTACCTGGTTCAAATAAATAATAATCATTTAATGTAATTGTACTAACATTATTCATTTCACATATTTTCATAACTTTTTTTGTTCTTTCTTTCGCGTAAAGTGTTATATCTAAATTGAAACCCAATATATCTATATTTAAATCCCGTATTAATTTATCAATAATATTTTCTGTTTTTCCATAAAATAACATTAATTTTCCATTATTATCTTTTAAATAATTAGAGAGATCATTTAAACATTCAATCATAAATTGAATTGCATTAGATGATTTATATGAATTTAAATTTCTAACCTGTTCAGGAGTAAAAATAAAACAACAATAAAGATTATCTACCTGTTTACTTAATTCAATCAAACTTTTATTATCTTCAATTCTAAAATCTCTATGAAAAATAAATAAACCATTTATCATATTTAATAATATATAAATATTAATAAATATTTATTAAGTAATATTTAATTTAATAAATGTAAATTGTGTGCTATAGATATTATTGTATCTTTATTTTTATCAATTAAATCTAAACTATATTCATTTAAAACATTTCTATGAATATATAACATTATAAAATATCGTATAAATGTAATTATTATATAATTTGTTATTTCAGCTAATTTGTCTTTTTTTAAAATATTTTCTGAAAAGTATATTGATAATAAATATATTATACTATATTGTTCTAAATTTAATAAATTTGCCTCATTTATTGCGTCTGAAATTAAATTTATAGAATTTGAAATATTATTTTTTAATGATTTAAAACTTTTATAACTATATTTTTTGTATTCTTTATCATTATAAGTATTATAATTATAATTAATATTGTTAAAATTATTTAAATATGATAAAAATTCTGATTTTTTAAAAAACAAATCTTTTTTATTATTTTCTAAATCTAATTTTTTTTTCATATCTGAATCAAAATTTTCTTTTTTTGGAATAAAATATAATGGTTTTTTTTCTATAGATATCACCTTTTTTTTACTATTTTTCATATTTGCTAAATTTGCAGGTGCAGATTTTACTCTTCTCATAAAAAAGTTATATATATCTTTTTTATATAATTTTAAACTATTATACAATTTTTTTTATATTTAAAAAATATTAAATATAAAAAATCTCTCAATCTGGATTCGAACCAGAGACCTAAGGATAACAGCAGGTTAAGGAAGGATAATTTAAATACCTATTACAGTCCTTCGCTCTACCAACTGAGCTATTGAGAGTATATATGATAATTAATATATAATTAATTATAATTTATATAAGTATATTTAATTTATAATTTAATCGCAAAATTTAATTATAAATTAAATATAATTGATATAAACCAATACTAACAATTCCTGCTAAAATATAATCTAATGATTTTGTAAAACCTGGAATAACTTTTTTTGTTGTATTAAGTGAAGTTCTCATAAAATTAGAATTTTTTACTAAATTATAGCTTAAACTTGGTATTAATGCTTGTTCTTTTGATTTAAAAAGAGGCATTTATATTTTTATTATATAAAAATATAAAAAAAAATTTAAAAATTTATTTTTTTCCTTTTTTGCTTTTTCTTGTAGCTTTTACATTTTTTTTTACAAAACCAAATTTTCCTTTTCTGGTAAAAAATCCATGTTTTTCTAAACGTTTTTCTTTTTTAGCAGTTTTATGTTTTTTTCTGGAGACAATATGCATACGCTTATTCATAATTAAATTATCTTTAGTTAATCCTCCTTCTGTTTTATATGCTGTTCCATGCCAAACTTTAGCACGCGAACCTATTAATTCAGAATATTTTTTACCTTTAATATGATAAAATCCATCTTCACTTTTCATTATTTTTTTTACCATTTTTATAAAATATATACAGAAAATATTTTTTATGAATTATTAAAAAATGTCAAAGATAAAAAAAAATTAACTAAATAATATATATTACTATATAAAATGACCGAACAATATAATAAAATTATAACAACTATTAATTCTATAACCCAAGATTATACTTTATTACCTAGACAAAATCAATGTATAATAATAGATAGTTCAAATAATAGAATTGGTATAAATAATTTTAATCCAGAACATTCTATAGATATATCATATGGAAAAATTAAAACACATGATATTGAAATTATAGGAGATGCTAGTATAAATAACTTAAATTACATAAATTTATTAAATGAAAAATTTATTTATAAAGATATAGATAAAAATATATTACACATAAAATCTAATAGTAATACTATTAATTTTGATACAGAAGTAGATTTTAAAATTCTTCCTCTATTTCCAAGTACTTATACTCCTAAAATAGATGAGTTTAGAAAAACTTATGATATAAGTTTAGATAGACTGGAAGATACTTTTAATACAACATTAGTAAATGGAGACCGAGTTAATAATACATTTCAAATCGGTACAAATAAGAGAATTTATGTAAATATAAATGATACTTTGTTTTTTCATGTTAAGCAAAATAGTGACTACTATCCAGTTTATCTAAAAAAACATACAATAACAGGAACAAATAATTTAATAGATACACCAACTCCATCTCTACAGGGCGTAACTAATGAAATAATTACATGGACTCCAAAAATTGCAGGAACATATTTCTATACATGTGATACTATTGGTTTAAATTGGAAAAATATTGGTCCTGTAGCATCAACTATGAGACCATCAAGTTATGAAATAATAAATTCAATACTAAAAGAAGCTTTAGAGACCACATTAAATTTTACATTAACACAATTTAAAAAATTTAATATTCAAAATATTACTACATCTCATTATATTGAATCAAATGACAATTATTATCAACCCAAAGATAATTCATATAATAATATGTATGGTGAAATTATAGTTCAAACAGGTGCAGTTGAAGTCTCTTATAATTTTATAGCAAACGATGTTGATTTTGGAGGTGGAAATATATGGAATACCACTATAGGAAGAAATTATGAGGGTACCATATTAACTAGTGATGCATTTTTTTCAAATGTCTTTATAGAAGATGATTTATCCTGTTCTAATATTGATATATCTGAAAATATAATCATTGGACAAGATATAATAATAAAAAATGATGGATATATTCATAATAATTTTGAAGTATTAAATAATTTATTTGTTCATAACGATATATCTTGCTTAAAAAATTTATTTATAAATAATGATATTTCATGTAGAAATATTGATATATCTGAAAATATATTTATTCAAGAAAATATTAATGTTTATGGAAACATGGATATTTCAGGAAAAATAATTGCACATTCAGATTTATCATGTATAAATATAGAAATATCAAATAATGCATTAATAAAAAATGAATTAACTGTTAATAATGATGTAATAATTGATGGTAATCTTAGAGTAGAAGGTACAAATATGTATATATATGGTGATGGTTCTCAATTAACTAATGTTGGTAAAGATGCATTAGAAATATGGAATGATGCGTCTTTCAATAATATTGATGTAAGTAAAAATATATTTATTAATGGTTATTTAGATGTAATAAATGATGGTTCATTTAATAGAAATGTTTATATAAATAATGATTTAATCGTAAATCAAACATTACAAGTCGATAGATCGGTATTATTTAATTCATCATTAGATGTAAATAGTTTTGAAGTGAATACTACAAGTATATTCAAAGGAGATACATCTTTTAATACTAATGTTGAAATATCAAATAATTTACTTGTAAAACATAATTTAACCGTAAATAATCAAGTTGACCTTAGTGGATTAAAAATATTTAATAAATTAGATGCCAGTTATATAGAAGTAAGTAATAATTTATTAATAAAACATGATTTAAGTGTAAATAATCAAGTTGATGTAAGTGGATTAAAAATATTTAATAGATTAGATGTAGATGGTGATGTATCATTAAATAAAGATTTATATATAGATAATGATGTATTAATAAAAAATGATTTAAGTGTTAACAATATAATAAAAGTTAATGAAATAAATTTATTAAATAGATTAGATGTATATGGAGATGTTTCTTTAAATAATAATATTGAAGTCAGTAATAATTTATTAATAAAACATGATTTAAGTGTTAATAATTCTATTGATGTTAGTGGTTTAAAAGTTATTAATAATATAAATGCTTATAGCATTGAAATAATTAATGATGGTATAGTAAAACATGATTTAAGTGTAAATAATTATTTACATGCTAATAATTCTATTATTTTAAATAATTTAGATGTTAGTTATATTGAAGTAAGTAATAATTTATTAATCTATAATGATTTAAGTGTAAATAATAAGGTTGATGTAAGTGGATTAAAAATATTTAATAGATTAGATGTAGATGGTGATGTTTCTTTAAATAATAATATTGAAATTAGTAATAATTTATTTATTCATAATGATTTAAGTGTTAATAATCAAGTGGATGTAAGTGGATTAAAAGTTTTTAATAGATTATATGTTATTGGCGATGTTTCTTTAAATAATAATATTGAAATTAGTAATAATTTATTTATTCATAATGATTTAAGTGTTAATAATCAAGTGGATGTAAGTGGATTAAAAGTTTTTAATAGATTAGATGTTATTGGCGATGTTTCTTTAAATAATAATTTACAAATAGATAATGATGTATTAATAAAACATGATTTAAATGTAAATAATCAACTTGATGTAAGTAGTTTAATAGTATCTAATGATTTAAGTGTTAATGGATTTTTAAAAGGCGACGGTTCATTATTAACAAATGTTGGTAAAGATACGTTAACAAGATTTAACGATGGTTCATTTAATAATTTTGATATTTCAGGAATATTTAATATTTTAAATAGTGGAGTATTTAATGTAAATGCTGTTTCATCGTTTACGAATTTATTAAATATTAATAATAATAATATATTAAATATAAATAATTTATATTCAAATAAAATTATTGTAAATAATGATAGTAGCTTTAATAGAAATCTTTATATACATGATAATTTAACTGTAAATAATAAATTAACTGTTAATGGAGAAACTATAATAACAAGTTTTTCTCCTTCATATTTAACAGTATTAAATAATTTAATAACACCCGATATTACAATTAATAATAATTTATATAGTAATCAAAACAATTATTTTTATAAAAGAATAGATGCTAGTTTTATAGAAATTAGTAATAATTTATTATCAAAAGATTGTACAATTAAAAATAAATTAGATGTAAGTTACTTAGAAGTAAGCAATAATTTATTAGTTAAAAAAAATTCAGTTTTTGAAAATGATGTAAGCTTTAATAATAATATTGATATATCAAATAATTTAAATATAACTGGAAAAATAAATAACATTAATTTAATATCTTTCAAATTAAAAGGAGACACGACCAATACATATATTAATATTCTATCAAAAACATTTTATGAACCTATTTATAATTATTTTACAAATTCTTTTAATCATTTTGGTTGTTATGTAAATGGAGTAACTTATGATTATATTTATAATAATAGTGGATTAAAGATAAAAGAAAGTGGAATATATAATATTACATTAAATATTAATTGGATTATTGGAAATAATTCAATCATTGATAAAACTAGTTTTTATATTTCATTAGTCACATTTAATGATCCGGAATATAATGACCCTTTATATGATAAAAATACAATAAGTGATATTTATGAAAGATTAGCATCAAATAAATTAGGTCCATTTAGTTCAAATAATATATTTTATTTTAGTGATATAAAATCTTCAGATATAACACAAAATATTAATGAAAATGTTTTCTTAAAAAAAGATACAATAATTACTCCTTATATAAAATTAAATAATATAGATGTTACAGATAATACTAATTTAAATATAGGAATAAATTATAGTAAATCATCTTGGGGAGTTACACAAATAAATTAAAAATACTCATAATATAATATTATAATATTATTATATATTAATATTATAATGGCATTTACACGATATTGTTATGATGATTGCAGAATTCAAAAATATTTAGAAGAATCTAAAGAAGTAGGGAATTATTATTTAAATGTACCTGGTAATGGAGTAAATCCATATTTTTTTGATGATCCTAATATTCGTATGCAAAAGTGGGGTGGTAATTTATCTAATAATAAAACATTAATAGAAAATGATTTATTTAGAAAAAATAATTATTTAAATAGAGATGAAAATATTAAAACTAATAATTATAATAATTATTTAACAGAAAAAAATATTATTACAAATAATAATAATAATAATTATAGTAATTCAATTACAAATGAATCCAGAAGTAGTCATCCGGCTTGGGAAATTAGAACAAATGATTCTGCAAATCAAGTAAATAACTTTAATTATTTATTATTTAATCCTCAAGAAAATGTTTGTTTTAATTTTAATAACAATATATCTACAAGAATTTTAGAAAAGGATTATTTTAAATATAAGAATTCTATATAAAAATAATACATTATTTATATAAATATAAATAAAAATAATAAAATATATTATTTATATTTATATAAATGGCAGAAATAGGTATGATTTTATTAGGTTTAGGTAGTTTTTATATAATAAGTAAACAAGAAAATAATAATAAATCATTAAATTGTAAAGAGAATTTTGTAGAAAAAATTTCAAAAGAAAATACTTCACATAAATTAAATAATAATAAAAAAGTAAAACAAGAATCTTTTTCAAATATGAATAATTTTACTTCATTAACAGGAAATTCTATTGATGTTAATAGTTTTAAACACAATAATATGCAACCTTATTTTGGAGCTAAAATTAGGGGCGCAACCACAGGAAGTAATAATACAGAAAGTATATTAGATAATAAATTAGGAAGTGGTAGTCAACAATTTAGCAAATCAGAAATAGCTCCTCTATTTAAACCGGATGAAAATTATAATCACATTAATGGGATGCCTATAAGTACTGACTTTATACAATCTAGAATAAATGAATCAAACAAAATGTCAAATGTTACATTATGGGAACCAGAAAGAGTTGGTCCAAATGATATAAAAAATAAAGGTAATGGTTTAGATGGATTTAATAATAGTATGTCTAATCGAAATGATTGGCAACCAAAAACAGTTGATGATTTAAGAACTAATAATAATCCCAAAATGACTTATGATTTAAATGGACATAATGGCCCAGCATACTCTAATATAAAAAATACATCAACTACAAAACATTTGGGTAATGTTGAAAAATATTTACCTGATACATTTTATGAATCTGGACCAAATAGATGGTTTACAACTACAAATGATGAAAAAAAACCAACAGTACGGTCTAAACAATTAATGCCATATGAAAATAGAGAAGATACAACTAGAGAATATTATGGTACTGCTAATTCAAATAAAGCTAACGCTACATATACAGAAAAAGAATATGAAGAATCCAAAAGACAAAATCTTGGTAATTATCCAATAACTAATTTATCTGCAACAGGGAAATATGGTGCAACCGAAAATAGTAATTCTATTGATTCATATAATATATTACCAAACAATAGAACAACAGATAAAAATGATATAAATTTTGGACATATTCATGGAATTGCAAAAGCCGTAGTTTCTCCATTAATGGATATACTAAATCCTACCAGAAAAGAAAATGTTATTGGAAATTCTAGAATAAATGGTAATGTAAATTCTGGTAATTACGGTGGTAGAGTATTTAATGAAAGAGATACAACAAAAGTTACTAATAGAGAAATGACTACTGATAAAATAGGAATGAAATATAGTAATATTCAAAATCAATCTGAGAATAATAATGGATTAACTGTTGCTCAATATCAAACAACACAAAATCAAAGAGCTTCTACAAATAAACAATTTATTGGAAATCCTGGTGCTAATAACTATGGTATGAAAACATATGAATCTGCTTATAATCAAAAAAATAATGTAAATAAAACATATGAAATTCATAATAATCCTGGAAATATTAGTTTATTTAATAATTCAAATAATATACAAATAGCAAAAAATGAAAATATATTTAAACAAACAAGAAATCTTTTACCAAATGGAGGACCGAGTGTTTTGCCTTCTTCAGAATTTATAGGAGAATTAAATGGCATACAAACTTATGACTATAACTACAATTCAAATAGAATGGATGAAAGCTTATTAGATGCGTTTAAAAGTAATCCATATACTAAATCATTATCAAGTGTTGCATAAATTATTAAATATATATAATAAAAATTATAAATATTTAATAATTATAAATATGGAATATATTGAAATGAATCGTTATCGTATATTGTTGCTTTAAATATATCATTGTATCCTTCTACTTCTACTAAATCACCAGTATAAATATTCTCACACCCTATATCTCCCATACATTTTTTATTTTTATATTTTATAGGTAATTTAATCATATTATTTTTATCATTCATTGTATAATAATTCCATTTATCTCTTCCTATATTAATTTTTTTACCCATTAATGGTAATATTGTTTCATCTCCATTTACGCGGGTTAGTATTCCTATTTGTGAATATTCAGAATCAAAAGCTTGTGTTTTTATATTTATAGGCATTCTACGTATATCATCCTTCTCTCTATATAAATAAGCTTCTGTTTTTTTTAATGGTGGAGTATGTGGATTTAATAATACACTATTATCATTATTTTTTATAGGATTTATGTTTGAATAATCTTTTCTCTCGTGTATATCATTATTTTTATAAACTATATTTGAAGAATATATGTTTTCATTACTTAAATTATTATTTTTACTTTTATTAATATAAAATAATAGTAATACTCCTAAAATAATTATTCCAAAAAATAAAAATGTATAATTTTCAATACAAATTGTATTTGCTGGACATTTTTTACTCATTATATATATATTAAAATATTCTATTTTTTTTATTTAAAACTGAATTTTTATAACTATTACTCATTGAATTTTGTGCTTCATCTTTTTCTTTACCAAAATTTTTTGCTTTATCATCTTCTTGTTCTTCATTTAATTGTTTTTCTAAATTTTCTTCAGTATTCTTTTCACCAATCTTCATACTTGTATCTTCATATTCTTTTCCTTTTTTTTCATTTTCTTTTCCTATTTCATCGTCTCCTTCAAGAATTTTATTTTTTTCTGCTTGTGATAATTTTTTTTTTTCTTTTTTAGAACCTTCAAAATGTCCAGCTGATGATTTTAATTCGAAATTTTCTATCATATTTTTAGCATTTTCAGATTTTTTTAAAAATAATTCAAAAAATAAATTAGCAATTATAAATATATATACATATATTACTGCATTTTTTTTAAAAATTAAATAAAATATAATGTATATAAAAATAGAATATATTATAAAAATATAATCTTTATTTACAAGTGAATAAAATAAATAAATAATATATAAAAAATTTGCTAAAATATAATTAATTTTTATACTTTCAAAAAATATATTTATTTTTTTAATAAAATAAAAAAGTCCAATACTTTTTTTTTTACTTATTTCAATTATTTCATTTTCTACAAATAAAACAAATTTATACATAGCATTTAATAAATAATAATTTTCTATTTTTTTTTTATCATTATTTATCATATTATTTATATACTATTAATATAAATAATATTTATTTATACACTCAATTTTGTGTAAGACCTAATTTTGAAAAATCAAATTTATTCATAATATTTACTGCTTGGTCTAAAACAGGTGTTATATCTTTTAAACCATTCATTAATTCTTTTTGTTTTGACATTAAATCTTTTGTATTTGATGTCATACTTCTTACATTTTTTGTTCCTATTATATTATCTAAATTGTTATAAGCAGCTTCCATTTGGTCTTGTTTTGTATTTAGTGATTTCATTTTTTTTTTACTGGGAATATTATCAATTAATGCTGGTTTTAATTGTGTTAATTCTTCTTTTGTATCTTCATTATTATCCATATCTAATTCTTCCTCTTCATATACTTCATCTTCATCTTCATCTTCATCTTCTTCCTGTTCATCTACTTCATGATCCATATCTTCATTTAATCCTTCTATATTCGATTTTTTTAACATATTTTTTTTATTTTTTTTTATAGATGGTTTTAATCCTTCTTTATTCGATTTTTTTAACATAGAAAATAAGTAAGTAACTAATAATGGTATTCCTAAAACATAAATCATATTTTTTGTAAATACTACAAAAATTAAAATAGATAATACTAGAAAAATTATTATATCTAAATGTTTTTTATCTAAAATTTTTTGCATTAAAAATAAAAATGCTAATATACTTAAAATATATAAAAATATCTTATTATTTAATCTATTTAATAATTTATTTTTTGAAAGATTTATATTTTTCATTCCTTTTTTTAACATAATTTTATAATATATAATAATATAATATAAAATTAATAAATTTATTTATTTTTACTATAAAAATTTTTTTAAATTGCTTATATAATTTTGCAGATAACTTATATCATTACTATTTTTTTTTATAGAACTAATATAATCAATTATTACTTTTATAGCCATTATTTGAAGATTTACAAATTCTTTTTTTTCATTTATTTTTTCTTGATAATTTTTAATTTTTTTTATAATTTTTTCTTTTTCATTATCATCATAATAATCTTCATTTAATAGAATTTTATTTAAATTATTATATTTTTTATAATATGAATTATATTTTTTTTTTATACTGCTGATTTCATCATCCATTATTTTTATATCTTTCGCGTCTCCATATATATTTAAAACCATTGTATATATATATTATATTTAAAAAATATAAAAATCTAAACATATATTATTTAGGATGAATAAAAATAGTGGAGATATATTATTAACTGAAGACGATAATCGTTACGTTATGTTTCCAATTAAAGACCAAGATATATGGAAAATGTATCTCAAACAAGAAGATTTATTTTGGAGAGCACAAGAAGTTGATTTATCAAAAGATAAAGTTGATTGGGAAAAATTAACTCATGATGAACAGTATTTTATTAAAATGATTTTAGCTTTTTTTGCCGCAAGTGATGGAATTGTATTAGAAAATCTTGGTATGAGATTTATGGGAGAAGTACAATTAAGTGAAGCAAGAGCATTTTACGGTCTACAAATAGCAATGGAAAATATTCATTCTATTATGTATTCTACATTAATTGATACATATATTAATGATTCTGCAGAAAAAAATAAATTATTTAATGCTTTACATGAATATGAATGTATTAAAAAGAAAGGAGAATGGGCAATAAAATGGATTAATGATAAACGTTCTAGTTTTTCAACCAGGCTAGTTGCTTTTGCTTGTGTTGAGGGTATTTTCTTTTCTGGTGCATTTTGTGCAATCTTTTGGTTAAAAAAAAGAGGTCTACTTCCTGGATTGACTTTTTCAAATGAATTAATATCTAGAGATGAAGCATTACATACAGAATTTGCTGTATTATTGCATAATAAATTAGAGAAACCATTAAAAAAAAATAAAATTCATGAAATTATTAGAGAAGCAGTTGAAATTGAAAATGAATTTATAAATGAAGCATTAAGTTGCAGATTAATTGGTATGAATAGTATGTTAATGCAACAATATATTGAATTTGTCGCTGATAGATTAAGTCTACAATTAGGTGGTGATAAAATTTATGAAAGTAAAAATCCTTTTGATTGGATGGAAAATATTAGTATTGAAAACAAAACAAATTTTTTTGAAAAAAGAGTAAGTGATTACTCTCTTGCTACAAAAATAGATAATAAACAAGATGCTTTTCAATTTACAGATGATGGATTTTAAAATAATATAATATATAAAATATTATATACATATATATTATATTAATTTATTCTTTTTTTATTTTGTTTTTTGTGTTTTCTATTTTTTATTTTTTTTGTCTTTTTTATTTTTTTCATCTTTTTTATTTTTTTCGTTTTTTTTATTATTTTTGTTTTTTTTGTATATTTTCCACCATGTTTTCTATCATCATTAATCGAAAGTTCTTGAAATAATTTTCTAAATGATTCATCTTCTTCATTTTGTTCAAATTCTTTTTGATTTTCTATATCATAATAATATGCATATAATAATGGCAAAGCATCATCTATATGAATAATATTAAAACTCAATTGCATATTATTACCATTTGGTGGTCTTGCGAAACTTTCAGCTATTTTATAAAATTTTTCTTGACAATCTTTAAATGTATGATTTACTATTGGTGGTTTTACTAATTTTATTGTTATATTTTCACTTGTATTATATAATTCATTTAATTTTCTTTGCATATGATATAATAAATCTTTATATTCAGCTTGAATAAAAATATTTTCTATTATTTTAGAAAAAGCTGTTTGTATGAATTTATATTTGCATATTACATCTGTAGTATGTAAATGTTTTTTATCTAATTCATTATCATATTGCTGTTTTATCAATATACTATTAATACTTTTTATTTTTCTATTAAAAAAATTTATTAATTTTATCAAAAAATTACTACTTAAAACATTTATATCTTTATCTGTTTTTACATAACATGAATAAATTTTTGAATCTAAAAATGATAAAAATATTTGTATATTTATATCTTTTGAAATTTCAATTATTTTTTTTTGACATTTTAAAAATTTTAATATTTTTATATCCGTTTCTTGTTCATGATATTTTTCTTCTATATTTTCTATTTTTGATAACATATTACTTTGAAAAATTTGAGGGAAAATTATTTTTCTATAATCTATGTTTAATAACTCTTTACATTTTTTTGATAAAAATATGTTTTTATGGCTTAATAATGATATTTTTTTTTCTATTTCTGCATATAAATTAGATATTAATTCTAATAGTTTAGTATTGTATATATTTTTTTCTTTTCCAGTATATTCTTCTATTTTTCTTTTTAAATTATTTATATCAATACTGTGAAATGTTTTTAATCTACATACAAAAAACCCCGGAGAAGAAACTTTTATACTATTATTAAGAAGTCTTTCATCTACTCCTCCAGATTGTTTTACTATTCTCATTCTTTTATTACTATTATCTTCATACTCTGAATCATCTGATTCATCTGATTCATCTGATTCATCTACTTTATCTACTTCAGCTGATTTATATCCTTCATCTGATTGTGAATTAATTAAAAGAGTAAAATCTAAATCTGATAAATCATTTTTTAATATAAGCTCTATTGATTCTTCTAATTCTATTTTTTGCTCATCATTTATCTCAATTTCTAACTTTAATTCTAATTTTTCTTGTATAAATATAATTATTTCTTGATCTTTTATTAAGTAGTAATATATTATTAAAGCATATATATAAAACATATTTCCTCCTGCTATTTTAATACAAAAACTAGATGATTCTTCTTCCCTTATACGTTTTTTATTATTATCACTTTTTCCATTTAAATATTTTATAAGTTTTTCAAATAATTCTCGTAAAAATTTATCTTTACTGCATTGTTGTAAAAACAATGTTCTGAGTTTTCTTTTTTTATCTTTATCATCTTTTGTATATTCACGGATTAATTCTAACTCTCCTATAACATAGTCTATAATTTTTTGGTTTGATTCAGTTAATTTATAATTACCTATTTCAACATTCTTAGGAGTAAATGAAAAATCTAAAAATTCCGATACTATATTTATTTTATTAGTTTTTTGTGTAGTTTTTTGTGTTTTATTAGAATCTGATGATATTTCATCATGAGAACGTTTTTGTGTTTTAGAAAAAGGTGTAGGGTTTGTTTTAGAAACAGGTGTAGACTTCTTTGTTTTCTTAGATTTGGAAGAAGAATTTAATTCATATGTTAATCTTGATGGTGGTACTATACGTCTTTTTCCTTCTCTACGTGATTGACCAGTACTTTCTTCTCCATCTGGAAGTGGAAGTGGAATTGGAACCGGAACATCAGAAATTTTACTTTTATCAGATAAATCTAATTCTAAATCTAAATTTGAATCGGGATTACTATCTACTATATTATCATCCATAATTTATATAATATAAATATTATAAATATTATATATATTGTGAATAACCCCATATTATTATACTTATTCTTTTTTCAGATACATAATTTTTTAATTGAGGTATACCATGTCTGTAATCTATATTTACTTGATTACCAAACACATAGACACTTCCATTCTCTAAAGGAAAATTTATTCTATTATATGATTTTGCATGTTGAAAACTTATTTCTCTTGTTAATCCAAAAGATACTCCAATTGTTATATTTTGTTTTTTTGCTTTATCTGGTTTAAATGCTGCAGCATCATGGTGATATGGTTTCCATTCTTTACTATCATTATATAAATTAAATCTTGTTGCCGAGGCTGTCATATCAAAATATTCACATAATGTATTTATTACATAATTAAAAGATTCTGAATTTTGTTTCCAATTTAATGAATCATCTGCTATATAATGTGAATCACCGTGCCACAATTTATATACATTACTATCTATTTCATTTAATAAATTTTTAAATATATTTTCTCTCCAAATTATATTTTTAACTATACAAACTTCATTTCCACCTTTTATAGAATCATTTACTTTAACTATTAAATCTGGAGCTTCTAATATAGGTTCAAATGATTCTGTATTTTTTTTTGTCTTATTTTGTAATTCTTTTAATTTATAATTATGATCAAATTTACAATTTGGATTATTACATTCTCTAAAAAAATAATTTCTACATATATTGTCTATATGTTGAAATTTACAATTATCATTTGTACATTTATTATTAACATAATGTTTACAAATTTTCATTATATATTTAATATAAAATATACATTTAAGTAATATAAAAATATAAATTAAATATTTTTATATGAAACAAATAAATAAAATTCGAATATGCTTAATATTAAACATATTCTTATTATTTTTTATAAGTATTTTTGTTACAAATTTTGCAGGAAAATCAAAATATTTTAGATTTGGACCAAATGAAGACTTTATTTTTATAAGTGTTCCAATTGATAATTATAATAGATATTCATTATTGTTAGTACTAATTTTTTTTAATGATGTTATAAAAGTATTAATATCAGAAATTGGCGAACCTATACTAGTATTTAATGTATATAATCCAGATAAATTTATTATAACTGATTTTACAAAATATCAATTGTTATTTTATTCTAATTCTATGTTCTTTATATCAAATATACGAAGAATATTTGAAATTTTAATTAGTATTACTCAAATAGATATTGCATTATTTTCTATAATTAATGAGCAAATTGTTTCTACCTTTACTGTTTGTTTCTTAGTAAATGAAAAAAAATTTAGTAGAGAAGAAGATACAATAGAATTAAATAATGAGGATACTACATAAATTTATTATAATCTTCCTTGTTGTCCAAATGCCAATGTAATTTCATCAACCCCATCTTGAACTTGTGGATGTTCTTGTGCATAATTTGTATAAATATCTCTGCCTTTATTTAAAAGTTTATCGTATAGAGCAAATATTTTATTAACTTCATGTTCTCTCAATTTGCAATAGTCTATGTCTTTTTTTAATTGTGAATTTGATTGAAGTTTTATGACACTATTATGTAATTTTTCTTGCAATTGTTCTAAATCACTTTCAACTATTGCTTGTCCTGTATATTTTTTATTTTCTTTATTAAATTTTGAACCATAAAATGCTGCATTTAGTTCTTTTTGAATTTCTTTAATATATGAAATTGTAAATTCGGGATTTTTTTTATTTATAACACTTTCAGCCACTCTCATTAATGTATCCATTTTTTTGGTTTGTTTTCCACTAGTTTTACTAACAGACATTCTAGAGGCTTTAGATGGCCCTGTTATTGATGTTCTTTTTTTATTTGATGATTTCATTGTACTAGTATGTTTAAAATCATGCATTGGAGCATCTTGTCTTGGTCTTAATTTAACAGTTGGTCCTCTACCTTTTTTTATTTTTTTTTTATCTTTTTGTCTCTTTCTTGACATTTATATATATATATAAATAAATATAATAAATATATTCTAATAAATAAAATATATTTATTATGTGCGGTATTATATTTATATACTCAAAAAAAAATAAAAATGTTATAGAACATACATTTAATAGTTTACAATTACTTCAGAATCGTGGTTATGATTCTGTGGGTATTTGTTATAAAAAGAATAATAACGAGTATGAAATTATAAAAAAAAGTACAACAAATAATGAAGATTGCTTTGAATTACTAAAAAAATCTTTTATTGAAAAAAATTTACAAGAAAATATTTTTTCTAAATTTGCAATTGGACATACAAGATGGGCTACACATGGTATTAAAAATATCATTAATGCTCATCCACATATATCAGAAAAAGGTAATATTATTTTAGTTCATAATGGAATAATAAATAATTATGATATTTTAAAAAAAAAACTTATAAATTATGGAATTAATTTTTATGGAGAGACAGATAGCGAAGTAATATGTAATTTAATAGAATATTATATAATATATATGAATAATGATATACAAAATGCTATAAAAAATACTATAAACGAATTAGAAGGAACATGGGCATTAGTTATATTATATACAAAAGATAAAGATACATATTATATATCTAGAAAAGGTTCTCCTTTATTATTAGGTTATGATGATAATTATATTATATGTTCTTCTGAAAAAAATGGATTTATTGGATTAGTTTATAACTATATAAATTTAAATGATAATTCTATTATTAAAATACAAAATAATAATTATGAATCCATAACAAATAATATTAATTTTGAAATAAAAAAAGTATTATATAATGATATTATTTATAAAGATAGTACTTATAAACATTGGTTATTTAAAGAAATCATGGAACAACCAGAAACTATAAAAAAAGCGTATAATTATGGTGGAAGAATTGCAAATAATTATGTAAAATTGGGTGGATTAGACCAAATTAAAAATATTATTAATTATATAGAACATATTATTTTTATAGGCTGTGGTACTAGCTATAATGCATCGTTAATTGGTGAATATTATTTTAATACTAGTAAAAACTTTATTACAGTAAAAGCTATTAATGCATGTGAATTTAGTAAATATAATTTGCCAAATATTAGTAATAAATCAAAAATTTTATGTATTTTTTTAAGTCAATCTGGAGAGACTATAGATTTATATAACTGTTTAAATATATGTAAAGAAGAAAATGTTATTACACTTGGAATTATTAATAGCGTTGATTCATTAATAGCAAGAAGTGTAGCATGTGGTATATATTTAAATGCTGGTCCAGAAATTAGCGTTGCTTCTACAAAATCTTTTACTTCTATGATTATTGTAATAAGTTTGTTAGAAATTTGGTTCTCTCAAAATTTAAAAACTAATTTTTTAAATAATAATATTAAATTAGATAATCTGCAATATTTATCTTCAACAATAGAAAAAATGTTTTGCGATTTTTCTTTCTTAAAAACTATAGATAATTTAAAAGATTTTATTATAAAATCTAATATTAATAATATTTTTATTCTTGGAAAAAATATAATGTATCCAATTGCATGTGAAGGTTGTTTAAAAATAAAAGAAACATCTTATATTCATGCAGAAAGTTTTAGCGCTGGTTCTTTAAAGCATGGCCCATTTGCTTTATTAGATAAAGATAATTTAACTATATTATTAATAGATTATAATAATATAACCACATTTGAAAAATTAAAATCTACATTTCATGAAATAGATTCGAGAGAAACAAATATATTTGTTATAACAAATTCAAAATATGTTATAGAAACATTAAAATTGAGAGATAACAAATATTTATTATTAGAAAAACTAGAGTATTATAATGAAATTATATTTACAATTACATTACAATATTTATCATATCAAATTTCTATAGCAAAAGGAATTAATCCGGATAAGCCAAAAAACTTAGCAAAAACTGTTACAGTTGAATAAAATTATAAATAGATGGTATTACTTGTTTATCTGTTTCTAATAAATCTTCTACATTTTTTAATTCATGTAAGCCTATTGTTAATATCTCACTATTTATTTCTGGATTTAACTTTATTTCATTTTTCCATTCATTAACTATAAAAACATTTAAAATTATTTCATCATTTTCTACTATATTATTTGGAAAATCTATTATATTTTTATAGTCTACTTCAATAGAAAGTTCTTCATACAATTCTCGTTTTAATGCATCTTTAAATGTTTCACCTTTTTCTAATTTACCACCTGGAAATTCATATTTATTTGGCGAATGTTTTAATTTACCACTTCTTTTTGGTAAAAAAATATTATCATTTTTTATTAAAACACCCGCCGAAACCAATAATTTATACATAATTATATATAAATTATTAATTTTATATTTTTTTATTATAATTTATTCTATTTAATGACCAAACTACTCCTTCGCCTGGTTTTTTTAATAAATTATTGCGAAGATTTGAATTTTTTTCTACATTTTTAATATAATAATTCTGTGATAAAGGGTCTAATAATGTTTTAAATGAAATTATATTAATCATAAACTCATTTTTTAAAATATTTTTTTTATTTTCTTCATTTTCAACAATATTATAATTTAATTCTTTTATTGAATATAAATTATCTTTTAAATTATTTCCTTGATAATCACCAGGATCTCTATTGTTAATTAATCGTTTAGATGAATCCATTATATGAATTATTTCTCTAGAATGAATATTAAAAAATACACTTCTATCAATAATTAAATTATTTTTTATTACTCTATCATTCATTGCATTATCCTCTAACCCCCAACCATATAAATTTGGAAAACCATTACATAATTCAAAATCTTCACCTGTTATTGAAAAAATTCCACCTAAAGTATATGTAAAACCATAAAAATGTTTTACAATTCCTTTTAATGTTTCATACTCTAAAATATTTTTTTTTATTGGTAGTGTATCAATATCATTAAAAACAAATGTTATATTTTTATAATCATTAGGATATTTTTTTTTTACACATAAAAAACCTATATTTTTTGTGCCGCCTCTCGTAAATGGTTTATTCTCTGTTTGATGACTATAATAAATTTCATAATCATTTTCTAAATAGTCTTCTAATAAATAACTCATATAAACAGAAAAATGTGTCTTTTCTAATTCACGATTTTTATATGGTATAATAAATACTATTTTTGGAACCATTATTAATAAATAATAAAAAAAATTGAATAATTATATTTATTTTAATTTATAAATATAATTTAAACTATGGAAAATATTTTACAAAATGGTATGAATATTACACATAATGAAAAATATAATCCAGAATTAATTTTTCAAATCATTAAAAAACTTATAGATAAAAAAAATTTATATCCAGAAATTTTGAGAGAATCATATAAAGAAATTAAAATATTAATTCAATTTCATAGACCAGAATGGTATATAGAACTTGATGATGATTTACAACATATTGTAGAAGAAAATATTAAAACTTCATATTTTAATCTTGTAATGGATAAATTTTATAATAAAGATGATTGTAAACATAAATCAAAGCGCCCTAGAATAAATTAAATATTTAATTTATTAATTTTCAATTGATTTGTTTGTAATCTTTTTGTAAATAAAAATTTATCACTATTTTTTCTTCTTCTTTGTAAATTGCATTCTAAACAAGAGATTATTGTATTATTATTTGTATGTTCATCATAATTATTTATTCTATCAAGAGTCCATTGTTTATTGTATCTAACATTTTTAAATAATAAAAAAACTTCACAATTGCAATAATAACAAAATAAATTACAATTAAAAAGTTTATTAATTACATCAGTTAATGTAATCAAATTATTTTTTTCATGAAAATCTTTTTTTATATCTTGTGATCTATAACTTGAAATCTTTTTTTTTAATTCATTAATTAAAAATTTTTTTTCATGAAAATCTTTATTTAAAAAAAGATATTCAACTAATTTTTTTTGTTTTTCATGATTATCAAATGATTCATCTATCAAAATAGACAAACTTATATCAGATAACACATTTTTTATAATCTCCCTAGTTTTTTCTTCTTTATTTTCTTGTATTATATTTTTCTGTTTATTATTTTTATCAATTATTACTATCTTTTTCATTATAATATATTATATTTATTAAAATACTTAAATAAATAAATATAAAATTATTTTATTAACTATATTAAAATAAATGATTACAAAAAATACTAATGAAAAAAATTATACTCTTGATATAAGTAATAGTAAAGTAGAAAAAAATGAAGAAAATAATGAAGAAGAAATTATCATTACTAATTCAAGTGATGATTGTCATGAATTGAAAAATATAGCATACAAAACTATGTTAATAAATGGAAACGATATAAATCCAATATATGAAAGTGATAAAAAAAAAAATATAATTAATTCTTTTTTAGAAAATGAGTCAAATGTTAATAAAAATGAATCATGGAATAAATTAGATAGAACACAAAAAATAATAAGATTAAATAGATATACCGAAACAATTGCTAAAAAAAATTTAAATTTGACTAATGAAGAAGTAGATTCTTTAAAAAAATATTTTTTAAAATGTTTAGATAGAAAAAATTTAATGAAATCAAAAGAAGTAATATACAATAAAGAAATTGGAGAAATTACAGGAATACCACTATTATTTTATAATAGTGAAAACAAAACTTTTGTATTAAAAAAAGATGAAAGACATGTTTCAACTATAAAATCATTACCTGAAAAAAAAAATAAAACACTAAAAAATTAAATAATATTATTTTAAAATAAATTGAAGATATTATTTTAAAATAATATTATACTAAATACTATGATTAATGATATCTATATAAATAAATTTATATATAATTGGTTGAAGATTAAAAATATTAATTATGATAATAATATTTTAAATGATCTAACTGAAGAAAATTTTTATAATCATATTAATTTTTTAAAAAACAATATTGACCAAATTATGTACACAGATTTATATTATAACATGTATGAAGAGTGTTACGAATTGGGAAAAGTAAAATATATAGAATCAGAATTATATAAAGAAATTTTTAATAATATTCAACTAAAAGATTTTACAAATATTATTAATGAATCTATTAAATTGTCATTATCTATTATATTTAAATTTGTTATACCAAGAAGAGAATATAAAAAATCTTTTATTAGAAAAAATATAAATAATAAAAATATAAATTTAGAATGCAAATTTACGATTATAAAAAAAAGATTGAATTATTTAAAAAATATTAAACAACCAGAACAAAGAACAGATGAATGGTACATATTCAGAAATTCCACACTTACTGCTTCAAATATTTGGAAAATATTTTATAGTGAATGTAGTCAAAATCAATTAATTTTAGAAAAATGTGAGCCAATTAATATTAATAAATTTAAAGTAACTAATTTAAATTCTCCATTACATTGGGGTCAAAAGTATGAGCCAATATCTACTCAATATTATGAATTTATTAATAATACAAAAGTTACAGAATTTGGATGCATACCACATGATAAATATTCATTTATTGCTGCATCGCCTGACGGTATTGTATGTGATGAACAATCTAATTTATATGGTAGAATGTTAGAAATTAAAAATGTTGTTTCAAGAGAAATAACCGGTATTCCAAAAATGGAATACTGGATACAAATGCAATTGCAAATGGAAGTATGTGATTTAAATGAATGTGACTTTTTAGAAACAAAATTTTTAGAATATTTGAATTATGAAGAATATAATTCTGATAATACTGATAAGCATAAAGGAATTATGTTATTATTTTTCAATGAAAATAATGAACCACATTATGAATATCCACCATTTAATAATTATGATTTTTCATCAAATGAATATATTAATTGGTATAAAAATATTGAAATACAAAATTTTGAAAAAAAAAATACATTCAGTAAATATATTTATTGGAAATTGGAGGTTATTAGTTGTATTTTGGTATTAAGAAATAAATTGTGGTTTAATAATATTTTTCAAAATATCGATATATTTTGGAAGAATTTAATAAATGAAAGAGAATCTGGACAATATAAAGAAAGAATTAAAAATAAAAGAAAATTAGAAATTCAAGATTTTAAAAATAAAAGTGATTTTCCTAATACTGGGTGTCTAATTGATTTAGATAACAAACAAGAAAAAAAAAAATTTATAATTAATGTAAAAACTAATTAATATTCATAATAATAATATTTACCATCTTCTCTTAAAACATAATATGATGAATATTTATAATAAATACGTACATCATACCATCCATGTGTTTGTATTGAACCATATTTTCCAGGATATAAATCATAGTCATATGGTTTATCAACCATATATCCTTGTTTTCTTAGATTTTTTTTTTTTATAGAATAATTTAAACACGGACATGTTAATTCCATAATATCTATATTACAATCAACATCATAATCGTTATTATTTATTTCTTCATTTTCTTTTTCTTTCTCTTTCTCTTTCTCATTGTCTTTTATATTATTTTCTAAATAGCATGAATCATCTTCTATATTGTCTATCTTTAAATTCAAACTATCTAAATTATATGTATAATATCTTCTATTAAAAGTATTATATATTTTATCTTTTTTTTTATTAAAATAATAATGTTGAGAATTCAAATTATATTTGTGTCTTTTTTTTCTATGTTTTTCTTCTTGCATTATTATATAATGTAAAATATATTATTATTAAAAAAAAAAATATACATCTATTTTGTCTTACAAAATAATTTATTATTTTAAATAATTTAAAATTAAATTAATAGTAATAATTATAGTATGAAAAATTCTAAAAATAATAATGTTTCAGATATGTATATCATCAAAAGAAACGGAAAAAAAGAAATTATATCTTTTGATAAAATATTAAAAAGAATTAAAAATCTAGGTAAAGAAATTGGCCTTCAAAATATAGCTTATGCACAAGTTACTATGAAAATCATTGATCAATTATATGATAATATAGAAACTACTAAAATTGATGAATTAACTGCAGAACAATGTGCATCCATGGCATCAACACACCCGGATTATACTATGTTAGCCAGTGCAATATCTATATCTAATTTACATAAAAATACTAGTGCATCTTTTTATGATACAATGATTAAACTATATAATTTTGTTGATGTAAATAATAATGGTTATAAATTAATAAGTAATGTTTTAATTGATACTCTTGAAAAAAATAAAGAAATTATTGAATCTTTTATTGATTATAAAAGAGATTATTTATTTGATTTTTTTGGATATAAAACCCTAGAAAGAGCATATCTTATGAAATGTAATAATAAAATAATAGAAAGACCCCAACATATGTTTATGCGGGTAGCGCTAACTATACATAATGATAATATGGAAAAAGTTAAAGAAACTTATGATGAAATGTCAAAAAAATATTTTATTCATGCTACTCCAACATTATTTAATGCGGGTACTCCTAGACCACAATTAAGCTCTTGTTATTTAATTGCTATGGAAGAAGATTCTATTGATGGTATTTTTGATACACTTAAAGATTGTGCAAAAATATCAAAATGGTCTGGTGGAATCGGATTACATATTCATAATATTAGATCTTCGGGTTCTCATATTAGAGGAACCAATGGTGTATCTAATGGAATTATTCCTATGCTTGGTGTTTATAATAAAACTGCGCGTTATGTTGACCAAGGTGGAAAAAGAAATGGAAGTTTTGCAATCTATTTAGAACCACATCATCCAGATATTGAAGATTTTTTAGAACTAAAAAAAAATCACGGAGATGAAGAATCTAAATGTAGAGATTTATTTTATGGTATTTGGATTAGTGATTTATTTATGGAAAGAGTAAAAGAAAATAAATTATGGTCATTATTTTGCCCTGATAAAACACCTGGATTGGCAGATGTATACGGTGAAAATTTCAAAGATTTATACATAAAATATGAAAAAGAAAATAGATATATCAAGCAAATAAATGCTAGAGATTTATGGATGAAAATTTTAGATTCACAAATGGAAACTGGTACACCATATCTTTTATATAAAGATGCATGTAATCAAAAATCTAATCAAAAAAATCTTGGTACCATTAAAAGTAGCAATTTATGTACAGAAATTATAGAATATTCTGATAAAAATGAAACAGCTGTTTGTAATTTAGCATCAATTGCTTTAAGTATGTATGTAAATGAAGATAAGACATTTAATTATGATAAACTTTATTCAAATACTAAAATTTTAGTAACAAATTTAAATAATATTATTGATATTAATTATTATCCAACATTAAAAACAGAACGTTCTAATCTTAATCATAGACCAATTGGAATTGGTGTTCAAGGATTGGCTGATACATTTTTTAAAATGGAACTAGCTTTTACATCAGATGAAGCTAAACTTATTAATAAAATGATTTTTGAAACAATATATTATGCTGCATTAGAAAGAAGTAATGAAATTGCAAAAGAAAGATATGAAGATATGTTATACTTAAAACAAGAATATATGTATGGAAATTGGAATTTTATAGAAAATGATGACAATAATAAATTTAAAAAATATGATATTTATAATATAACAGAAGCATCTTTATCTTCTGCTGTTTCTACTGATAATAAAATAGAAATTTTATTAAATAAATATAAACCAATAAAGAATGAAATTGAAAAATTATCAGATAAATTAATGGGTTCATATTCATCTTTTAATGGTTCTCCTATGAGTGAAGGTTTATTTCAATTTGATTTATGGAATGAAAAACCAATTGAAGATAGATATGATTGGAACAAACTAAAACAAGATATTATTACTTATGGTTTAAGAAATAGTTTATTAACAGCACCAATGCCTACTGCTAGTACAAGTCAAATTTTAGGAAATAATGAATGTTTTGAACCAATAACCAGTAATATTTACAGCAGAAGTACATTAGCTGGTCAATTTATTTTAGTTAATAAATATTTAGTTAATGAGTTAATTAAGTTAAATCTATGGAATGAATCTATAAAAAATAATATTATTCAAAATAAAGGAAGTATTCAACATATTCAAAATATACCATCAAATATAAGAAATAAATTTAAAACTGTTTGGGAATTACCAATGAAAGATATTATTAATATGTCAAAAGATAGAGGTATTTATATATGTCAATCCCAAAGTTTAAATTTATGGATGGAAGACCCCGACCCCACAGCATTAACTAATATGCATTTTTATAGTTGGAAAATTGGATTAAAAACTGGAATATATTATCTAAGAAGAAAAGCTAGACATCAAGCTCAACAATTTACTATTGAACCAAAAAAAAATGATGAGAATGATAATGATGGAGACTGTTTAATGTGTGGTGCTTAGTTTACCTTATTTAATTATATTTAACTACTTCATTATATGTTGGTAGTATATCATCAAAAATTTCATCTTTAAATTCTTGATATTTATTTTCATCAGATAAAATATTATTGTCATTTAAATTATTCTTCGAATTTTTATATAAAATTTTTTTTAATATATAGTAAAAACAATACATATATAATATATAAAAACATTTTTATATGTATTATTAATGAAAAATACGTTAAAAAATAATATTAAATTTGAATATATAAAATATATTTATAATTTTTTTTTTGGTAAATATAAAGAATCTATTCCTTTATTAGGTAGGTGGTGTCATGTAAATGTTCCCAATTGCAATTCCAATACCATATTAAAAAAAATAGATTTTGCAAATAATGATAATAATTTATCTTATAAAATTAAATAAATTATTTTAAATCAATGAATAATCGTTTTATTTTTTCATTTATTTCTATTATATCAGTGTTATAAACATATTTTATATAACATCTTAGTGTACATAAAATATCTACTAATGAATTATGTAATTCTTTTGGAATTGGTGTTTCTGGAAATAATATGCTATATAATTCTATTAGTCTTGGTTGTTTTACATATGTTTTATTTGTTTTAGTTAATGCTATAATATTACAATATGCAGTTGTATTTTTCATTGTACAATATTCCATTTTTGTTATTTTTTTATTATTTTCATAAGTAGTAAAATTTTGTTCTACTTTATTTCTTAATGATTCTACAAAAATCATTCTTTTATCAAAGGAAATATTATGGCCTACTACTATATCACATAATTTTAAATATTTATTAAATTCATTTAGTGTTGGAATAATGTGTTTACCATTTAAATCCAAAAATTCACGAGATATTTTATGAGTATTAAAACTTTCTTCTGTAATTTCAATATTTGAATCAATCTTTATATAATTATCTTTAATTATTGCATTATTATTTGACATATCATAAAATATATAGCTTAATTGAATAATATATGGCCATTGATTAAAATTATATATCGAAGCATTATTTTCTGGTAATCCTGTTGTTTCTGTATCAAATACTAATATTTTCATAATATATATTAATTATTATTTATATTTAAAATATTTATCATTTTTTTATAAATTATTTTTTATTAATTTTAATTATACTATATATATATATATCTATATATATATATATAGTATAATAAATGATTTATGGAGAAGATCCAATTACAAAAGAATCTTTAGAAATTAATGAATGGTTAAATGAAAGTGATGATAATATCTTATTAATTATAGATAAAAATATAAAAAATATTTCTTTAACTCCATCATATAATCCAGCAAAAAAAAAAATTAATGATAAAATATATCTTTTTAAAAGAAGTTATTTACAAGTACCAGAATTAAAACATATTTATTATTATTGTATTCTTGAAAATGAACAACTTATGGTTAATGAAACATTTAATAATAAAACTAATTATTTCAATTTAGGTTATTATTTAGGAAAACGTATATTAATAAATTTAAATCAAATTAATAATAAAAATTTAAAAATAAAAAATAAAATTTTTAAACTAGATTTAACTGATTCTGAAGAATATAAATTTATTGATAAAGAATCATTATTAATGAGTCAAATTGTATTAAGCAATAAAAATGTTTTAAAAGCACCAAAAGGTATTACTTCTGATGAAAAAAAAGAATTTGATGCTAGAAAAAAAATGGAAAATTTAATTACTAAAAAAAATTTACCCATAAAAAAAGAAGTCTATTTTGAAGAAATTATGAGTAAAGCATTAATAAATTATTCGTATCAATGGGATTCTGCAATTAATTTCTATTTAAGAACAGGAGATAATTATTTTAATACCGATATATTCAAACAGTATCATAGACGTTTTGGTAAAACAATTGAAGAAGCTATTCAAAATGTTAAACAGAAAGTATTAGATATTGATAGAGCATTTTTAGAAGCAGCACCAAGAAATGAAAGTAATATTAATGTTTTCTATCGTGGAATGCAACGACCATTTGAAAAATTAATAAATGTTGGTGATAAAGAAACTATTAGTAATTTTATTTCTGTTAGTACTTCTTTTAATATTGCATTAAGATTTTCTGGAGTTTTACGTGGCACTAAATGTTGTTTATATACATTACAAATTGATAAAGGAATTCCAATTATTGATATGGTTAGAACTACAAAATACAAACATGAAAAAGAAATATTATTACCTAGAAATCTTATTTTTGAATTAGTTAAAATTCATATGATTAAATATGGAATTCATAAAGAAATTCCTGTTTTATGTTTAAAAGTTCATTTACAAAATTCTAATCAATTTAAATTAACTACTGGTTGTAAAAAATTTTTACTTGGAAATATTATTCCTTATACTCCATCTTATTATACAAATGAAGTAAAAAAATCTAAACCTGAAATTGCAAAAGATAATAATAAAAAAGCTTTAAAAATAGATAATAAATATGAAGAACATATTGAAAATCATAAAATACAACTTATTGGTAAAAGATGTCCAAAGGGTTATAGAATACATAAACCAACTAATATGTGTGAATTTTTTGGTCATCCTGAAAATAAAACTAAAAAGAAATCACCAATTGAAAACAAGCAAAAAAAAACTAGATGCAAAAATGGTACAAGACGCAACCCTAAAACCGGTAACTGTGAATCAAAATAGTATATACATTGTTACATCAAAAAAAAAATGATTTATATTATTACATTTTTAAATAATATAAATTAAAATATAATGAATTATTCAAACAATGAAGTTTCTATTTATACAAATACATGCCAAAAAATAAAAGAAGAAACCAATTATTTAACTACACTAAATAATTACAATGAATTGATGGAATTGATATATTTATTTTCAATAAACTCATCAGATTCATGTAAATTAAGACTTAAACAAAGACAAAAAGATATAGATGCATCATTTAAACCAAAATTAAAAGAAGAAAAAAGATTATTAACAAATACATTACGTAGAATTCAATATCATAATAATAAATGTCAATAATAATTTTTATTTAAAAAAAAATTGATTTAATATTTTTTTTTAAATTTATTTTAATAAACAAATCATATAATGGAGGGCCATCCAATCTTTTCAGAGAAAATTCTTATGATTCCTGATTATGTACTTCCTCGTGATGTTCCTGCTATTTATAATTATTTTAAAACTTTTAATATTGCCGATATTCTGAGCGTTGAATATAGAGACCACGAAGAAGAAGAATATTGGGTTGAAGATAAACCATTTTATGGTTATGCATTAATTGAAGTAAATAATTGGTATAATAATACTGGTGCTGTAAATTTTTATAAATCAATTTTTGATAAAAAATGTAAAATGGTATATGATGACCCATTTTATTGGGAACTTACATTCTATAATAATTTTGTAAGAAGTTTTAATAGTCCAAATAATATTGAAAATGATTATTTTAACCTTGAACAAGAAAATAGTCCTGAAGAACTAAATAATGAACATCAACATGAACATGAACATGTTGATGATGATGATTATGACGATAATTATGAGGAATATTATAGCGGTGATGAAAAAGATGATGTCAAAGATGAAAATTATGAATATTGTGATACAGATGATGAAGAAGATAAACCATATGAATATGAATATCTTTATTCAAAATTTGATAAAAAAGTTACACTAAAGAAAAAACCAAAAACTAATAATGATAATAATGATAAAAAAATTACAGAACTACTAACAAGTAAAAATTATATGAAAAGAAATAAACGTAAGGATTTTAAAAATGTATGGGTTCGCCGTCTTCGTCAAAAAACAAATTAATCATTTATAAAATGATTCATCATTTATATTTGAAATTCTACATAAACCATAAGTAATTCTATGCCAAGGAGAAATTCCAAAATTTTTTATTCCTTCGATGTGAAGTTTTGTACCATAACCTTTATTTTTTTCTAAACTATAATATGTATTTAATTTTGGATAATTATTACATAATTCTTTTATATAAGAATCTCTTTCTACTTTAGCTAATATTGATGCTGCTGCAATTGAACAATATTTATTATCACCTCCTTCTATTGTAATATGACTAATTTCTTTTAATTCATTATTTAACATTATTGTAAATGGTTTAAAATCATTACCATCTACTATTAAATATACATCTGATATATTTTTTTTATCATTATTAAAATTATTAATAACATTTGTAATTGATTTATTCATAGAATTTAATGTAGATAATCTTATATTATTCTTATCTATAAATTTTTCATCATTGTAAGTTACTGACCAATATAATGCATTTTCTTTTATATAATTATATACTTCAATAATTTTTTTTTCTGATGTAAATTTTTTACTATCTTTTAACAAGCTATAATTAAAATTTTCACTTTTAGGCAAAATTACTGCTGCTGTATATACTCTTCCAAATAATGGACCTCTACCTGCTTCATCTATTCCTACTTCATATAAATTATTTTTATCATTATAAAAATGTAGTAATTCTTTTTTTTTCATTAAATAAAACTTTTTAATATATATAGATTATATATTAAACAATGAATTTCAATTTTAAAAATAATTATATAATTATTTCTTTGCTTTTATTATTAATAATTTCATGTTTTTGTTTTATAAATAATAAAACAACAAGTGTTTTAGAAAATTTTAATAATAATTTTGAATTACCAGAAATATTTTTAAAAAATTTTAAATCTTTAGGAAATGGAACAGGTGAACTATCTGGATATGTATTCTATATTTTAGAAGATACTAATACTAATAATTATGTTTCAAGTAATTCCCCTTACTATATAGAAATTAGCAATAATCAAAATATTTTAAATAATTTTACTATAATTAAACAATTAGACATTTCAAAAAATGATTTTTTAAATACTTATCCTAATTATTCTATAGATTTAAATAATAATAATTATCAAGGAATTAATATTTTAGACAAATTATTACCAGCAAATCAATTATATAATTTTATTGAAACTGATACTAGTAATATATATTTAAGAAATGCAGCTTATAAAAATAAAACAACTTTAAATATAAAGAAAGATACAACAAACACTTTTACAAGACATAATAAAATAATATTATTAGTTAATAAAAATGAATCGTCTACAGAAAATCTATATATTTATGATTTAAGTAAAAATATAATGAATATTGATATTACCATAGATAATAGTAATATTATTCAAGATGGTCAAATATTGAATTTAATACCAGTCGCTAATAATGTGGTTACTCCTGACCCTACTCCTGAAGTTTCTAATAATAATTTAAATAAATATCCACCTGCATTATTAAATCAGTTATTAATTGGAAATAAAAGTACAAGTAATATTACACAAAATGAACTAAATGCATTTATGTTAAATAATACACAAAATATTGGTAATTATAATTCACCTTATTATAATAATTCATTTGAATATGCTATGAATAGTTTATCAAATCCACTTGTAAATAATTTAGATACAAATAATCCATCACAATATTCACAAATGTTATTTCAAAATAATAATATGTGTAATAATGATAATTGCTGTCATACACATAAAGATGTAAGTAATAATAATTCCGAAAATAAAAATTCAGAGAATACTAATTCGAATAATTTCCTTACTAGAGATATCAGAGGTGCTAATACTAATACCAATAATAATAATAATAATAATAATAATAATATATCCAAAAACAATAGTTATTTAGACGCTACAATTAATGATAACATACAAAATAATATTACTTCCAAAAATAAAAATAAAAAATCATTAGACATGAATTCATTAAGCGAAAACCGTCCAATATCTACAAGTAAAACAAATATAACAACAAATTTTCATCCAAGTTTATCAAATTCTGAAATTTCTAGTGAAATGCCAAGACCTATGTTAGCTGACTTTAGCAATTTTTAATAAATTCAAGTATAATTATATATAAATATAAATAATTATACTTTTCTCTCATATTTTAAAAAATATTTTTTTAAATATTTTATTTTAAAATATTCATTTTAAGTATTATTAATAAAATAATAATTTATTTTCAATCAAATAAATTATTGCCTCACCCGCCTCTTTGCTTTTTTACTTTTCTTTTATTAACTTTTCTATTTCTTTTTTGAGTTTTTAATAATTTACCTTTTTTCAATTTATTATTTTTTGACATTTTTGTACGCTTTTTTTGCAATTTAATTGTTTTTTTATACATTTTTATACTATATACAAATATAAAAATATATTATAATTTTTTTTTTAAACATTTTTTATCTATTTTAAATGTCTTACATTTGCGTTCTTGTGGAACAATATTAATAACGCATTTTGATTTTTTACCATAAAGAGGTGTTACACAACCTTTCTCTTTTTCATTTTTGAATGTTTTATTTTTATAATTAAAAATTTTAGGTTTTTCTAAAGTACATCTTGAACGAAAATGTTCATACTTATCTCTCACATCACAATATTTTAGACCAGATTTTTTTTTTAACATTTTATTTATTAATTCATGTAAATTAAAAACATAACGAGAAAAATTATTTCTATTTTCAAAGACTTCATCTTTTAATGGAAATTTTTTAAAATTAGTTCCTAAATTTATTCTACAATATCTACATGGTAAAGTATATTGTAAATTTAATAATAATTGTTTATATTTTTGTTTTTGAATTTTTGTAGGATTTATTGGATAATTAAAACTAACTAAATGTAAATAATGCCATAAACTTGGTCCCCACACACTTGTTAACATTCCATCACCACTAGAATAATCTTTTTTATTATAAACTCTATTACTAGACATTATTATATTAGTATATTTTAAAATATAACAATATAATATAATATATTATATATTATATATTATAATGAATATTAAAAATATTCAAAAAGATATTAAATCCTATATTAATATCACAAATAATAGTTACTTTTTTTATATTATAATATTATCACTATTATTTATAGTAATATCATATATTATTTTTAGTAAATTCATCATGCCAAGATTTTTATCAAAAAATCCATTGAATAAAGAAATAAAAATTATAGATGAATCTAATAGTGATAGAATAAGTATTATATTATTTAAAACAGAATGGTGCCCATATTGTAAAAATGCACAAAAAGAATGGAAAAAATTTGAAAATTACATAAAAAATATTAATAATTCAAGAGAAGATAATGAAAAAATATTATCTTCAATAATTGATTGTGATGAAAATGATGAATTAGCAAATAAATATAATATTCAAGGATATCCAACAGTTAAAATGCTACATAAAAATAAAATATACGATTTTGATGCCAAGGTAAATAATAATAATCTAACTGAATTTTTAAATACAAAATTATAATTTTGTTTATTTTATTTTTCATTTGATTCATTTGATTCATTTGATTCATTTACTTCATTTGATTCATTTAATTCATTTGATTCATTTGATTCATTTGATTCATTTGATTCATTTGATTCATTTGATTTATTTAATTCATTTAATTCATTTAATTCATTTAATTCATTTGATTCATTTAAATTATATAATTCAATTGATAAATTATACATTTCTTTATATTCGCAATAATTATTTTTTATATATAAGTCTGCCAAATTTTCACCATAACATATGTATTTTTTAATTAAATTTTTATTACTAATAATATTTAACCATTGTACAATACTAACAGAATTCATTAATATTGAAACATTTATTTTATATTTAGCATCAAAAAAAAAATTATTATTTATATTATTTAGATTAGATAATCTTCTACTAATAACATTAATTAAATGCAGTAATATTTCAAATAAAGAAGAATCTTTATTTATTCTTTTTTTAATAATATTGTCATCTTTTTTTAAAGTAGAATCATTATATAATATCAAACAATTACTCAAAGAATAATCTTTATTCATTATTTCTTTAAAATCATGTATATAATTATCTATTGGACAATTTGTTATAAATCCGCCATCTAAATATATATTATTATCTATACTTAAAGGGATAAATAAAATAGGTATTGAACAAGCTGTATATATTGCATCTAATACTTTTATTTCTGGAGTGTTCAAATAATTAAACATTTTTAATTGAAAATCATTTAAACATGTAGAATTAATATTAAAATATATATTAGTTTTATTATATAATTGTAAAAAAGTACAATTTTCATCCACATCTAATGGCGATGCTAACATAATTGATTTTAAAAATATTTTTATAAAATCGGAGTTTATTAAACCTTTATTTTTTATTATATTTAAAAAATTATTTAAATTTAAATCATATAATTTATTATATGGTCTATTTATCAAATAATCTGTTATATCATTATAATCATTATTTAATATAAAAATTAAAGCTATTATACTACCAATAGATGTTGAATATATATTTTTTATTTTTTCATATACTATTTCTTTTTTTTTTAAAAGATTTTTCAATATACCAAATTCGACTAATCCAACTGGACCTCCGCCACATAAAATTAATGTATCAATATTCATATATAATAATAAAATTCATTTTATATTTAATAATTTTTATTAAAAATTAGTTATTATTAATAAAAATTTATTTTTAATAAATATATATATATGGAAAAATTTATTAATTTCTCTGGAGATGAAGAAGATATTAGTTCTAAAATTAATATGGATGAACTTTTTTTAAAAAAACAACAACAGTCTATGTCAGTACTTAATAATTACAACAAAATTCTTAATAGAGTACATAATAAAATTAAATTTACATCAAGACAACTTATCAATGATGAATGTTGTTGGTGTGTTATACCAGAATTTATTATAGGAATACCAAAATATAATCAAAATGATTGTATAGCTTATGTAATTCATAATTTAAGAGAAAATGGTTTTATTGTAAAATATATACATCCAAGTTTATTATTTATCAGTTGGAAACAATGGATACCATCATATGTTAGAAATGAAATTAAAAAAAAAACTGGTAAAACTATAGATGAATATGGAAATATAAAAAATGAAAATAATGATGAACAAAATAATGAATATGATAATTTTTCAAATTTAAATATTAAAAATTTATCAAATAAAAGTTCAAATAAAACTTCAAACAAAGATAATAATTTTAAAGATATAAATTCATATAAACCCTCTGGACTAATTTATACCGAATCTATGTTAAAAAAATTAAACATTAATTAATTTTTTTTAGATTTTTTATAATTACTTTTTTTTCTTTTTCGTGTACCACCTATATTACGATTTTCTTTTTTTACTTCTGGTTGAACTTCTACTTCTTTTTTTACTTCTGGTTGAACTTCTACTTCTTTTTTTACTTCTGGTTGAACTTCTACTTCTTTTTCTACTCCTGATTGATTTTCTTCTTGCTTTTCTTGTTGATTTTCTGATTTATTTTCTGCTTGATTTTCTGATTCTTCCAATTTTTTTAAATCAATTAAAGAATATTTTTCTATTAAAATATCAAATATATTTTTTAAATGTTCAAAAAATGTTATATATAAATCCATTAATATAATTTTTGATTTATATGTATATCTAAATATATCTACATATGTGATATTATCTTTTATTTTTTCTATTTTTTTATCTTTAATTGAAAAAATATTAGATATTATATTATCATATAGTAAATTTCTATTATCTGTATAATCCTTAAACATTTTATTTATTTCTTTTTTTATTTTCTCAAAAATTTCTGTTTTATCCTTTTCGGAATAATTAGATACTAATTTAAATCCATCTTTTTTTATTACATCACAAACATTTTCTTTATATTTTTTAGAAAACATTTTTTCTATGTTTTCTTTTAATTTTTTATTTTTATCATTATAATTATTTATCATATCTGAATACTCTTCTGATATTTTAGTATCAAGATTACTTAATTTCTCTTTTATTGCTTTATCTTTTTTATATATTTCTTTTATAATATTATCTTGATTAAATATTATATTTTTACTAACAATTTTATCATATAATTTATCGTCACATAAAATATCAAAAATTTTACTATCATTTATATTTTTTATAAATTGTTTAAATGAAGGAAATGCATTTTTTTTATATATATTTTCATCTAGACTTACTTTTTTTTCTTCATTATTATCTTCTCCTATTGTATCATCTTTATTTTTTATATTATGATAAACTGAATTTAAAAATATAAATACAATATTATTTAAATTACAATTTTTTATATTACAATTTAAGTTTTCTTCTCTTAATTCTTCATTTTCATCATATAAATTATCTTCAACTTCATTATTTTCTCCTTCTCCTTCTTCTACTTCTACTTCTTTTTCTCCTTCTTTTACTTCTTCTACTTCTTTTACTTCTTCTCCTACTTCTTTTTTTCCTTCTCCTACTTCTTTTGATTTTTTACTATCAATTTTTAAAAAAGTAAAAAGATTATCAAAAAGCCCACCACCCATTTTTATGTCATTTTTTTTATCTTTTTCTATTTCTACTTCTACTTCTTTTTCTACTTCTTTTTCTACTTCTTCTTTTTCTCCTTCTTTTGCTTTTTCTACCTCTTTTTCTAGTTCTTTTTCTAATTCTTTTTCTAATTCTTTTGATTGTTTTTCTAATGGTGCTTCTATTTTTGGAATATCTTCTGTTATATTTTTAGATGTATTTTCTTGTATCTCTTCTACTTTTTCTTCACTTTTTTCTGATAAATCTTCTTTTTTATTTATTTTTTTATAATTTAAATCATAATTAAATGTAATAAAAATTCCTTTTAATAAAATATATAATCTTATAAATGTTATGGAGACAATTTTACAAGCAAATCTTTTATTTTGCTCTTTTTCAGTTTTATCTTTATAAAATAAGTAACTATTGATGCTATTATTTTTTATATCTTTTATATCAAAAATATAAAATTTATCATTTTTTTTTAAAGAGTTTTTATTAAATTGTATATCAAATAAAACTTTAGACTTATTAATAACAGTATCAAAAACTTTATCTGTTAAAAAATATAATTGTTTACATTCATCTACAAATGGTTTATCAGTTAATCTGTCAATATCATAAATTTTTGCAAATCTATTAAATAAATTTGAATTGTTTAAATACTCTACAAACATCTTTTTTACAAAATCATCAAAATTTTTATTGGTGTTATTTTTTAAAATCAAATTTTCTTGATTTTCACTAAATTTACCAACAAAATCATTTAATAATTTTAACATAGTTATTTAATATAATATTATATTTTTTAATTAATAAAAAACTTTAATAAATAATATTAAAAATAAAAATGAGTTTAAAATTTATAAAACTTTTATAAATTAATTTAAATGTTAGAACTAAATACTAAAAAAAAGAAAAATTTAGGAAATGATTTTGAAAATGGAACAAAAAAAAATAGAAATAAAAAAGGTGATATAAATTATATAAAAAATTTATGGAATAATTTTGACAATGAAAATGATGAAATAAATAATAAACAAAATTTAGAATGTATATATAGGTCTGATGAACATTTAGAAATTAACAATATATGTACTTCATGTAAAGACTATTTAAATATAGGAGAAGATGGATTTTATACATGTATTAATCCAAAATGTGGAATTATTTATAAAGATAATATAGACCAAGGTGCTGAATGGAGATTTTATGGTGCAGATGATAATCAAAATACTGATCCTACTCGTTGTGGTATGCCAATTAATCCACTTTTAAAAGAATCATCTTATAGTTGTAAAGTATTATGTTCTGGAAAAACTTCATACGAAATGCATAAAATAAGAAGATATACTGATTGGCAATCAATGCCATATAAAGAAAAATCTCAATATGATGAATTTCAATTAATAATAAATATTTCACAAAATGCAGGAATTCCGAAAATGATTATTGATGATGCTATGGGTTATCATAAAAAAATTTCTGAAGCAAAAACATTTCGAGGATTAAATAGAGACGGTATTATTGCAGCATCTATATATGTATCATGTAGAGTAAATAATTTTCCAAGAACAGCAAAAGAAATAGCAGATATATTTAATTTAGATAATGCAAGTGCAACAAAAGGTTGCAAAAATGCATTAAATATTATTAATGAAATTGAATTTTCTTCAAAAGAAGAAAATATTTTAAATTTAAATAAAACAACTCCTTTGACTTTTATTGAACGATTTTGTAGTAAATTAAATATTAATAGCGAATTAACAAAAGTATCAAAATTTGTTGCTCATAAAATTTCCAAAGATAACTTAATTCCAGAAAATACTCCACATTCAATTGCTGGTGGGATTATATATTTTATATCTCAAAATTGTAATTTAAACATTTCTAAAAGTGAAATAAACAATATTAGTAAAATTAGTGAAGTTACTATAAATAAATGTTATAAAAAATTACAGGAACACAAAAATACATTAATTCCAGATGTAATTATAAAAAAATATTCTAGATAAATACAATATAAAAAGTAATTAATCAATTTAATTAAATAAATTGATGTCAAATATCTTGTCTAGTCAAAATGAACTGTTATTGAATAAACTTATGGAATATTATAATAAAAATAAAAATTTATCAAAAATGTTAACAATTATAAATGGAGAATCAAATATATCATTAAGAATTATTGATTGGTTTGCCACTAACTATTCCAAAAAAAATTATATTGTTTATAATATTTTAAGAGAAAACAATAAAGAAGAACGATTTAAAGTTTACGATGATTATAAATTAAAATTAAAAGCATACTCTAAAAAAAGATTTGATCCATTTTGCAGATGGGAGAGAATTACTATTCCTTATGGAGATACAAAATGTATTCAAACTACACTTGGACAGCTCAATTTTTTTAAATGGGCATTAGAAAACAAAATTATACAATTTATTGAAGAAAATTATCAAGATATAGAAAAAGACATGAACTTAAGAAATAATATTAATAAAAAAATGAAAAATTTTTCAATTGATTCTCAATCATCTGAATCATCTCAAACATCAGAATCATCTACTAATTCTACATATAGTATAAATAATTCAAATAATAAAACTAGAAAAAAAAGACAAGAATTATCTTTAAATGCATCTAAAAGTATAAAAAAAGAAGATTTAGAAATAACAGTATCATTTCAATAATTATATTTTTTAAAAATAATATAAAAATTTATATATGTTATATAATAGTTAGTTATAACATATATGAAAAAATTTTTTCCAGCCTTAAATAAATATAAAAATTTTTATTTTTTTAATAACTCTGCTGGTTCACAAGTACCAAATCAAGTAATTGAAAAAGTTAATGATTATATTATAGATGGATATTCACAACCATTTGATAATAATATTATTTCAAAAAATAATAAAAAAAATATCGAAAACGCAAAAGAAATTGTAAATATTATTACTAATAATAATAATGGAAAAATTGTATTTGGTAATTCATGTAGTCAATTAATGTTTAATCTATCTCAATCCATTAAAAAAACTTTAAAAAAAAATAATAATATAGTTATTGCAAACTTTAATCATGAATCATGTATTAGTCCATTTGAAAGAATTGCTAGAGATAGTGATACAAAAATTAAATGGTGGAAATTAACTAATGAAAATGATATTTATAATATTAATTATAATAAATTATTAAAAGAAATAGATGATGAAACAAAAATGGTTATTTTACCACATGTAAGCAATATTTTGGGTAATATATTAGATATCGAACTTATTTCTAAAAAAGTAAAAGAAATTAATAAAAATACTAAAATATTAGTTGATGGTGTAGCATATTTTCCACATGATAATATCAATTTATATAATTCAAATATTGATTATTATGTTTTTTCTTTTTATAAATTTTGCGGATTAAGAATTAGTTGCTTATATATAAACAATTCATCTTTTGATGCTGATATTAACAATATTAATCATATATTTTTTAATGATGAAAAATCTAATATAGAAAATAAATTACAAATTGGTGGAATTAATTATGAATGTTTAAATAGCATAAATGGTTTTCAAAATTATTTAATTGATTTTGCAAATGAATTTAATTTTAATAATAAAAAAGATAATATTTATTTTGATAGAAAAATGTATGAATTTTGCATGTCAAAAATTAATATTTATGAAAATATATTTAATAAACTATTAAATTCTTTTTTAAAAAATGAAAATATTATTCTTTTACAAGATAAAAATTTAAAAAATATACCACTATTTTCATTTATATTCAAAGATTATACTTCTTCTTATATTGTAAATACATTAAATAATTTAAATATTATTGTAGGTGGTGGTTCTTTTTATAGTAATCGTTTAATCGATGATTTAAATATAGATATACAAGATGGTATTGTTAGAATTTCTTTAATGCATTATAATACTTTTCAAGAAGTTGAAAAATTAGTAGAAATTCTAAAATATTTTAATAAGAAACAAATGGATTTTGATTTTAGTGTTACATATAATTTAAAAAATAAAATTTCTAATATCATTAAAAATTCTTTTAATAATATGAAAGTTGATAATTATTATAGTAATTATAGAAAACGCGGATTTTCCTTAATAAAAGTAAATAATGATTATTCTCTAGAAATAATTAATAATGCGAATTTTTTTCAATCTAGTAAATATAATAATTTTAATGGAGATGTTATAAGAAATTATAATAATATAGATGAATCATTAATTTATGATGAAACTTTTAAAGAATTAATTTTAAACTTTAAGTCAGAAGTTGAAAATTATATAAAACATGCTAATAATTATTTTTATGTACATCAAATCAGAGTATATGCAGAAAATAATAAAGAAACTAATTTAATTCCTGAAGGAATTCATAAAGATGGATATAATATTATTGGTATGGTATGTATTAATAGACAAAATATTGAGGGTGGTGTAAATGGAATTTATAATAATGATAAAAGAAAAGTTCATGAAATTCAATTAGAAGAAGGTGAATTATTAATTATAAATGATAATAAATTATTTCATGATGTGAGTAATATAAAGAAAAAAGACAAAAATGAAATAGGATATAGAGATATTTTTGTATTAACAACTATTTCATAAAATTATATTATTATAATATATTATATGAATAAAATAATATATTATCTTATTTTTTTATGTATTTTTATTCGAATATTAATTTCATTTATTGTTAAAAATTTAAATAAAAAATATTATTATATTGTTTCCATAATAACTTTTATTATTTCAATATCATTTATAAAAAAATATTTTTTTTATAAAAAAAATGATATAGGATTTTTTAAACGTAAAGTTTGGTGGAATAATTATAGACTTCTTCATTCATTTAATTATTTATTGGTTTCATTTTTAGCATACAAGAAAAATGATTATACCTGGTATATATTATTAATTGATGCTTTATTTGGAGCATTTTTTTTTTACTTAAAATATTTTACCTTGTTACTTTAAAAAAAAAATGAATATATTAAATATTTATAATAATTTATTACATCAAAAAATATATTTACATATTTGTTTTAAATGGCAATGACTATTGCTCTCTGGTCAAGCAAACGTATTGTTCCTTTTGTATCAAATGAAGAAAAAGTTCATGAATATTTTTATAGTGATACTATTTATGATATAAATGACGGAAACGCATACTTTGTAGATTATGAACCTGGCACACATGAAGATATGTTGACAAAATTCTTTACAAATGAATATTTAAGATTTAATAAATGCGATAAAGCTATATATTTTAATAAACATGGTAATAAATGGCAAAAATTTGGTACAATTACCAATGCAACAAAAATTACGAATGAAAATGGAAAAGTATTTTTCAGACTTTTCATTTATAAAAATGAAAAATTAATTTTGTCAACAAACAAAAAAGATTCACTCAAATTGATCGGGTACCAAAAAAAAAATGGTAAAGGAATGGGTAATATAATGCAGGGTGTTTGTTATATTGAAAAAAACTAAAAATACATTAATATTAGCTAAACTTATTATTTTCATATTTTTCTATTATTTTATTCTTCTGGCATATATTTATCGTTTAAATAGGTATTGTTACAAATCATTTTTATTAATTTTGTATTAGATTTATCAAAGTCTTTTCCCAAACTAGATAAAGATTTTGTAAAATAGTCTGTTTTCTCTTCATTATTTATAAAATCAGGATTTTCACTTTTCCAATCTTGCAATACATTATAATTTTTTGAACATGCTTTTTTTATTGCATTTTTTATTTTTTCTTTTGAGTTATCTTTAGACCAATTATCTTCATCTTTTATATATAGTGTTTCTCGTTTAACATCAGTACAATGTAATGGTCTTTCATAAATACTTAATTTATTTATATTATCAATTATTGACTTACTTAAAGTATCTTCTAATCCATTTTGTTTTGTAAAATCTAATTGCTCTAAACTAATATGTAAGTTTTTTATAAAATCACTCATATTTATAGCATCTTTACATTGTTCGTTTAAAAATACTTGAATATTAAATTTATTATTTTGTATATTTGTATTGTTATTATTATTACCGATTTTTGGTATTAACTCACTAATTTGTTCTTGTTGTTTTGCATTTTCTTTTATTAATTCTTTTATCATATTTTTTAATTCTTTATTATCTTCTTTTAACTCTATAATTTCTTTTTTATCTTCAAATTTTATTAAATTATTATCATAGTGTTCTTGTGTATTTAAATAATTACATTTTTTATTATGATTATATAACGAACTCCTAAATGGATATGATTTTCCACATTTGCATAAATATTTAAACACCCTGTTTAAATTTTCGGAACTTTTTTCTTCATTTTGGTTGTATTTTTCTCTATTTTTATGTTTTGATGTCAATAAATGTCTATCATATTGACTCTTTCTACAGCTTTTATAATCACATAATTCGCAGATAAAAATCTCGGAACTAAATGGAACTTTTTTGGTTGTCATTTGTTGTATATTTATACAACAAAAAAAGTTCCTAGATTATTTTTTTTAAAATTTTAAAAATCTAAAAAATTTGATTTTTTTTATTATATACATTTTTGGTAATAAAAAAAAAAACTTAAAAAAAATGAAAAATAAAAAAAAAAAAAAATCTATTTTTAAATTTTTATAAAAAAGGTTGTCCAATTTCCAAAAATTTTTTTTCAAATTATTTTTTTATTTTTTTTCACTTTTTTTATATATTTTTTTTTTAGATGCAAAATGGTGTCGTTTTAATTTTGGGTGGTTTGGGGCATAATTTTTATTTTTATTGGTTTTTTTATTGGTGTTTTTATTGGTTTTTTTAATACCGCCTACTTTAGTAGTTGTCTCTTTTTTAATAGTTTGTACTGCTGTACCATATGCAGCTACTATTAAAACACCAGAACCATTTGGGGAAGGTATTTGAGTAAAATTTATTTTTGTACCTATAATTGCATTAGCATTAGAAGTTATAGCTTTTTGTATAATTTCATCTAGTGCTTGTTGACGTAATTTTTCATATTCATTACCTGTCTTAGCATAATCTTGTCCTGTAATTTCTCCTAAACCACTAAAAAAATCTTTTACACCTTTGAACATTTAAAACGCCGACCTAATCCAAATATTTTTTAGGTTTCCTTTTTCTCGTTGATGGTCTTTTTACATATTTTTCACTTCTATCATATGCTCCTTTTATTAGATTTTTATAAATATGTATTGGTATTTCATCTAATACATCTTTTACATTATTAACTAATTCATCATATGTTAATCCTTTTTTCTTTTGTAATCGTGATTTCAATACATTAAAATATCCCTCTATGGCATTTGTATAATGTTGATATGGAACAGCATATAATAAATTATTATTCTTTTTAATCACATCCTTTACAAGTTGATTTCTATGACTACTCGCATTATCTAAAATGATTAATTTATTTTTATATTTTCCATTTATAAACTTGTTAATAAAATCAACCATTCTATTACTATCAATACCTCCTTTTTTATATACCTCATATCCAATAACACCTTTTGAAGAAATAGCAAATATCCCAGTATATTTTTTGAAAACTTCTTGACTTTCCGTTTTCACTACGCACCTTTTACCTAATTCTTCATAACATTTTCTTCTAATCATAAATGAGTTTAATGATGTTTCGTCAATACAAATAATATCATCCAAACTATATTGTTTTACCTTGCTATAAAACTCTTTAAGTTGATTTTTAATTACAATAGGTTTTTTATATCTTGTTTTTGGAACATGTCGTAATCGTGTTTGTTTTAGTGTAATATTAATATCTCTTACAACTCTACCTAAATGAACTCTTGATAGTGTTAAGTCAGGATATTTAGTTTTTAATTTAGATAATAATTCATCTATAGTAATAGTTTTATCGTCTTTGAGTTGTTGCTTTATAAATGAAATATGACTATTAGTAATTTTATATGATGTATAATCTCTTTTCTTTCGTGTAATATTATTAGTAGATTTATATTTATCTACCCATCTCATCAAACTTCTTTCAGAACAACCGAATATTTTACAAGTTTGCACTTGATTTTTAGAATGGGATAAATAGTATTTAACTGCTGATAATTTATAATCGTTACTTTTATGAGTAGGCATTTTATTATAATATCTATATGTTATAATAAAAAAATTTAATAAATAGTATTATTTTTATATTTAATTAGTAATTTTTATTTTAAATTGTATTCAGATAAATTCTTTCCAAAAGTCTTTTTTAAATAATGCAATTATTTTATAATTTACTGTTAGTTGGCATACAGCACAATATTCCATTAATCTTCTAAATTTATTACAATCAAACGCTTTTTTAATATTTTCTAAGTTTTCTTCTTTATCTACAATTCCATAAGCAAATTGAGTTAATCCATATTTACCTTCTTTGTCTATTACAGAACCAATTGATTTAATACGACCATTGCTCCACATTAGTTTCTTTTTTTTCATTCCATTACCATCTTTTTTATTTGAATAGAATAATTTCAACTGACTTTTAGAATTTATTGTATATACACACGGATAATTATAATCATCTATTTTTGTTTTAGATACCCATTTTTTATCACAACCATAACTACTCCGATCATACAATACTTCACATTTTTCATCATCTTCTTTTGCCAACAATTTTTGAACTAAATCATATTGACCATTAGGTATAAATTCTAATTCTCTAATATTTATATTCATAGTTTTACAATCTTCAAACTTAATTTTTGTTGTAGTATAATTATTATTATTTTGAATAACATACCAATCATATCTTGTTTCAGCTTTAAATGTAGCAATTCCATCAGATTCATTATGAATTTCTAAATATAACATATTTTTTTCAATCATTTCTTTTTGTAATTTTTTAAATTTACCATTTACATTTCTCCATCCAGATGGATGGACCATACAAATGAATCCATGTGGTTTAGTTATTTCAAATGATTGTAATACAAACTTATCCCATAATGTGCCATTTGATGCTCCATTAGAATTTTGATAAGGTGGATTACCAATAACAGCATCAAAACCATCAATATTCCATTTTTCTTTTATATTTATTTCTAATGTATTACCCTCATTATAATTTAATTTATATTCATTATAAGGGTCTATCAATAATTTACAGATAAAGATATTAGTAGAATTAATATCACTGAAATACAAGCACTCTTCTACAATTGTTCTATATCTTTCTTTTTCATCAGGAATAGTTTTCTCAAGACCATTCATAAATCTATCAATTATATCTACAATAAATCCGCCTTTTCCAGCACAAGGTTCAAACACTTTATTTATAGATGTCCAGAATTCAACAGGTATTTTATCCAACATTTCTTGTCTTAACTTGAATGGTGTAGAAACTTCGGCATTACTTCTCTTTTCAAGTTCTTGTGGAATTAAATATTTGTCAATCAAGCTGGATAGTTCTCTATTATTTTTAATATTTTTCATAAATAGTTCTTTGACAGTTCTAATAATCTGATTAGTTTCTTTATCATCTTTCATATACTTCATATACACATTTATAAATTTTTTTATTATTTTTGAATCAATTGATTTACCCCACCAACTTTTAGTTTGGTCAATTAGGATATTATACACATATTCATTCTTTTCAATTAATTCAAACATTTCTACAAACGATGTTTCTTTATCATGAATTGTTAATAGACATATAAGAGGAATAATATGTTTTAGAATATCCATATAGTTTATTTGTTTTTCTTCTTTTTCATCTTCATTGCTTGTTTCTGATGATGTATCTATGTCTTCATTACCAACTTTTGTTTTTTCAATACCCTTTTTAATTTTTTCTTTTTCTTCATCTTCCTCCAAAAGTTTATCTATTAATTCTCTTTGTATTTTTGTAGGTGTTGTATTACTAAACATAGCATTAAATATTTGTTGTTCTTCTTTTGTAAGTAATATTTCCTTAAAACGAAGACGATTTAGGAAATGATTAAGTGCATTTTCAGTATTAGACGAATATAATTCATATACATTTTCACATAAAGCAGTAATTTTAGAAACATCATTTCCGAAAGAAGGCATCCAATGATCACCATTTAAATTGATAAGTCTTTCTTGTAGAATGAATTTTGTAGCGTCTCTTGGATGAATATCTGGTTTTATCAATGAAGCATAATTGATTACAGAAGTTTCAATTACTCTATGAATATTTAAATCTACCACAAAACCACATTTTTTATTTTTCCCTTCTGTCATACAACGAAACATCATCTGATAAATCATATCAAATCCCATGCTATTATTTAGTAATAATACAATGTCACAATTATCAATTGATACCCCAAGACTACATTGTTTTCCACTTAATACCAAGACTCCTTTCTTTCCACTATTTCTTGCTTTGATACGTGCTTCTTCAATAGATTGTTTAGGATTATTAGTTGTTTTACTATTAATACTAATTATTTCATAATCTGGAATAACATTATTTCCTTCCAAAAGTTTTATTGTTGCTTTTGAAATTTTATCAATATTATTTTGTGGTAAGAATGCCATAATAATCATAGGTTCATTATGAAAATCTCCTTCTCCAATAAATCGTGAATCTATTGTTGGGTCTTTACATATTTTTTCAATCCTTTTCATAAATACAATATCATCTGGATAATCTTTATCAGGAATTCCAAATTTATTTTTTTTTCCAAAAACTCTATACCATAATTTTAAATTTTCTCCTTCATTCTGAAACTCTTCATTTATTACTATTTTAGATTTATGTGTTTCTTTGTCTTTTTTTATAGCTTGTTTAAGAAGGAAACAAGCATCGGGCGACCATCCATAATTATTATCTTGTGTATCATTTATTATTTCAGTTACAACATCTGGATTAATTTCATCTGTTAATAACCACAATTCTGGATATTTTGAATATTCACTAATTATACTATCTTGGGAATATTTTGAAATGATATTTTGAATACAATCACCATGTTTTTCTACTAATCTAATTATGCTATCTTCATTTGTAATATTTTTACAAAGTTTTATATCTTCTAAATCCCATAAAATCCAACAATCCTTTGGAATATTATAATCATTTATCGGTTTGGAATATGTTGCTGTAATTTGAACTGTGAATGCTTGTTTTCCATAAAATTCTAATGTTTTCTTTGCTAATTCTGTTGTTCCTCCATTATGACTTTCATCAATAAATCTCATATCAAAAGACATTTTCTTTAACCAAGCAATACTTTTTGTTTTTTCCTCACTATGTTTAGTTTTATCATGTCCTTTATCAATTTTAGTCTGTAAGAATTGTTTAGAACAAATAATAATATTTTTTTTGGTTAAATCAGGTTTTTTATTTTTTCCATTTAATACGATAATATTAAAACCTGTTAATTGAATACAATCAAATACTTTTCTTTGTTGTTCTATTGTTTCATTTGGTGCTGTTGTAATTACTAAATAATTACATTCATCTTTATCTATACTATCCTCAATGATACACCCTCCAATAATATAACTTTTCCCACTTCTTTGAATATGACCCCACAGAATTTTTTTCTTTTCACTATTTTTCATTCTAAGTGTTTTCAAGACACCAAGATGTTGATGCATTTTTAAACATAATGTAGTTTTATTTGAATTAATAATATTATCAATAGGAGTTTCTCTATAGAATATTTTGAATTGATGGTATGCTTGGTTTAAGTGATTCCAGTCAATTATAATAGTATCTTCTTTTTCTAACAATGATTTTAATTGATGGTTTGTTTTTTCTACATTATTTTTCATAGTTTCAAAATCAATTCTATCTCTAACACATACGCATAAAGACATAGTATATTTTTCATCTTGATACTGTTTAAAATTGGTTAATATTTTATCTATATCCAACTTTCCAACTTGTGTTTTATTTAAATTTTTTGATGTTGTAACTAATAAATGTTTTTCATTTTCTTTACAAATACCAGTTAGATCAGATGAATCTCCTTTATCTTTTAAATTGATAAGGTTATCTTCTTGATTGTAAAATACATCTTTTATTGTAGTATTTTTTGTTATAGTTTTTTCATTGTAATTACCTTTACAAATATCGTATGACTTTATTTTGTCTATTAATCCAAGTCCAGCGAATAATCTTAATAGAGATTCTTGTTTATCTTTACCAACCCACGGTTCTTTTAACCAAGTTATAATATTATTTTCTTCATACAATTGAAGAAACTCATAAAGGTCTTTGAACGTGTCCATGTTATATGTTTGATTAATTGTTTCTTCATTTTTTAAAATCAATTTTTTCAAATTTTTTAAATTTAAATCATTAATTGTCTCTTTTACTTTTTTATCTACCATTGATTGAATTTTATTTGAATAATTTTCACAAGGTTTTTTCCTCCTTTTATGAGAATCATAATGAGATTTTTGAGAAAATTCTTTTCCACATCGTTCGCAAGAATATTTTGACATACTTTATAATATATTAATATATATTATATTTTAAATCAATTTATTTTTAACAATTTTTAACTTTTTTTGTTAAAAATAATCTAAATTAATTTTTAGCATAAGTCGGCGTTTTAAATGTTCAAAGGTGTATAATTCCAAGAGACATAGATTTTACGGAATTAACTATTCCAATTATCTTATAATTTGACTTTAAATCATTGGTTGTTATTATAAAATTATTCATAATATATATATATAAAATTAGTTTATAAATAATATCATATGGGAAATATTAACTCAATAAATAAAGTAAATTTTGAATTTATTAAAAATAATATGTATAATAATGAATATATTATTATAAATACTTTACAAGAACATAATCAAAATATTTTAATTGCTAATACATTAAGTATTGAAAATGAAATCAAAATTTTAAATACTTATATTAAACAAAATAATAATATAAAAATAATAATTTATGGAGAAAATTCTAATGATAACAATATAATAAAAAAATATAATCAACTAGAAAAATTAGGATTTAAAAAATTATATATATATCTGGGTGGGTTATTTGAATGGTTACTATTAAACGAAATATATGGTGAGGAAAATTTTCCAATAGTTAATAAAAACAATGAATTAATTATAGATCTTTTAAAATATAAAGGATAATATATAGTATTTATTATAGAAAATGGATTTAAATACTATTTTTTTACATTTAGAAATTTTAAGTAAAATTAATGAAGGAGACAAAATTTCTATAAAATTAATTCCTGGAGAAAAAAAAATGTTTGTAGATCAAGGTGGTTTAACTTCTTCAATAACAAGATGGTATAATGGATATAATAGAGAAGATTCTATAAAATTTATAGAAACTTTAGTTTTAAATATTGAAAGTAATTCTTTATATATAATTAATGGTAATCATATAGAAGACAGTGATATATTAATGACTTCAATAAAAAAAGGATTAAATGGTTTAGAAAATTTAAAAAAAACTTATGTAGATGATTCTATAATTTCTTCAAAAATTAATTTGTCAATAGATAAATTGAATTCAATTATAAGAAATTTATCGGCTTTTAATAATAGTACAATTAATGTAATAAATGAATTAGAATAAATAGAAAATAGAACAAATGAATAATAAAAAAATTGATATAATTAATTAAATAAATTATATCAATGAAATTTTTAAAAATGGATGAAATAAATAAAGCATTAGAATGTGGAATATGTACCGAAGTTGCTACTTTACCAGTAAAAGGCGTTTGTTGTGCAAATGCAAAATCATTACCTCCTGGTTGTTTAAATTGTGTTAGAACATTTTATGAATTAAATAAACCATTACATCAACGTGGTTATCAAAAAAAAGGATGGGCTGGTTGTGGGTGTAATATTAATTTAAGAAATAAATATAGTAAATTTTATTATGAACATTGTATAGAATTACATTCTATACGAAATATAATCGGTAAATCAAAATGTTTTCATGATGAGTGTGGCTTAAAATTTGATACATGTGCAGAATTGCGTAGACATTTAGATGGTTCAAGTACCCTCAATGATATTAATGGAAATTGTCAAGAAGCTATAACAAAATGTAATTTTCCAAATTGTAATTATTATAATAAACGTAAAATAGTTAACCAAGAACATTATGAAAGATTTCATAAATATATATTATGTGATGTATGTAATTTAAATATAGAAAGACAAAATTTAATAAGTCATTATAATAATCATGCTGAAAAATTAAAATTGTTATATAGAAAATTAAAAAATTAAAAAATATAATATAAAAATATATTATAGATTACTACTAATGAATAATAATTTATTACAAATATATAATAATAATTATAATAATAATTATAATAATGAAAATACATATTTTTTAATAAATTTGCCAATAATTTTTATTTTTGATAAAATATTAATTTGTTTTTTTGGAAAAAAAGCAAGATGGTTTCAATTGCATGTTGTATGTAATTTATGGGTTACATACGAAATATATGATGATGTAATTTTAATATATAAAAATCCAGTAATAGGATATAAATATTTATTAGATAATAAGATATCATATATTATTCTTTGGTTACATATTTATCATTTTTTACTATTTAAAAATTTAAAAAAAATAGACTATTTTCATCATATATTATTTGTTATATTTGGAATAATTCCAACAATACGATTTGTAAATACAAATCAAATATTTTTGGGATATATTGCTTGTTCTGGTATCCCTGGTGCATTTGAATATTTTTTATTATCTCTTTTCAAACACAATAAGATATCATTATATTCTTTAAAAGAATATATATATTATTTGTATTTATTTTTTAGATTACCATTATGTTTAATTGGGTGTGGATATAATATTTCTAGTTTACAATCAAATATTGTAAAAGATAATATTTATATAACTTATTATATAAATACATTATTATTTTTAAATGGAACAATTTTTACACATTTAGTTTCAAAAGCATATTATGAAAAAATATATTAATTTTTTATAATTTATATATATTATAAAAAATATAATAAAAAATAAATACTACTATTTATTATTATTAATGCAAGGCAACAGAGGTACGTTTATTGAAGAATTAATAAACATTTCTAATAAAAAAAAACATATAAATCAAGATTTTGAAACAAAAAAACATGCCAGAGAGGAAGAATTATTTAAATTTCTTACAAAAAAATATCATAAATTAATAAAAGATGGAATAACTCATTCTGCAAATAAAGGTAAGAGAGAAAAATATATTAATTTTGATAGAGATGATTTCAAAGCAAATTTTCCTTTGTTGGGTTATCCAAATGAAATACAAAAACGTTGGTTAGAACAAGTAATTACAAATCCTGCATCAACAATATTACCAATGAATGAATCAAATGATATTCCTGACCATTTAAATGGTTTATATTATGAAATTTGGAATAATAAATCATTTACAACATATTTTACTTGGTAGATTACCAATTAATTTCTGAAAAATTATAATTTTTTAATGTTTCATTAATAATAGAGAAAGGTTTAGAATTATTAAAAGGTGGGTAAATATTATAGTTTTTATTAAAACTTAATGGAGAAGGGTGTGAAGATACTAATAATTTATGTTTATTAGTATTAATATCTAACAATAATTGATGTGCATTTTTCCCCCATGCAATAAATATAATATTTTCTAATTCATTATTTAACAAATTAATTATGTGTTTTATAAATTCTTTCCAAATTTTAATATGAGATGTTGGTTTATTATCAATAACAGTTAAAGATGTATTTAATAATAGTATTTTTTGTTTACACCATTTTAAAAGTGACAAATCATCCAATTCAATATTTAAATCATTTTTTAATTCTTTTTTTATATTTTTTAAAGAGGGAGGTATTTTATTATTTGTATTATTTATACCAAATGCAATACCATTGGCAAAATCATGAGAATAATATGGGTCTTGTCCAAGTATTACAATCCTAGTTTCATTAAAATCAAAATGCTGAAAAGCATTAAATATATTATTTAAAGATGGATATATTTTATTCTGATTATTATATTCTTTAGTTATGGTTTGTACAATATTTGAGAAATCTTTAAATTGAAAAAATTTACTTTTCCATAATTTAGGTATATTTTCAATATTCATATATAATTAAAACTTATTATTTTTGAAAAATATATTATATATATAATATATATAATGACTGGAATAACTGCGGAATTAAACAGTTCAAAAATACCTGAAAATGAATCAGTTTTAAATGAACAAGGGGGTGGAAAAAGAAGAGGAGGCAAATCATCAAAACGTCGTGGGGGCTCGCGTAAACCAACAAGAAAAGGTAAACCAACAAGAAAAGGTAAACGTGCAGTTAAAGGCAAACCCGGAAAAAGAACCAAAAAATCTCCATCAAAATGGATAATTTTTGTTAAAAACTTTGCTTCAAAATCAAAAAAAAGTTACATGGAAGCTTTAAAAGACCCAAAATGCAAAGCAGAATATCATAAAAAACATTAAGTAAATTAATTATTTAATGAATCTATATAATCATACAATGCATTATTTGCCAATGAATCAGCAAATGTATTATTTTTTCTATATATATGTTCAAAGTTAATAAATTGAAATTTTTTTTTTAAATTATTAACTTTATTGTATAATGGTTTTACAATATTAGATTTTACATTACATAAATTATTTATTTGGTCTATTACTATTTTAGCATCTCCTTCAATATAAACTTCTTTTATATTAGATTTTAAACAAAATTCCAATGCTTTTATTAATGCAGAATATTCTGCATAATTACTATTTTTTGGATTAAATAATATTTCATTAAACTCATATAATACTATATCATCGTAAAATAAAACAAAAGCTACTGAACCTAAATTTAGTAAATCTCTATTACATGCATCAAATTGTATTAAAAACATTATTTTTCTATAAAAAAGAGATAAATAATGTTTATATAGTTTTATTTTTTTTTGTAAAATTATTTTTATTTTTTTTTAACGATAATGTTTTTGCTTTATTAAAATTTTTTTTTTCGATTAATTTATTATAATTAAATTCCATACATTTTTTGTATAGAACAAATTCTTGTAAAAGTTCTTTTTTTATATTTCTAACTTTAGATTTTAATAATATTTTATTTTCAGATGATTGTTTATCGTCTTCTTTTAAATCATTTAATTGAATTTCTATTTCTTGTATTTGTATTAATATTTCTTTTAATTTTTCATTTAATATATTAATTTCATTATCATATTTTTTTAAACATTCTTTAAAATCTTTTTTATTATCAGTTTCCTCTTTACATTTTGTATTAATTTCACCAGTTAAAATTTTTATTTCATTTTTTACATTAGTTTTATTATTTTTTAATATTTTAATTTTTTCTTTTAATTCTAATATTAATTTTGAATTTTTTTTACCAAGATTATCTATTTTTTCATTTAAATAAATAATATTTCTAATATCATTATCTTGAATATGAGTTAATAAAATAGGTATATTTAACATTATGGGTTGAGCAAATTGAGTTGCATCTTTTTCTCTATTTAAATAACTAATATATCCGGCTGTTTTATTTGCAATATTTTTTATACCATTTTCGCTAAGAATACCATCTTTTGTCATATATTGTATTTTAAATTCTTCTTTATCAGTTGTAAATTTTTCTTTTTCATTTGTATAAAATAAATTAATTAAATTAAATAATTCAATTGGACTGTTAGTAAATGGTGTAGCAGTCATAATCAATAGTTTACATGAATCTTTACCGGATTTTGTATAACTATTCATAATTAATTTTTCCATAATTTCTGTATCTGGTCTCTCAGATGCTTTAAGGTCTCCTCCATATAATTTATGTGCTTCATCTATAATAATTAAAGTTTTCTTTAGAATATCTTCTGAACCATTTCTCTCTTTTAAAATATTATAAATTGTGTTTTTTCCAGCTAACAAGTTACTAAATTGTTTATAAGACATAGGTTCTAGCCACTTATTAGATAGAAGTTTTTTTCTATCTGAAATTTTTTCAGGTATTAATAATCCATTATTAACTTCATGTGCAATTATAGAATGACATATTTGATCAAAAATATTTTTCCATACATCACTTTTTAATGTGGTTCTTGTTACCCATAAAATATTGTATCCTTCTCTCTCAAAAGTTGATGAGGCTATTGATACACCAGAACATGTTTTTCCTGTACCAACAGAATGCCATAATAGTAAACCTTTATATGGTGATTCTGGGCAAAAATATTTAGTTATAAAATTTTGTGTAGGATTTAGTTCAATATCTGATGTATTAGTATTTTGTGTTTCTTTTTTTGGTATACATTTATTTTCAATAACTAATTTATCCCATTTATATTGTTTACTGTTATAATTAGTTTTAATAAAATCTCTCATTTTTATAAAATTCATTCTAGTTTTTGGTATAAATGAATTAGTTGAATCTTGTTGATTTACTCCATTATATTCAATAATTTCATATTTAATATCTTCAACATTTAAGTTATCGTCATTATTATTATCATCTACATGAATATTTATATTATTTTCATCTAATTTTTCTTTTATTTTTTTTGGATTTTTTATTTTTTCTATAATTTGCGGAACATATACCATACGGACAGCCCATTCTCTATTAATTTGTTTACAAAATTCATTATCTTCTCTCATAAAATTACATAAAAATTCTCTCAAATTTGTTTTAGGTAAATCTTTTTTTGGATATTTATATTTCAAATATATTTGTTTTAAATAATCTGTAGATACAGGTATGTCATTAGTATTTCTTTTACCACATTTTCCTTTACATTTTATTTGATCAATTAAAAAGAATTTAGATTTTTTATTAACTTTTTTCATAAGATCTTTTTTTGTTCCACCCATTAAATAATAATCATTTTCCATATATTGATTATTTATATCTTCAACATTATGTAAATTTTTTGTTAAAATATAATCAACTGCGAGTGAAGGAGCCAATTCAAATAATTGTTTACTTAAATTATTCATAGCCGAGTCAAATTCACTATATAACATTGTTGCATTATTAAATTTTTCAATATTTTTAAATATAAATACATCATCTTCTTTATCGTTTGTATTATATGTTAAACTTTTTGGAACACTAAAAGTATTTTGTGTTATATCAGGTACAGTTAAATAATAATTATATACATATAAAGGCCAACCTATATTTGGTATAAAATCTAATCCTTTTTGTCCACAGGTTCTTGTTGCTCTACCAACTGTTTGTTTTAAATCAGCAATAGTCATTGATGGTTCAAATATATGTACATATTTAACATCGAATAAATCAATACCCTCTTTAAAGCCACTATCAAAAATAATAAATCTTAGTTTATTACCATTAATATTTCCAGGTCTTTCATTAAATAATTTAAGAAGTTCTTTTTTTATTTTTTCATTAAATGTGGCACCATATATACTATTAGATGATAATAAACCAAAATTTTTGTTACTATTATCATAATCAATATACAATCTCATTTTTTTTTGTTTTGGAATTTTTCTAGCTTTTATAACATTATTATAGCCATTAGAAATTAAAGCAGATGCAATTATTTTAGCACCATAACCTCCTTCTTTAACATCAGAAAAAATAAAATGTTTAAATTTTTTACCATGATTTTTTTGATCAATAGTGTCAAGGTCTTTTATATTGTTTAATAATTGAATCATTTTTGGAGATCTAAAATCTAAAGTATTTTCTAAAGATATAGGGTCAAAGACTTTTTTATCAAATTTATGTGTATTTTCTATTTTGCTAAAATTAGCTAATTTTCTCATACAAGAAAACATTTTATTTCTACGTTTTTTTGTAATTTTTGAATTGGAAAAATTTTTTTTTTTTGTTGAATCATTGTTTTTAAATACAAATGAATTATTTTGATAGCAATCATTTATTTTATTAAAATCTATATGTATTTTACCATCATTTTTATCTGGGTGATGCTTAAGAAACCATTTTTTAACATCGGTTTTTGTATTTAAATTATATTTTTTAGCTAAATTATTACATGAACTCATATTATTAATATATATATATATTAATAATTTGTTAATGCTATAAAATTATTAACTATAAAATTAAATTCGTTATCTGAATATTGAAAGTGATCTATATCATTTTCTATATAAAAAAGTATATTATATTTTTTTTTTAAATTTTTAATTAATTTTTTTTGAAAGTTAATATTATAAATTTGGTCATTTTTTCCAGAATAAATAAAAATTGGTGTTTTTTTATTTGTATTTAAATTTATATATTTTTTCATATATATTGATTTTGATATAAATACTCCTCCAATATTTTTTGATAATAATTTTAATATATTAAATATTAATGTACCCCCTTGTGATACACCATATATAAAAATTTTTTTATATGATTTTAAAATAGTATTTTCTTGTTTAATAATATCTATAATTTTTTTTGTACTTTCTAAAAAATCATCGATATTTATTTTATCTATTTTATTTATTCCATCATAACATGTATAATAATTATACCAAGAATTTACATTATATAGAGTATTATTTGGATAATTAATATTCATTATATTAGAATTTGGAATTATAAATTTAGTATTATTATAATACTTACTATAATAAGTATTTGTTTTAAATTTTGTTATAAAATCAAAAAAATATGTATAATCACAACACATTGGATGTAATAATATAAATGTATATTTATGATTATATTTTGGTTTTATAATACATATATCAGAATTCATATACATATATAAATGTAAATATTTATATAAAAATTGATAAAAATAATATTTTTTTTTTATATTATTAAAATTTAAATGAGATGTCAGTGTAAGAATATTACAAATAATTATGTTTGTAGAAAAACAATGAAACTTCCAAATTATATTAATGAAAAAAGATTTTGTTATATTCATTATAAATATTATATAAATATATATGCAAATATTATACAAAAAAATTATATAGGTTATAGAGTTAGAAAATATTTAAAAAATATATATTTAAAATTACCAGAAGATATACAAAGAATAATTTGTTTTTATATAAAAGAAAAATATTATTATGATAAATATTATAATGTTATTGGAAATATTGTATTTAATAAACTTACTAATTTTATAAATTTTATAAATTCATTTAGAGATAGCAATATTATTGTATATTACAATAATACATTTAATCATGATATAAATAATTTAAGTATTTTTATAACTTTTATATTTAATAATTATAAAACCATACATAATATTTGTCATTTATATTCAAAATATAAATCTACTTTAAAAAAAGAAGATAATATTTCTATATTATCTCATTTTATATATTATAATAAAAGAATTAGTTTTGCATTAGATTTATACGAAAAAAATATAATTAATGCATATACATCACATGTATTTGATATAGTAAGTGCAATAAATATGAAATATAATAAAATAATTAATGATTCATAAAATTATATATTTTGTTCATAATATTATCATAATAATTATTTTCTATAAATAAACTAGTATTTGTTTCTTCATTTCCATTAATAACCAATACTTTTCCTTCTTCAATAAGTTGTGGATTATTTAACCAAGAATCATGATAATAATTACAATTTTTTAAATATTCAATTGGAATATTTTCACCTTTACGATTTCTAATTTTTATTCTTTTATCACAAATTTCAGGAGTAGTTCTTATATATACAATTTTAATATCTTTAGTAATTGAAGAGAATTCATCAAACCATTTGTTATAAACTTGCCATTCAATATCATTAATATTTTTTTCAAGATATAACATTTTTGCAAAAATATTTCTATCAGTATAAATAGACCTTTCTGTAATAATAAAATCAAAATCTTTTTCTAATTCTTCTTTTAAAATACTTAATCTACTTATATATGCCATCATTTGAAATGCAAATGAATATTTTTTTGAATTTTTATAAAATTTTTCAATAATTGTTTCATTTGAACTAATATCTGTTATTGATTCCCAAATTTTAACTGGTTCTTCTAAAAAACATATTTTATTAATTTTTTTTGATTTATTATTACAAAAATATTCAAAATTTTTTTGTAAATATTTAACAATACTAGATTTACCAGAACCAATATTTCCATCAATTGATATAATAATTGGTGACATATATAAATATATTATTAAATTATTATATTATTTAAAATTAGATCAATTTTAAATAATATAATAATTTAATAATATATATATATGGCAGAAACTATAAATTTTAATGATGGAACACTTAAAATAAATATTAGTATGGATGATAATAAAATAACAAAATTTGATTTAATTGGTAGTAATGAATTTAATAGTCAGATAACTTATGATGAATATGGGGTTAATTATAGTGATAACTTTATTAAACCAAAAAAAGAAGAAGTAGGAGCAGGAGCAGCGGAAGGTGGTAATAATAAAAAAACAAGAAGAAGAAGAAGAGTAAACAATAAAAAACATACAAAAAAGCAAATAAAAAAACAAAAAAAATAAAAAAATATATAAAAAATGTATTTAAATAATTTACTATATATAAATATATAGTAAAATATTTTTTTATGTGCTGATGCCCGAGTGGTCTAAGGGGTACGACTCAAGTTCGTATGGCGTAAGCCTCGTGGGTTCAAATCCCACTCAGCACAAATTATTTTTTATTATAAATTATAATAAAAAATAATATAAATTTAATAACCATATAATATTTTTATTATTTTTTAATTTTTAAATGCCGGTATGCTGTCTTTTAACTCTAGGAGTACTATGATATGAACTAGTTCTATGTGTATCAATTACTGGAGAAATTAGTGGCGCAATAGGATAATTAGGTGTTTGAGAAGCTGTTCTTTCTGGTAGAGTAAAAGCAATTTCTTGTCCAGATGCATGTCTTGAAGCAGCAGAAGCAGCAGCTCTATATGCAGATTGTACATTATCACTATTTTCACTATAGTTTAATGCTTGGTCTAAACAAATTCCATATTTATTAGCTTCTAAAATTGCATCTTGATTAGCTCCTAGATAAAGAATTTTAATATTATATAAATTATCTGCTTCACTAATCATATTTTTAATTTTTTGAGAAGTATATTTTTTACTAGAATTTTCAATTCCATCAGTTACAACATAAATAGTACACGAATGATATGCATTAGTATCTAATTTTTTTTTCTCAATAAAATAATCTAAAGTATTACCCATAGCATCTAGAAGAGCAGTTTGACCACGTACCTTATATTGATTACGAGTAATTGGTTCAAGTTCATTTAAATTAATAGAATTAACTAACATTTCTTCTTCATGATCGAATAATTTAATTGAAACTTTAACTTGAGTATCTTCTTCTATTTCTGTTTTTAGAATTTCAAATGTAGAATTGATACCAGAAATAGTATCATCTTCTTTTCCAGCCATTGAACCAGAACGGTCAATAATAGCTATAACTTCATGAATTTTGCTCATTTGTAATATATATTATGAAAATAATATATAACTAGTTTTATATCAATTTTTTTTTAATATTATATATATATAAATAAAATGAAAACAAAAAAAATAAAAAAATATAAACGCAAAGCTGGTTCTAGAAATTCTTTTCTATCAACAAAAGTAAGTTTGCGTCAATTATCACAAGTTGGTTTATCACAAGATGAAACAGATAAAATATTTAGAGAGTTGGCATCTATAAAAATACAAGATAGATTTAATGAAAAATATCTACAAAGATGTAAAAGATTGTTGAACGTAATATCAATTAGAGAATTAGAAATGTTTAATAATTCTTTTATATATTTTATTGATAGCATAAATACTACATATGAATTTGATGATAAAAAAACACCAGGTTATTTATTAAATATAAAACCAATGGTAGAAAATGCAATTCGTCAAAGTAATATGTTATTAGGTTTAAAAAGAAATGATGATTTATTAAAAGAAATGTTTAAAAAAGCTGGTTACAATAAATTATGTATAACAATAGTAACATCAATACATAATATAAGAAATAGTATAGTGTTAATACAAAATTATAAAAATATAGTATTAGATGATTATAGAGGAGCTGTATTAGGAGTAGAAACTCAACCATCGGTAAGAAATACAACAACTCGTAGAGTAGATTCAATTATTAGACCACCAAGAACAATAAGAGCACAAGCAATGACAAGACGTATAAGAAGCAAATAATTACACTATATTAATATAATTAATAAAAATAAAATAAAGATATTCATGTAAAATAATTTAATAAATGAATTTTAAATTAAATTATTTTACAAATTATAATTTAATACTTTTTTGTTATAATAATTTTATAAACAATGAATTATATTATAATGATATTTATAGTATAAGTGCTTGTTTAACTTGGATAGTTTTTTTTTGTTTTCATAGTAGTATATTATTAGATTCAAATAGTTTTAAAAAATTAAGATTAAAGCATAAAGTATCTTATTATTTTTTTCATATCGGTAATTTTGTTATTCATATATTACCATTTGGATTTTATATATATTATCCACCAAATAATATAACTTTTTATCATTCAGGTGTATCATTTTGCATTAAATTATTATGGGCATTATTATCAACAAAAGGAGATTTAAATTTAGGTAATATTTATATTCCTTTTTCTAATAAAAATCTTATTAAACTTTATTTAATTTCATCAATTTCTTGTTTTAGTGCACCAGTATATTATAATTTAGTTAAATCCACCTCTTAATCTCAAAACTAAATGTAAAGTACTTTCTTTTTGTATATTATAATCACTTAGAGTTCTTCCATCTTCTAATTGTTTGCCTGCAAAAATTAATCTTTGTTGATCTGGTGGAATACCTTCTTTATCTTGGATTTTTGCTTTAATATTATCTATTGAATCAGATGCTTCAACTTCAAGTGTAATAGTTTTTCCAGTTAATGTTTTTACAAAAATCTGCATTATATAATAAGACAATATTTTTTTTTTATATTTTTTAAAAATATATTTTATTAATATATAAATGGCTGTTAAAAAAAAATCTTTATGCAAAGGTGTAAAAGTAGAAAAACCAAATAAATGTAAAAAATTAAATGGATGTAAAGTTGCAAGTGGTCCAACAAGAAAATTTTGTAGAAAAAAAAGAAATACAAGAACAAAAAAGGTATCCAAATCCAAAAGTAAATAAAATATAAATTAATATTCTATTTTTTTATATATAATATTAATAGTTCTCTCAGATAAAAGTTTAGAATTTTCTAATATTTTTCTATCAACACATTTATATAATTTTAAATTTTTTATATAACCAGAGAAATATACAGATTTAAAACCATATATATGAATTGCATCTTTTATAATTTTATTATTGATTTTTTTATCATGAGTAGATAAAATTGATTTATAAATATAATATGTAGCAGGATTAGGCATATACATTTTATTATTATATTATTATGATATTAAAAATTAAATTTAATATTTTTTCTTAATTCAAAGTTTTTTTTACTACCTTTTCCTAAAAATTGAAAAAAAATATCAAGTCATGTATATTTATGGTAAATTTATGTTAAATTTCAATTTTCACCTGTCTGTGTATTTTTTGTGGATGTTTCAATATAATAATTTGGAGTGTGAATTATAATATTAAGAGTAACAGAATTGGTTTTTGGATTATTTTCACAATTCCAACAAATATTATCTTCATTTACACATCCCTCACAACCATTGCATGGTTCTGACAAACAATATGTATTATTTTTGCAACTAACACAATAATTACAAAGCTGCTTTTTGTGTTTGCTATTGGTAGTAACAGAACTAGTTGTTGAATTTGGTTTGTTCCAACAATTCCAACAAATATTATCTTCATTGACACATCCATCACATCCATTACACGAATCAGACAAACAATATACATAGTGCTCGCAAACATAGCAAAATTTAGAAGCCATTTTTGTGTTTACTTTTGCTTTTGCTTTTGCTTTTGCTTTTGCTTTATTTAATATATTAGTATAATTTTTTCTATTCAATTTTTTTGAGAACCCTCAAAGTAAGATAAATATTAAAATTTATCAAAATGTCTAATGGTAAATTAAAATAAAATTTATTTATCATTTTTTTTTTCAATAAACATAAAATTGAAATAAATAATATATTTAAAAATCAATTATAAACAAACTAATAATCATAAGTAAAATATGGAACTATTAAATACAGAGCAAAAATTGATTTTTGATAAATATAAAAATGGAGAAAATGTATTTTTAACTGGTCCAGGTGGAACTGGGAAATCATTTTTAATTAAAACAATAGTTAAAGATGCTGGAACATATGAAAAAACACTCCAGGTTTGTGCTTTAACTGGTTGTGCTAGTATTTTATTAAATTGTAAAGCAACAACATTACATCGTTTTGCAGGTTTTGGATTAGCAAATAAACCTATTAATGAAGTTGTAGAAGAAGTTTTCAAAAAAAAGTATAAATTAAAGAATTGGTTTAAATTGCAATGTTTGATTATTGATGAAGTTAGTATGATGTCTTTAAAGTTGCTATTAATTTTAGATGCCATTGGAAGAAAAGTATATAATAAACCTAATATTCCATTTGGTGGATTACAGGTTATATTTTCAGGAGATTTTTATCAATTACCGCCCGTTAAATCAAGCGATGAAGAAAAAGAGGCTTCAATGTTTTGTTTTGAGCATCCTTTATGGAATGAACTATTTCCTGTTGAAAACCAAGTAGTTTTAAAAACAATTTTTAGACAAGAAGAAGCTCAATTTTTAAAGGTTTTAAAATTTGTAAGGCAAGGTAAAATTACAAATACTACAAAAGCATCATTGGAATCACGGCTATTTAAGCCATCTCAATTTGAAGAAATTAGAAAATCAAAAGTAGTAACAATTATTAATCCATATAAAAAAGATGCTGAGCTTATTAATAATAGGTCATATAAAGAGTTAGGAGATGTTGAAAAGCGAACTTATAATATTAAATTTTTAAAAAATAGTTCAAAAAAAAAAGAAGAACCATTAGAAGACGAACTTAATAATTTACAAATAGCATCAAATGGTTCTTTAAAACAAGATTATGATTTTTTGGCAAATAATATTATGGCAGAAAATAGTTTAGAACTTAAATTAGGAACACATGTTATGTGTATTGCAAATGTTGATTTAAATAGTGAAAATCAGATAGCAAATGGAAGTCAAGGAATTGTGGTTGGATTTGAGATGGGTTTGCCATTAGTAAAATTTAATAATATTGAAAAACCGATGTTAGTAGGACCATTTGTTTGGAATTCAGAAACTAATAAAAATGTTAGTGTCTCTCAAATTCCTTTAATTTATGCATGGGCAATTACAATTCATAAAGCACAGGGTGTAACTTTAGATGCTGCAATTATGGATATTGGAAAAAATATATTTGAATATGGACAAACATATGTAGCGCTTTCTCGTGTAAAGACGTTGGAAGGTTTATATTTAACAAGTTTTGATTATACTAAAATTTCTGCAAATCCAAAAGTAAAGAAGTTTTATGGAGAGGATTAATTTATTCATTAGAAATAAATTCCCATTTTTCATCTTCTCCATATGCTCCATATTCATTTTTTTCTTCAACAAATTCAGTAATTTTGAGAGAATCAGTATTACAAGTAAATTTAATAGTATTGTGTAATCCTTTGGATTTATAGCTATCTACATACATATTATATGAATTTCTATGAGTATGTATAAGATTGGTGTTACATTTAAAACATTGATTAAATGTAAATTTTCTGGGTAAAGTAAAAATTTTTACATCATTTCTTATGCATTTATTATTTTTTTTTGTATTATTAATATTTATTTTACAATAGTTATTCATATATAATATTAGTATTAAATTTATTATTTATAATATTTATAAAGTTTATCAAATTATCTTTTAAATTATTATCTGTTTTATACAAATTTCTTAATGTTTGTCTATTATTCATATATTTTTTGTCAAAATATAAAAAATATTTATTTTTATCTTTATCATGTCTTTTTAAAGATATATATTTTGGTAAAATAATATTAGAAAAATAATTACTTTCAATTTCATTATTAGATAAATCTTTTATATCTAAACTATATATTGATGAATTTAACTCATTATTATTTTCAATATCATTTAATAATTTTTTAATTTGTTCCAATTTTTCTAAAATACTGATTTTATTTGATTTGCTAGAAGTTATAACTTTTTTAATTTTCATTAGTGGGTGTTTTTCTATTTTAAAAAATTCTCTATATAATTTTTTTTCTTTATTATAACATTCTTTATAGTAAACAACATATTTTGGAATCATGTCTTGTTTTAATTCACTAGGTAATTCTATAGCAGATTTTTTTCTTAAACGTTTAAAATCTTCTTTAACTAATTGAATATTTGAAAAATCATAATTATTATTCATTATAAATAAATAATAATTAATGTTTAATTTTTAAACTTAATAAATAATTAATATTATTGTTAATAATCCCTGAATAGCTGTGATTATTTTAGAAATATTTGTAACAGGATATATATCTCCATATCCCAATAAACATCCAGTAATAATTGAAAAATATAAACGATTTAAATATTTATTACTTAAAGAAGGATTAACATTATCAGAATCTAACTCTTGATTTTCTGTTTCTTTCTCTCCTTCTTTAGTAACTTTTTCAATAATTTTTTCTTCTCTTAATTGTTTTTTAGAGTTAATAATTTTATTATTTTCATAATAATCATTTAAATTATTAAAAGTTTCTTTAATTTTTTCTTGAACCTTATCTTTTATAACTTCTTCTTTAACAATTTCTTTAAATTTATTAACACCCTCAAAATGATTGTCTTCTAATAACATATAAATAATTGAAAAAAATAACATTAAAAATATTAATACATATATTTTGCTATATTTATTAATTAAAATTCTTTTTTCTATTTTATTAAGTATATTATTCATTATTATATATTTATAATATTAAATTAAAATTGATAAAAAAATAATGTAAATAATATAAATAAATTTTATGACACAAATTATTGAAATTTTTCCAAGTTATGAACCAAAAATAAATGAAGATAATACAGAAAAAATAGATTTAAATATTAGAGATTTACAAAAAAAATATCCGATTGGTTGTATTTGTTGTGGAAATACATTTTATCCAAAAAGATATTCTTCTATGATTGCAAGTCATTTTAATACATTAAAACATAAAAAAAGATGTTTATATCCAGCAAATGAAATATTTAAAGAAGAATTTGGTTCTTCAAACAATTTAAAAGAAGCCTTTGATATGAAATGCAAAGAATTAAGAGAGCAAAAAAAATTAGCATATCAATATAAAAATGAATCAGAAAAATTAAAAATAATAAATGAAAGTTTACAAGAACTCAATATAGAGTTACAAAAAAGATTTACAGAAATATATAAGCCAAATAATATAAATTGTGATAATTTAATAGATTTAAATTAAAATTGATATATAATATTTATTTATAATAAATATTTTATAGTAAAATAAATACTATTTATTATTAAAAAAATGGTAAGAATTTTATATAATGTTGATTCTGAAATATAATTATTAGTTACTATAAAAGAACCAATATATATACCAATAAAACTAGCAAATATTACAATAAATGATTTATACCAATTTATATAATTCCAATAATTTATAACTCCAAATATAGACTGTGGTAATAATTGCATTACCATTATTAATGCTATTGCTGTTTTAATATTTATTCCATATATAATAAGTAATGGTACAGTAATCAATCCAGCACCTATACCAATAGAACCCATACTTAATCCAGATAAAATTCCAATTAAAGATAAAATTATTATTTGTTTAATATTAATCATATATATATTATACATAAAATTTAAAATTTAATAGTTTTAGTTAAATATAACCAAAAGAATATACCAACAAATGCTTTTGCTAATAAATCTAAAATATTATAACCAATTATTTTACTAATATTGTTCATATTATAAAATATACCATAAAAAGCCCAGAGAATTAAGAAACTATAATAAATAATGCTTGAATTTAATGTTCTAGATTTTTTCATATAAATATACCATATAAATGCATACATTGCAAAGAAAAATATAAAACCAAGTATAGTAGCAGACATTTTAGATATAATTCCAATTTCTCCTATATATCCAGAACCAAGCATAGCATAATTTAAAATTAAAACATATAATACATTTAAGAAGTGAGTAGTTAATTTATTTTCTAATCCTAAAACCATACATAATACTAGTAACATAATAGGTGTACTTATAGACCAATCAGTATATCTAGTATCATTAATTGTTTTGTAAAATTTATTAGTTTTATCTTGTATTTTTTCTTCAAGTTCTTCATCATCTTTTAAATCATTAATTTCTTTTTCATATTTGTTATATTTTTCAACAAAAAGAGCATAAAAATATCCAGCAACAACAGATATGCATGTTTCTAAATTCATAATATGTCTAATTTGAGATACTGGATTTCTTAAAGCTTCTATAAAACAAATAGTACCAGTTGTTATTAAAAAAATATAGGTAAAATAAAAAGAACTTTTTATGGCTGATAATTCCATATTATATTAATAATATATTTAATATTTACAATAATATAATAATTTATAAGCACTAATTATAACACTTATTAATATTACAATATGTACAATATAATTAGATTGTTTAAGTGTTATATTTTTATTAATATATTTTTTTAAAATAGGTAATATAAAATTTTTTTTATCTTTCATATTTTTTTGAGATACTTTTGTAAGTGGACAACCATCAAAAATTAACCAAATAAAATAATATAGTAATGGATATGGAAATATATATATTAAATATTTATTAGGAATAAGAGGCATTAAAATAATAGATAATGGTATAAAAAAATGAATATAATATAATATATTCATATTATAATATATTTATAAATTATTTATTTTTGATTTTTTTATATAATAAAAAAGCTAAAGTTGCGCCTAATAATTGAGATATAATATAACCTAAACTTTTTTGTATAGTTATTTTTTTATTAAAAAGCATCATAAATGTAACAGCAGGATTAAAATGTCCATCTGAAAATTTACTCGAAAAATATATCATACTTGTAAGTGTTAAACCAATTGCTATAGGATTTCCAGTTACAATAATAACTGTTAAAAATATAAAAGTTCCAATAAATTCTGAAAATAAATCTAACATATATTTTATATAGAATATAATATTTTTCCAGATTAAAATTATTTTTCAATAAATATTTTATAATTATATTTATTTTCTATTTGTTCTCCAAAAATTTTTAATTTTTCTTCTAAAATATCATCATAAACATCTGGTAATATTGAACGCATAGTTTGTCTCTCTTTGTTTTCATTTCTTCTATCAAATACTAAATGAGATTTATTTCTAGTTTTTTGAATAGTTATATATTGAGGTAAAATACGTTTTTTTGTTTTATCTATTTCTTCATTATTTGTTATATTATTATCTAAATCATCTACTATTTTATTTACAATATTTAATTTATCTTTTAAAGAAATAACATTACTTTTTGAACCAATATATGGTTTATCTAATTTTGGATGTTTTTCTATTTTAAAAAATTCTCTATATAGATTTTTTTCTTTATTATAACATTCATTATAATATACAACATATTTTTTCATCATTTCTTGTGTTAATCCATTAGGTAAAGATTTAGCATTATGTTTGCGTTCTCTTTTTGTGTTTTCTTTAATTCCTTTACAGTTTTGTTCTTGTGTTTTTCTATCAACAATTCTTAAATTATTATATTTATTATTTAAAGGATTTTGGTCAATATGGTCTACACTTAATTCTTTTGTTCCTTTTCCATTACCAAAATAATCTGTTATTACTTGGTGTATATATAAACTATTATTACCTAAAATATAACCACTTTCTTGATAAGACCAAATAATAGGCGTTTCGTAATTATTTTTTTTTTCAAATTCTCTAATTTTTTCATATGAATGATGACATAATATACATATTATATTTCTATTACAAAGCATCAAATATTCTTCTTCATTTTTTTCATTTAAAATTTTATATATTGGATTTTTATATTGTCCCGAATATCTTCCCTCTTTTACTATTGTTCCATTATAAATATTTTCAATTACATTAAAATTTTTTAATAATTCTTTGAAATATTTATTTTCAATTATAATATTATCGTATCTAATATCATATTTATTTCCATTAATAAAATTAAAATTATAATTTTCTGTTTTTAATCCATATGCAAATTCTAAAAAATCTATATTTTTATTATTTATTTTATAAGACGGATAATCATCATTAATATTATGTATTCTAAAACATTTTTCAAAATTTAAAATTCTACAAAATAATTCACTACTTAATATATATTCTCTATCACCATATATAATTTTACATGTTTTAAAATTATTATCTAAATCGTAAATAGGTCTAATTTTGTCTATGTTATTCATATTATTATAGTTTATAATATGAATATGTCTTTAAATCAAGTTTTAATTATATTATTTTTTATCTAATTAAAATCAATTTGAGTACGCTAAACCACCCATACCACTCATAATACGGAGTACATTGTAGTTAACAGCGTAGACACGTACTTTAGCAGTGTTGACACCTTGAACAGTGGCATTCGATAAAACTAATTGAAGAGTGGCATTGTCAATGCGCGAGAAATTGCATGTGCCCGAGGGTTGGTGTTCTTCGGGGCGAAGGGCAAACGAGTAAACGTTAATACCAGTATCGGGGGCACGAGTGTGGTGTTGGAAGGGTTGAACTAAGTCAAAGTATGTACCTTCGCGCTCCGAGAAGCGGTCTTGGCCATTAAGTTGTAATTTAGCAACGACAACTGGATTTTCACCCCAGCAGTGCATATCTAAGGCGGTTTCACCTAAAACAAATGTTCCGGCATCCGAAACACCAGATTCAGATGTTGAGTTAGCGAGAAGGTCAGCTGATGCTGGTGTAACATCATTCGAGAATGGATCTTGGAAGAAACCACCTGAGACGAATGAGCCAGATGTTGTGGCATCATTAACACCACCGAAAGCATGGACGGCATTAGGTAAAACGTCTAAAGCATCAGTGTAGTTGAAAGGTTGGGCACCTAATAAATGATTTAAAGCATGTCCATTTGTAGTTGAGGCACAGTAGTCAACATTGACATCAGGTTGAACAACCCAGATTAATTCTTTGCAAGGGTGGTTAAGATTTAATTTAATTTTGTTTGAGGATGAACCAACTGATTCATCACCAGTGAATTGTAATTGTTCAATTAAGTATTCGTGGGGATTTTGAGCCATGCGGCGACGTTCATCGGTATCTAAGAAGATATAATCAACGAATAGCGAAGCAGCAGCTAATGATTGTCTGTAGGCTTCGTTAACTTTGGCACCAGTGCCATCAACATTATCAACCGCCCATAAGCACTCTTCAATATTGCGAAGGTCTAAGTTAATTTTAACTTCGTGGTATTGTAAAGCAATTAATGGTAAAGCTAAACCGGGGTTACGGCAATACCAGAATTGTAAGGGAACGTATAAAGTAGTTTCAGGTAAAGCATTGCGGGGAGCGCAAACTTGACGAACGCCATCGGCAGCACAGGGGCCATCAACATTGGCGAATTTGGGGTCACATACATATGTTAATTGGGTAGTGTTACCAATCATTTTGTAGTAACCGCGTTCTTGTTCTTTCGATAAAGTTAATTGATTCCAGATGTGCATCCAGTCACCATATTGACGGTCAATACGTTGGCCACCAATTTCAACTTCAACAGTTGAGATTAATTGTTCACCAGGGAAATCTAACCATCTGGCGTATACACTTTGTGAGCCAGTGCTGTTAGCCATGTCTTGGTTAATTTCTGGTAATGTAACTTGTAAGTATGTGCGATAGGCTAAGTCACCATTGCGCGAAATGGTGCAAGTGACACGGCGACCGAAGTCAGCTTGTCCATTGAAAGTTTGTTCAATGGATTCCATCGCGAAGTTAGTGTGACGACGATAGGTAACTTTGTAGAAAGTAATTTGGGGATTTCCAGTTAAATAAACATCTTGTGCGCCATAGGCAACTAATTGCATAAGACCTCCAGCCATTTTTATAATATTGATAAAGAAAAAAAAATTTTAAATATATTTTAATAAAAAATAAATATTAAATTTTTTTGATTAAAATATATATAACTCATGAAAAAATTACATGCTAATTCCATAACATTAGATATTGCACATAGTGAAATGTTAAATAAATTTAATAATAATAAAAATATATTAATTCCTAAATATAAAAATGAAATAGGAAAATTAGAAAATTTACTAAATAAAAAAAAAAATAGTAAGAAAAAAAATAATGAAACTGAAAATTTAAGTTATGAAATATATGAGATAGAAAGTAAAATAAATATTTGTAAAGATAAAATTTTAAAAGCAGAAAAAGAAGAAAAAGATTATTATTTAAATAATTCAAAATTTATTTTTGACTATTTTGAAAAAAAACAAAATATAAATAATTCATATGAAAAAATTAATAGTGATAATAAATTAAATTCTTTTTTTTCAATAAATTCACATGATAATGATACCAATTTAGAAATAAAATATAATGATAAAGATACTAATATAGATAAATATTTTTATAATATAGATAATTTAACTATTAATTATGAAAATTATTGCTATAATTCTGATACTTGTAAATTTTGTAAAAAAGGTGAATTAATTTATGTTGAAACAGAAGGAATGTGTATATGTAATGTTTGTTCAAAAACTGTTAAATATTTAATTGAAAATGAAAAACCTTCATATAAAGAACCACCAAAAGAAGTTTGTTTTTATGCATATAAAAGAATAAATCATCTTAGAGAAATTTTAGCACAATTTCAAGCTAAAGAAACTACAAATATTCCTCAAGAAGTATATGAAAATATAAAAAATCAAATAAAAAAAGAGAGAATAGATTTAAAAGATTTAACAAATAAAAAAACTAAAGAAATATTAAAAAATTTAGGATACAATAAATATTATGAGCATATTCCATACATAAAAGATAAATTAGGTATTAAACCTCCAATAATGAGTCAACAATTAGAAGAAACATTATGTAATTTATTTATGGAAATACAAAAGCCATATTCTAAATTTTGTCCAAAAGATAGAGTAAATTTTTTAAATTATTATTATACATTATATAAATTGTGTGAAATATTGAATGAAAAAAAGTTTTTACCTTTTTTTCCTATGTTAAAAGATAGAGATAAACGAGTAGAACAAGACCAAATTTGGAAGAAAATTTGTTATGATTTAGGTTGGACATTTATCCCAACTCCTTAAAAATTATAATTATTTTTTTTTATTTGTTTTATGTTTTTTGATTTTTTTAATTTTTTTAATTTTTTTGCTTTTTTTATTTGTTTTATTTTTTTTATTTGTTTTATTTTTTTTTATTACGCCATTTGCTTTTTTTTGATATGGACTATATTTTTTAATTTTCCATGTTCTTTTTTTTCCATATATTATTTCTTGTGGGGAAGTAATTAATTTATTTAAACTTTTTAACTCAATTTTTTCAGGTAATTTTATTTCTTGTTTTTTATTTAATAATTTATTTGGTATAGGTATTTGAGATGGAGAAGGTGGTTTTTTTCTTGGAAAATTTTTTCTAGTTCTATTTATTAAATCTTCATTTGGTCTTATTGCGTCAGGTGAGTTATATCTTATATTAGATGATATCATTAATATATAATATAATAAAATAAAATAAAATATAATAAAAATATTTTAATGTTATATTTTATTAGTATGTCTGAAAATAATAGACCAACTTGGGAAGAATATTTTAAAAATATAGTATTATTAACAAGTAAACGGTCATCTTGTGACAGATTAAAAGTGGGATGTTTATTTATAAAAAATAATAGAATAATTGCACAAGGATATAATGGATATATTGCAGGTTGTCAACATACAGCAATAATAAAAGATAATCATAATATAGCAACAATACATGCTGAACAAAACGCAATAACGGATTGTGCAAAAAGAGGTGTAAGTTCAAATGGTGCAACTGCATATATAACTCATTTTCCATGTTATAATTGCACAAAGTTAATGATTTCATCTGGTATTTGTAAAATTAATTATATAGAAGATTATAAAAATGATATTCTATCAAAAGAGTTAGCAGAATCAGTAAATATAGAAATAAAAAAATTAACTTGACAAAATAATAATACTTTTATTTATTACATAAAATAAACTAGCAAAAAATATACTAATAAATATCATGCCTCTAACAGTAAAATTATTTTCTTTATTAAATAAAACAGGTAAAATATTAAATAATGATTTTTTAAAATATGGAGATTGAAAAATAAAATATAAAATACATATTATTATGGGTGTTTGAAATTCTTTATATAAATATTCTACATTATTAACAACATTAGTATTTTGATTATCTTTATTTATTAAATCATTTTTAGATAAATAATTACTAATATAATCATTTGGATCAGTATTTGGAATATAATTAGGTTTTACTTCTTGGTCTTGTGTAATAATTTCTTTGTTTAATGGAATGTCTCTAGACGGTAAATTAGTTACACCTTTTGAAGATGCATTTTGTAATTGATTTATTAATTCATTATAATTGTTTTGATTATTAGATTCTTGTACAACATTTTGTTCTGTATTATTAATTTCAGATGTTATCATATTAATATTATTTTGATTTGATATTTGAGGAGCAGAATTATTATTTAAATTAGAAATATTAGGAAGTTCATTTAAATTAGTAGTATCATTTTGACTATTCATTATTTAATAAGTATTAATAAATAATAATTAAATAAATTACGCAAAACTAATACTTTGCTTTTTATTTCCACATTTAACATTTTTTTCATGTAATAAATAACATTCTTTATTTTCACTATCAAACGAAAATATTTTTTCAGTTATTTCATTATGTTTTGGTCCAATGAAATCATAACAATTTTTTCCTTTGCATATATTTCTAAATAAGCTAGCTAATCCGAGTCCAAGTATAATAGATAAAATAATTTTACCAATATTGGTATAAAATAATTTATTAATAACATTTTTTATTGGAGCCATTTATATAATATATATATATTATATATAATATAATAGTATTTTATAAATATTAAATAATTGGTATATTTTTAATTTTTTTTGAATCGTTTGGACATTTAATTTTATCAAATTTAAACTCAAAACAATTATCAGCTTTATCTTTAAATTCGATATTATCTTTATTACTTAAAGTTGGATAAACAACAATTTTCTTTTTTGTATCATTAAGATATATAAAAGTTATTCCTAAAATAAATGATAGTAAAAAAATTTTAATATTAATAATTTTAAAAATCATCATTGTTTTTATATATTATTATTATTTAAAAATAAAAATTCTTTAAGATTTATTTTTTCTAATTTTAAAGTATTAGTAAGTAATTCAGTATCTTTTTCTACTTTATGATATTTATATTTTTTGTTAAAAATTTGTTCATCAATTACTTTAATTTTATTTAAATAAATATTATGAATATCATTTAAATATTTAATATCTTTATTTTCATTATATAATAAATAATATTCATCAACATCATTCATATAATCTAAACGTTCTTTTAATAATTCTTCATAATCTTTACTATCTGTTATTTTTTTATATTCTTCAGTATATTTATAATATAATTCTTGATTAGTATTTAAATTATTATTTAATTCAGTAAACAATTCAATAGCTTTTTCTTCAGAAATATAGTTAAAAAGTACATCTAATTTAATGATAAGAATTTTTTTTTTTATACTATAAATTTTTTTAGAAGTGTTTATAATTTCTTCTTTTAAATTTAAATATTTTTTTTTTTCTAATTTAATATTTAATTTACATGGATTTTTAATATTACCGCATATAGCAATTAATATATTATTTTCATCTTTAAAAATAGTTCCACCATCAGATTTACAATTAATACATTTATATTTAAGTTTAGATATATCATTTCTTTTTTCACTAATATTTTTAGTATTGTTTTCAATAATATTTTTTTTTAAATTATTCTTATAATTTTCATAAGAGTTTTTAAGTGTATAATAATTATTAAATTCTTCTAAATATTTAATATAACTCTTACTATCTATATAATTAAAACTATCCATTTTATAAATTAGAAATATATTTTTCTATGTAATAAAGACGCCTCGGGATGATTGCTATAATCAGGTAAATCAGTTATTAGATTATTTTTTATGCGATTATTATTATCAATATTTTGTCTATTATAATAAATTAATTTAGACATAATATATTGTTTATCTTGTAAATTTTTTTTATAAATATCTCCTTTATTTTTAAATCCTTTGTATTTAAAAATTAAAGTTAATGATAGTAGTAAAATAAAAATAAAAAATAATAAAGAATTGTAAAAAAAAGAATTTTCTAAGAATTTTTTTTCACTACATTTTTTTAATTGAAAATTTATAAAATTTTTTACATTTTCTGTTACCAATTTTGGTTTATTAGTAAAATCAATTTCATTAAAAAATTTTGTATTATTTGATATACTATCTATAATATAATTATCTTTATTCATTTAAAATATAAAGTTATTTAATAAATAATATTTTATACATATAAATATAATAATGTCAAATCCAAATCCAAATCCTTTGAGTGATATAAATTCTGGTTATATATCATCAGAAAGTTCTACTCCTACTCCATTAAATTCTATGTTTTATTTTTTAATATTAACAATAATTTACATATTAGTAAACATTTTTTTAATATATAGTTCTTCAGATTTTAATAATTCGATCATATTAGCAGTATATTCAATATTATTATTATTAGGATTATATTTTATAAATACATCTACAATAAAACAATTATGTGGCTCAAATGATGCAAATTATAAACCTCCTTATAATAAAATAATAACATTAACAGCTGGGCCATGGATAATAATATTTGGAAGTTTATTTTTTTTATTAGAAATTTATCCTGGTTGGATAAAACCTTTTTCTAATACATTTGGTTATATGATAATTAGCTTTTTAGGAGTTGAAAAATTATTAAAATCATATTTAAAATCAAATGATGATGTAGATAAAAAAGAAAATGGGTTAATAACAGCAATAAATTATATAGAAAATAATGCATCTACTTTTATAAATCAATTTGATACAAACGATATAGAATTTGAAAATTTTTTCAAGAAAATAAAAGATTCTAAATTATTTAAAGATGAATTATTTAAAGATGGTCATGTAAAATCTAGTAATTTTTATTTAGAATTACATAAATTAGTAAAAATAAAAAATGAAATAGGAAAAGCTATTTGGTATATATTAGCAGGAACAATAATATCTTCAGTAAGTTACAATATTTTAATGGATATAAAATGTGAAAAATCAACTCAACAAATGGATAATATTATAAATAATCAAATGGGACAACCAGAAATACTAAATGGAACAAAATGGAGTATTCAAATTGCATTAAATGATGAAGAAAAATATCAAATTGATAATACTTTAACGAATTATGAAAAAATTAATATTGGAATATTAAATAGAACTTCACCTGAATTTATAAATGTATTTAAAACTAAAAAATCAGGAAATACAAATGGTGTTCCATTTACTAATAATAAACCAGATATAAATAATCATGTATTTTTTAGTAATTATGAATTATCAGGTTTTGGTGTAGATTATGAATTTACATCAAATAATTATATTGAAATAGAAAATCATTTTCAAGGTATTAGAAGTGTTTATTTTATACCCATTAAATAAAATATTAATAATTTTAAATATTTTATATATAAAAATATTTAAAAAATATTGTGATGAATATTAGTGTAATATAATGTAATAATATATGAAATAATAGCAATAATCATAATGACTAACCAAATAGGAGTAATAGTTTTTTTATCATAACCTATACCAAACTCCATAGGTAGACCATTACTATCAAATATCATTTTTGGTTTTAAATAGTAAATTATAGAAAATAATACAAAAAATATAACTATTGTTGTTAATAAAGTATTATTCATAATAATTTTTCTTAACATTGTTAATATTATATAAAAAAAATATAATATTAATTTTTATTTTTATTTAAAAAATACTTTTTCCTGTAACTAATTCATTTCCTAAAATACCTACAAATCCAAGCATAGCGAGTCTTCCATTATTTAGTTCTTGATTAAATAAATTTTCACTAATTTTATCTACATTATAATTTCCTAAATTACCCGGCTGATAATCAGTTTTAAGCATAAAAGTTGTATTTGTATCAAAAGGATTTACCCATCCTCTTCCCATTCTAATAATATCATATGATGCAAGTCCTAACCAAACTGGTGCTTGATGGTATATATCTAAATTACTTAGATAATTAATACCTGGTTCAGAACTATCCTTATTTAAAATTTCAAGAGTTGGAATAATAATAGTGGCTAACATTGCAAGTCTACCATGTTGAAGTTCTGCTTCACGAGTAAATTTAATTCTATTTTCACTTTTATTTTTTAGAATATTTAGTGGATCAAAATTGGTAACTGGTTTTGTCGAACCATAATATTTAAAAGTTTTAACATTTGTTTTCATATTTGGTTTAATTACTAATCCATATACACAAGACATCATCATATAAAGTGAAACAACAACACGCATTATGATTAATAATGATTAAATATTTTTAAATTATTTTTTTAAAATATTTAAATTTTTTATAATTAATATTCATCTTCGCTTTCATAATCATCATCATCAGCCATATCATTCATATCATATGCATCATCTTCTATATCATTTTCAGCATTTTCTTTTTCTTCCATTTCCATTAAAAATATTTCTTTATTCATATCTGTTATAAAATCATTTTTATTTAATTTTTTTTCTAGAAGTGCCTGTTTTTCCATAGCTATTCTTTCTTCATCATAATTTTCTTTTACATATTGAGTTACACCTTTTTGCATACCTTTATTCCATTTTTCTAATTTATTATTTTTAAATAAGTTTTCTATTTCTCTCTCTTCATCTGATAAATTTTTTAAATAATCTGTTATTAAATCTTTTTCTTTTTCTTTTGCAAAAGTAATATTTTCTTTTACTTTTTTATAACTATTATTAATATCATTGTTTACATTATGTAATGTATTTAAAAAGTTGTTTAAATAGTCAAATATCTCTTTATATATTACATTTTTATCATAAGAATCATTTAATGATAAGATATTTAATTCTATATCGTTATTTTCTAGAATATTAAAAAATTCATTAAAAATATTAAGATAAAAATAATTATATATCATATTTAATAAATTAATATCAAAAATACTAAAAATCTTTGTATCTTTATTTATTAATATTTCTTCATAATAGACAAATTTTTCAGACAATTTAATAAAAATAGAATATTTATCATTAATAAAATTAAATATAATTCTTAAAATATCAACATTACTAAAATTTAAAAAATTACTATAATATTTTTTTAAAATATTATAAACATCACCATTATGTATTTCCGATAAATTCCAATGTTTTGGAATTCCATTATAATTTATTGATTTATTACAAACAATATTTGGAAAAATTTTAATAAGGTCAATTAAATAATTTTTAAATAAATAAAAATTTTTGCTATCAAAAGAAAAAGTCATTTTTTTTTCAAAATTTTCAAATTCTTGTTTTGATAATGTATCTATATTTTTTAAATTTAACATTATATTATTTTTCATCATATTGTTAGCTCTATATAAATAGTTTTTTATATCATTAGAATCAGTATCATTAAATTTAATAATATCATAATTATCTATAAGATTATAAAGTTTATTAATAAAAATATCATCAAATTTTTCAATTAACGAATTATTATTATAATCAGTTATAAGATTTCTTAATTCTTCTATATTATTTAAATTTTGTATATTGTTATCAATGTAATTTGTATTTTTTTTATTTATTATATCTATTAAATTTAATAATGCTTCATTATTGAAATTTTTTCCTTGTTCTTTTATATTTTCAATAATAGTATAAATATCTTCATTGTAATCTATCCCAATTGGTTTACTATTACAAATTGGCTTAATATTATTATCAATAACATTTTGATTATTAAAATTACAATAAAATATGAAAGATTTATAAATAGTTTCTTCACTAAAATCATTAGATAATTTTGGAAAAATATTTTTAGTATTTTGATTATGGTACAAAATAGTACAACTTTCTAAAATTTTAATATCATTAATAATTTTTTCATAATTAAATATTAATGAATTATTAGATTCAATAATTTTATCTTCTTTTATAAAATATTTTATTGAATTATTCTCAGAATTACAACATGCATTTTCCATATATGGCTCACCATTATTACTTTCTAATATTGGAGATTTTTTCTTTACAATATTTTGAATTTTTTCTATAATTTCATTCGCAATGAATATTATTTTTCCATTTAAAATATCAATATAGTTATTATTATTTTTTTTCTTAAAATTTTCAATCATCATCTCTCCAAAATTTGAAGACAATGGAGTTATATCTGATGATTTTATTTTAAAATCTATTAATGGTGGCATAAAATTATATAAAGAATTTATAAAGTTTTCTTCAAAAAATTCAGTTTCTGGATTTTCAAGTAGATATTGTTTTTTCTTATTTAAAATTTTATTAATTTTATCATCTTTTAAAATATCATCTTTTAGTAATGATTCTAATTTTCGTATAATATTATTTTCTGAAACTTTTAATATAGTATTCCATGGTTTTATACTACTTTTTATTTTATTAATTATACAAGCAATATATGTAATAAATGTTTTATCTTCTTCGCCTGATAATGGAAAACCAGAGAATGATTTAATACACCCAGGAAATGTTTTTTTTGTTGTAAATGATGGGATATTACTTTGAATATATATAATAATAAAAGATACAGTAAGTAATAATAAAATATTATTATATGCATCTTCATAATTTGGTAAGTTTTTTGCTTTTGGATCTTTCTTTTTTAATTTTTCTATTTTTTCTTCGTAACTTTTTTTATCTGGTATTTTTTTTTTAATAATTTTAAAACATTATAATTTATTTCCTCTTTAAAATTTAAAATATTTATTCCTAACATTTGACCAAGTGTTTTTATTATATTATTTATCATTTTTGTTTCTTCTGATAAATATTTACTTTCTATATTTAAAGCATAATCTGTTTCTAAAATTTCTTTAGTATTTAATTTATAACCACTTTCATCATAACCTTCATCATTATTGAATTCTATTCTTTTTATAATGTAACCACTATGTTTATCAACCCAATAACTATTATCATCACTAATAGTACCCTGTTCTGAACATATTGTATCTAATTCTATTAAATATTGAGCTTTATTATCAAATACATTTGCTAATTTTAATAAAAATAATGGTAAAATTTTAATATTAATTTTTTTACAATATAACCAATGAATATTTTCTTCACTGTTTGCATATCTTAAACAATTTTTTGCAAAAATTCTAATATAATAGTTCTTTTTTATAATATCCGGATATGCTAATATTCTATCTCTCAACGATTCATTAGGTGATTTTAGAAAACTATCACTATTAACTTTATTAAATTTTAATAATAAATTATTAACATTTTCATCAAAATCTTTATTGATATTATGTATTTTATTTAACATATATTTTGAATTTTCATATTCATTATTTATTTTACCTTTTATTTCTTCTATGCTAATATTATATTTTAAATCAAAAGATTTTAATAGTTCATCTATATTATTTTTATCTAGTTTATTTTTTATTATATCTATATTTTCACATTTATCATTAATACTTAAACATTTTTGATTTGTATCACAAAAAATCTTATTTGAATCAATGTAAAAATTATCTTTAAATTTTTCATCTAATTTCCATATATCTTCATCTCTAATATAAATATAATTTTTATTATCTTCTTTATTAATTAATAAAGCATAATCTCCATTTATTATTTCTCTTTTTTCTTGGATAATAGATTTTGCCTCTCTTTCTGCTTTTTCTTCTGTTAAATTTAATTTTTCAATAATTTCTTTTTTTAAAAATGTTTTAAATGTTTCTCCATCCATAGTTTTTTTTTCATTTTCATAGTCATTAATAAAACTATATAAAGTTTTATCAAATTTAGCATCATAAAAAATTAATTTATTATTATCCGACTCTATATCTTCAATGTTATTATATTTTTTTGATAATATAAATTTTTCACAAGTATTTTCTTTTTCCAATTCAACATTATTTTTTTCTAATTTTTTTTGATGTTTTATAAAATTATCTAATAAATTCGAGACAATTAAATCAATAATAGATTTATTTATACTTGTATAAAAAAAATTACCATTATCAATATTTATTATTTTATTCATAAATTCTTCATTATTATTTATAATTTTTTCATCAATTTTATATGCATTTAGTAATTCATCTTTTAATTCTTTATTTAATAACGAAAATGTATAATTGTTATTACTTGACTTTAAATTTTTATTAATATTATCTATATTTGTTTTTATTTCTTGTATATGAGATATTAAATCTAATTTAAATTTATTTGAATTTGTATTTAATTCTTTTTTAATAATATCAAAATTATTACTATGAATATTGTAATAATCTATGTTTGCACATTGTAAATATTTTAATAAATCTGATAAATTATATATTTTATAATTTTCAAAAATGATTTTTATAAATACATTATTTGAAGGAATAAATGATTCTAATAAATCATCCAAGTTGTTATTATAATTTGTGTCTTCATCATCTGATTTATTTACTAATTCAAAAGAATTAACACTTCTAAAAATATTATTATTATGTATATTTTTATCACTATTTTTAAATAATTCTATATTTTCTTGATTAAATATATATTTATTTACATTTAAATCAAATATTTCATTGTAATTTATAAAAACTTTATCCAAAATAGATTTATCAAAAATATTTGTATAGTTATTATTAATTTGAGAGAATGAAAACATAGGTAATGGTAACGTAATGAATGATATTATTTTTATTTTATCATTTTCTGTTAGTTTTTTAGGATTTAATGTTTTTTTTCCATTTATAATATCCATTTCCAACATTTTTATACCTTGATTGTATACATCCATTACAAATTTTTCTTTATTTATATTACCCTTATTTACACAGTAACTATAAAAGTTATCATAAGTATCATTAATTACATCTATATTATTAGCATTAATTTCACTATAATTTTCATAGTTTAAAATATTAGAATCAAACATTTCATATAAGTCATTTATATATTTTTTATAATCATTGAATTTTTCTTTTGAATTATTTTTTCTCCAAGATTCTATCAAATTGTCCAAATTTTTTAAAAATATATTAAAATTATTATTTAATACAAAATCATCATAATTATCAGAATATTCTTCAGAATTAATAAATATATGCTTTTTGTTGGATATTACAGGAAGTAACCAATAAATTTTTTTATTTAAATTTAATATAGTTTCTTTTAATGGTTTATTAAATTCATTTTTTAATGTAGGTAATTTTACATATCTATTTTCATCATAGTCTGAATATAACTCTCTTAATTCAATATATCTAGTAATTTCTTTGTTAATATATTCTATTTTTTCTTGATTTAAATTTTCTGGTTTAATTAATCCAATATTATAGTTTAAATAATCATTAATTTGCTCATCTAATGAATATCTTTTTTCATCATCAGAAACATTTATACTATAATAAATTTCATCTAATTCTTCTTCCAAATCTAATTCATCCATTATTACATGATTTTTTTCATTTAAATGAATAATATCAAAATCATCATCATTTAATTCTAAATTATTAATAGATTGTTCATCCAAATCATCAATATCTTTTTCTTCTGATTCTTTTTCTTCTGATTCTTTTTCCTTTGCTTTTTCTAATGATCTTTTTTCATTACGTACTATAATTTTTTCAATGTTTAAATGTTCAGGTATTCCAGAATATGCAAAATCTATATATATGATTTCTTCACTATCTTCTATAGTTAATTCTAACATATCTTCTTCAATATTTGTTATGATGCCATTTATAATAAATGGTTTTTCTCCACTAAAATAAATTGAAATTTTCTGATTTATTTTTAAATTGTTTTGTTGTATATAACCTGAAAATTTATTTCTATATAATAAAATAAAATTATCGATAGATTCTTCTAAAAAATTTCCATCATCATCTATTAGTAATGTTGTTTCTATATTTTCTGAGATTAAATTTATTTTTTTATTATCAATATAATTAATAAAAAATATTTTTTTATCATAAAATTCATTAGAAGGAGAATCTATCTCTATAATATCACCTAATTGTAAATTAATTTTATTGCTATTCATTATAATATATTTATACTATATTTATAATAAATTTATTATAAATATATTTAAAAAATATATTAAACTAAATTAAAGATAATTTAATATATTTTTATAGAAGATGAATACTAATATTACATATAATTTTGATGTAAAAAATATTTATAACTTTGATAATGATGATTATACTATTAAAAATTATACATATAATAATGTTGATTATAAAATTATTAAATATAATAAAGAACGTTTAGAACATTATAAAACAACTGATATAAATAAATTTATAGAATTAGGTAAGTTTAGATCTGTTATTTTAAAAAATGATAAATTACTTGTATTTAGTCCTCCTAAATCTATTGACATCAATGTATTTAAAAATAGATATACAGATATTAATAAATGTTGGACAGAAGATTTTATTGATGGTACTATGATAAATTTATTTTTTGATACTACTAATAATTCTTGGGAAATTTCTACAAAATCATTAGTTGGTGGAAATTCATATTTTTATGATAATAATAATTACACTTTTAGAAGTATGTTTTTTGAAGCATGTAATGCAAATAATTTTAATCTTAATAGTTTACCTCAATTATATAAATATACTTTTGTTATGCAACATCCTAATAATAGAATTGTTACACCTATAGATTTACCAAAATTATTTTTAGTTAAAATATATGAAATTACAGATACAACTAATAATACTTATAAAATTACTGAAATTAATACAACAAATTTTGCAAATACACCGCCATATATTTTTTTAAATACAGGAGTAATTGTATTATTTAAGTATTACATAAGTTCATATGATGATATTAATAATCATTATAATTCAAATATTCCATATTATTGCGTTGGTTCTATGATTTTTAATGAAGATGGTACTCGTACTAAAATTAGAAATAATAATTATGAATATGTTAAAAAATTACGTGGAAATCAACCAAAATTACAATATAATTATTTATGTTTAAAGAAAGATAATAAAGTAAAAGAATATTTACAATATTATCCTGAACATAAATTTGAATTTAATAATTTTAAAAATCAAATGTATAATTATACAAATGATTTATTTTTAAATTATATCAGTTGTTTTATTAGAAAAGAAAAAATGTTAAAAGAATATGATTTTCAATTTAAAACACACATGTATAAAATTCATGAAGAATATAAAAATAAACTTGTTTCTCAAAATAAAAAAATAGATAAAAAATTTGTTATAGATTATATTAATAATTTACATCCTGCTCAACAAATGTTTGTTATTAACTATTCAAATTATAATAAACAAGATGAAACAGTAATGTTAGAGTAATTTTTATATATTTTTTATATTAATAATAAAAATATATAAATTATTCAAGTAATTCATATACAACCGGTATTGGATTATTTTCTATTTCTGTATAATTACTTTATTTGAATTTTGTCCATGAAAAAAACTTAACATATTAGTATATATAATATTAATGAATTTAGCTTGTAAAATTTTCTTGAATATTAGTAATTTTCTTAATTCCATAATTAATTGCTTCTTCTAAATTAAATATAATTTCATCTTTTGTAACTAAATAATTGTAACTAATTTTTATAATACTTTCATTATCATGTGGGTGTTTTTTTAAGAAAGAAATATAATTAATTTTTTTTTCTTTTATAAAATAATTATCATAAAAATAATTTTCAATAATTTTACCTACAGTATAATCTTCGTTTAAAATTGTAATTTTGTAGCAATTTTCCATAGTATCATTTAAATATTCAATTAGATCTGAATTATTTTTTACATCTTCTAAACATATAAATAATTTTTTTATTAGTATTTTACAAGCTAAATTCATTAACATTATATTACTATAAATTCCAATTGATTTTAATTGAAAATTAAATTCATTTTCGATGAAAAGTTTTTTTGCATCAATTAATAACCAATCTTGTTTAATATTTTGAATTTCTTCATCACTATGTTCGTTTTTTAATAATTTTTCTTTTTTTTCCCATTCTTCTTTTATTTTTATTGGATCCATTACATTACCATAACTTACTAAACTTACTACATTATACATACCATCATCTTCAGCATTACTAATATATAATTTGGCGTTTAATTTTATATGGTCCATAAAATTATCCATAATTTTAGGTCTTAATCTAACAATATCAATATAATCTCCTGTAATTTTATCTGGAGGAAATATTTTTTTTACATCAGAATCTTTTAAATATGTATTAGATACTATATTTTTTACTTTGAAATCTTCTGTAGTAGCATATATAATTTCATTGGTATCATTTTTTTTATCTAATTCAATTATATAATCTTCATGTGAAAAGTTTTCAATATCATCAATATGTATAGGTATACACCCTAATCTTTGTTTAATTAATTCATTATTTAATCTTGTTTTATTAATTTCTATTTCTACTTTATTTTCAACATAAGGATTTGTTTTAAAAACAATAATTGGTATATTAGATAATAAAATTCGTCGGAGTGCATTTACATAGCTTACCTGGACATTTGAAATTGTAAATTTTAATATATCATCTTCTTCTTCTAAATTTGTTATAAGATTTTTAACTTCAACCATTATAATTACTTTATTATTATATTTTTTTTATATATTTTTAATCAATTTTTTATATAATTTATAATATTTTAGTTTAAAAAATATATTTTAAAATACATTAGAATATATATTATGAGTAAAGTACTTTATTATAGTAATTATTGTACTAATTCAAATAATATTATAGCAAAACTTTCAAAAAGTGGTGTAAAAAAAGATATTCATTTTATTTGTATAGATAAACGTTATAAAAAAGATAATAAAACATATATTGTTTTAGAAAATAATGATTCCATTATTTTACCTGAAAATATTAGTTCTGTTCCAGCTTTATTACTTTTAAATAATAATTTTAAAATTTTATATGGTAATGAAATTTTATCTCATTTAAATCCAATAGAAGAAACTAATAATCAAATTTCAACAAATTTTAATGGAGAACCAACATCTTTTATGTTTAATTCTAATTCATCTCAGATTGTTTCTGATAATTATAGTTTTTTAAATCAAAATAGTGATGAATTATCTGCTAAAGGAGATGGTGGATTAAGACAATTATATAATTATTCTACTATACAAAATGATGATAGAATAGTAACACCTCCAGATGATTATATTCCAGATAAAATTAATGAAGATTCATTAAAACAATATTCTGATTCAAGAAATAATATTTAGTTATTTAAAGATATTTTTTTATTAAAAATATATTTAAATATAACTATAAAGTATTTATATTAATATGGAAAATGAAAGTCAAGATAATTTAATAATAAATCAAACTATTATTATTGAATTAGCAAAAAATTTAAAAGATTTATTATTAGATTTAAATCGTAGTTTTAATGATAAAGTAGGAGATATAATAGAAAATGATGAAGGATATAATTATATTATAAATTATAATGGTAATATTGATGTAGATACAGAAGATGAAAAATTATTTAATTATACAATTAAAATTTTTAATTATTGTATAGATATTTTTCCAAAAAAGTTCTTTGATATTTTATATCAAAATGAAGAAATGTTTAATGAACCCATATATTTATTACCAGGAATTAATTTTTCTGAAATTTATTTAGATAATTTAACCGAAAATACAAAAAATGTTATATGGAAATATTTACAACTTTTATTATTTACTGTTATAACATCTATTCAAGATAAACAATCTTTTGGAAATAATGAAAAATTATTTGAAGCAATTAATCCAGATGAATTTAAAAATAAATTAAAAGATACAATGGATGATTTAGAAAAAATTTTTTCAAATAAAAACACAAATCCATCTCAAAATATTGATATATCAGAGATGTTTAATAATTTATTAAATAATGCAGATTTATCAAATATAGATGTAAGTAACGTAGATATATCTAATATCTTTAATAATTTTGCTAATAATATAAATAATTCTAATTTAGATATATCAAATATTGATATATCAAATATATTTAATAATGTTTTTGATAATTTAAAAAATATAGATAATTCTAATATTGATATATCAAATATTTTTAATAATATATTTAATAATTTAGATTCTTCAAATATTGATTTATCTAATACTAATTCAAATAAAAACATACCTAATTTTAATAATATTCATGACCATATTAATAAATTAATAAATGGAAAAATTGGTTCTTTAGCAAAAGAACTTGCAGAAGAAACAGCCAAAGATATGGATATTGATATGGATAATTTAAATAGTGTAAATGATGTTTTTAAAAATATGTTTAAAAATCCAGCAAAACTTATGTCTCTTGTAAATAATATTGGTTCAAAAATAGATAATAAAATGAAAGATGGTTCATTAAAAGAAAGTGAACTATTAGAAGAAGCCAGTGATTTACTTAAAAATATGGGAGGTCTTTCTGGTATGGATAATTTTGCAGATTTATTTAAATCTATGAATTTAGATAAAATGATGCCGAAAGGTGGAAAAATTAATAAAAATGCTTTTCAAAATATGATGGATCAAAATATAAAAATGAGTAAAATGAAAGATAGAATGAGAGATAAAGTTAATAAAAATAAACAACCTGAATATACTAAAAATTATTCTGAAAAATCTGAATCTATTCATGATATTAATGCTAGTTTAAAAAATTTATCTCAACAAATAGATAATAATCATGATTTTTTAAATGATATTTTAAAAAAACAAAATATTTCATCTAATTTAGAAAATAGACCAGCTACAAAAAATAAAAAAAATAATAAAAAAAAGCCTAAAAAGTAAGATAAAAAAAATTGCTTTATATTTTTTATTTTTATGATTTAAAAAATATAAATTATGAATTTAGAACAATTGGTTGAAAGGATTAAAAAACTTGAACATCAATTAGAATATTTATCAATTTTAATTTATAAAAAAAAATTACTAGAAAATGGGTATGTTATTATTCCAAAAATTTTAGATGAATATGAAATTTTTACAGCAAAAAATTTATTCTTTAATTGGAAAAATTCTATTCCAAATTTAGATAAATTTCATAATAGTATTAATCCTCATGGAATTTACAAATTTCATGAAGTAGGACATCAAGAATTTGCATGGTTTATTAGAACACGACCACAAATTATTAATATTTTTAAAAAATTATGGAATACTGATGATTTAGTTGTATCTTTTGATGGTGCTTGTTATATACAAAAAGATTGTAAAAAAACTGATAAAATATGGACTCATACTGATCAATCATCTGATGATTCAACATTAAAATGTTTTCAAAGTTTTGTTTCACTTACAAATAATGAAGAACGAACATTAGTTGTTTATGAAAAAAGTCATCTTATTCATGAAAAATATTTTAAAGAAAAACAAATTTCTAATTCAAAAAATTGGAATTTAATAGAACATGATTTTTTGAGAGAAATTGAAGATACTAAAAAAATATTAAAAGTTAATCCTGGAGATCTAGTAATTTGGGATTCTAGAACATTTCATCAAAATCAATATGGATATTTAAATTCTGAAGAAAGAATTGTACAATACATTTGTTATCTTCCTAAAAATGTAAAAGAAAATAATAGTTATATGCAAAAAAAAAGAGAGAAATATTTTATAGAAAGACGTACTACAAGTCATTGGCCATATCCATTAAATGTAAATGGATTACAACCTCAAACATATGGAGATAAATCAAAATTAATAGATTATTCAATCCTACCAAAACCAAATTTAGATAATTATATTGAATTAATAAAGAAACTTATTTAGATTTAACAAAATATAATTTATTATTTATTATTTAATAATTAATGTTTATGTTAATAAAATAATTATGAATATATATATAAATGGAATCTAATAATAAAATTACTGATATTAAAAATATAATAAAAAATGAAAATGAATATATAGATTTTTGGTTACATGACCCCAGTATTTTATTTAATTCAAAATACATCTATGATTTATGGCCCAAAGAAAATATGTCTAGAACTCAAAAATTTAATGCTATTTCTAGATTAATTATTTTTTTAACTTTATTAGGTTTATTTATATCCAGAGAATATAAAATTTTATTTACTTCATTAATTACTCTTTCTTGTATAATTTTTCTTTATTATTATTTAAATAAAAATGATAAATTTAAAGAAAATTTTTCAGATGAAAATATGTATGAAAAATATAAACATAATTTCACTAATCCAAATCAAAATAATCCAATGATGAATGTTATGTTGCCTGAAATTCAAGATAATCCAGATAGAAAAGAAGCAGCACCATCATATAATAAATCTGTAGAAAAATTAATAAATAAAAATATTCAAGATGTTGTTAAAAAAAATTTTAATGATGAAAAAATAGATGAAAGATTATTTAATGATTTAGGAGATAAGATACAATTTGAAAGTTCAATGAGACAATTTTTTACTAATCCAAATACTAGTATTCCAAATAATCAAAAAGATTTTGCAGAATTTTGCTATGGAAATATGGCATCATGTAAAGATGGAGATATAAATCAATGTTCAAAAAATTTACCAAGACACATTAATTATTAATTAATTATTATTTAATATAAAAATATTATATTAAATAATTATATATGACATCAACATACCCATATACATTTGATTCTATGTCTAGATTAGAATATGATGAATCTAATTTAAATCAAAGAAATTTACAAAATGTTAATAATGCAAATTATCAATTAGAAAATTATTATCCTGATTGTCCTATCTCTAATGCTATTAATTTTGCAACACAACAACCAAATGTTTTTTATAAAGGTTCACATGAGGGCGGCATTAAAGGATGTGAAATTGAAACTAATAACGAACTTAAATTTTCACATATCAGTAAACCAGCTTGTAAATTAAATTTAACACCTAGACAATTTATTACAATTCCTTATTTAGGAAAAGGAACAGGAGACCCAGAATTAGAATTAAGATTACAACATGGAGAAAATTTTGTTAATAAAAAAACTGTTAACAATATGATGGAATTATCTTTTGTAGATAATGAACATTATCCTATGATAGATTCAATGAAAGAATATGTATCAAATAGTGCATATGTCATTGAAGATGATGCTATGTCCGGCTGGTCAAGAGGAGGAATGTCTGCTAGAGATTTTGCTAGACAAAATAATAATTAAATATTTTTATATATAAAAATTTTTTAATTATATTTATTATAATTTATGACAACAAATTATAATAAATCATTTATATGCACATATAAAAAATTTGGTGATGAATATAATTCTAATTTATGTTATCAAATACAATTATTACAAGCTTTTAATATGAATAAATATGATGAATATATGTTACAAAAACATATAGAAAATCTATATATTTTTTTGAGAGATAATGTAAATATTATAAAAATATGTGAATTATTAAAAAAAAAATATACAAATTTGTCATTTTTTAATACTCAATCTAATGATTTAGAAAATTTAATATTTTTTCAAATTTTATTTTCATATGATTATTTTGATTTATTTCATAAACAGCTTATTGATTACTTTAAAGAAATTCATCATTTTCAAGAGATATATAATTATATTTTGAGAGAAAAATAAATATTTTTATATTTATTTATTATAATATATATTCATAAATATGACTTCTACAAGAAATAAAAATATGCTTTCTGATTATAAACAAGAACAATCTATTAATAATAGAATTATGGATAATAATATTTATATTAATTCATCATATGGAAAACCATTAGAAGAACATATACCATCTGTAGGTTATATACCGAGTCATATGTCGAGAGATACGTTTTCAAATAATTCAGTAGATATTGAATCTTCTTTATATGGAATAGGTTCATCTAATTTAGTTGAATCATGTAAACCAGTTAATCCAAGTATGAAAAATATTTATTTTAAAGAATGGTTTGAAAGACCTAATTCTGTAATTATGCCTTATCCATTAATTTATGAAAACAATCAAAGACCAAATTTATCATAATATATTTTTTATAATAAATATTAATTATATTAAAAATATTTATTATACCTATTTTTTTATTCTTTTTTTTAGTGAATTTTTAAATATTTTATTATAAAAATTTTTATTTTTATTGAGTTTTTCTGTTTTATTTTTTCTAATTACTTTATTACTATATTTTTTATTTCTTTTTTTAGTTATTCTTTTTTTACTATTTTTTGACCCTCCCATTTTCATCCCCCCAAGCTGAGGCTGATTTTTTCTAAACTCTTTATACGCCCTTATATCATCATCACTAATAATATCTTGACTTTGGTTATTATTACCAATATTCATATACTTTCTTATAACACCTGCAAGACTTATTGGCTCATCTTCATCAGTATCAGTAGTAGGTATTTCTAATAATTTATAATTTATATTCAAACCAATAATATTATGTAAATATATCCAGAAATCATTCTCTATATACTCTGGAATTTTTAAAGTTTTTCTATTATCATCACTACCAATTTTTCTGTCATCTAATTTTAAATCCTTATATAATTCTATTACTTTTTGATAAAAATCTTTATCAATATTTACTATATATTTATTTGTATTTAAAGCAGATTCAAATGTTTCGTTTGTCTCTTCTTTAGTTTTATTATATAAATACATTAATGAAGGTTTTATTACATTTTCCCAATGTCTCAATGTTGATAACTCCTGATTATTACTATTGGCATAAAAATGTAGTCTATACCGCCCTAATTTATAATCTTCCGTGTATTTATTATCACATACAATTTCTATAAAATTGTATAAATCATTATAATAATATTTTTCCTTATAATTTTGTTTTGGTTTTATATTTTGACGAGCTAATGATATATTTGTTGAACTATATGTAAAATTATATTTTGATAATGAATCAGTAAACTCTAAAGTACCTACTACTGAAGTAGAATTTAAAGCTTCTATATCATCTATATATTTTTCAACTGCATCTATTACATCTCCAATTACGTTTGATGTCATAGCTTCTTTTATTGCTTCTAGATTGTTATTTAAATCTTCTGCTTTTGATTTTGCAATATTACCAGCCTTCATTGCGGCCTGGTATGAATAAATTATAAAATCTGTCATAAATTTAAATAATTCTATATCTAAATCTGTTTCCGTTAATTTATTATAATTATAACCATATTCTTCTTCTATAATTTTTATATTATAATCTGATAATAATTTTAAATACTTATTTTTTTCTTGTAGTGAAACTTCTTTATCGTCAAATGTTAAATATCTTTTTAATACTATATTCTTGAAAAATCTTTTATATTTATAATAGCTATCTATATTTGAAACTTGTTTAATACCACTTTGTTCAATAAGATAACGTAATTTAATTTGTTTATATCTTAATAATTCGTTTCTTAATAAAGTTAAATCTATAAATGGTATTTTTGGTGCATTATTAACGGGAATGTTACCACCACCTACATAACTATTATTTAAAACTAAGCAAACACAATAATTTAAGTTAGAACCTTTTGCACCTAATTTATCTATTACTTTACCATCATTTAATGTATATAGTTCATCTATTGGATTTTTATTATTTTCTTCCCAAGCCATAAATTGATGTAAAGTATTGTATTTATTCACATTATCCTCTTTTAAATTATTATCCGACCAAAAAACATCATTAAATAATGAATTATTATGATAAAAAATACATTTTGAATTGTAATCAGGAATTACTTCATTCCCAAGATTTCCATCTCCAGAACTATCACTTTGTATAACATTTGTAATTGTTTTTCTCATTGATTCTAGTGATTTATTAATAAAATATCCTTCATAAGTTCGTCTAATTAATTCAATATGACACATAACTATTCTTTTTATTATAGCTTCAGTTACATCTAAACTTAATACTGAATTGGAATTTATTACACCCAATGAATACTGTTGTGTTTTTTGTTTATCTTTAAAATACTTTAGTGCAGTTTCTGTGTTACTAAGTAAATCAGTTATTTTTTTTGTTTCATAATTTTTTAAATTAGAAATTATATTTTTATAATAATTATGATAATCTACTATTTCGGTTGAACTATTTTTTATAAAGTCACATATTATTGATATTAGTTCGCTATTATAATCGCCATTCACAATGGATTTTAAATGTCTAAAAAAATTTTTAAAATCTGTTACTGTTTCTTGTTCCACTTCTAGAAAACCATGAACAGTATTAGCTCTATAGTCCGATATTTTTTTAAAATTATGATAAAAAGTTTTATTATTTAATTTATAATATGCAATTATAAATTGTAATCCACGTAATCTTTTTGGAAAGTCCGTTATTCCGTAATGAAAAAAACCGTCTCTCTTGTGCGCTTCTTTTGTATAATAAGATTTTAATTGATTTTGTGCAAGGTTTTCGGGAGAAGCTATTATTGTTTTAAAATAAGCTGTTGGCTCTTTTATTATACTCTCTTGAGGAGGAGGAGAAGTTTTTTTAGGTGGAGCTTTTGGACCTTTATTAGCTGGTTTTTTGGCAAGATCGTAGTGGATACGAGAAATTTCAAATACAGAATCAAATCCTTCATCATCAAATGAATCTAATGTAATATTCAAGTCAGGAATTTGAACTGGTCTTTTACTGGTGTTGTTAGATGAACTATAAGTATAACTACTATTATCAATTGTTACGCTTACATTAGTATCAAATTCAATATTTACTTTGTCTATATTAGAAAATACAGAGTTAGGTATTTTTATCTTTTTAATTAATCCTGTTATTAATTTTAATAAAGGTGATTCTTTTTCATTGTCTAAAGTATCTTTTGCTATTTTGTACATATTACTATCTTTGTTTTTTTCATTATATTTGTCTAAGATTATTGTTAATAATTTTTTTTTAAGTGCCTTTCCATCTATATTAATATTATTCAAGTCCGGTTTCTTTAAATTCGGAGGTGTTAATATTTGTTGATATACAGTATCAGTCAAATAATCATTATTATATGGGTCAGTATGATCATAAACAAATGTTTCATTAGTTATACTCTGTTGATAATATGTATAAAGTTCTTTAAATTTAGTTTTTTGATCATCACTTTTACGTGTGTCATTAAACTTTTCATAATTTATTGGATTTAAATAAGTTTCAATTTGAGGAGGATCTATAAATTTCATTATTACTGGTGTATCACTTATTTCTAATTCTTCATTTTGTGGAATAAATTCTGTTTCATTCTTTTCACTTCCATCTGATTGTGCAATTTTAAAATGAGTTAATTCTTTTTTAAATGCACTATTATTTCCTATATTTTTATAAAAAATAATGTTTGTGTTAAAATGAAACATCAATACTAAATGTTCAGCTATATATACATCTTTATATTTTAATGCATTTTCTAATGTTTTTATTTTTTCTTTTAACTCGTCGTTGTATTGAGTAGTTTTTTGATAAACAACTGTATTTGTAATTGAATTTGCAGGTTGAAATACTTTTTGTAAATCATCTGTTGTACTTGCTTTATCTGCAATCATTTGTTGAATATTAAACATAGTATTAATTCTCTTTTTATATTCAGAGTCTGGATATACATCTTGTCCACATAAAAAATTTACAAGACTATTTAATAGATTTATACTATAGGTAACTCCTTGTTTATCACTGTTATCTTTGTCTTCAGAAAGACGCAAATTTTGAACAAAATTATTATAAACTTCTTCATTACAATAAAAATAAGTTTTATTAGAATCATGTGCTATTTCTTTTAATTTATTAATATCATTTTTATCAATACCCTTACGTTGATCGTCATTTAATGTTTGAAATATTTTACCATCTGGCATTTTTAAAGAAGAAATAGCTGATAATGCTTCTGAGAAAAAAGAATTACCAGTTAATAATCTATGAAGTGTATTTATATCGTCCATAATCATGTTTATATTATGATTACTAGTTATATCAAATGTCTCTCTACCGTCATCTTCTATTTTTGTTTTTAATTTAAAACTCTCATGACCTATTAAATCATAGGAATCTGATAATCCTTCTGTTCTTTTTTTATTTGCATCTTTTTCATGTAGATAATTAAAATAATTAAAAGCACCTTGATTTTCATTTCTCTCGTATTGCTGTTTATTTTTTATATAGTTATCAATATCAAAATATTTAATATATGAATAAATTGTCTCTTTAAAATCTTCAAAAGTAGTAGTTCCCGTCTTTTCAGTGGGTTTTGTATAATTTGATAATGATCCTATTCCGTTATCTAAATCAGTTTGGCTTTGGATTCTCTTATCTAGTGAAATTCTTTCACCATAAATATTTAAAAGACGAAAATCTAACATACCATTTTCATCTGGAGCTGCAATTTGATCACTCATAAGTTTAGATTGTGATTTTTCAAATATAGCTACTTCACCTACACCTGGACCCGATTCGTTAAAAAAACATGGATATCTATATGCAAAATCAAATTTATTTTCAACACCAGCAAAATCTCCAATAAATAAAGAGGGTATTTTTTTATTTTCAGATTCTGAATTAGTATATTTATTAAATTTAATGCTAGATATTACATGACTTCTTGAAGACTGTGGATTATTTGATGTTGCAGAAAAAAATCTTTTTTGATCAATTAATTTTTCTAATAATTTTTCTAAAGGTATTACTTCACCAATTTTTGTTTTGTTCCCATTCGGTAGTGTGTTTTTTATTTTTTCGGCAATATCAGCACTAGCTTTTAAATCGTCTTTTTCAATGTCCTCTTTTGTCAATACATATTTATAATATTTATTATAAAATCCATATCCTCTTTGACCGCTCTTATATCTATCGTCATATTGTTTCTTTTCCATACAATCATCATCTTTTATCATTGCATAAAATCCATAATGTTCTTCCTTATCTAAAACAGGTTCGGTGTAATATTTAAATGTTATAGGGATTGCAAATTTTTGCAAACAGAAAGGTGATCCGTCTACTTTTGGAGTTTTTGTTTTTCCACGTTGAATAGATTGTCCTGCATCTGTACCAGTTTCTACTTCTGTTTCATCCATAAAAAATTCGTAAATATTTAATGTTAATTCTTTAAAGCTATTTTTTGCTATTTCTTGTAATTTTTTATCTTTTTCTGATAATGCTATTGTATTATTATTAGTATAAAAAATTTCACCATTAGCTAAAGTGTTTAACATATATATTACACAACCACCCGTATAATTTGGTAGTGGTTTACCCTCTTTATCTACTGGAGCTTTTATACTATTATATATTAATGTATTTGTTTTTCCAGCACCAGAGGCACCATAACCAATTATTTTTACAGAATTTCCATTAGCTAATTTTTCTTTAACTGCATACATATTTGAACCATATTCTTTATTATTATTATTATAAAGAATAAGATCAAAAGGACCTGAATTCATAAAACTATCATAATGAATAATATGACCATTATCTATGGATTCTTCTAATTCTTTTTTTAAGTCATCATTATATATTTCTTTTTTGGATATTTGTGGTTGTAATTTGTAAGCATAATCCCAATGTCCTTCTCTAAAGTGGTCGTTTTTATTATTGGGATATAATATTTTATTTTGTTTATTATCTGTATTATCATAAATTCCATTACAATACAGTAAAGATAAAGGTGCCTTTCTTTTATATTGTGTATCGCTGGTATCATCGCCTGGCTCATCTGTAAAATATAAATATCTTGGATTAAAAGTTGTTTTATATTTTGGAGACGGAAATCCATCTCTAATTTTTACATAGGTCATTGTTTTTGATGACGAAAATTTATCTAAACTTTCAATTAAAATTTTATTACTGTTATTATAAATTATTGCCTCATCAATATTTTTTTCAATTGTATAAAAATCTTTTATTAATTGTAATAATATTTTTGTGAAACCAGTAATTACATAAAAATGAATAGATCTTAAGCCTTCGGATTCATTTATACTTCCAGGAGTAGAATATATTTGACTAAAATAATATGATATAAAATCTAGTAAATCTTCTATTCCTTTTGTTGGTTTATCTTCATATATTGCATCTTTAAATTCATTTAAAACCTGTAAAAATATATAATTTTCCCTTTCAAATCTTCTTAATTCTTCTATATATTCATTCGTTGCTTCATATGTTTCACCTAAAAAAGTTTTATATTTGTCTTCTGTACCGTTTGTAGAATATGAATAAGAGCCACTACTATTTTCTATTGTAGTATTTTTCTTAGCTATTTGTTTATATTTAGTTAAAATTAAACGTAAAATATGCTTTTCAATAAGCATTCTAACAAATGTATATTGGTTTATATTAAATACTTCATCTAAAATTTGTTCAATACTAGTGCGTTTGTCTCCTCCTTTGTATAAAAAAGGTTTATTCATTAAAGAAACTGCATCGTTACTTCTACCTATTAAAATATCTTTATTAACAATTCTCGCAAATTCTTGGTCGGATTTAAAATTGGGGTTATTTACTATATTTTGAATTTTTTTTATTAAATTTGAATTTTTTATTTGATTAAATTTAAGATTGGCATGAATACTTAGATTAGAAAGTAAATATACTATTTGATATCTACTAATAAGTTCAGGTTTAACTTGACCCAATTTTGTTTGTAATTCATTTTGTAGATTTTGTAGATTTTGAATATTAAAAGGTAAATTATTAGTATGTATTTTATGGTTAAATTTATCTTGTTTATCTGAATTTAAAACAGTATCGGGTAATACTCGATCGATTTTGTTTATGTTAATTCCACCAGTTTGTTTTTGTGGTTCCATACTTCCTTCTAAATCATTTATAAAACTTGTAAATTCAGGTGTAACACCATTAGCATTGGCGTCTTTTATATCCTTTATAACACTGCCTAATGTCTTATCACTATGAACTATATTCTCGGCTTCAAAAGCCCTTATTATATTTTCTGCCTCTTTAGTATATTGTTCAGAATATACATTTTTTGTCTTTTGTTCGTCACGGGCATAATCATCTACTTCTCTTGTTTGTGCATCAACTTGTTCTTTTTGCTGTCTGGCAGCTTCACTTGTGTCAGTTAATATTATTTCTTGTTGATCTAATTTTGTTCTTTCATCAAGTTTCACTTCTTCAGTTACCATACCATCAAGATTAACAGGTTTTTTTATTACTGTTGCTTGTTCTAAGCTATCAGAAGATGCACTAGGAGTAGCAGTAGCAGGAGCAGCAGCAGGATCAGCAGCAGGAGCAGCAGCAGGAGCATTATCAAGTGGTACTGGTTGATTAGCATTAGAAGAAGTAGCAGGAGCAGGAGCAGGAGGTTCAGCAGGAGGAGTAGGAGATAGAGCTTCTGAGGTAGAAAGTGATGGTTCTAAAATTCTTTTATCTGTGGCCATTAATGCTTCATAAAACTTTTCGGCATATTCTTTTGTTTGTTTTATATAATCATCTGTTAATTTTACCCACTCTTCTTTTAGAAATTTATTTAAAAGTAGGGCATTTGATTTAAAAGCTTCGGGAAGCGCAATAAATTTTGTTAAATTATTTAACTTTTTAATAAATGTCCTTTTTTCACTCTCCTTATCTTCTTCAAATTCTTTTTTACTTTCCAAAAAATTATTTTTTAATTTGGAAATTTTTCTATTTCTTTTAGTATTGCTATCCTCCTCATCGTAATCTAGGCTAAAAAATTCAAATGCATTTACTTTTTTTAATAATGAAATCCATCCATCTTTACAAAAATCAGTGATTTTTTCTCCGCCTTTTTTTATTTTTCTTGGTTTTCCATCAGCTTTTGCTTTTTCTTTCGCTCTTTCTATTTCAGGATCTGAATATATTTGTTCGTCTAACTTTGATATATATTCTGTAGTAATATCTGTATGGTTTTTTATATATATATCTACAATTTCAGTTAATTGGTTATAAAGTTCTTGTTCTTCTTTAGTTACACCTCCATATTGTTTTTTATTATTCTCTCTATTAACTGAACTGCTTCCTCCTGATGAAGTCATAATAGTTTGTAACATTCTCATCAAACCGTCTATATCGTCAATATTATCATCATCATCAATTTGTGTTTCTTGGGTAGCAGCAGCAGCAGGAGCAGCAGCAGGAGCAGCAGCAGGAGCAGCAGCAGGAGCAGCAGAAAGAGTTTGAGATTGTTGTTCGACAGTAGTTTTATGAAGAGAATCACCTTGGGCAGAAGCAGCAGCAGGAGCAGCAGCAGGAGCAGCAGCAGGAGCAGCAGAAAGAGTTTGAGACTGTTGTTCGACAGTAGTTTTATGAAGAGAATCACCTTGGGCAGGAGGAGTGGCAGGAGGTGGAGAAATATTAGAATCTTCACTTACGTCAATCGGATTTTCGTTTTGTGTTTTTATTAAGATTAAAGCTATTAATGCTTGTAACTCCTCTTTTTTCAATTGAATCTTTTTATTAGAAGGTTCATTTTTAAATATTATTTCTAATGCTATTTGTATTACTGCTATTAATTGTTCTGAATTTATACTAGGATATTTATTTTCAAAATATTTTGTTAAGAATATACGTAACTCTTCCTTAGTTTTACCACCATTACTTAAATCACCCCAAAAAGTTGATTCTATTGTACTACCTAGTATTTCTTCGTTTTCATAGTTTGTAAAATTAAAATTACTTTCATTAAAATTATAATTAGTGTCAAATTTATATTTATTAAAAAATGTTTGTCTATAACTAGTTCTTTCAAACCAACTCATCATTGTCTTTCTCAATGTTTCTGTAAAATCTTGCATTTTAGATACTAATGTTGCGTTCAATTCTTCTGATTTTCTATTTAGTTCTTCTGATTTTCTATTTAGTTCTTCTCTTATAACAGTAGTTTCTTGAGATGTAGATGAATTGCTTTGATTAGTTTCAATTGAAGAATTTACTTGACTTTCTATTCTACTAAATGATTGTTTAAGAGTATCCATAAATGAACGAATTTGTTTTATTTGTGATGTAAATTGTTCTGCTATTTTATCTATATATACTCTTGTTTGTTCCTCTTTTGTTGATAAATCTTTCGCTATTTTATCATCTAATTCTTTTTGTTTTGATAATGAATCTGTATTTATTTTACTTAATTCTTCTTGTAATGATGAATATTGTTGTTCTGTGAGACTTTTATATTCATCCATTTGAGCTTGTATTTGTTCATTAATATAATCTAAAAAAGCTTTTCCATCAATACCTTCTTTTTCTTTTTGTTTCATACTTTGAATAAATTGATTGATTTTTTCATCTCTAGTAGTCATTTCTAATCCTATTTTTTCGATTATTTTGTTATTAAGATATTGGTAGTCTATTTTAGGCATTTTTTGAGTTAACTCATTCGATAATTCTTGCATTAATTCATCTCTATTAGGAATTTTTTCTTCAAGTTCTCTTATTGTGGTTGTAATTGCAACTTTAAATTCTTCAAGTAATGAAACACGTTGAATTATATCATCTAAATTTTGTTGGACACTAGTAATTTGCTGCTCATTTTTATCTGTTTGTTTTTCTAAAGTTCTAACTTTTTCTTTAACTTCTTGAAAGTCTCTTTGTAATGTTTGATCTTGTATTGTATCAGATTTTTGTTCGAAGTCTCTTACTCTTTGTTCAATTAACTCTTGTATTCCACTTTTATCTAGTTGAAATACTATTTGCATAACTTTTTCATCAATCTCTCGGAAATAAATTTTTTGCTCTTCTGTTAAATAATTTACAGGAATTTTTTTAATTTCATTATTTAATTCATAAATTTTCTTTATCAATTCTTCTTTTTTATCTGGATCTAAAGATTGATATTGAGATTCATATTGTTCTATACTATATTTAATATAATTTTCATATTTCTTTGCTTGTATTATATAAAATAAATATTTAAAAGAGTTCTTTAAAAATTCATCTTTTTTTTGTTTATAATTAATTTTTTTTTCAAATTCGCTAAGACTTTCATTTATTCTTTGTGTTACAATACCTTGATTTGGTTCTGTTTCAGAAGAAACTTGCACACCTATGTTTTCTAAACTTAATTGTGATACTGATGGTGGTCTTGGTGGTGTTGGTTGTCGTGATGGTGGTGGTGGTGTTGGTTGTCGTGGTGGTGGTGGTGGTGATGGTGGTGGTGGTGGTGGTTGATTTAACCCCACTGATTGTGTTGATTCTCGTGTTGGTGGTGGTGGTGGTGGTGGTTCTTGTGATGCCACTGATTGTGTTGATGGTTTCGGTGATAGGTCTGGAGTTTTTTTTTCTTGTGATGGTTTCGATGATGTTGGTGGTGATCTTCTTTTTTTTTCTTCTGGTTCATCAATTTCAGCTTGATCTATTAAATCATCTGTTCTACTTCTTTTACCTTGTAATGTATTACAAACTTCTGTACCTTTACCTTGATTATCACAATAATCTTGTATTAAAGCTTCGATTATATTTATATCAGGTTTTTGACCAGGCTCTTTAAGGAGACTAGTATTTGTATTTCCTAAAAGGTTTCTAATCATTTCTTGATCCTTTTTAACTTCTGGATCATTAAGGTCTATAATATCTAAATTTTTATTTTCATTCATGGGCGCTTTAAGATGTCCAATAAAAGCAGCTACGGCAGGTAAAACACTACTTTTTTTAAACTTGTCAAATCCAGTATTACTCATAATTAAATTTATATATAGTTTATATTAAATTTATTTATATTAAAATAAATAATAGAAATAAATTTTATAATTTAATATTTTTATATTATAAATGTCAAATAGACGTAAATATGTTCAATTAGAAGAAAACGATGATATATATATTGAATGTAATCCGGTTGATGAAAAAGGTGATATAATAGAAGAAGATAATATAGATTCAAATAATCTAAATAGTGGATTTTTAGAAAATAATCTAAATATTGATTTTGGAAATAATATAGGAATACAAGCAACCATAGGAGTATCCTTGATGTTATTTTTATATCTTGTTGGTGATTATATATTTAAAATAATACCAAAACAACAAATAAATAATAGACTATTAACAGCAAAATTATAAATAAAAATTTTAGCATTCTTTAAGAGATATATTTTTTTTATTTGGAATGTTTTTATAAATATTATTATTTTTGATAGTGTTTATAAATGTTTCTTCTAATGATGTTTTATATAAATGATTATTATATGAAAATAAATTTTTAATTTTATTATTTTCATTATTTTTTATATTTTCTGGATTAGTTTTTAGTGATTTTAAATATAAAATAAAACCAAGTGAAGATATAATAATAGCATTTAATAATTCTTTATTAATTAATAAAGAGATAGTTATAAATATAATAAATAATATAAAAAATATATTATTAAATAAGAATGTATAATCATATGGTATAGAAATAAAATTTATAAAAAATATAGACATTATTAATAAAATTTTTAATACTATTGAACTATTAGTATTTTTTTTTGCCATTTATAATATATAAAAATATTTTAAAAAGAAAAATTGATGAATATATATATTTAAATATAAACTACAATAAATGTCAAAAGATTTAAGTTTAAATATTTACAATGTAATAAAAAAAATTAATGAAACACATGAAATAGAAACTTACCTGGGTAATAAAGGATACTCTATAAAAAAATTAAATCTTTCAAATAATTTAATTACAAATATAAAAAAAGAACTAACTATTAAACCGTTTAATATAAATTCATATAATGATGTATCATCATATCCTATATATTTAGAATCTGATAATAAATTATATGTTCCTAGATTCTGGGGTATAAATTATTTTGGTATGCCAAACTCAATAAAAATACAAAATGGTAAAAATATAAATTTAAAATTTGTAGGTAAGTTAAGAAAAGAACCAGTTGACCAAGAAGAAATTATTTCTACATTTTTAAAAAGTATTAATTTTGATATAAATAAATCTATAGAAGAAAATGATAAAATAAATAATGGAAATTCTTGTGGATTAATAGAATTAAAAACAGGAGGTGGAAAGACCGTTCTTGGTTTAAAAATATTATCATTAATAAGTAAAAAAACAATTATATTTGTTCACAAAACATTTTTGAAAGACCAATGGATAGAAAGAATTCAACAATTTTTACCAGATGCAAGAATAGGTACAATTCAAGGGCCAACAATAGATATTGAAGATAAAGATATTGTAATAGCAATGATTCAATCTATAAGTATGAAAGATTATCAAACTTCCTTATTTGATGATTTTGGTTTTAGTTTATATGATGAGGTTCATCATCTATCAAGCGAGGTTTTTAGCAATTGTTTAAAAAAATGTAATACATTATATTCTTTAGGATTAAGTGCAACAATGGAGCGTAAAGATGGATTAACATATGTATTTAAATTATATTTGGGAAATATTTGTGATATTAAATATAATATAAAAGATGATAAGGATAATGTATTAGTAAAAGCCATAGATTATGTAGTTAAAGATGATGAAGATTTTATAACAACTGAAATAGATTTTAAAGGAAATCCAAAATATAGTACAATGATAAGTAAAATATCAAATTATAGTTATAGAAATGATTTTATAGTAAATGTAATAATAAATGAATTTAGTTTAAATATGAATCAACAACTAATGGTATTGTGTCATAATCGGTCTATGTTAACATATTTATTTAATAGATTAAAAGAAACAAATCTATCAGTTGGATATTATGTAGGTGGAATGAAAAAAGATGATTTAAAAGAAAGTGAAAGTAAGAAAATTATATTAGCAACATATCAAATGGCAGCAGAAGCTTTAGATATTAAGTCTTTAACAAGTTTACTTTTAGGAACACCAAAAACAGATATAGTTCAGGCGGTTGGTAGAATTTTAAGAGAGAAACATAGCAATCCTTTAATTATTGATATAATAGATAGTCATCAATGTTTTCAAAATCAATTTATAAAGCGAAAAGCCTTTTATAATAAAAGAGAATACAAAATAATAAAAACTGATAATAATAATTATATAGAAATGATAAATAATAAAAATAATTTATGGTTAGAAATAAAAAAAAGAGAGAAAAAAAATAAAATAATTGAAAAAGATAGAGAATGTTTAATTTAAATATATATTTAAAATAATAAATTTTAAATATAAAAATAAGAGATATTACATTTTTCTTTTTTTTGTATATTTTTTATTTTTTTTTTGTCTTCTTTTAGTTTTTTTATGTTTTTTACCTTTTCCGCGATTTTGATGTTTATTATATATATATCCACCGTTCATTATATATAATAAAATATTATTTTTTATTTAATAAATAAAATATATTTTTTTTTGTAGTTATTTTTTTATCTCTTGAAATTTTTTGAGGAATCCATTTTTTAAATTTTATATTATATATACAATCAATAATATATTCTTTATTATTTAAAAATTTATCTTCGGATATATTTTCAAAATTATCTTCATCATCAGACTCTTCTAAGAAATCTAAATTTTCATTCTCTCTTATATTTCTAAATAAATTGTTCATAAAAATACTATTTTTATAACTATCGATTAATAAATAGTCATAAAATATCTCTTGATTTTTTTCATTTAAAATATACATTTCGTAAATATCTTCTTTAACGTTAGATTTAATTTTAAAAGTAGTAATATGATTTGAATTAAATGATATCTTATTGTTTATAATAAAATTACCAAGATACTTAATTTCAGAATAAATACTAATAGCATATAATTTATAATTTAATTTATTAATTTTTTTGTATAATTTATGTATATCATTATATATTAACGGAATAAAAAGTTTATAACTATTATTATTATTAATGTAATTAATAACAGTATTATATACTAATAATTTATTTTTAATGTTATTATTAAAATTATTTTTAAATATGATAGTATTTAATAAATTATAATTATATATATTATCAATAATAACATAATTATAGATATTATTTTTTATATAAATTCCACTAATTAATGTATTGTTAAATGTTAATTCTTTATCAAAGTGTATATCATATTTATAATATAAATTATTTTCATTATAAATATTATTATCATTTAAAATAATTAATATACATAACAATTGTTCTTCATAATATGTAAACCATAAGATACATTTTTTTCCTTTTGGTTTTAGAATAAAATAACTAGCATCAACATTTTCTATTGACTTATTATTTATGAAAGATAAATTTTTATAATTATCTTGAGGAATTCTATATTTAATATCATTAAATATATTTCTATCTAATAATTTCATTATTTATTTATTATAAAATTAATTTTAAATAAATAAAAGTAATCATTTTTATAAAAAATAACTTATTAATTTAATGTTTTTATAAAACTATCTAATTCATTTTCTATAACATTCATATTAGATATATCTATTATATCAGAATCATTATTATCATTATTATCATTATCATTATCATTATTATCATTATTATTATTATTATTATTATTATTATTATTATTATTATTATTTAAATCTAAAATATCATGAGTAATATTTATATTATCATCATGAATAATTATATTTTTTTTTTTACAATAAGTTTCATTAAAATTATTATTTTTTATATTATTTAAATCTATATTATAGTTTTTTTTTAAATAATTGTGTAAAAAATTATATAATATATGTAATAAAAATAAAATGAATATATAAATACATATTAATTTAATTACTTCAAACATTAATGTTTATTAATATTAAATTATTATAATATTAACTTAAAAATTTATATATAATAATATTTAATTAATAAATTATGATAAAATGTATTTTAATAAATGATAATGACGCAACGGAGATAAATATAAAAAAGAATAATATTACAGAAGACAATTTATACAAAAAGTGTTATTTAAAAAATAATAATAATTTTATTAAAATTAATAATTGGAATTATAAAAATAATATAATAGAATTATGGGGGAAAAATAAAGGATTAAATAAATTCAAAAGTAAATATGAATTATTTAATAAATTAAATTATGATATATATGGAAAATCAATATTTATAATGAAATCTAATGAAAATGATTATATAAGTTTAAATATAGATATTTTCAATGAATTAGAAAATGATATATTTAAAAATACAGAATTTGAAAAAGGTAAAGATATTGAAGAAAAAAATATTTGTAAATTAAAAAAAAAATATGATGATTTAAGTAAAGATAATGAAATTATTAATGATAATAATGATAATAATGATAATAATGATAATAATGATAATGATAATGATAGTGTTTGTTCCTTTAATTCAGAACTAACATATGAGGCATATAATTATTCTAGTGATAATAGTGAAAATAATGAATAATTAAAAAATTGAAATAATCATTTAAAATTATTTATTTATTTAATTTTAAATGAGTAAGTATAATAGAATAGTAACAAACCCCGAAGAATTTAGAAAAAACGTTTGTGATAAATTAAATAATATTTTAGATAATAAAACTATTAGTTTAAATGCTGAAAAAGGTATTTATAATTATTCTATTGATGTATGTGAAAAAAAAAATATTATTAAAAAATGGAGCAATTCATATTTTGTATTAATTTATATACAGAAATTAAAATGTGTTTTATTTAATTTAAAAAATGAAGAATTATTAAATAAAATAAAAAATAAGGATTTTAGAGCGCATGAAATAGCTTTTATTAAACATGAAACAATGAGACCTGAATTATGGGGACCATTAATTGAAAATAAAAAAATAAAAGATGAAAATAAATTTGCTCCAAAAATAGAGGCATCTACTGATGATTTTAAATGTTTAAAATGTAAAAATAATGGTTTATCTGTAGAAGAATATTCAAAATGTACTTATTATCAATTACAAACAAGAAGTTCAGATGAGCCAATGACAACATTTGTAACATGTATTAATTGTGGAAATAGATGGAGATGTTAAATAATTTCTAAATCTGATATGTTCCAATATTCAAATGTATTATTTGGTAGTGGTCTTTGAATTATAAATGGTAATTTTTTTTCTTCTAATTCTTTAATTGCAATAATAAAATTATCTAATATACTTTCATCAATATTAATGAATGGTTTTGATCCATTATTTAATTGTTTTACTCTAATTCCTAAAATCTTAGTTTTTTCAAATTTTGTTAATATTGGTATAGTTGTATGAAATTTATCAATAATATTATTTTCACTGTCTCTTGTTATTTTTGATAACATTTTAATTTCTTCAAAATTTTTTCCAAGACATTCTGAGTGAAACTTTTTAATATAATCATTTTTAAATTCTAGATCAAATTTTTCTAAAAATTCTTGAGAATTTTCTGTTTCTAAATCAGAAATATCTTTTATATAATTTTTTTGTGTAAAATTATTATCGATAAAACTATCATTAGTATCTTCTTCTTCATTATCTTCTTCAACAAACTCTTCTTCTAATTCATCAACCTCATCATCATACTCACTTTCTTCTTCAATATTATCTTCTTCTTCTTTTTCTACTAAATCATCATCATTTATACTTTCATTATCAGAATAAGGTTCTTCAACAATTTCTTCTGACATAATATTATACTTTTATAATATAAAAAAATCTATATTTTATATCAATTTTAAATAAATTTTTAAATAAAATTTATTATTTTTCAGTATGCCAACTATTGTCACAATGTGTACATAAATATAAATATTTCATATTTATATTATCGTATCTAATAAATATAATTTCTTTATCTTCACTATTAAAAGTTTCTGTATTTGATATACAAGAACTATTAGGGCATTTAATATAATTAATTCTTGGAAGAGTTCTATCAAATTTAGTATATTTATTAACAAAATTAATCTTATTTTCAACACTACTAGATATACTTTCTTTTACAATAGATTTACTTGTATTTATTGAATTTTTATCTTCATTTCCACATTTTCTACAATAATATGTAATATCATCACATGTTTCATTTACTAATTTAATATAATACATATTATCACATATTTTACAGAAATCCATTATATTTATTATATAATATATGTATTATTTTTTAATATTTTCAATTTTATTTTTTTATAAATATTTAATATATATTTTGTATCAATATCGAATTTTAATTGATAAATTGGAACTTGTATAGAAGAAATATTGTTAAAATCATTTTCTATAATATTTTGAATATTTTCAATATTTTTTTTAAAATTATCTAAAATTATTTGTTTAAATTTTAATAAAATTATATTATTATTATTTATAATATATTCAATTTGTTTAAGTATAGAAAATTCTATATTTTTATATTTAACTAAAGTATTATAATTTATTATATTATTATAATTATTAGTTTTATCAATTCCAGGTTCATTTTCTAATGGATAATTATTTAATATTGTTGATAATATTAGTAATACAGAAGAAATTGTCATACAAGAAGTCCAACCTTCACCATGCCATGTATTTAATACTGATAAACATACCTTTCCATTTATATATAAATTTGGATTAAATCGCATACTTCCATCATTTGATAAAAATTTTACTATTGGTGGTGAAAAAGGATAATTATCTGGATAATTAAATTCAAAAAGGTAATTTCCATATTGATATGGCGTATTTTTATTTCCAATAATTAATACATAACCTTTTAAGATATTATCTTCATCGTGTTTATAATAAATATTGTTATTTTCTAATTCTAAAGGATTATTTATAATATATTTAACATCTTTTGCTAATCTCTCTATACATTTTTTTTGTTGCTGCATTATACATATAAATCATACTTATTATATTTTTAATTAACTTTAAAAATATAATAAAATTGAAATAAAAATATATTATTATATATAATTAAAATAATGAAAAAATCTATTAATGATAAATCATACTCGTCAAAACAATATGATGACTTAATAAAAAAATATAAATCAAACAAAGGAGAATCATCAACTAATACAAGAATTGGTGATAGAGAATTAAATATTTATGGTGGATGTTATAATATTAATTATAATGATGAATTTTGGGATGCTTATCATAATCATATTATTTTAAATAATAATTATGAATATTTGACAGAAAAACAATTAATATATGATGGTCCTTTATTGGTTGATATAGATCTAAGGTATGCAAATAATATAAAGAAACGACTACATGATAAAAGTCATATAATCGACTTACTTGTTTTATACTTAAATAAATTAAATGAAATTTTTGATATTGATGATAAAAGTAATATTTCAGCTTATGTTTCAGAAAAACCAGAAATTAATATACTGGATCATAAAGTTAAAGATGGTATTCATATAGTTTTTACTATTAAAATGACAAAAGCAGAACAATTAGTATTAAGAAAAAAAATTCTGAATGAATTAGAGAATGTATTTGACAGTCTTCCTATAACAAATACATATGAAGATATAATTGATGAAGGTATAACAAAAGGATTTGTTAATTGGCAATTATATGGTTCTAGAAAACCTGGAAACAAAGCATATTGTTTGACATATTATTACGATTTAATTTATAATAAAGAAGAAGATATATGGGATGTTAAAGAAAAAAATATTTCCAAAGGAGAAATTAGAAATCATCTTCCTCTTATGTCAGCAAGATATAATTCACATTTACGTTTTACTTTGAAAGATAATGAGTCTCTTCTTTCTTTAATTCATGAAGAAGAATCTAAACTAAATCATAAAGAAAAAAAATCAAAGGTCAATATTATAAATAATAATATTGATTTTGAATTTTATGATTATACTAATATTAAAAGTATGAACGATTTAAATAATCTTGTTGAAATTTTATTAAATACATTTAATAGCAATGATTATGAACTTAAAGAGACACATCTATTTACTATGATATTACCTGAAAATTATTATGATGAATCTTCTTTTAATAAATGGATACGTGTTGGTTGGGCTTTAAAAAATACAAGTGAAAAATTATTTTTAACTTGGATAAAATTCAGTAGTCAATCTAATACATTTAATTTTAATGATATTCCTGAATTTTATAATATGTGGAAATCTTTTGAGGTAAGAAACAGCGATAAATTAACATCTAGATCTATTATGTTTTGGGCAAAAACTGATAATTTTGATAAATATCAAGAAATTAGACAAGAAACTATATCTTATTTTATTGATTTAACTTTAGAATCAATTGTAAGTAAAGATAAAATTGGTGAATTTGACTTAGCAAATGTATTATTTCAATTATATAAAGATCAATTTGTTTGTGTTAGTGTTAAAAATAATCAATGGTATGAATATAAGAATTATAAATGGCATGAAATAGATAGTGGAAATTCTTTAAGATTACTAATTTCTAAAAAAATGCATGATGTATATATAAAAAAAGCACAAGATTTAATTGAGACAGTTACGCGTTTAGAAAATAATGAACAAAATGCTGATCCATTAAAATTAAAAGCTTCAAAATTAGGTGATATTTGTATTTTATGTAAAACTACAACATGTAAAAATAATATTATGAGAGAAGCAAAAGAATTATTTTATGATAAAGATTTTCTAAATAAATTAGATGCAAATCAATATTTAATGTGTTTTAATAATTATGTTGTTGATATAAAAAATAAAACATATAGAAAAGGTAGACCAGATGATTTTATATCAAAATCAACACATATTGATTATATTCCATATAATCAATTAGTTGGTCCTTCTAAATTTAATAAAAATGAAACATATGAAGAAATAATAGAAAAGATTAATAAATTTATGAAAGAATTATTTCCAGTTGATGAATTAAGACGTTATATGTGGGAACATTTAGCATCTACATTAGTAGGAACAAATATGAATCAAACATTTAATATTTACAATGGTTGTGGAAGAAATGGTAAATCAATTTTAGTAGAGTTAATGAGTAAAAGTCTTGGTGATTATAAAGCAAGTGTTCCTGTTACATTAATAACACAAAAAAGAACATCTATTGGTTCTACTTCTTCAGAAATTGTTCAATTACAAGGTGTTAGATATGCTGTTATGCAAGAACCTAGTAAAGGAGATAAAATAAATGAAGGAATTATGAAAGAAATTACTGGTGGTGATCCTATTCAAGGACGAGCTTTATTTAAAGAAACTGTAACATTTATTCCTCAATTTAAATTAGTTGTTTGCACAAATGTTTTATTTGAAATTCCTACAAATGATGATGGTACATGGAGACGTATTAGATTATGTGATTTTGTATCAAAATTTATTGATAATCCATATAATGATGATAAATTCCCAAAGGAAAATTTTCCACATCAATATAAAGTTGATGTTAAACTTGGTGAAAATTTTGAAAATTGGGCTCCTATATTTATGTCTATATTGGTAGACTTAGCATTTAAACATCAGGGTTATGTTAATGATGCTAAAATTGTTTTATCTGTTAGTGATAAATATAGACAAAACCAAGATTATTTAACAGAATTTGCTAAAGAAAAAATTATTAAAAAGTCTGATGGTAAAATTAAGAAAACTGAAATTCTTGAAGAATTTAAAAATTGGTTTATTATTCATTATGGAAGAAGCAATTTACCAAATGGAAAAGAAATTACAGATTATATGGATAAAAATTATGGAAAATCTTTTAGAGGTAAATGGTCTAATGTTGAAATTAATTATGATGATGATAGTGATTATGAAGATGAATATTAAAATTAATAATAATTAATTAATTAATATATAAACTAATGTTCAAAGGTGTAAATATTTTTTTATATAAAAAATATTTAAATTATATTACATCATTATAACTAACAACATCTTTTTCTATATTAATTTTTTCAGTTATATGTAAAATAATTTCTATTATAAATTTTATAAAATGTCTAATAAAAAAGGGAAATATAATATATAAAATTGTTAATAATAATATAATTCTATTTGTATATAATTTATTCCCTATAAAATTACTTGCAATTATTGCAAATATAAAAACTAAATAATAAAAAAAAACTACAAATTTAAATACAGTATTTAAATTTTTATATTCTTCATCGGAATAATGAATTTTTCTTCCATCTATTGAACTATATTTTTTGTAATTATCAATTTTATCTGTTACTTTTTTCATTTCTTTATATTTTTCTTTCTTTACTGATTGTATTAATTCAATCTCTCTAAATAAAGAACTATAAGTGTCTGTTGTTTTTTTGAAATAGCTATATGTATAACTTAAATCATTTATATATTTATTCATTATATTTCTTACATTTATATCAGAATTACATATTATATTTTCATTATCAGCAGCAATATTTGTTGCGGCTACTGTTACATCAAATCCTTCTTTTAAATTTGTAAATCCTTGTATACTATTATCTTTTTTTATTTGATTAAATTTATTATCTAAATCTTTATTTGATTTTGGACAATCTTTTGAATAATAATTTTTATTACACATATAAAGTGTATCTGAAAGTTGTCCTTTTAAACCTGATTCTTCTCTGGCCTCTTGATATAGTATTGAAGCTCTATTTTTATCAGATATTTTTTCTATATTATCAAGTATATTTGCAGCTACAATATTTTCATCTAAAATTCTAGAACTAGCAGACGCTACTTCTTTTTTCATTTCAGGCATTGTATCATCAAAAATTTTAAAAAATTTATCGCCACCATCTACATTTTTACAATTATATTTATCTTTTTTTGAACAATCTATTTTTTCTGGCATAATTATTATATTATTATATAATAATAATAATATAATTTTAAAATTTTTTTATATTATTATCTTAGCTTATCTTAGCTTATTTTGTATTATCTTGTTGTTGATTTTTTTAAAAAATTATTAGCAATATCTACAGATGCTTGAGATGAATTTAATGTAGTGAATTTTTCCTTTTTTTTATTTTTTTCATCTTTTTGCTCTTCAATAAAACCTTCAATCATACTATAATTATTTGTATTAGAATCATAATTTTCAATAATATTTAAATTTTCAAATCCACTTTGTTCTACACATTTATTAATAGATGAATTATAAACCAAACCATTACCACAGCAACTATCTCCAATACATGTACCTCCAAAAATTCCAAAATTATTTTTCTTTTCATTATATCTATTATTTGATATATCATGTAAATATTGTCTATCAAATGGTTGAGTAGTTTTATCGAATTTAATTGGATCTCTTTTATATAAAAATATAACTTTGCCTATTATAAAAATTATAACACAAATAATAATTATTGCTATTAATAATAACATAATACCATTTCCTATAATTTCTTTATTATTTAATACTATTAATAAAATAGAAACTATTAATGCTGAAATAATAACTTTAAATATTTCTATATAACTATTATTTATTTCCATTTGATAATTTTTTAATTGTATTTTTCTTTTATTTAAAAAAATTTTATGTTTTTTTTTATCAAATGTTTTTGCAAAATGAACACCATCATCTTCTATTAAATAATCTAACATAGTATCTGATAAAATATCTTTCTTTTGTAATAATAATTCTCCTAATCTATTACTTACAACATCTCTTGTTTTTATATTCGTTGCATCAAAACGATTATTATTTAATTTTTTTACATAGTTAACAGCACTATCAAAATTAATTCCAGCTCTATAAACATCTTGTGCATTAGTACTACCCCCACTAAAACCTTCCATTATATTTGCATAACCTTCATTGTTACTATCATCATATGTACCTAAATCATCTATTTCATTTAGCAATTCTTGTTCATCTGGATCAATTGGTGGAGTGTTTCCATTAATTATTTGTTTAGCTGTTTCAGCACGTTTTTTTACTGTTTCCATATCGTTTACTTCTTTTTCACGTGAAGCAGCAGAAAGTCCACTACCATAATCATGAAATTCTGTACTAGCTTTGGCTTTGTTATTTTGTTCAATAGTTTGTTTTGCAACTTGTTCTGTATAATTTTTATTTATAATAGCAGCTCTTTTAGCTTTATCAGTAGTTTCTTTTAATTCTACTGCTTCATTTTTTTCTTTTTCTGTTTCTTTTTTTAATTCTATAGCTTGTTGTTTTTCTTGTTCTGCCCTTATTCTTGCTTTTTCTGCCTCTTTTTGTTCTCTTTCTGCTTCTTTTTTTTCTGCTTCCGCTCTTTGTTTTGCTTCTCTAGCTTTTCTTTCTTCTTCTTGTGCTCTTTTTTTTGCTTCTCTAGCTCTTTTTTCTTGTTCTTCAGAATTTTTTTTTGCTCGATTACTTGCATTAGCTTCTGCTTCTGACCTTCTTTTTTGTTGAGCACTTAAATTAGCTTGTACTACTGAAGCATATGAATTTGAAATTGCATTTCTAGCATGAGCATTTGCTATACCTCTTGACCGATTAATAGAATTTAAATCAGTTGCTGCTTTAGCTTTCATTGCTGATGAAGTCATTCCTTCTATTACATTATCATTAAGGTTACTAAAATTACTAAAATCTTCAAGCAAATTATCATCATTTATATTTGCAAATCCTTGACAATGAGGACCAGGTGCAGCTGCACAACAGTCTGCTCTTGTTTTATTAATCCAATATGTATTATGTGGATAACGTTTTAGTGTGTCATATGATTTACTGCATTTATCATTTCTTAATTGTTCTGCAGATGGTGTGGCACCCATTTTATTATATTATATTTATATAAATATAATAAAATTATATCATTAATTAAAATTCTATTATTAATTAAAATTTTATTTTTTTAATCTTTTTAAAAGTAAAAATAAAATAATAATTGTTATTAATGCAGTTATAAACCAAAATGTCATTTGAACTTTTTGACTTTCTAATTTTAATTCAGTATCTTTATTTCTAGCATTTATAGTTAAATAATCTTTTCTAAATTTTTTAAACTTTGAATTATGATAATCACTTTGATTTCCTGAACCACATTTTCCATTAATATCATTTTGAAAATTATTACATATAACTCTTCCTATATCGTCAGTAACTAAAAGATGATTTCCCATTATTTATATTATAAAATGTATATATTTTTAATTTATAATTATTTTATTAAAAAATGTAATAAAACTACAATTGCAATTATTCCAGCTAAGAAGAAAATTATTCTTATATCATTTATAAATTTAAATTTTAATTTATATAATACAAATACAATTATTATTAAACTAAATAAAAATAATAAAAATAAATATAATATATTACTTCTAGATAAATTATTTTCTATATTTTCTAAATCTCCTAATAATTTATTCTTTTCTTTATCTTGTTTAAGTAAACTATTTGTAACATAATCATGAACCCCATCATACATATTACCTGAAATATCATTTCCATCATCATCTACACCATAATATTTTTTATTTTCAACAGCATTTTTTATTTCATTTTTACTCATACCATCAAATGCTATACTTGTTAAAAATGAACTTGTAAGATCTATTGTAATTTGTTTATTATTTTTATCTCTTAATATTTCTCCTCTATCATTTCTTAAAACAATTTTTCTGTCAGGTATTAAACGTGAAAGTACCATATCATTTGAAATATTTAAATAGTTAGATAATTTATTAATATTGTTATTCAGTGATCGAAATTTTTGTTTTGTAGTATCTGAAAAAAAGTGATTTATACCTGAACCAAAAACACTTGTAGTTAAAATATCACCTGTATTTGCTAATGTATTACTATCAGGTTGATAAAATTTTAAATTTACAGTACCATTATTGTGGCTATGATTGAATAATGATGTTCCATTCCAATAATTATTAAAATAACTACTATTAAATTTAACTATTCCATTATAATCTCCTCTATTATTACTAAGGTCTTGTTGAATAATTGCTGGGGCACCAGGGTCATCAACTGTTCCTGGTGTTGTTCCTTCACTCATAGTAGTTTCAATATTATCACTATGAACTTGACTTGCTAACCAAGTGGGTCGATTAGGTTCACTTATAGTAGTATATGATGTAAGAGGTGTCATATAATTAAAATTACTGTTTAAATTTGTATTCATCCAATTATTATGATGATGATTATGTATATGATAAATGCTCGGATTAATATTATCTTCACAGCTTACAATCATTTTATCTAATAAATTTTTTCTCATTTCGGTATCAGTATATAATTTACATTTTTTATCTATGTTATTATAAATATACATTTTACAATTGCTTTTACTGTCGCATTTTTGCTTACATTCTTCTTCAGTGTTTGCATTTTGAATTTCTCCAAAAGGAATAGAATTTCTAAAAGAATAATCATATATGTAACTATTTGATTCACTATCAAGTCTCGAACTTCTTATAATATCATACCATCCATTTTTACTTTTTTCACCAGTTGTTAATTCATGATTTGATGCATCAAATATATTATAAACATGTGGTATTTTTGTAGCAGGACATACATTTTTATAAAATGTATTTTCTGAACCACTTGTTCTTAAAATTTCAGTAGAATTTTTTAAATATTCAAAATCGTTTTTTATTTGTTTAACTAAATCTAGATAGTAAGAAGTCATTCTAAATTTATCTTTATTTTCTCTAAAAAATGATGGTTCAATATAACCAACACCTATTTCTGTTCTGGGTATTTTATTTGAACTTGTCATAAAATTTCCATCTTTATCATATGCTTTTTGACAATCAACTTCAGCTTTTTTAAAATTACTACTACTTAAATCAGTTTCTCTATATATTGTACAATTATTTGAGCTTCTCGGCACACGTTCATTGTATGTAAAAATTGCACATTTTTCTTCTTTACATTTTTTTTTACAATTATCTTTATTAATTTCTGCACTAACACTTCCAATATGATTTATATTATGTCCATGATTATTTTTTAATTTATAAAACAAAGTATCTTTATCTTGGCATAAATTAGTATATGCTTCTTTAATAAATGATTTTGTCATATTATAATATAGTATTAAAATTATTTAACAAAATATTAATAAATATCTTTATCTCTATTAATATTTTTAAATTATTAAATTATTATTTTTATTAAAATATAAATAAATGTATAAAGCAATACATATATAAGATTGCCAGATTCTTTACTATAAATTGTTTTTACTAATAGTGAAAAAATAATTATGAAATAAAAAATATTAATTATAATATTTAAAATATTATTACTATTATTAGTATTATTATTACTGCTATTAGAAATAATATTATTATCATAAAACATTACATTTTTCTTTACTTTTATATCAGAATTACTTTGTTTTTCATTAATTAAAGAATATTTTTTATTACATAAATTGGAATTCTCATCAATATTTGAATAAAAATTTTCTTTTATGATTTCCAGATTAGTGTTATTAATATTGCTTTTTTTTTCATTATTTAATTCTTGATTTTGTTGCAAATGATGATTTTGTTCATCTATTCTAAATAATTTAATATTTTCCATTTATAATTAATATATAAATTTATTTTTTTTTTAATGAAAAAATAAGTGTAGTAATAATAATTATTACTAAAATACTAATTTCAATATGTTTTGTTCTTATTAAAGTAAAATTATCTTCTAATCTTCCATTATTTCCATTTCCAGAAGATTTTAATTTTTTTAAAATTCGTTTTTTTTTTTCTAAATTTTCTTCAAAATTATCTAAATAAACAATATATGAATTTAATATTAGTCTTAATTTTGCTAAATTGTCAGATAACTCAAGTGAAAGATTATTCATTTCATTATAATAATTTACAAATTTTTGTACTTCAGGATTAATAGTCTGAATTATTTGTTGACTTTTATCAGTACACCAGGTTTGTATTGCTTGCCTTATTTGTTCTATATAAGTATTAACACTTGTTTCATAATTTTCTTCATAATTATTTTTTTTATTAATAAATTCAATTGGTGGTTTTAACTGAGTTAAATCTACTTCTGAATTTCTTATAAAATCTGCTTTATATAATACAAAAGTATCATTATTTGCAAATATATTATTTAAAGAATTATCTGTTTCTGAAGATATTCTAATACAATTACTATTAGTACCAACATCTATTGATGCAGTACTAAAAATTAAATTAATAAAATTATTAATAGGGGATATTAAGTGTTGTATAACTTTATTATAATTATTATTTGTAATAGCATCTGGTTGTAAAATATAACAATCATATGAAGCATTATTTACATTATTACTAAAATCTCCAATTAAAAAAAAATTACTATTATTTTGTTGTGCCAAATTTTTACATTGATTAACATTCCAATTTTCTGGAGAAGTTGATAAATCAATGGTAAATCTATTTTTTATAAAATTATCAGTATTATTCATAAAACGTCTAAATTTATTTCTATCAAATAAATTATTACGATCTTTAAATTGTGGATTATTATCATTTGGTGTATAACAAACAGGTTCACCTGAAGAATTTAATTGTGGTCTAAAAAAATAATTTTCACTCATTATTAATAATTTATATTATATTATTGCTATAAATTATTAATTCATAAATTATTAAAATTTACAGATTCTATAAAATTCACTATTAATACTAGTAGGACTTTTTCTTGTTATTTTTATAATATCATTAGGTCTAAATCCCATAACAATTGAAACAGGACTGAAAAATGAAATATCGGGTATTTGAAGATTATTTAATATATTAAATTTTTTTTTAAAATCATTAATTTCATCATATGTTAAAGCTTGATGTTTTGGTACTAAAGTATGTTGAATAATATTAAATTGTAATCTTTTAATATTTATTAAAGATACATAAATATTATCAGAGATCCATATATCTTTTACATTTGTTTTTAATGTATCATTTGGTTCATCTTTAATAATTATAATAAGGTCATCATTTTTTGTTAAAATATTTTCCAAATGAAATAAATCATCTACAATTGAATAAATATTTTGAGTTTTTATAACTTTATTTATATAATATTTTATGTAAACTTTTTTATCACTATCATTTTTAACTAACATATCTAATTCATTTTTATCTGATAAAATTTGAATTTCATTGATATCAAAATTTTCATATGTTGTTATATCAAAACCTCTAGTTTTTAAAATCTCTAATATGTGTTTTTTAGATTGATATATATTAATAATATTTTTATTAGAAGCCATTATTAATATTATTATATATTTTATCTTTATTATAATTTCAATTTTTAATTAATACTGATTATTTTTTTTTTTTCTGAACTATTATTATCTTCTGTTTGTTCATTATTGTCAATATCAGTATTAAATATTAATGTTTTTTTTGTTTTATCACTTTTTTCTTTACTTAAATCTTCTTCAAATTCTTCATTATCAACTTGTTTTTCATCTTTTGTTTTTTCTTCATCATCTTTTGTTTTTTTTTCATCTTCTATTTTTCCTTTATCTTCTTTTTTATTATTTCCACTTAATAAATTAACAACATTTGTAATACCTTCTGTAATTTGTTCTCCAATACTTAATGGAGGTTTAGATTCTTCTTCATCTGAATCTATTGATTCATCATCTTCTAAATTTTTATATTCTTCATAAGATTTATTAGCTTTTTGAATAGCATCAATTGTTACTTGACTTAACCCACTATTATCATCATCATCATCATCATCATCTAATTTTTCTTTAATTTCTTCATTTTCTTTAGATTTTTCAATTGTTTCAATATCTTTTTCTAATTCTTTTTTTATATCTTTTGTATCTAAATTCAAAATATTTGAATTTAATATATTTTTTGTATTTTCTGAATTCATAGATGTTAATTGATCAATATTATCTTCTGTAATTATTCTAAGTTGAATATTCATAACTTGTAATTCTTGTATCAATAATTTAAATGAATATGGTACTTTAATAATACTAAAACTTTTACCATATTTTGTAATTACTTTTAAATTTTGAGTATTATTGATAACATCATTGGAAAATTTAAGAGGACCATCAGAATAAGGACTTACAAAAATACCTTTTTCATAATTATATATAGCAATGGTTCCACTATTATTACATATTGCTATATGATATTCATCACCTCTTTTAAGCATTGATTCTTGTAAGAAATAACTAGCTCCATGTGCAATAATACCATCTCTTTCCATCTCACCAATTCTTAATCCACCATCATTGGCTCTACCTTGCACCGTTTGGCGAGTTAAAACTGTTCTTGGTCCTTGAGCTCGATAATTAATTTTATCTTTAACCATATGTTTTAATCTCATATAATAGCAAGGACCAATAAATACTTCCATATTCATTTGTTCACCAGTTTCACCATTATATAATATTTCATTTCCAGTAGAATTATATCCAACTTTTTTCAACATATTACCAAAAATTTTATTTTTTGAACCTTCATTTATAAATGCTGTACAATCACCTTTTCCTCCATAAATAGAACAAGCTTTACCCATTAATGTTTCTATTAATTGTCCAATAGTCATTCTACTTGGTAAAGCGTGTGGATTTATGATTAAATCAGGTCTTATTCCATCTTCTGTAAATGGCATATTTTTTTCTGGAATAATTAATCCAACCGTTCCTTTTTGTCCGCATCTGCTGCAAAATTTATCACCTTGTGCCGGAATTCTTTCTTCTCTTATTCTTACTTTTGCAATTTTAAATCCTTCTTCTGAATCAGTTATAAATGATTTGTCAACAAATCCTAATTGACCCTTTTTAGGAGTGATTGATGCATCTAAATATGTATCTGGATTGTTCATATTTGTTGTAATTTTTCCAATTACAACTGTTTTATCGTTTAATTCAGTATTTTCTTTAATTAAACCATTTTTATCTAAAAAAGAATAATCATAACCAGGTTTTTTTCCTACAACATTTTCTTTTTCAATATTTGAAAATTTTGAATCAATAATGCTTGATGAAATTTTTGAACTTTCTTCTCTACTTTCATACATATTAAGATAAGTAGTATTAAACATTCCGCGTTTTATTGAACCTTCATTAAATAATATACTATCTTCTACATTATATCCACCATAACAGCCAATTGCAACAATAGCATTTAATCCGTAAGGATGTTCTTCATTATTTATAAATTTTAAATATCTACTAATTACTAATGGTTTTTGTCCATTATTTAAAACAACGCCCATTTTATCAATTCTATTTTGATAATTAGAATTATACAAACTCACCGCTTGTTTACTTTGGCCACATGAAAATAAATTTCTTGGTAACTGATTATTTTCTGGAAAAACTATTTGATTTCCCATAATTCCTAAAGTTAATGACGGGTGAATTTCTAAATGACTTGTAAATTTATTAATATTATTTATATCATTTACAATTAGACATGTTTCTGTTTCGCTTGTATCTAAATATTCAATTATCCCACAATTTTCTATTAAATTATCTATATCTTTTGAACTATAAATACTTTCTGGTTCAGAAATTACATAATTTTTATTTATAAAATCTATAATATTAATATCTTTATTTAAATTATTAAATCCCATTAATAAATTTGAAAAGGTATAATTGTCATCACTAATATTTTTTTCTTTTCCTATGTAACTAGGTGTTTTATTTTTTATATAAAAAACTGGTCTACATAATCTTCCCGAATCTGTAAATATGTATATAATATTTTCGCTAATATTCCAACTTATACTAGTATAAATTGGTATTAAACCTAATCTTCTATAATTTAATAAAATATCCATAGATTCATTTGGTTTATCTATAACACCTATCCATGAACCATTAATAAAAATTTTAGTTGATTTTGATAAATATTTATTATTGCATTCTGTTAATAATGACATAAAAATTAATTTTCTCAATAAATTAATTATATTTTTTCTAGTATAACCATTTGTTATATGTGCACCTAATGATAAATGTTTATGTAAACCTACATTTCCACCATCGGGTGTATCAACTGGGTCAATAATTCCCCATTGAGATGAATGTAATAATCTTGGTCCTACTACTTTTGCACTAGAATCTAATGGTAAATTTAATTTTCTTAGATGTGATAAAAAAGAATTAAAAGATAATCTATTCAAATCTTGAATAACTTCTGGTCTTTTTGTATGTTGTTCAGCACCCCAATTTCCTTTAAATGCTTTTTTAAAACCTGATTCTAGTATTCTATCTTTAAAATATTCATTATAATTATTTTCAATTAATGCTGTAAAGTTATCTTGATAAATACCTTGTTTGTAATAATATTCTTTATCTATTGTTTTAAATATATGTTTTTGTTGTAATGTATAATATTCTTTAAATAAATCATATAATAAAGTACCTGTTAATTCTACTCTTTTATATTTAAAACTATCTCTATCGGTTGGTAACTCTTCTTTATAATAAATTTTTATTAATTTATATACCATAAAACCTAAAAATAATGCTTTATCTTTAAAATTATTTTCACCAATCTGTGGTAATAAATAGTCCATTAATATTTCTAATATGTGTGATTTAGTTTTTCCTTTAGTTAATGTTGCCATATATTTTAATGCTGTTTCTTGATCAAAAATATTTCCAGCATCATAAATAGATGATTTGAAAAAGTTTAAATAATTTTTATTTTTATCAATATCTAATAAACAATGTTCTATTATACTTTTATCACTTATTATACCTAAAGCTCTCATTAAAATAAAAAAAGGTACCGGTTTTCTTACATTTGGTACATTTACTAATAATTGATTATTTTCTAAAACAGTAGAAGGTCTTAATAAACGAATTGATAATGTTCTTACTGGTTTTGATGCGTCTTCAGAAACACATCTTATTTCAGCAGAATGACTATATAATTCATTAAAATTATCTTTAACATAAATCATATTATCTGCAAATTTTTCTTGAGGAATAATAACTTTTTCTTTTCCATCTATGATAAAATATCCTCCTAAATCATTTTTACATTCACCCATATTAAATTTTGTTTCTTTGGATAATGTATTTAAAATACATAAATTTGAATTTAACATAATTGGAAAATTACCAAAATAAATATTTTTTAATGATGATTCTATTATTTTTTCGTTATTTTCAGAATCAGTTATTTTATATATAATATCAATATCCATATGTATAGTTGTTGAATATGACATATTTCTTAATCTAGCTTCATTTGGAAACATATAATGTGTTCTATTTTTATCAAAAATAATAGGTTTTCCAAAATATATTTTATTACCTTCTTTACCTCCAAAAAATAATTCAGCTTGTAAATTGTATTTTTTTGTTTCTGGGTTTTGATCTTTAAATATTTGAATTGGATTTTTTTCTCTAACTATTTTAAAAATTTGTTTTTCAAAAAAATCATTGAACGAATCAATGTGATGTCTAACTAATAAATTTTTATCAGATTCGAAATATTTTTCTATTACAGACCATATTAAAGTATTATCCATATTTATATTATAATATACTTATAGTATAAAATTCTTATATTTATTAATAAATTATTAATAAATATAATAAAAAAAAATTATGAATATCTCAAAATAATTAAAGCAAATATTATAAATAATAATATTATAGGTAATAATACTAAAAACCAAGAAATCTCTTTATATCCTGCTTTACATAATGAATTTAATATAAAAGTCCAAAATAATATATAAATTGCATTAAATACAAATATCATAAATGTATTTGGAACATTACAATCATATGTCCCTAAACAAAATTTATCATTATTTCCATAATTCTGTATGGCCATTATAACAAATGCAAAGACAGAAATAAATAGATATAAAAATGCCGGACTACAAAGATTTTTAAAATCATTTTTATATTTATTAAAGTATTTACTCATTCTTTTTTATATAATATTTATATAAAAAAAATTAATTACTTTCCTTGAATTGTATCCTTTAATGAATCGAAAGTTGTTTGAACATCTCTTATTCCATCTGATAATATTTGTAATTGTACACTGCCCCCGTTATATTTTTTTTTTGCTAAATTTTTTCTTGTTTTTTTAGTTTTTTTTAAATGTTTAGTTTTTTTTAAATGTTTAGTTTTTTTTAAATGTTTAGTTTTTTTTAAATGTTTAGTTTTTTTTAAATGCTTATTAGTTTTTTTATTTATTAAGTACATTATATATATATATATATATAAATATAAAATAAATTTATTGAATATCTACATGAGTTAACATATGACGTCTACAACAATATTTATTTAATTTTAGTAAATCTAATACTTCTCCTTCTGGTGTTTTTTTAATATAATCTTTTGTTAAATATGTTACTTTATCAACCTCCATAGAAGCATTTAATTTTCTTTTTTTAACTTCTCTCAAATAAAATCTATATTTATTTGCTAAAACTTCTCCACAAGTAAAGCATTTTACTGGAATTAACATATTTAATAATAATCTATAAATTAATTATTTTTAAATAATTTATTTCTAATATTTTTCAATTTTATTTTAATTATATGAATATGTTACTTTTCTATTTAATTTTTTATAGTTATTATCATAATTCATATTTATATTAAAATATGATATGATTGCTAATATGAATAAAAAAAATATAATAGTTAACAAAATTATTGATAATTGTGTATATAACATAAATTATATATATAATATATATAATTTATATTCTATAAATTATATGGAAGGCGCTTGTGTTTATAAAGATAATTATAATTTTTCTAATTTATTAATGTATAAAGAATTAAATAATAATATAATTTTTTATGTAAAATATAATGTTATAGAATTTAATATAAATTATATAAATATATATGATTTTATTAAAATTTTCCCTTCAGATTCAATACATATTATAAATTCATTACCATATTATAGTTATATAGAATTAACTTTAGATGTATGGAAAAAGATGGTTTTAAAGCGATTAATTTTTTTAAATAAATTTAAATAATAAAAAATTGATATATTTTTTATTAATTATTAATTATTATGTTGTAATATGCCAGTAGAACATCAAGATTGGAATAATATTGTATTTAATAAACCTAAACAAATTTTAAAAACAAATAATACACAACCAAAAAAAGTTTCAGATAATGAAGAAGTAAAATTAGAAGTTCCTAAACAATTAGGTCAATTAATTTTACAAGCAAGAAATGCTAATAATAAAAATCAAAAAGAATTAGCACAAAATATTGGTGTAGCTGTTCAAATTGTTTCTCGTTGGGAATCCAATAAAGAAATTCCAAATAATAAACAAATTGCTAATATTGAAAAAGTTTTAAAAACAAAGTTACCCAGAATTAAAAAGCAAGTAAAACAAGTTGAATAAAATTTAGTTATATGTTAGATATGTAAAGTTTTCATTTAAATCTAAATTTTCTTTTTTATTTGTTAATTTATTATTTTTTAATTTCATTAATATCATTTTAATTGTTAAATCAATATCTTCATTATCATATATATTATCATCACAATATATATTTATGTATTTTTGTAAATCATATACTAAATATTCTTGTGCATGAATATAATCATAATATTTTATTATATCATCTAAATTAAAATTAAATATTTTAGCAGTATAAAAAATTTTATAAAATTTCCCAAAATATATATTATCAATACCATATGGTATATTTTTACTGGCTAAATTTTTTATAAATTGAATATCATTAGATGTAAAGTTATATAAATAATTTAAATCATTAATATTATATTGATTTATTGTACTATTTGTAAAATAGTCAAATCTAATATTTAAACAATATGTATTAACATCTAAATTATATTTTATTAAATTATTCAATACATATTCATTTATTTTATATATTCCAAACCACATATTTTTCCAACCTTTAATCGGCATTAAGGTTGTTTTAATATTACCATCAATATTACCAATTAATGATATATCATTATCATTATCATTATCTATAAATATCTTTTCTATATTAATATTTTTAAAGTATTTTATTATTATTTCTTCAGTAATTTTTTCATGATTTTCTTCTATAGACCTCCAACTTATGTTATTAGATTTTATATTCCATGTATGTATAAATATATACAATTTATAATTAATACTTAAATTTAATATATATTTATATAAGTTATTGTTATCAAATGAATCACGAATATGTCCTCTTATAATAATTATTAAATTGTTTTTAATTTTTATATTTTTATTAAAATTTCTTTGTCTATTTTTTAAAACGTATAAATGTTCCATATAATTATAATTATAAAATGAAAAATAAAAATATATTATTAAATTTCGCATAATTCATAATTGTTATTTACTTTTTTTATTTTATATTCTTTATTTTCATTATGAATTTTTGTATGACATTCTTCACAAATATTAATTAAATTAGCTTTATGATTTTTTTTAAATTCATTATTTATAATACCATTATTATCTGCATTTTTTTGAAATTGTAAATGATGTATTTCAGTGCCTTGATTAATTTTACAAATTTCACATTTACCTCTTAATTTTTTACTATTATATTTTGTTTTTTTTGTAGTAATAATCTCATTTTTTTTATAATATTTATTTCTAATTTTGTATGCATTTTCTATAAAATCTTCAGGTAAGTCTAAAGATTTACACACTTCTAAACCATACATTGCTTCACCAGAACCATCTTTTAATTTTCTATCATATATGAGAGAATTTAATTTTTTATCAAATAAAACACTCATATGAGAAATTTTTAAATTATTAATTTCTTTAATTTCATCATATTCTAATATTTCATGAAAATGTGTTGCAAATAAAAATGTAGATTTTACTTTCGATAATTTTTCTAAACTTGCTACAAATATACTTAATGCGGAAGTACTTTCAGTTCCACTACATAGTTCATCACCTAAAATTATACTATTTTGATTAGAATATTTTAAGATAGTTCTTAATTCACTCATTTCAACTGCAAAAGTTGAGAGACCTTTAAATAAATTATCATTTCCTAATATTCTTGTAAATAAATAATTATATGGATAGTATATAAATTTTGAAGCAGGTACAAACATACCAGATTGAGCCATTATTATTGAAATTCCTATTGATTTAATAAATGATGTTTTTCCTACCGCATTAGTACCATATAATAATAATCCATCTTCTTTATCTCCCAATTTAATATCATTTGAAACATATAATTCTTTTGTATTTATTTCTTCAATTAAACAATGTCTAATTTTTTCAAATTCAAAAAATGACTTTTTATTATTCTTATCATCTATTTTAGGTTTACAATAATTATATTTTTTTGCATTATATGCATTACATTGACAAATATCTATAAGTGAAATAAATTTTGAGAGATTTTGTATTTTATTATCATTAAAAATAACAAATTCGTTAATTATTTTATTATAAGCGGTTTGAATAGATGACATTAGAATATCTTTTGAATTCTGAATAGTATTTATTATTTTATGAATAAGTGAACTTTCAATACTCATATTTGTATTATTTGAACCATAATTTTTAAAATTAACAGTTGTTAAATCTAAAATAATAGTTTCTTCAACTCTAGTAAATGAAGATAAATATGTAATTTTTACAATTTTTTCTTTTTCTATTTGTTTATTTATTATTTCTTGTAAAATTAGAGCTCTTCTTTTAGTTAAAGTTAATGTAATATCATTTTTACTTGTTTCATTTAATTTAATAAATGATGTTTCTTCTCCATTTTTTGTTTTTTTATTTTTTTCAAAATCTCTAATTAAATTAGAAAAAAAACTACATAATGTTTCAATTTGTTGACGCGAATCAATACAATTTTTTAATTTATTATTTAATTCTTTATCATATTTTTTATTAATAAAATTTAAATCTTCAATATTATAATTATTAAGTTTATCTATTAAAATATTATTGCATTTATTTATATCAAATCTCTCTTCAATAAATTCAATTAATGAATTACATATTTGTGTTACATCAAAAGAATAATAAGATTTAAAATAATCTATAAAAAAGTAATATTTTTTATCTTTATCAAAAAAAATAGAGTTTATATTTTTAATATTTGAGAGATCAAAAAAAAGATTTGCAAAGTCTTTTGGATTAATTTGTTTTAAAATAGCTTTTCTCTCAATTTTTTCTATATCTTTAATATAATTTAATTTTTCTCTTATTTTTAAATACAATTCAGTATATAATGATTTTTCTATAACATCATAATTTTTATTTAATTCTTCAATATCAATAATTGGATGTAATAATTTATGATTAAATTCTCTTTTACCAGAACTTGTAATACAATTATTTAAAAAAGATAAAACACTTGATAATTTTCCATTATTATTTTCACTTAAAATATTTAATTGTTTGAGAGAATGATTTGCCAAAATTAAATTATTATTATAATTTTCAAAAATAGGATAATTAATATTTTTTATTAATAATGGATTATGTACATTTACAAAATTTAATAAAAAACATAAACTTTGATTAATAAGTTGATTTTCTCTAAATTCAGATTTGCTTGAAAAAGAATTACTTCCATAAATTTTATCAATAAACTCTTCTTGAAAGTTTTGTTTTTCACAATTTATTGCAAATCTCTCAAATTCACCATCTGTATTCTTATTCAAATTAATTTTATAAATCTTTTTAGAATTAATATTTGTATAATTAATAATTTTATCAATAAAATTATCATCTTCATAATTACAAATAATAATTGTTTCTGAAGGATTGTATATAGAAATATATTTTTCTAATTGATCATATATAGTAGGATTATCTACATAAGGTATAGAATATTCATAACAAATCAATTTTCCGGTAATTATATCAATAAGAGAGAGAGCAATATTAATAGTTGAAGATTTATAAATTAAATTTGGTTTACAATAATTAACCCAAATACATAAAGTATTATTTGTGAGATTTTCATAATTATCATTATTATTAAAATACATACCAGGAGAATAAATACATGCTAAACTTCTTGTTGTATTTTTACCTTGAATATCTTGAACAAACACTGGGACAGTATATCCATGTTCTAATAATTTTTTTATATTTTTTTCTAAATATAAAACACCAAATCCAGCCATTACTACATCTGAACCACCAGAACAAACATTTTTTCTGGCAATAGACATATCATTTATTTTACTAAATTCAACTATTAAACTTCCACTATAATTACCATGTTTATCTACTTTGGCATAACATTCAAAGAAACTACCAACTTGCATTAGTAAAATAGTTTTTGAACCATGTAATTCTGTATATTTTTTTGTTAATTCAAAATATTCATCAATTAATGTCATTTTAATTTATTTAAAAAAATAATTTTAAATAAATTTTATAAATACATTAGCTATTTATTTATATAAATATTACTTTTTTTTGGTGCGGTTGAACCTCCTGCACGAGTTCTAGATAATCTAGAATTAACATAATTATAATCATTTCCACCAAAATAATTAAGTTTATCATTCTGATTTTTTATATTCATTGAACCAGAACCAACATTTTTTAAGCGCAATTGCTGTATTCTTAATGATGAATCATTTTGTTTAATAGGTTTTCCACATATATTACTAGACTCTTTTAAACACTTTGAATAATCTATATTATTATTATTAGAAACTCTAATGTAATATTGTCTACCTAAAGCAAAATTTAAATTTCTATCTCCTGAATTTTCTACTGTAGTTGGCATTTTTTTAGAGAAAAAAATTTTACTCATAATATTAAAATATAATAATATTAAAATATTATAAAAAAATTTATCTTCTAAGTCTTCTAATAGAATGTTGAGGATAATTTCCACTATCACCACCGGTTGATAAATCATTGAAATTTCTATTCATTGCTTGTAATTTTCTAAATCTAGTATAGTCAGAACTATCATGAGTAAATCTTGAATTTCCTGAATACATAGCTTTTCCATTTCTAGATACTCCATCTCTTGTTGGATTAATTCTTGCTAAATTATTACCACCAATTTGGTTTGGTTGATAACCATATTTTTTATCAGTATTTTCAATATATGTTGTTAATATATCTCCAGCATTAAATGCAGTTTTAAATGGACCAAGTAAATTTTTTGAATGTAAAGCTGGAGAAGTTCCTAAACCACTGTTATATAAATTACCAAAAGCTTTTGTTAAATGTTTTCTACTAGTTGATCTATTTGAGCTAGAATCTGAATTACCTAAACGAGTTGCTTGTTTGCCTTTATAGCCTCCGCCTAAAGTTTGTTGATCGAAGGACATACTTTATAATTAATATAGGTAAATATAATTTTATAAAAAAAATATTAATATTAATTAATATTATTGAATTCTATTATAAAGTTTATTCACAAATTATTCTTGGAGCAATATTCATTGTAAGAAGTTCTTGAAATGCTAATTTACACGAATATGGTATTTCAATATATTTAAAATCTGTTCTATTTTCACATGTTTTACATATATGAATTTTTTCTTTATTATTAAAAGAAACAATCATACCACATTTATTACAAATATGTAAATTATATGAATCAGATGCATCATAAATTCTTCCTTTTGTAAATCTAGATGCACCATGTGAAACCATACAATCTCTTTCCATTTCTCCAAATCTTAAACCACCATCACGTGCTCGTCCTTCAGCGGGTTGTCTTGTTAGATTAACCATAGGCCCAATACTTCTGCTATGTTGTTTATCATTAACCATATGTTTTAATCTTTGATAAAAAGCAGGACCAATAAAGATACTTGAAGATAATTGTTCACCAGTTAAACCATTATATAAAACTTCATTTCCTTTTGATTCATAACCTAATTTTTGTAGTTCTTTTGTAATATTTTCAATTTTAAATTTACAAAAACTTGTTCCATCTCCAAATAATCCAAGTTGTAATAATACTTTTCCAAGTAAAGTTTCTTTTAATTGTGCAATAGTCATACGACTAGGAATTGCATGTGGATTAATAATTATATCAGGTTTTAGTCCATCAGCAGTAAAAGGCATATCTTTTTCAGGAATAATATTACCAATTGTACCTTTTTGACCATGTCTACTACTAAATTTATCACCAATTACAGGCTTTCTGTAGTTTCTAAGTCTAACTTTACAAAAGTTATAACCATCACCATTAGATTCTACATAATTTTTATCAATGTAAGTTTCTTCATTACTTCTATAAATAATACTTACATCAGAATATTTAATAGTTTTAGTATTGTCATTTTTATTTTCTTTAATTGGTAAAACTTTTCCAATAATAACATCTCTATCTTTAACTAAAGTATTTTCAGGTATAAGACCTTCTGAATTTATTTTATCATAATTTGCAAATTTCATGTTTTTTGTTTTATTTGGTTCTGGTTTACATCTAATTTCTTCATTACCATATAATTTCTTGTCTTCATCTTTTTCTGTATGATATATTGTTGCTAAAAATAATCCTCTATCAATAGAACTTTTATTAAATAAAATACTATCTTCTTGATTGTAACCACTATGACTAGCAATTGCAACAATTACTTGTTCACCAGAAGGTATTTCATTTAGTTTGATTAAATTCATTAATCTAGTATCTACTAATGGTCTCATTGGATAAGTTAATACATAACTTGTTTTATCCATTCTATTATCAAAATTTGTTACATAAACACCAATTGCTTGTTTTCCCATAGCAGATTGATATGTATTTCTAGGAGATTGATTATTTTCTGGAAATGGAATACATGATGCTAATACTCCAAAAATAGTACTTGGATGAATTTCACAGTGACTATATTTGTAAATATAGTTTTTATCAGATTTATTTTCTAGATATTCTTTTTCCATTGCAATCATAGAGTGTTCTTGCTCATATATATCAATATATTCAATAATTGAGTTTTCATATTTTCCAGAATAAATTAAATCATCCCATTCAGCATTATTATTTTTTATATCTAAAATAGCTTGAACATTATTTTTTAATGTATATAATAATTTATTATTTTCTACTCTAAATAATGGTCGAATTAAGCGACCCGCATCATTACAAATTCTAATTTCTTTCATTTTAATATCAAAAATTATGGAAGTATAAACATTAATAATTCCTTTATATTTTTTTTCTTTTAAATTATTGTACAATTCAATTGGTTCTTTTGTTATACCAATCCATGAACCATTAATAAAAACTTTAACATTATCATATAAATATTTATTATTTGAAAATTTAATATCATCTAAACTATCAATTAATGGTAATATATATTCATATAAAACATTACTATCCGATGAAATACTTATATGTGTCATATAAGACAAATTCTTTACAATACCTACAGCAGCACCTTCTGGTGTTTCTGCTGGACATATAAAACCCCAACATGAATTGTGTAATCTTCTCGGTGGAACTAATTTTCCACTTTTATCAATTGGAGTATTAACACGTCTTAAATGACTAATACTTGAAATATATGTTAATCTATTTAATACTTGAGCTACTCCAACTTTATTACTATTAATTTGTTTAATTCCAAAATCACCCGTAGCTAATGCTCTTTTTATACCATTTTCAATTGTTGTTGACTTTATAATTTTGTATATATTTGTATTATTAATAATATTATTATATTCCTCATTTGATTTCCAAGAACCATTATTTATTTCTCGAATAATTTGTTTTTGCATATCTTTTACAAGTTTATTTAAATAATTTCTTAATAAATTATTTAATAATGTTCCAGTTAAATCTATTCTTTTATTAATATAAGAATCTCTATCTGTTTCTGGAATCCAACCAAAAGAAGTTTGAAGTAAAATATTTGTCATATATCCAAGCATAAATATTTTTTGGGTATCAGTTTTACAGTGTGGAAAAATATCATTATTGATAACTTCTAACGCAAAATTGTGTTTTTTCTTATTTCCAGTTTCTTTGTCAACATTTAAAGGTGTATATATAACATTAGAAATTATATATTTAATAGCACTATCATAATCTAAACATGTATTTGCCTCTACAATAGATGCTTTTAATGCATATTTCATTTTTTTTAACTTTTTATCTTCAATATTTAATAAAATAGTATCACAAATATCTTTATCGCTAATAATATTAAAAGCTCTAAATATAATAAATAAAGGAATAGGATTTTTTAGACGTGGAATTTGTAAATATAAAGGATTTCCAAAACTATTATTTTTTGTAGAAATCAAGATATTAATTTGTTTGGGTGAAATACATTTCCAATCTGGAATTGATTTCATCTCTGCACTCCATGACCATTTAGTATTATTTTTTTGAACATTATAACAATATGTAATATTTTCAGATGCTCTTTCTTGTGCTAAACAAGTTTTTTCTGAACCATTAATAATAAAATAACCACCAGGATCCATATAACATTCACCAGTTTCATTATTTGTTAAATGACGAAATTGATTTAAAACACAAATATCAGATCTTAACATAATTGGTAATTTACCAATATGAATTTTTTTAATAATTTTTTGATAAGTATTAACATTTGAATAATTTTCTCCATTTCTAACGATACATTTAATATCTAAATCAACAATCATATTTCCAGAATATGTAAAATTTCTGAGTCTTGCTTCATGGGGAAACATAATTTTAGTAGAGCCATTATTTTCATATACTTGTGGTCTATTAATATTAAAATTAATAAAATTAATATACATTTCTAATCTATGAATACCGTGCTCTTTAATATAATCATGTTCAGAACAAATATGTACAGGATTGAACATATTAATTGTTTTTTCAATTTGATTTGAAACAAAATAATTATAAGATTCTAATTGATGTTTAATTAATTGTTTAAGATGTTTATTTTTAAAATATGATTGAATTAAATGCCATGGTATTTCAGATTCTTGAATTTCATTATTTTTCACAATATTTTTATATATATTATCATTATTCATATTAATTTAATATATGTTTTATGTTTTTAAATAGATTTAATTTATTTTTAATCAATTTTATAAAAAATAATTTGTAAAAAATAATTATATATATTTTTAAGAGTATATAATGGAAGATAACAAACGTACTTTAAAGATTAATCCAGAATTATTTAATTTAAAAAAAAAAAAAAAAAATAAAACAGAAAAAAGACAAGTTGAAAAAAATTATGATGAATATAATAGTAATAAAATAAAAAAAGAATTATTAAAAAAAGTAAAAGAATATCATTCAAATGAAGATAAAACTGTTAATAAAGTTGTTGAAAATGATAATAATAAAAATGATTTTGAAGAAGAGTTTAGTAAATCATTAAATTTTTTACAAAATTTAGCAAAAAAAAAGAGAGATAAACAAAAAAGAAATAAAACAAATAAAATAAATGAAAAAGATATAGAAATAAATATAGATATACCAAATATTGATAATAATAATAATTATGGCTGTTTAAAAAATGGAATTAAACCAACATTTAGACAATTAAATAAAACTGTAAAAAATAATAAAATACAATTCTCTCTTAATAATAATAAAATTTTTAATAATAATATTGATAATAATCCTAATGATAATAATCCTAATGATTATCAGGATAATTATAGTGATAATTATCAAACAAACAACATAATAAATATAAAAGATGAAAATATAGAAGATAATAATATTAATATAGAAGTATTAGATAATAACCCAAGTAATAGATTAGAAAATTATAATAATAAAAATAAAATAGATATAAAAGAAGAAGGTAATAATTTATTTGAAAATAATTTGATTAATAATGATATTATTAAAGAAAATACTTTAAAAGATTTTAAAAATACAGAAAAAAAATTAACTAGCGAAATTTTATTAAAAATTGAAACAGATGATGAAAGTTTTAGTGATAAAATACCAAAAAAAACAAAAATAACAAGAACACTAAAATATAATCTTGGAAAAAATAATAATAAGGTTAGTCTATTGTTAAAAAATAACAAAACTAAAAAACTTATAAAAAATGAAATTTTTAAAGTTAAAAATTCACCAATAAATGAAATTAAATTTGAATTAAAAAAAAAAAATTTAATTAAAAATGGTTCTGATGCCCCAAATGATATTTTGCGAAAAATTTATGAAGATTCTTTAATGGCTGGAGATATAATTAATACAAATGGAAGCAATAGAATTTATAACTATTTACATTAAGAAATAATCTATTTTTTATATATTAATTTATATGTAATATAAATTACTAATAATGAAATCATTATTAAATAAATATCCTGAATATTATCATTAAACATATCATAATTTATATCATTTTTTTCTATATCATTTATATTTAACATTCCTTCTATTACATAACCTCTTTCTCTTAATTTTTCTAATTGATTTTCTTCTATATGAATACGGCCAGTATCTTGTCCTTGAGTATCACCACCATATACAGTTACATTATTATTAGGATCAACATCTATTTTTAAACATTTTAGTCTAGCAGGTTTACATTTAATTGGCATCTCACTTGTTAATGCTTTTGAAATTGAGTCATTAGTAATTACCCTACCCATTTCATTGGCTGCATAAGGAATTATTCCTAAAGTACCATCTAGATCTGCTCTACCTGTTAAAAAATTTAAATCTGTTCTTGTATAATCTTTATAATTATACAAAGTTTGTTCAACACCATTTGAATCTACACATTTACCAAATTCTCTTGCAATTTTTTGTCCCATACATGCACCACTTGCTTTACAATCAGCCGAACAAACACTTTTTCTATTTGAAATTAAAGCACTTAAATAACTAATTGCACCACCAACTGCTTCAGCTGTACATTTCCAACCAAATCTTTCTGGAGTACAATTAGCAAGCATTTCTTCTGGGGGTTTTACACAAAATTGATGTCTATGTTCTAATGGTTCATTTGTTGAAAGTACACAACGACTAGCCATATTTATTTATTTATTATAATAAATAAATATTATTTTATTTAGATATCGCATTTTCTGTATAAAGAAAAGCCGCTTTATTTTTTGCATTATCTTCATTATTTCCTTTTTTAGCGTCAGTATTTTTATTACCAAAACCTTGGTAAAGTTTACTATTTTTAGAATTTATATAAGAAAAAATAATAATTATAAATATTAAAAAAATAATTAATAAATTCTTAAATTTATTATTTAATTTCATATTTATATATATTAAATATATATAAATATGAGTATATCTTTTAATAAACAACCATATGTGTCATGGAAAGATTCATCTATTAAAGTAGTAATAAAATCAAATAAAAAAAATAATAATGACGGATATATTTCTTCATGTAGTAGTAAAAAATGTAATACAAATTTTAAAAGTGGATTTAATTCTAGACCAATTAATCATTATAGAAAAGAATATGTTTCAAAAAATCATTCAACAAGCAATAATTCATTGATTGGATTAAACGATGCACCTGGAAATTATATACTTTCAAATGATTTAGATTTAAATAATAATCATATGTATATAAATATTACAAAAAATAATCAAAATTGTAATCAAAATTCATATGACAAATTTTATGATATTTCTAATAGTAAATTATATTGTACAAGTTTTAATCCAAAAAATATGACAATTAAAAGAGCAACAACTGTATTGGATAATAAATATTGCACAACCAATAAAGAATTATTAGAAAAAAGATGTAAAAGTTTTGTTAAAAACATGCCTATGTCTTCATTAACATATCAAGATATAAATAATAATAATGGAACTATGCAAAATTGCAATGAATATAATTGTAAAATTACATTTAAACCATCAAATAAAAAATTTCAATGTCAAGGACCAGTTTCAAGTTCAGCAAGAATAGCTTCATTGCGTTATTGTAATATTAATAATCAAACTGCTGCAAATAATAGAAAATGTTATTTAAAAAATAACAATACAGATTATAATTCAAGAATAAATTTATCTTCGTTACAATCATGTAACAAATGTAAAAATTATTATAAAAGTGCTATTAAGAATTAAATGATTTATTTATTTCTATATTATATTTATTACACCAATTTATAGATTTTTGAATATTAATACTTTTAATAATAGATAATTTATTATTTAATTTATCTGTATGGATAATATTTTCTAAATTTTCTGAATTTTCACATGGTATTTTTACTTTAATCTTTGTATTATTTTTTTTATTATCAATATTATCATCATTTTCTACATTATTATCACTATCATTGGATATATTATTTTCATCATCAGAAGAAAAACTTTTTTTATCTATAAAATTATAATCATTTTTTATAATGTTTTCAATATTTATTTCTTTAAAGAAAAAATCATTTGAATCTATATCAAAGATATTCCTATTTGAAACTTTTGTTTGTAAATTATAAATCTCTCTAATTATATTTAATGTAGAATTAATATTTTCTAACTGTTGTTGTCCATATATAGCATTTATTTCTTTTATCTTATATAAAAAATTTTTTGGTAATGAAAAGTTAAATATAGAATAATAATTTGAATCTTTTGAAAAAATTTCAACAAAATTATTTAAAATTTTATTATATAAATTAGAATCAGTATTTGTAAAATTTTTACAGATTAAATATTTTTCAGAATTAGCTATTCGACTTGTACATGGTTTGTATATATAAATCGTTTCATAAAATATTGAAAGTAAATAAATAATTTCTACTGTTTTGTATTTAAAAATATCAAATATTTTTAATATAAAAGTTCCATGCAACTTTTGTATAGTAATAGCATAAAAAACTTGAACTAATATTAATTTATAAGATAATTCTTCTTGATTATTAAAATCAACAGAAAAATCAAATCCTCCATCTGCTGTTATAAAATCCATACTGTTTTCATAATTTTCTTTAAAATATTCAAAGTTATTTATGTCAAATAAATCACCATTTTTAGATTTTCCATATTCAATTTTAATGTTTGAATTATTTTTAATATAATTGTCCGCTTTTTTCCATGACGGAACATTAGTATTTTCTGATATTAATGTTATTCCATAATAAACATCTTCTTTATTTTTTCTATAAAAGTTAAAAGCTTCTATAAAACCACCTGGACCTTCTGCCAGGTGAAATGATTTTATAGGATTATCATCTGTAAAAATATTAAAAACACCGATTATTTCAATCATTTTAAAAAAAGAACGAGATAATGGTTTATATTTTGAGACAGAAAAATGTTTATACAATATATGTGTATGTATATATTCATATGGATTAGTTATTTTTTTATAAAAATCCCATTCTTTTGTAAAGTCATTTATTTTTTCTTTTATATTATTTAAATATAAATATAAACTTTCTGAAATAAAAATATCATTTAAATTATTTTTGTTTTCTATTTGATTTGTTTTATTTAAAATAAAACTTATTTCATGCAAATATATTTTACTTGTTGGAATTAATATATACGACATTTATTTTTTTTTGATATATTTAATATTATAATAATTTTAGACTGTTTTAGTTTAATATAATTAAAAAATATTAAACTAAATTTTAAATAAAATAGAATATTAAATTATTTTTTTTCTTTCATTTCTTTCATTTCTTTCATTTTTTTAATTTTTTCTTCTACTTCTTTTTTTATTTCTTCTTTTGTTTTTTTTGTCTTACTTTTTTCTTCTTTTACAGTTTTATCTTCTTTTACAGTTTTATCTTCTTTTACAGTTTTATCTTCTTTTACAGTTTTATCTTCTTTTACAGTTTTATCTTCTTTTACATATTGTTCATCTTCCTCTTCATGAATAATAGTTTTTTCCAATTCTATTATACCTTTATTAGTATCAATTAAATCATCTAGTTTTTTTGATGATTTTATTTCTTCTTTTGAAATATTTCTTACTTTTTTATATATAAAATAATTATTTAAAAATGAAATTTGTTTTTCATATTCGGTCATGTTAAAAGATGAACCATATTTTTTATCTTTTAAATGTCTCTCACTTAATATATCATATAATTCTTTAAAGTTTCCTACAGAATTTTTTACTCCTATTTCTTTTAATTCACTCGATGATAGTTTTACAAAACCATAATTTTCTAGAATTCTATTTAAATAATTAAAATTCACAAGATATTCTTTGAAAGTTTTATTAATAGATTCTTGATATACATTAATTGGATAACCTAAGCATGATTCATCATCTTTAAAATCAGTATTTTTAAATTTTTTTGTTACTTCCCAAATTTTATTATCTTCTTTAAATATAGATACAGATTCATTATATTCTTTTGTATTTAACATATTAAAAACTTTTTTTCCATCATAACAAGTTCCTATAAAATATCCATTTAAACTTGTTAGTTCTGAAACATTATTAATAAAACTCTCTAATATTTCTTTATTTTCAAACATATAATGAATAGCAAACTGAATAGAACTAATATTAAATCCATTAGAAACAACACCATAATTTCTATAAACATTTTTGCCTATTTGTAATTCATTTTTTGTTCCTTTACCAACTAATGCATTAAAAATATTTTTAGTTTTTTCATCAAAGAAAGCATGACCAGAATTAATATTAATTGAACTATTTCCATTTAAAAATATTGCATTTGGAATAATTGACATTTTTTTATAATAATTAAGATATCGAGCACACGCACCATCCAATCTATTTTCAATATTATCTTTACTTAAATCAATTCCAAGAACAAAACTTAATTGACTATGAATCCATTTTGGTAAATCTCCAGCTTTACCACATGCATAATCTATAAGTTTATATCCTGGTTTGGATAAAGAATTTATCAATAAACTTTTAACACCAAGGTTATGAAAATCTCTAAGAGCTCTAGTATTTGTAGAATTTGTAATTTTATTATAATAAATATCATCATCAGATGAATCAATAAAAATATTATTTCCAGTTTTTATCATTTCTTCTGTAATTGGATTATGAATTGAGTGCCAATTAGAATTAGCAACATGATAAGAATTTCCATAATTTTTTTCACCTTTTCTATACTCACTTGTTTTATCATATCTAACTCTTAAAGGATTCCATCTCCATTCTTTTTTTTTATCTAAATTATAACTAAATTCTACGATTGAATCATCTTCAATTTCATCTCCTTCTTCTGTATAAATCTTATAATTATTATTAGAATCTAGTTTTGCAATTAAATTACATATATAGGCAGAATTATCTGATGGATTTGTTGGTAAAAATTTTGCAGGTCTATAGTTATCTTTATCTGAATAAATATTATTTTTAATATTATCATTAATTAAGTCATTAAAAGGATTAATATAACCATGTTTTTTTTCATCAAAACCTACATATAAATGTAAAGTAAAATAATGAATAATACTTTCACTTGTTGTATTACTTTCATTATATATTTTTGAAAGAATAACTTTATTAAAATCATCTTTTGTAAATTTAATTAAAAAGTCAATAGTATTAAATTCTGAAGGTTTCCATTTAAATGACTGATTCCATGTTATTTTAAAATCAGGAGCATCATGTCCAACTTTATCAGAAGCAACACCAGTATTTGCAGGTGTAAATATTAAACCATCAGTATTATATATATACAATCCTTTATTAATATTATTTATAATATTAGAACACGCTTTGAAAATATTTTCATTTGCATAAAAATTTTTTACATTTATTGTTAAATCAATTTTAGAAGTACCAGTTATAGATTCTAATTCCAATTCTTTAACAAATTTTGTTGCAAGTTTTAATCTAAAATCTGTATCTTTTTCATCAGAAATTAAGGGTAAAGATGTGACATTTTTTGAATTATTAAAATAAATATCAAAAACCATGAATAAATTAATATAATTCATATTTTTATCATACAAAATATGTTCTCCGTCTAAAATACTATTAAATAAATTTTTTTTAGATACTTTATAACCACTAAATTGAATATAAAACCCAGAAGTAATAAAATAAATAGAACCATCTGTATCAATATATAATAGTTTACGCATGCCATCGGCTTTATCTGTTACTGTATAATTGTTTCTAATATTTGCTTCATTAATATTTTTATCATCAATAATAGCATTAATCTTCTGTAAAGTTAAAGATGATGGACCAATAAAATCTTTAGGAGAAGAATTTATTGTATCAATCTTTCTTTTTTTTACTAAATTAAAGTAATTTTTTGTTACATCATTTATCTTAGTAAAAGTAATCGGAAAATTAGAGTCTTGTAACCCAATTAAAATATATTTAATAATGCTTTTTAATAAAACTAATATTTCTGAAATATCTTTTTTCTTATATTTATTGATTTCACCATTAATTGCTTCAATTTCTATTTCATAGTTTTCAAAATTATTAAAAACATTAGAATCTCTAATATTAATAAAGTTTTTATTTGTATCATTATATTGAGACATTTTTACAATACTTAAATGAATAACAAAGGGAAAATTTGTATTAGTATATGAAAATCTTTTAACAAATCTAAAAATTTTTTTTATAGAGCCCCATGTATTTAATAAGTCAGAAATTCTTGTATCTGAATTTGAAAAATTATTTTCAATTTGAAATGATGCTCTAAAATTATAATCATCTACATCAAATAAAGATTTTTCATCATTATTAATAAAATATTTTTTATCTGTAAATTCTAAATATTTTTTATCAATTAATGATAATTCATTATTTTTACAATATGTGTTAATATTATTAATACCATTAATAGTTGTTCTTATATTAGAATTAACATCATTTGATATAATTTTTAAACTATATTCTTCATTTGACAATGAAAAATTATAATTTAATAAAGATTTTATAACATTATAAAAATCAATTCTAGAAATTTTTTTTATATTTTTTGTTCCAAATCTAATTTCAAATTCAGGAATCTGATTTTCTTTAAATTTGTTTAAATTTTCTATATAAATATTAAATATTTCATCCAATGATTTAATATTATTAACTTTTTTAGACATAATATATATTAATGACTATTATTTATTATTATTTTAAAATAATTCAATTTTAAAATAATAAAATTCAATATTAAAATAAAAAAATATAAGACTATTAATATTATTTTAATAATAACTATTATGTTAATATATTATTAATTTCATTGTATAACATTTGCTTTGTTTTCTTTTTTTCATTTATATAAAATGAAATGTCTATTTTTTTACATATATTAATTAAATCTTCCATTTTATATGAAGATATAGATGTTAAAGGTTTTGTTATATTTTTTACATATAAATAATCACCAGTAATAGAATTTATACTTTTATTTTCAATTGTAAATGTAATTTTATAACTTTTTGACATATTCGATAAAGTATGATATTCTAATAATAATTTATTAAAAGTAGTTTTATTTTTAAAATCTTCATTCGATTTATTTGATATAAAAGTATAAATTTTATTATCTTTTACTAAAAGTATATCAATATTAAAAATTAAACATAATGCATTAAAGGTTTCTATATCAATTTTATTTGAATTAGTTAAATCCTCTAAAATATGTGATTTTGTTGTTTTTATTGACTTAATATTCATTTTTTTTTTATTAATAATTTCTACTAATTCAATTTTTTTAGATTTTTCTTCTAAAAATAAATTTTTATATAATAAATCTTCATCTGTTTGTTCATAATATAATTTATAAAATAACCAAAATAATTCATCAGTTAACTTAATAAATTTAACTTTTTCATTATATTTTGAATTGAATTTATTGTAATCTACAAATTTTAAAAATCTTGGCACATTTTGACTATTTGTCTTTTTTAAAGACGCTTCTTTAATACTAACATCTTTTTCTTGTGGTGTATTTTCTATCAAATGAAACATTTTATTTGATAAATGTTTTAATATTTCATCTATGTTTATATCATAATTTAAATTTAAATTTATTTTATCTGTTATTAACATATCGTTATATATCATATTATTACTCATTTATATCTTTATTATCTTTATCTTTAAAATATGTATTTTCAATTTCTTCTTTTTTATTTTCAATTATATTTAAAATATTTTCTTGATTTTTTATATGGTCGATATAATCTAATAAAATATTTATATGTTCTGAATTTAAATTTGTTAAATTTAAAAAAATACCATTATCATTTTCAGTAAATTTAACATTTTTTTCATATAATAATTTTAAAATTTCTATATGATTTTGTTTAGACATTTTTTCTATTTTTTGTCTAATTTCTTCTAAATTATAATTATAATTATTATTAACATTCAAACTTACTTCTTCATTATTCATGACAAAATATAATATTAATTATAATTAAATTATATTTAATTAATTTATTTAAAATAATTATAATAATTCTCCAATAATTGAAATACATTCATCAAATAATTCAAATCGTTTTCCTAACACTTTTACATTTATAATATCTCCTATTGATTTTTGTGAAAATTCTTTATTGCTATAATGATGATCTCTTGATAAAAATATAACAAAAGGATTTGAATCTTCATTATTTAATGAAGCTCTAATACCTACTTTAGTTACAGAAGAAACTTTACATTCAATAATCATATTTTCTACTGGATTAGTTATTAATGATTCAAATACAATATCAAATCTTATTTTATTTCCTACTAATTCTCCACTTGAATAAGTTAAAATCTTAATCGAATTTTTTTTAATTAAACCAGAATTATTACATTTTCCTTCTAAAATATTAGATAATTTATTTTGTAATATATTATATATATCATTGCTTAAATCCTTAAAATCTATTTGCAATTTATAATTATCAATAGATTTTATATATACTTCTTTGTTTTTTTTTATACTAGTCATTATATATTAATAATTATTTATTATTTATAATATTTTTAGTCAATTTTTATTAAATTATTTATAAACCAAACTTTATTATTATAATTTATAATATTAAAAAATCTTAAATAAATTTCTATTATTAAACAATAACTGGGACTTTTATAATTTTTTAAGTTATAAAATTTATCATATAAACCTTTTGAAATTATTTTTTCAATAAATCTATTTTTTATTTCTTTTTTTGATAAATTATTACATATTGTACCTTCATTATAAATTTTATCATTATTTGGATCTTTTAATGTTTTTAATTTTAAATCATAATTATTTTTATTAATATTATTTATAAATCCAACAATTACACCATATTTAGATACATCAATTTTATATTTTTTATTTAATTCATCTTTTAAATATTCATAATCTGTATATTCTCCTAATTCTAATTCTATTTTATCTCTATCTTTAATTATTTTATAAATTGAATAATTAAATATATCATTTTTGAAATATGTAACAAAATAAGTTTTATTCGTTTTTGTAATACAATTATCATTTACTATTTTTTTAATGATAGAAAAAAATTCATTCTTTTCTGCATTTTCATTTTTATATATATCCATATTTAAATAAACAAATTTTACAAGATTTATTAATTCATTTAACTGTAATAAATCAAAAATAATATTAGAAATAATATATTTTATGTATATATAATCAATTTTATTAGTTTCTTCAAATGAAGAAGTATTATCAAAATCTATAAATAAATTACTTACATTTTTTTCTATATTTAAAAAATCTATCAGTAATTTATAATAAGAATTTTTGACTAATGATTTTTCATAATCTTTATCTAAATTTATTATTGAATTATATATTTTAAAAATATTATCAAAAATTTTATCATTATATTTCATACCTTTTATATCATCATCATCATCTTCTTCAAATTTTTCAACAACTTTTATTGGAACTATTTTTTTTATATCTTCTGGTACTTTATAAGATAAATAATTAACATTTTCATTTTTTGGATTAATTTTTGTAAACAATGAAGAATTTTTATTATTTATTAATTTTGGTTGAAATATATATAAATCATCAATATTTATTATATAACCTTCGGTATTATATTTATCTTTTATAACTGATAATTTATTATCAATAATATTTGTTAATATATTATTTATCAATAATTTTGAATAATTTTTATTTATAAAATATAACAAAAGTTCATCTTTTTTATATAAAAATTTTTCTTTAAATAAATAATTTAATTCTTTAATAATCAAATCATTATTTAAATTCATATATTTTTCATTATAAGTTTTAATATCTAATTTTTCATCATCTTGTATAAAAAAGTTACTATTTTTACATACATACTCACAAGATTCCATATAATCACATAAAGATGACATAGATTTATCACCTATTTTATATCCTATAATTTCATTATTTGATAAAATAATATTAAATCCTGATTTAAAATATTTATTCAAATTTTCTTCACTAAATTTATTTAATTCACTGTTCAAATGACAATCAATACTGTTTTCTTTTAATAGTCTAGTAATAACACCAATTTTTTTTGCTTTGTACTCACATTTTCTATACAATAAATTATCAACTGACTCTTTTGTATTATCATTTAAAATAGTAGTATGCATATATATTTTTACATTTCTTTTTTTAAATTCTATGTCTTTATGGCTACATGTTCTTACTGCTCTACCTATAATTTGTTCTATTCTATTAATATTATACCATGGTTCTAATATATGAACTTGTCTAATAAATTTAAAATCTATACCTTCACTTCCTGCCATTGTTAATAAAATAACTTTTATATTATTACCATTAATGTTATCAATATTTGTACAAACATTTAAATCTTTTTTTATATTTGGACTTAATTTTTTATCACCCGTAATTAAAATATATTTTGCCGGATTAAAATTTATATCAGTATTTAATTCTGATTTTTTTTTATAAGTTATAGCATCAATTTTTTCAATATCTTTTGTAATATTATCATGAAATAAATTTTTATTACTTCCATATCTAGTAAATCCATTTGCTTCTAATGCTAAAGCCATTGGAACAATCCCCCCATCTATAAATTGTGAATAAATAATAATTGGACCATCTGAATTATATATATTTTCTAAAGTTGAATGTATTTTAGAACTGTATTTTTTTATATTTTTAAATAAAAATATATTTTCAATATTAGAATCTTTAAATCTATAATTATATTTCGCAGGTGGTTCATTACTTTCATCATGATTCATAAGATTTGATAATCCATTTTTTCCTACCAAATCTTTAATTGATATATCTATTTTATCAAAATCATTTTCTTTACTCTCTTCTAAAATTTTATTTGGAAAACTTATTATTAGTGATTCTAATGGTTTTTGTAATAAAGTATAATTATAAGATTCTAAATTAGAAAAATTTATTTTTGAAACAATATAATTATATACTTTCTCTTGATAATTTGATAAAGAATTACAATATAAATCAAAAAAGTTTATCTTTTCTGTTAATCTATTATTATTTATATCAAATATTGGATATTTTATATTTTTTATACTTTTTTCATTTTGAAATAATTCAGGTAATATCCTATACGGAAAAGTTAATGGATTATCTCCTTTAACATAACTAATATAACCATTCATTTTTCTTATTAATAACTCTTTACCAATTTCATTATCATCATCATCTTTTCTAAAACTGCCATCTTGATTAAAAACATCGCTAAATTCAATTGTACTTCTATTATCATTAAAATTTAATAAATTTAATAAATAAATAATCTCTTTATAATCATTAAACATAGGTGTTGCAGACATTAAAACTAATTTAATAGTTTTAACATTTTTTAATAGTAGAGTTAATTTTTGTGATATAATCTTATCATCATTATCTTGAGAATTTCTTATATTATGAATTTCATCAATAATTATCAATCTATTATTAAAAAATAATTCTAACTTTTTTTTTATTAATTTATTTTTTTCACTGCTAGTTAAATCTTTTGACAAGTTATTAATATTAGATTTTTTTGTTATTAAATTAGAGAATTCTATATATCCCATGAAAACATAATAACTATTTATTAAATTATATATATTTTTAACAATATTTTCTTTACTCATCGTTGAATCAAAATTATTAATATCTTTTAAAAGTTCATTACCTACGCAAGTTTCTAAATTCCATTTATTATCAATAAATTTTAATTTATTTTCATCAAATAATTGTAATAAAAAATTTTGTTGAACATTTGGCGAAGCAATTATAAAAATTCTATTTGATATATTATTGTATTTTAAATACATTCTAGTTTCTTCTGCTATTCCTATAGCAGAACAAGTTTTACCAGTTCCTAATCCATGATATAATAGTACTCCATTATATGGAGTATGTATTGATAAAAAATTTCTTAAAAATCTTTGATGAGGAGCTAGTTGAAAATCTTTATTGCATAATTTATTTGATTCATCTTCTATATTAGTATCTTTATCGATTTTTATATTATATTTATTGTCATAAAATTCTCTTTTATTTGCTATTTTTACACTAAACATTTTGTCATCTAAATGTGGATATAAATATTCATAACTTTTATTACTATTATTTTTTATATCATCACTATTTAAAATTTCAATTGCATTAAAAAAATATTGTACATCTTTTTTTGTATTCAAATTATTTTTTACATTTTGAATTATTGATTTATCGGGAGGTAAAGCATTAATATTATTTTTAAATATATTAATTAAATCTAAATTATTTGTTTTTTTTTTACTTTTATATTCATCCATAAATTCTTCTTTAGATTCTTCTTTAGATTCTTCTTTAGATTCCAAACTTGATTTATTAGTAGAATCATTTATTTCATATTCAGATTCAGATTTAGATTCAGATTTAGATTCATATTCAGATTTAGAACTTGATTTTGATTCTAATCCAGATTCAATACTACTATTTGTTTTTGATTCATTCATATATATTAAATATATAGTTTATAAGTTTTTAATATATTTATTAATTCATCTATTAATTTTACTTTTTCAATATTATAATCTCTTATATAACTATTTACATCATTTAAGTTAACCCATTTTATTTCATTTATTTCATTTGTTTGAAATTCATTTTTCGGTTCTATATTATTATCCATTAAAGCTAGAAAATATTTATGTTTATATGATTTTAAATTAGAACCAGTAAATATTTCTTCAATAGGAAATATATTAGATATTACAGTCAAATCATCTTTAAGATATCCAGTTTCTTCTTCAAATTCTCGTAATCCACAAGATATATCTTTTTCTTGATAATTTCGTCGTCCTTTAGGAAAACCCCATTCTGTACTATTATATTTAATATTTATTTTTGATAAAAAATAGTCTAAATTTATATTTTTATTATTAAAAGTATATCCATTTTTTATAGAATTAAATTTATTTAAAGATGTTTTCTCTTCATTTTTATATTGGCTAATTATTTCATCTCCCCAAACATATTTCCATAATGTATAAAAGTCATTTTCTTTTATTAATTTATGTTCATTTACACACATTTTTTCAAATAAATTTTTTATGTAATCAATATCTTCTAAGTTATATTTACCTCTCATAAAATCAACAAATGATAAAGTGTCCTTTCTTTTAATCATTAATAACTCGATATTATTTTTAATTTTTCGAAATGTTATTATACCAATACTTGTTATAGGTATTCTACACTGATGAAATAAATGTCCTGTTTTTCCACAATTATTACAAAAAGTTACCTTTTTATATGAATTCATTTTTATAACTATATGTATTAATAGATATCTTTTTATATATATTTAATAATAATGGTATTGAATCCTGAAATATGGGGCCCACAATATTGGTTTGTTTTATATACAATTGCTTTATCTTATCCTGAAAATCCTAATGAAGTTACCAAAAAAAAATATTATGATTTTTTACAAAATTTGCCTTTATTTATACCAATATCTGATATTGGTAATAATTTTAGTATATTTTTAGATAAATATCCAGTAACACCATATTTAGATTCCAAAGAATCATTCCTAAAATGGGTTCATTTTATACATAATAAAATTAATTTATATTTAGGTAAACCTGAAATAAATTATTATACTGCTATGAAAAATTATTATGACAAATATGAATTAAAAGATATAAAAAAAAAACATGAATTTTTGAGTAAACATAAATTTATATTTTTTAGTATAATTATTATTTTATTAATTTTTTGTATAATATTACATAAATATTAATTTTTTATATCTAATTAATATAATGAAAATAGAATTCTGGTTATTTTTAATATTAGCAATTATACTATTAAATATATACTATGATGGAAAAATATTTGAATTATTTAAAAAATATAATCAATATGAAAAATACTATAAGATGATATTTATTGTTTTTATTTTTTTTTGTATATATCTATATATTAGAAAAAATCCAAATAATAAAAAAGAATTTTTTAAATCAGCGTCTGGATATATTAGATATTTACCAGTAGATAGAAAAATAACAAGTTCATTAGAACCATTTGTTGATTTTATATCAAAAACTGGAGATAATACAGTATCAAATGATATGAATTATAATAATAATTTAACAAAACAACAAAGTAGATTATTGACATCTGGAAGAAATTCTAATAAACGATCAGTAAGTGAAACAAAAAAAAAATATATAGCTGCAAATCAGAACTGGAAATGTAAACATTGTTCAAAACAATTACCAGCATGGTTTGAAGTAGATCATGTAATGAAATTAGAATATGGTGGTTCAAATTCTATAGAAAACCTTGAAGCATTATGTAGAGATTGTCATGGTAAAAAAACAGCATTAGAAAATTTATAATTATAATTTATTTATATAATTAAATTATAATTAATATATAATAATAATAAATGACTATTAAAGATATAGGTAATTCTATATATTTTTTTATTAAAAATATATTAACATTTTTTAAAACTATTTGTCTTTTATTTATTGATAAAATAAATCCATCGAGTTGGGGTTTTATAGAAAAAAATGATAAAAGAAATATGTTATCTGGATTATTTGTTTTTATATTATTAACATCAATTATATATTTTTTGTATTTTATTTTTAAAACAGCCATTACTTTAAATATAGATACCTTTTTGAATTCAAAATATAATCTATTATTCAATATAATTTTTTTTATTTTTTATATTTTTACATTATATTTTTTTATATTTAGAAAAAAAGATGCAAATGAAGGAAAATATTTTAACTTTATTGAAGAAAATCAATCAAATAAACTAATGCTCGATATAAATGAGAGAACTTTTAACAATAAAAATTTCAATGAAAAAATATTATTGCCATTCAAAAATATTATTTTAAATTTAATTGGATTATTAATTGCTGGATTATTTATTTATGGAATTACTAATTTATTTGTTATTTTTTTAAAAGATTTTTCAAATTCTACAAATATAGTTAAAAGTTTAATATTTATTTCAATAGTTATTACTGTTTTAAGTATTGTTGCTAAAATTTTTACAGTTACATTATCTAATACATTTTGTAATAATGTAAAAGATGATATAGCAAAACAATTATTGTGCATAATTAAAAATTTTATATTTTTTATACCTTGTTTAATACTTATATTAATAGAAGATATTAAAAATGAATTTAAATTAACTCAACCCACAATTTTTATAATATTAATATTAGAAATTTTATTTATTTTAATTTTATTTTTAATTCCAATTGTTAAAGACTTATTTATTAATGGCGATAATAGATTATTAAAATCTGGAGAGATTTTATATACAAACGAATATAAAGAATTATCTAGTTATCAAAATTTAGAAAATTTATATAACAAGAAAAATTCAAATTTGTTATTAAATAAAATCAATAAATATAATATTAGATATGGTAATAAATTAAATATAAACGATTATACAAATAAAAATGAAAAAAACTATAATTATACAATAAAATTTGATTTGTATTTAAATCCACAGGGTACAAATACAGCATATTCATATAATAAAGAAACTGAACTATTTAATTATGGTAATAAACCAGTAATATTATATAATGGAAAAGAACAAAGTATTATAATTAAATCAAATTCATTAAATAATGATATAAAACAGATGGACACTATTATAAAAATACCTGCTAACTCATTAGAAAATGATATATATTTTAAATTTCAAAAATGGAATACTTTTCAAATAAATTATTTTGATTTTAAAATTGAGATTATTTTAAATGATAAAATTATAGCCGTTAAAGATAACATACCAAGTTTTAATAATAATGATACAGTTTCAATTGGGGAAAAAAATGGTATACATGGAAGTATCAAGGATATTTATTATTATACATTTAGTAATGAATATTGGGAAAATAAAAATAAAAGTTTATCAAGTAAAATAAGTGATTCAGAAAAAAATTTCTACAATTCTCTCAAAAGAATAAAATAAAAAATATAAAAATATAAAAACATAAAAACATAAAAACATAAAAACATAAAAACATAAAAACATAAAATTTAGATATAATATTTATATTTTATATTATTATATTATAATAAAATAAAATGAGTGCAGTAAATATTGCTATTGCTATCATACTAATAGTTATTATATATTATGTTCTATCAAAAACACTATTAAAAACAAATATAGTTTATGATGAAATGTTAGATGCATTGGACGCTAATCCTGATTATGTAGCATCAAGTGGAATTATGTCATCAAATGTTAAACAAAATATGATTCCAAATAGTGTACTTTCGGATAATGGTAGTACTAATTTTATGGTAAGTGTGTGGTTTTATATAGATAATTGGGGAACTAATATTGGTCAAGCTAATAAAAATATTTTATTTATCGGTGATGCGCCCGATAATATACTACATACTGATATTGCTACTGCAAATGATTTTGTTGGTTTAAGTAAAACAACATGTGGCGCCGTAGGAGGTGAAAAATACAAATCTTTATCTTTATGTTTAGATACATATGACAATAATTTATTTATTGATATTGCAACACATACAGATAATAAATGTCAAGATGCTGGTAAACGTAGATTTACTAGATATGCTGTTGAAAATATTCCAATTCAAAAATGGAATTGTTTAACAATAAGTATAGATTCTTTATTAATGGATGTTTATCTTGACGGTAAATTAATTAATTCTTTCATTTTACATGGAGTATATAAAGCAGAAAATGAACCAAACATATATTTAGGTAAATTAAAAAGTACAAGTTCTCAAACTCTTGATGATGGATTTGCAGGTTTTATAACACGTGTAAGATTTGAAGGAAATGCTATTAATAGCCAAGAAGCTTTAAATATATATAAAGCAGGTATTAACAGTTCACTACTTAAATCTGTGTTTAATAAATATAGTTTGAAAGTATCATTTTTAGAATACAATAAAGAGAAAGGTTCATTTAAAATATAAATTTTATTATATTTTATATTATTATATATTAAATATAATTATGGAAAATATTAATAATAAAATTTCTGGAGTAGGAGATAATTTTAAAAATGCAGCAGGAAATATAAATCAAAATTTAGAAAATTTTTCTAACAAAATGAATGAAAATGTTTCAAATACTATGACAAAAATTCTTCCACAAGGTAATTTATCATCATATACAAATGAATTTTTATCTAGTAATACTCTAATAGGTAAAGCAACATTTTTATTATTTGTTATACTATTATTTATTTTTCTATTTAGTTTTTTAAGCAGAGTTGTTATATATTTTTTAAGCCCGGATGAGAATCCTTACGTTTTATATGGTATGAAATCTGCAAACGAAAGTCTTATAATAAATCAAGCATATGCTCAAAAAAATTCTATACCAATTTTTAGAAGTAAAAATGAAAAAGATGGTATAGAATTTACTTATTCTTTTTGGATGTTTATTGAATCAAATTTACAAAACTTTCAAGATACAGAATATAAACATATTTTACATAAAGGTTCTATAACAAAAATGGATGATAATACAAGCAATAGAGGTATTTATGCACATAATAATTGTCCAGGAATTTATTTATATAAAGGAAAAGATAATGTTTTAGATGATGCATTATTAGATGATGCATTCCCAACATTATCTATGTTAATTAGAGTTAATACTTATCAAAATAATTTTGATGAAGAACAACCATATAAATATTTTGAAGATATTAGAGTTGAAAATATACCTATTAAAAAATGGATTCATATTGTAGTTAGAAGTACAAGTCAAAATATTCTTGATGTTTATATTAATGGTAAACTAGTAAAAAGACAACGTTTAAGCAATGTTATTAAACAAAATTATGATAATTTATATGTTAATATGAATGGTGGCTTTGATGGATTTATGTCTAATATTAAATATTATAATTATGCAATAGGTACATTAGAAATAGATAATGTTGTTAAAAATGGTCCTAATCTTAAAATGAGTAAAAATAATGCATTAAATAAGTCTAAACCTGAATATTTGTCAGGAGATTGGTATTTTAGTGAAACAATGTATAATCAATAAAATAATAATTGATAAATTATTATTTATTATTATATTATAATAATTTATCGCTATGCCTAATATTTATGATTCAGATAGAACAAATTATATCTATATTACAAATAATTTAAAAAATAATACTAGCAATATTTGTCGTGGAACTAAAATTAATATAAAAGGATATTTACCATCTGAAATTAATAAGAATGAATATAAAATATTTAATAATTATTCAGGAGAAAAAATGAAAAACAAAATTATTTTTTCTGCTAAAATTTTAGATTCACCCAGAAGTGTTATTTTATTAACTCAAGAAAATATTAATCATAATATAAAATTTTTATATAAATCAAATAGTCAAACTAGATTGTTTAATGAACCAAGAATAATTTTTAAAAAAAAAACAAATGAGAGATATAATTTTAATAATAGATTTTTATTTACTACTGATTCAACAAGTCAAATGAATTTAAATAATATACAACTTTATAAAAAAAATTTAAATATAAATAACGAAGACACGTTTATTAATCCCATAAATGTATCTTCATATAATTCTAGAAGTAAAAAATTATACATACAATTTAATATTTATAAATCTTTTACAGATTCTGATTTTTATAAAATAAATATTAAAGATTTTTTAAATCTTTCTAATTTTTATATAAATAATGATAAAAATTTGAGATTAATATTAAAAAATATTAATTCAGTTAATAATTTATCATTAAATAAAAGAACGATTAATATGGATTCAATTAATTATGGAATAAATAATTTATATTATTTAGATAACAATATCTATATTAATGATATATTAAGTAATACTAATATAAATAAATTAAATATTGATGAATTTTTATATTTAAATGATAGACATTATCTTATTTTATATAATATAATTAATAATTTAACTAGTATTGAATTTAATTTTGTTGCTGAAAATATAAAAAAAACATTTTTAGATTATGAACCAATAAATAATTTTGACAATTTAAATATACATTTTTTTATTAATAGAATTAAAAATTCAAATAAAAAATATGCGAATAAAATAATAATTAATAAAAATTTATTATACATCAATAGTAAAATATTAGATAGCAGTTCTAATTTTTATTCATATAATAATATTAATACTGATAATAAAGTATTATTATCATGTGGACATGGCATTTTTCCTATTACAAGATTAAATTTATATAAAAATTTAAAATTAAAAAATAATAATTTAATAATTTCAAAAGAAAATAATTTATTTTTAAGTACATTAAATTATAATTTTATAAATAAAAATTATTTATTAGATGACTATATTAATAATAAAAATTATTATGATTATTTTTACTTCTTCAGTTATAATAATATATCGTTAACAAAAAAAAATTTTGATTATTCTTTTCATAATTTATATAAATACACTAACTTATTGAACACAATTTCTAATTACAATAAGACATTTAATAATTATTTAATATATAATAGTATAGATATTTATCCATCTTGTAATAATTCATTTTATAATAATGAAAATGATTGTAGAAACAGTGTTTTTAATAAACTTAAAAATTATCTACACGATTATAGAAATGTTAATATTAAAATATCAAATAATGATTATTCTATTGATTATGATATAGAAAATTTTAGATTAAAATTTAATAATAATTCAGTAAGAGATTATAAAAATATCAACTTATTATCTTATAATAGTGATCTAAAATTTAATATTGATTTCAGAAATAATTATTCAAAAAATATTTTTGGATACTTTGAATTAGATTTATTATATGGCAATACATTATTAAACGAAGAAACCTTTAATCTATCATTAAAATTAACTACATTAGAAAGTTTAAGTTTTAAAAATGTAGAATGTATTTTTATTTATAATAATCCATTTTTAAATGATTCAGATCCATCTTTTTCATATCCATATAATAATATACAAGTAATAAATGACCCAGATATTGATACAATAAATAAAGCCGTTGAATTATTACCAATTGACTCTTATAGAAATTTAAATAATAAAAATAATAGAAATGTAACTATTATACCAAAAAGAAATAACAGTAATTTATCAAAAAAACAAATACAAGGATTAATTGGATTTAATAATATACCAAAACTTTTATCAATTGAACCATATGATCCAAGTTTTATTAATACTAGAGGCTTCTTAAATCAATATAGAATTGAAGATGATTGTGAAAATAATATAGATAAAATAGAAAAAAAAATGAATTCACAAAAACATATCTCTGTTAAAAATAATTATAGATTAAATAATACAAAAAACAAAAAATCTAATTTTTCTAATTTAGTAAAAACATCAATAAGAAGTAGAAATATAGATTCATCATGTACAAACGAATTAAATAATCCAAATAAAATACAAAAATATTATACGCCCTTTAAATTTTATAAATAAACTTTAAAATATTTATTTTTAAAATTGATAAATATTTTAAGTAAAAAATTTTAAAGTAAAACATTATAAAAATATAATGAAAAAATCTATAAAAATAGAAGATAATTTAAAGTTGTTTAAATTATATGATTATAACATTTATGATGAACAAGATGAAAATAATGAAAACTTTAATAAATATAAAGATAATAAAAAATTTAAAATACAGGCATTTGGTATTAACAGTCAAGGAAATACCGCAGCAATATTCATTAATGGTTTCAATCCATTCTTTTATGTAAAAGTTGGTGATAATTGGAATGAAAAGATAAAAAATGCATTTATACTAGAATTAAAATCTAATATGGGACGTTATTTTGAAGACTCTATTATAGAAACTAAATTAATTAAAAGACAAAAATTAAATATTTTTGATAATAAAAAATTACATACGTTTCTTAAATTATCATTTACAAATACTATTGCTTATAATAAAGCCAAAAAAATATTTTATAATGAAACATATATCAATGGATTTTATGAAAAAAAACTATTAGAAGAAGGTTATTTATTTAATAATGATGATGAAATCACTAATTGTTATTTATATGAAGGAGATATTCCTCCATTATTAAAATTATTTCATTTAAAAGAAATATCTCCATCTGGTTGGATTTCTTTACCTAAAAATAAATTTAATAAAAATAAAGAAAAAACAACAAATTGCTATTTTGAATATACTATTAATTATGATAATATTGTCCCATTAAAAGATATTGAAGCTCCTGTAAAATATAAAATATGTAGTTTTGATATTGAAGCAAGTAGTAGTCATGGTGATTTTCCACTTGCAATTAAAGATTATAAAAAATTAGCAACAAATATACTAGAAAATTATAATCAACTTTCAGATGAAGAGAAAGAAAAATATGATAAAAATACATTCAAAGAAGAAATCCTTTCTGCATTTAATTTTAATAATTTAAATTATATTGATAAAGTTTATCCAAAAAATAAAATAGAAGATATTAATTTAATATTAAATCTAATTGATAATCTTATTTTATATAAACCAGGTGAAGAAAAAAATAAGAAAAAATTTGAAGAAACATGTGAATCATCTAGTGATGAAGATGATGATTCGAATGAATATAAAGTTAAGAAAGTAAAAAGAATAAAAAATTATTCTAAAACTAACTCAAATATTATTGACTTAATAAAAGATAATAATTGTGAATACAGTACAAAATTATATGAAGTTACAGAATCATTTAATAGAATTAAATTTCCATCTTTAAAAGGTGACGAAATTACATTTATTGGATTATCATTTATTAATTATACAGAAAATGAACCATATAAAAGAATTATTATTGTGAAAGGTGGATGTAAAATTCCAGACAAATATTTAGATTGGGTTGAATCTAATAATGTTATTGTTTTAGAAAAAACAAATGAAAAAAGTTTACTCACTACATTTACAAAAATAATATTCAGAGAATCACCACATATTATTACTGGATATAATATTACTGGTTTCGATTGGCCATTTATGTATAATAGATCTAAAGAACTAGATTGTGATGAAGAATTTCTTAAGTTATCAAAAAATAAGAATGAAGTTTGTCTTAGTAAAAAATGGAATTTTGAAAAAAAAACATATGATAAAGATATAGAAACAAGTAAAATTGTATTAGCAAGTGGTGAATATGATTTAAAATTTCCAAAAATGCCTGGAGTTATTATTATGGATATGTGTGTAATATTAAGAAAAGAATTTCAACTAGAATCATTTAAATTAGATTTTGTTTCATCTTATTTTATTAGTGACAATATTAAAAATGTTGAAATTAAAGATGAAAATACAAGAATTTATAGTAAAAATTTAATGGGAATTAATAATGGAACATTTATTAAATTTGAAGAAATTGGTTTTAGTAATAATCCATATAAAAATGGTAAAAAATTTGAAATTATAAATATTAATAAACATGAAGGTTGGTTTGATATTAATAGTGAAGAAAATTTAGATATTAAAAATAATAAATATAAATGGGGTCTAGCAAAAGATGATGTAAGTCCTCAAGAAATATTTGATTTAGCAAACGGAGATGATTATGATAGATGGACGGTTGGTAAATATTGTCTTGCAGATTGTGATAATGTTATTTGGTTATTATTAAAATTAGATGTAATAACTGATAAAGTTGAAATGTCTAATTTATGTGATGTTCCATTAAGTTTCTTATTATTACGTGGTCAAGGTATAAAACTTCAAAGTTACGTTTCAAAAAAATGTGGTGAAAAAAATACTCTTATGCCTACTTTACAAAAAAATAATAAATCTGATGGTTATGAAGGTGCTATTGTATTTGAACCAAAAGAAGGAATTTATTTAGAAGACCCTGTAGCATGTGTTGATTATAGTTCACTATATCCATCTTCTATTATTAGTGAAAATATTTCGCATGATAGTAAAGTATGGACAAAAGAATATGATTTATCTGATAATTTAATAAATGAAATTGGTGAAAAAGATGAAGATGGAAATTTTAAATATGATAAATTATATCATCTTGGATATAAATATGTAGATATTAAATATGATACATATAAATATGCTAGAACATCAGAAAAATCAGCTGCCAAAAAAATAATTATTGGTTATAAAATATGTAGATTTGCTCAATTTCCCGAAGGAAAAGCTATTATGCCTTCGATTTTAGAAGAATTATTAGCAGCAAGAAAATCTACACGAAAAAAAGCTGCTTTAGAAACCGACCCATTTATTAAAAATATGTTAGATAAACGTCAATTAAGTATTAAAGTAACTGCAAATTCATTATATGGTCAAACAGGTGCTAAAACAAGTGCATTTAATGAAGATGATGTAGCTGCATGTACAACTGCGATTGGTCGCAAATTATTAATTTATGGAAGAACAATTATTGAAGAATGTTATAATAATATAGTAGTAAAAGTAAACGATGGCACTGAGTTATTAGTAAAAGCTGAATGTGTATATGGAGATACTGATTCTGTATTCTTTAAATTTATTATTAAAGAACTTAAAACGGGTAAAAGAATAATAAATAAACAAGCTCTAATATATACAATTGAACTTGCAAAACAAGCTGGAGAGTTAGCTAGTAAATTCTTAAAAAAACCCCATGATTTAGAATATGAAAAAACATTTTGGCCTTGGATTATAATGTCAAAAAAAAGATATGTTGGAATGTTATATGAAGAAGACCCTGAAGTATGCAAATTAAAATTTATGGGTATTGTATTAAAAAGACGAGATAATGCGCCAATTGTTAAAGATATTTATGGTGGAATAATTGATATTCTTATGAACAAAAAAAATATACCTGTCAGTATTAAATTTTTAAATGATTGTTTGAATAATTTATTAAATGGTAATTATAATATTGATAAATTAATGGTAACAAAATCTTTACGTGGATATTATAAAAATCCTAATCAAATTGCGCATAAAGTATTAGCAGAAAGAATTGGTTTAAGAGAATCAGGAAATAAACCTGGTGCTGGAGATAGAATAAGTTATGCATATTTTAAAAATGATAATAAAAAAGCATTACAAGGAGAAAAGATTGAAACTAAAGAATTTATAAATCAAAATAATTTAAAACTGGATTATTCTCATTATATTACTAATCAAATTATGAAACCAATTGTTCAAATATATGCATTAGAACTTGAAAATATTCCAGAATTTAAAAATAGACAAATTGAATTAAAAATTAAAAAAACAAGTAAAGAATTATTTTGGCATGAAGAATTAGAAAAATTAAAAAGCAAATGGGAAGACCCAGAAAAATATAAAAAAAAATTAGAAGAATTAAAATGTAAAGAAGTAAAAAAAAATTTATTTGATAAATTCATTTCCAAATAATAATTTTTAATATTATAGTTATTGTATTAAAAATTATTATTTACATGCTCATACTAGATGAATTTGTTGATGAACCATTTGATAAAATAAGGGATAAAGATTTTTTATTTGCCAAATCCATTAAAATATTAGCCCCAAAAGCACCATCATTTAAATACCGTTCATAGTATTCTTTTATTTCTCTAACTTTTTCTTGAAAATCTGGTAATAATGATGCTCTATAATTCATATCTGAAAAATCTCTAAATTTTATTTGTTTTAATATATTTAAAAATTTTTCTCTGCAATATTCTACATTATCATTTTTACATTTAAAAATACCATCTGTTTTTCCTATATTTTTATAAATATTAAAAATATCTTTATTTCCTTTTTTTTGATTACATGATGAATGTATAAAATGTAAATTTTTAGATACACTATTTTTATCAACACATACTAACATTGTTATTATTGGAATAACATGGTCACAAGATACATTCGTTGGAATTTTTTTTCCATTTGAAATATTAACAGATATTGGTTCTCCACAACAAAAACATTTAGGATCATCATTTAAAAATGTTTCATTAAAATTATTTAAACAATCTGTTGTTATTTTTGTAGAAATATCATTTACTTCTTGATTTTGTTTACCTTCACTTCTTAATATTGTAATAAAATCTCCAGTTAAATCTCTAGAGTGAGGTGAAACATATGTTTTTAGAAGAAAATTATCAATATTTTGATAAGTCAATTTTTTATATTCATCAGATAAAGATAACAATTTAACAATAAATTGTTTTTTTTCTGCTTTATCCTCTATATCTGTTTTTAATTTATTCGCTAAACTTTTTGACATTTTCTTACTTGCTGGTTTTTTTACAGTTCGTTTTGCAATAGAAGATTTTGGTTTAGTATTTCTTTGTCTTGTTCTATTTTTTGGTGAATATCTAGATACAGTTTGTGGTTGTCTTTTTGGTCTACTTTTAGAATTCATAATATATATTAATATATTATTTATAATAATTATAAATAATTATTATTTACATATATAAAAAACAAATATAATATGAAAAAAAATATATTAACATACAAAAAAATAGGTAAATTTTCTCACAATTTTAATAAAACACGTTCTAATAAAGTTTTAAAGAATATAAATACTAAAGGTGAATTTAAAAATTTAGTTTTAAAATCGGATTATATTCAAGATAAAAAAAATAAATTCAGAAAAACAATACAAATAAAAACAGATATAACAAATCAAGAACGTAGCGGTAGATGTTGGATTTTTGCATTTTTAAATGTTATGAGATATTCTATGATAGAAAAATATAATTTAGAATCAAAATTTGAATTCTCTCAAAATTATTTATATTTTTTTGATAAATTAGAAAAAGCTAACTTCTTTCTTAATTATATATACGATAATAAAAATGAAATAGATTTTCAAAAAAAAATATTTAATATGAAAATGAATGATTATAAACATTTATTTATGGTAGATAGTTTAACAAATGATGGTGGTCAATGGAATATGTTTGTTAATTTAATAGAGAAATATGGTATAATACCAAAAAGCAATATGGATGACCATTTTCATAGTAAAAATTCTAAAGAATTAAATAAAATATACAATAGATTTTTAAGTCATAGTATTAATATTATAAAAAATAGTAAAGAAAGTAAAAAAATAATAATTAATAAATTATTAAATAAATGTTATAAAATTTTAGTTTTATTTTTAGGAGAACCACCAAAAAAAATAACATGGGATTATAATGATAAAAATAAAAAATATATTTCTATTGAAAATATTAAACCAATAGATTTCTATAAAAAATATGTACCATATAATTGTAAAAATAAAATATGTTTAATAAATTATCCATGTTATAATATTCCATATTATAAATTATATAATCAAGAATTAGGATATAATATTATCGATGGTTCATCTCAAAATTTTATTAATCTACCAATTGAAATAATTAAATCGATTATAAAAAAATCTATAAACAACAAAGAACCGCTTTGGTGTGGAGTTGATTTTGGAAATTATATATCAAATGAACATGGAGTTATTGATAATAATGCGTTTAATTATAAAGATATTATTGACTATGATTTTAATATGGATAAATGCAGTGAAATATCATATAGAACTACAAGCCCTACTCATGCAATAGTTATAAAGGGTTATAATTTTAAATCTGGAAAAACAAATGGATTTTTAATAGAAAATTCATGGGGAAAAGATAAAGGAAATGAAGGATATTATTATATGTCTGAAAGTTGGTTAAATAAATATTTATTTGAAATTGTTGTTGATAAAAAATATGTTCCAAAAAAAGTTGAAAATATTTTAAAAACAACACCAATAGTACTGCCGTATTGGAGCATTTTTAACTCGTTATTAAAAAAATAATATATTATATTAATTTATATTTTATGCGTATATAAATTAATAAAACTATATTCTTATAATTTAATTATGATAAATATTTTTAATCAAAATTATAATGATATTTGTATGATTTGTCATGAAGAATATGATATTTCATTATGTTATACTTTACCAGAATGTAACCATAAATATCATGTTAATTGTATTATATCATGGTTTAGAAATGGAGATTCAAAATGTCCATATTGTGGCAATAGAGGAATAAACCATACAAGTAATAAAAATAATAAATTTTTTTATAATTATGGAACATATGAAAAACAATACTTTGATGATATAAAAAAAACAATTTATAATGATAAAAAAAATAAATCGTATAAAAATATAATAAATGAATTAGATAATTTAAAAGATCTAGAAAATAAAAAAAAAATTATATTATCAAATAAAAAAGAATATGAAAACTTTATAAAAGAAAATAACACAAACTATGATGAAACTAAAAAAAAATTAACTCAGTTAAAAAAAGACAAAGATAATATTTATTATCAAATTATGAAACTTAAATTTAAAATTGTAAATAATAGTTATATTATACCTTTAATTTTACCAATAAAGTTAGATATTTCATATTAAAAAACAGATATACTTTATAAATGTTTTTTAATTTTGATTTAACTAACTTTCCATTAGTATATATAGATTTATCTGGAAATATAAATAATGATATAGATTTTAAATTATTTACTGAAAAATGGCTTGATTTATATAATAAAAAAGAAAATTTTTATTTAATTTTTAATACAAAAAATTTATTAGGTGCAAATATACGATATGTTTTTTATATGGCATTTTTTATAAAAAAAATTAAATTATTAAAAAAAAAAAATCTAATTTCTAGCAAATTATTATTGTATAATAATTATATATATAAATTAGCTACATTTATATTTTATATAGAAAAACCTATAGCCCCAATTGAGCTAATATTAATGGATTATAATGAAAATAAAATTAATTCAGAAATAATATTACCTTAATTTCTAATAATAAATGAAAATCTATTATTTGAAACTAGAGTTCTTAATATATTTTGTGCCATATAATCACTAAATTGACTTCTTGTTAATAAAAGATTTTGATTATTAATATTATAAGTATTAAAATTAGTTTCAGATAAAATATTGTGTCTACAAATTGGACAAGTATAATTTCTAAATAACCAATTTTTTAAAGCATTTTTATTAAAATTGTGTTTACAACTATTTATTTGGCATACATTGGAATTTTCATTAAAATCTTCTTGAGTAATAGGACAACTATCATTTAAAGGATTTTCTATATTTAAATAACTAATATCTATTATATTGTTATTTATAGTATTATTTATATTACTATTTGAAATACTATTAAAATCCATTTCTAATATATCTCCATCTACTCTTGTTGTTAATGTATTTATTTCATTTTGATTTTCGTCTTCATTTTGATTTTCATTTTGATTTTGATTTTCATTTTGATTTTCATTTTGATATTCGTCTTCATTTTCATTTTGATTTTCATTTTGATTTTCATTTTGATATTCGTCTTCATTTTCATTTTGATTTTCATCTTCATTTTGATTTTCATTTTGATTTTCATCTCCATGAATATTATTTTGTAAATCATAGAAATTATTATTTGAAAAATAACTATAATTATTTCTATTTTCTTGATAATCATAATATCTTCTAGCTCTAACTCTTCGTCTTCTTGTATAATGTGAGTCTTCATATATATTATTTAAATTTACAGATATTTGAGATAATGTTGAAACAGTATTATTTAGTCCTATAATAGCATTTGAATATGATGATAATATAAAATTTAGATTATTATTTTCTTCTATATTTTGATTATAATTATTAAACATATTTATATATATATAAATATGTTTAAATACATAATATAAATAATATTAATGAATAATAAAAATATTTTAGAAATAAAAGGATTATCGGGTTTATCAAATTTAGGAAATACATGTTATATTAATTCATGTATGCAAGTATTATCTCATTGTAGTGAATTAAATGATATATTAGATAAATATAATAAAGAAAATATTTATAATAATAATGAAAATTCTATTTTATTTTTTGAATGGAAAGATTTAAATAATTTACTATGGTCAAAAAATTGTTGTATTGCCCCAAAACGTTTTATAAATACCATTCAAACTGTATCGAAAGAAAAAAATATGGAGTTATTCAGTGGATTTTTACAAAATGATGTTCCTGAATTTTTATTTTTTGTAATAGATTGTTTTCATAATGCATTAAAACGAGAAGTAAAAATAAATATTTTAGGAGAATCAAAAAATAATACTGATGATTTAGCAAAAATGTGTTTCAAAATGTTAAAAAATTTATATTCAAACGACTATTCAGAAATTTTACAATTATTTTATGGAATTAATGTTTCATTAATTGTATCTATAGATAATAAACTTTTATCAAGTAAACCAGAACCATATTGTATTATTAGTTTACCAATTCCAAAAGTATTAGAATGTAATATATATGATTGTTTTGATTTATATTGCAGTGAAGAATATTTAAATGGAGATAATTGTTGGTTTAATGAAAAGACAAATACTAAAGAAGAAGTTAAAAAATCAATAAAATTTTGGAATTTTCCAGAAATTTTAATATTAAATTTAAATAGATTTAATAATAATAATCAAAAAATAAATACATTAGTTAATCTAGATATCAATAAAATAAATTTATCTAATTATGTTTTGGGATATAATAAAGAGTCTTTTATTTATGAAATTTTTGGTATATGTAATCATAGTGGAAATTGTTTTGGTGGACATTATTATTCATATATAAAAAATAATAATAAATGGTTTAATTTTAATGATACAAATGTTTCAGAAATATCAGAAAGTAAATTAATAACAAATAAGGCATATATGTTTTTTTTCAAAAAGATAAAAAAATAATAATAAAATAAGTAATTTTATTATATATATATATTAATAAATCGATAATGGCATATTTAAATAATATAATTGATGATTTTTATAATAGTTTAACAAATATTGGAAATAACGGTTTTGTATTAATAATATTAATATTAATAATTTTAGTTTACTATGTTATTTTTTCATTTTTAGGAGTTTCGAATAATGATAGTAATGAAAAATCAGGGCTTTTAGTTTTATTTCAATCAATATTATTTGGTGTTGCAATATTATTAATTTTTTTATATGCTATTTCATACTTTTATAATATTAATTTTTTTACAGAAGTTAAAAATTTATTTAATGAAAATCCAGAAATAAATATAAAATCTATAAAAAATAATGATTTATCTAATAATGATTTATCTAATAATGATTTATCCAATAATGATTTATCTGGAAATAATACATTAATTCAAGAACCACCTATAGATTTAGAAAAAGAGGTTTTTCATGTTCCGGGAAGTAAATTTACATATCATGATGCTAAAGCAGTATGTAAAGCATTTAATTCTGAATTAGCAACATATAATAATATAAAAAATTCACAACAAAAAGGAGCAAATTGGTGTAGTTATGGTTGGTCTCATGATAAATTAGCATTATATCCAACTAGTAATTCTGCATTCAAAAAAATACAAGAAACTGAAGAAGAAAAAAATAAATATAAATGTGGCTTACCAGGTATTAATGGTGGTTATTTAAATAATCCATATATTAAATTAGGTGCGAATTGTTATGGAGTGAAACCTTTTAAAAGCGAATTAGAAAAACAAAATCTAGATGATTCAAATAATATACCAAAATCACAAAAAGAATTATTATTTAACGAACGTACAAAATATTGGAAAGATAGAATTGGAAACATTTTGGTATATCCTTTTAATGGTGAAAAATGGTATATGATAGGTAATCAAAATATTTATTCGGAAAAAGATAAAAAAAATTAATAATTTTAATTTATATATTAAAAAATTAATATATAAATTAGTTTTTTTATTACACCTTTGAACATATTCGTATTTTTACTAGCATTTAATTAGATATTTTAAATGTTCTAAGTGTTAAAAATAAGTAATATTTAATTTATTTAAGTATTTTAGATTTACTGTTTTTTTTATTATTAAATCAGATGCTAATTTGTTAAATTCTAATAAATTAGCTTCTAATATATTAATTGCACATTTTAAAGCATAATTTATTAATTGAGACACAGATTCATCTATTTCTGTTTTTGTTGATTCACTTAATGTTAAATAAGGACTATTTGGATTTTGTATAGTTTTTGGTAATTCAATATTATTTGCTGATTCAATTCCAAATAATTGAATATATTGCCTAGCTAAATTATCTGCTTGTCTTAAATCTTGACTTGCGCCTGCTGTAATTTCTAAGTCACTAACTGAATTAAATAATTTAAAATTATCATAATTTAAATCTTCATTTTTATTAACTATTTTAGTATATAATAATATTTCTGCAGCACGACCACCCATAGTAACAATTAAATTTGCTAATAAATATTTTTTTGTAGGATAACTATTATATTTTTCTTTTGGTGTGAATAATGTATAACCACCTGCACCATTTGTATTAGCATTAATTGTTACTTTACGTACATCAAAAAATTCTTTAAATAAAAGAGCTGTTAATGTATGCCCAGCTTCATGATATGAAACTAATTCTTCTTCATCATAATTTGTATCTTTACTAAGTTTTGGTAATCCAATAACAATTTTTTCAAATGCATCTACTAAATTTGTAGAATTTATTGTTGTTTTATTTTGACGTAATGCTAATATAGCAGCTTCATTTGCCATATTTTCAATGTCTGCACCTGAAAATCCACCAGTTAAACAAGCAATTTCATCTAAATCTGTAGATTCTTCTACAAATTTATTACGTAAATGAACTTCTAAAATTTTACGACGACCACTTGTATCAGGTAATCCTACTTGTACTTTACGATCAAATCGACCTGAACGTGTTAAAGCAGAATCTAAAATGTCTGCTCTATTTGTTGCTGCTAAAACTACTATTGAATCTGATTTTTCAAATCCATCCATATTTGTTAAAATTTGATTTAATGTTTGTTCCCGTTCTTCATTTCCTCCACCATTAAATTGCTCTCCGCGTTTTCTACCAACTGCATCAATTTCATCTATAAAAATTACACACGGTGAATTTTGTTTTGCTTTGTTAAATAAATCCCTTACTCTAGATGCACCTACTCCAACAAACATTTGAATAAATTCAGATGCAGAAACTTGTATAAATGATACTTCTGCTTCACCTGCAACAGCTCGTGCTAAAAGCGTTTTACCAGTTCCAGGAGGACCTTCAAGCAATACACCTTTTGGTATTTTTGCACCTGCAACTTCAAATCTTTCTGGGTTTTTTAAAAACTCTACAACTTCTTGCAATTCAAATTTTGCTTCATCACAACCAGCAACATCATTGAATTTAGTTTTTATATCTTCACTATTAATAATTCCTTGTTTTTCTAATTTTCCAGCAGACATTGGATTTATCCCCCCACCTGGCATATTTCCTCCTCTAAAAAAAGCAATAGCTGTATTTATTAAATAAAAAATTATTATAAAATTTATCAATGTTCCTACCCCCCCAAAACTTTGCATTAGATTTTGATTTCCAGTCTGAACAACTTTATAGTAAATATCATTATCAATTAATGATTGTACTACTATATCATTAACTTTATTAATTCCTGTTTCTAAAAAATGTAAATTATCTATTGATGGTAATAAATTTTCATGATTATTATCTATTGCAACTAATCCATTAATATTATTACTATCAATATTTTTTATAATACTTACAGATTCTATATTATTATGTTTAATTTCGTCTAAAAACTGATTTAAAGTGTATTGGTCCAAATCTTTAGCGCTTCTTGCCAATTTATTTATAATTTCAGATGGTTCATATTCTATATTATTAATTATAGAATAACTTTTTAATTTTGGAAATAATATATTATTATTTAAATAATTTGGTACAAATGAAAAAGATAAATTTAATTGTATTAAAAATAAAAACAACTTCATCGTTTAATAGATTAAATAATAATATATTTTTAAATATATTATTATATATATATATCATGTATAATATAGATTATTTCATAACAATAGGTGATTTTTTAGCAATTCCATTTTTTTTGCTTTTATGTTATTATTTTTATTTAAAAAAAAATAAAACTTTTATTGAAAAAATATTATTTTTATTTTCATTAAGTGCTTTAATTGTAGATACTTATTTTACTATGTATAAATTATTTTTTTCTAGATTTTTTATGTAAATTTTTTTTATTTTTTCTTGAAAATTTATTAGGTTTTATTTCTATATTATTATATAGTTTTAGATATACATTATCTTCTATAATATCATCTCCTATTTTATAAAAATTACTTATTTTTGTTACTTCTTTTTCTCCGGTTGGATTATAATTAAATCCAAAAATAAATCCTAAATTTTTCATATTATTATCATTAACATTTAATTGATGATACATTATATATATAATAATATTATGTTATAGTATTATATAAATTATTTGACTAAATTGATTCTTTTTAAAGTTTCATTTTCAGAATATATACGTTTTTCTTTTATAAATGTCAATAATTCTTTTGCTTTTTCATCATTATTAAAAAATTCCTTAAAACAATCTTCTAAAAATTTATAACTTAATGGATTAGCCAGTTTTTGATTAATTAAATTAATTTTTCCACCAGTTATATTTATTGTAGGATTTTTTATTTCTTTTTCATTAAAAAAAGTTATTATATCTGAAGATATTTCATTTTTTTCATCTCTTATTTTTTTCATTTCTTCAGATACCTTAATATATTTATTATCAAGTATAACCCAATCTTTTATTTTATCTTCTAATGACATTAGTATAATACTTTTATTTATTTTTAAGTAAAAATATTATATTTTATATATTTATTTTGATCGCGATTTTCTTGACATTTTTTTTGATGATTTTTTTGAATTTCTACGTTTTAAGTAACGTAAACCAGCATAAAGGGCAGCAGGAACAAGAGCATCTCCTAAAGTAACTCCGCCATGTCTACTTCTGCTTTTTGAACCCCCACATTTTTTTTTTCCATGTTTTCCTTTGGCTTTTTTTGTATAGCTTCTTCTTTTTCCTCCTGATTGTTTATTTAAGTCAAACATTTCTATATATTATAACTAAATACTTTATTTTTTTTTATAAAATAAAATAAATTTCCTAAATTTATTATGATATTTATTATTAATAAAATTATTATTATTATAAAAATAATATAAATATCATAAAAAACATTATGAATTATATTTTTTATAGTTCTATTTGTTTCTTCTTTTTCTAACTCTTCAATAATATATTTAAAAATAATATTTTCAGAATCATCTAATTTTTTTTTCATTATTATAATATTATACGTATTATTTTAATTTACATTTTCTAACAAACTATTAATGAATAGTAAAATTTTTGATATTAATGAAGAAATTGATTTTAATATATTTAATTTAGGAAATCCATCTTTAATTAACAATAATACGTATTTTAGTAAATTGACATATGGTGATATATTTAAAAATTTTTATATTAAATTTCCAAAATGTTATTTAAAAAATTCTTTTAATAAAGATAAAATTAAATCTATTGGTGAATTAATATTTAATTTTTCCGAAACAAATATTATAAAATTTTTTGAAAAATTTGAAAACTATATAATTGAAGAAATATATAAAAAAAAAGATTTATGGTTTTATAACCATAATGAATTAGAAAAATCTGATATTGAAGATTTAATTGTACCATATATAAAAACCTATAAAAATGGAAAAGAATTTATAATAAAAACAAATTGCGATATAAGTAAACTAAAAATATATGATGAAAACGAAGTTTCACTAAATTATACAAATTTAACAAATAATGATTATATTATTCCTCTATTATCAATCAATGGTGTAAAATTTACTACAAAAAATTTTATTATTGAAACTAGTATTTTACAAATATTAGTTTTAAATAATGATGAATTTTTATATAATGAATGTTTAATAAAACTAAATAGAAATGAAGAAATAGATAAAAAAAAAGATGTTTCAAGTATAGATACAAAAAAAAATGAAGAATTTGAAATTGATATAGAAGACATATCTAATAATATTGATTATGAAATAATTAATATTAGCAATGATAATTCTAACATAATTAATGATATTAGTGATATTAGTGATATTAGTGATATTAGTGATATTAGTGATATTAATAATATAGATAACATTTCTGATACGGAAAATAGTGAAAATAGTGAAAACAGTGAAAATATACAAAGTATTGAAAGTGTTGAAACTATTGAAAAAACTGAAAATAGTCAAAATATAGATAAATCTCATCAGTACGATGATACCAATGATACTAATGATACTAATGATACTGAAAATAATGATCTTTATTATGATGATAATATTGAAATAAAAGATTTAGATAAAAACAATAAAAATTCAGAAATTATTGATATAAATCTTGATAATTTAGAAATAAATAATAATTTAAGTAAAAATAATAATAATATAAATTTTAACAAAAATGAAAAACTAGTTAATATATCTACAGATGATTTAGAAAATAATGATATTGTTCAAATTAAATCGAGAGATCAAATATATTTAGAAATATATAAAGATGCAAGAAAAAAAGCTAAACAAATTAGAAATAATGCCATTAAAGCATTTTTAGACGCAAAAAAAATTAAAATAAAGTATAATTTAGAAGATTTAATAAATAGCGAGAGTGAAAGTGACAGCGATAATGATAGTATTATAAATAACTGACAATTTAAATAATAAAATAATAATATCTATAATTATTTTATTATTTATTATTATATAAATGGCAGTAAAAAGTTCTCTTTTAAAGAATTTTACCTTAGAATATGTTTTAGGAATAGTTGGAATATTAATTCTAGTTTACGCTTTATATAAATATTCAGAAAATAAAAATATATTGCAAAGTGGTATGCAAAATGAAATGCTTTCTGAACCTGCAAATATGAATACTCAACAACAAAAAAAAACTCAAAGTTCTGCTTTAGCTGACTCTTTAACACAAAACGCAAATGATTCAAGTGAACTTTTACCAAAAGATAAAGAAGGTTGGGGAGAAATGGCTCCAGTAGGTGAAGTAACCGATGGATTACAAGGTATGGGTTTCATAAGCACTAGAGGCGAACATCAAGTAGTAAGAAATGCAAATTTACAAATTCGTTCTGAACCAGCCAATCCAGTAGGTGGAACTGGTCCTTGGATGAATTCAACTATTCAACCCGACAAATTAAGAAGACAGTTAGAAATAGGAACATCATCTTCATTACAATAAATATATTATAAAATTTTTTATTTTTTATTATAAAGTTTTATAATATATGGAATCAAATAATATTTTATCATGGACTTTAGTAATAATTGCCGTAATTTTATGTATAAAATTATATAAAAATAGTGATGCTTTTATATTAAAATGTATTATTTCTGATGTAAATGGAAATAAATATTGTGTAAGAGATAGAAGTAAATTAGAATTAGCAGCAGATAAATTAGCAACAATAAATGATAAATTAAATTTTTTAGTAAAATATTTAAAAGAAAAATATCCAGAAAAAGATTGTGTTAAGTTGTTATTAAAAAATTATAATCCTAAAAAACTTAGTGAAACTTTACCTACAAGTGAATACACAGCATATAGTGAAAATAAAGGCGAAAAGTTAGCATTTTGTTTAGATACAGAAAAAGATAGCAAAGGAAATTTAATAGATGATAATACATTAATGTATGTTGCACTACATGAATTAAGTCATGTTGCTAGTAAATCTATTGGACATACAGATGAATTTTGGTCAAACTTTAAATTTTTCATAATTGAAGCAGAAAAAATAAAAATTTATGAACCTATAAATTATAAAAAAAAACCCGCTAGATATTGTGGAATAAATATAACAGACAATCCATATTATGATTACCCCTAATGATTTTTATATAATATATCATAAACTTTTATATTTTTATCTATTTTTTCATCATAATATTCTAATTGTTTACTTTTACTAACAAAAAAATAATTTTGTAAATTTATTTTAGGAAAAAAAGTATCACAATCAAATTCTGTATCTATATATGTTATGTATAAGTTATCAATTTTATAGTTAGAAGACAAAAACAAGTTATATATATTATCTCCACCTATTATCCATATATTTTCATAACTTTTGAATTTAAAAAAAGATATTAATTCATTAATTGAATTAAAACTTTTTATTATATTATTTTTATTAGTATAATCAATATCTAATGTTGTTGATAATATTAAATTATCGCGTTTTTCCAATGGTTTACCTATACTTAACCATGTATTTTTACCCATAACTATACAATTATTCCCATCTCCAATTGTTAAATTTTTAAACTTTTTTAAATCACTTTTAATAGACCAGGGTAAATCATTATTTTTTCCTATTCCATTATTTTTACAATAAGCAACTATAATATTAAAGTTCATTATTATATAAAAATATATGATTGTATTTATATAGATGTCAAATATATTTAAAATTTATATAAATTCATATAATAAAACAGATTTAACAAATATTTTAACGCATTTATTTATATTTATAGATTGTGAGTTTAAAATAAAAAATCCTACTATTACTTTAGATAAATTAAATAAAATATCAAAATTTAATGAATTTATAAAAACGGAATATTATAATTTATTTGAAGATAATTTTAATGAATTAGATTTGTTATATGCAAATGATTTTGATATAGATATTATTTTTATAGATAATGAAATTTTTTTAGATGATACAATTGAAAATTTAAAATTTAAAATATTAAAAGGTATATCTTCAATATTTTATGAAATTTCATATGAAGAACTCTATTTATTTTATTGTAAAAACAGTGAGTTTAATTCTATAAATATTTACAATAGTTTATCAAATAATAATAAAAATAAAATTTCTAAAAAAACTTTTTTTGAGTTCTTATCAAATACATTAGAACAGTATAGAATACTTGATTTAATTGAAGATAAAGAATATTATACTTTTAATGATATCGATAACTTATCACAAAAAATTCTATTTATTAATCAATTAAAATCTATTGGACAATATAATAAAAATAATTTAAATTATATTATAAATCCATTTCATTTAAATGAGAGAAATATAAATTTAAAAGAAATAGGTATAAAAAATATGAATACAAACAATAGTTCTATGATATTTGAAAATAATATAATTAATAATACATTATATTTATCATTTTTCAATGATGTTATAAATTTTTCAGAAAATAAATTTATGACAAATCATTTTGATTATATTATTAAAATATATTTTCCATTATTATCTTCAGATAATATAAATTCTATAGAAGAATTTAATAAAAATCAAAAAAAATTATTAGATAGTTCAAATAAATATATTACTTCTGATAATTTTATTAAAAAAAATAAAATAATTGAATCTCTCAACAAAATATATAAAACAACTGATAAAATCAATAAAACATTAGGAATTAATAAAATTAATTTAACAATACATTCATATTTAAATTATAATTTATCATTAGAATCAATATTTAAAATTTTGAATAGTAATGAAATTTATCCAATGATTAAATATAATCCAGGAAAAAAACAAGAAAATATATATAGATTATATTCAAAAATAAATAATAATACTAAAATACCATTTTTATCACAAAAAACCATAATTAAATATTCTAAAATTATGGGAAAAACAAATACAATATCTATATTTGTTAATAATCAATCTTCTAATACATTTATTAAATATGTTAAAGATTTTATAATAGAAATAGATATTACTGGTTCTATAAATATAAAAATTGAATTTTCTAAATTAATTAAAACACAAAGTATTGAAAAATTATTAAGAAAAAATATTAATATTTTAATAACAAAAATAAAAACTATTTTAAGTAATTCTAATAATATTAAATTCTTTAACTCATTATCAGATGATAATATTGAAATAAATGATATAAACTATTCTATTATTTATAATGAACCATTTAATCGATTAAATAATTTTAATAGTATAAAGAATTGTTTTTCTTTTTTATTTAATATTATAAAAAATACATCTATTAATTATAAAGAATTACGATATAAAAATGTTTCCAATTATAATTATTCTGATGATAAAACAACATTCATTATTGAACAAATTAAACAGCAAATATCTCCAGATAAAATAATTATTAATTTAAAAAATAATTTTAATTTAGATTCTATTACATCTGCTAAAAATTTATTTGAAGAAACTATTCAATCATTAACATTAATGAAAAATACATTTAATTATAAAACGTTTAAAATAAAAAATTCACCCGGATTTTTAATTAGTTTTGAAAATAAAAATAAATCATTAACAATAAATATTAAAAATATTGATAAGTTATTTTATATTAATCAATTAATTATATATCTAGAAAGTTTTATTAAATTAATTAATAATGATAAAATAAATATTATTAAAGATGAAAGTTTATTAGATATTTGCAAAGAAAAAATTACTAAAACAAACAATAATACAAATTATAGTGAAGATATCGTTGATGATAATAATGAAAATATTATAATTGATGAACAATTAAAAATTAATGATGATAAAGAATTATTAGAAAATAGTGATGATGAAAATGATGATAATTTATTAAATATACTTTTAGATGATAATAGTGAAAAAGATGAAAAAAGTGATGATGATGATTTAGATTTTTTTATTGATAAAGAAGATGAAATAGAATCAGATTCAGATGCAGACAGTGAACCTAATAATGAAGATTCAATAAAAGAACAATTTCAAGATATAGAAGATAGCGAAGAAGAAAGTATAGATTATGATAAACAGGATAAACTTGATAAAGATGATAAAGATGATAAAGATGATAAAGATGATAAAGATGATAAAGATGATAAACAAGAAGAAAATATAGATACTAAAATAGGTAAGGCCAATCCAATTTTACAAAGATTATTAAATTATGAAAAAAACTTATTTTCAAATAAAATAGAAATGCTTTCTGGCAATGAAAACAAATTATTTACAAATTATTCACGTTTATGTCAAGCAAAAAGGCAACCCGTTATATTAACAGAAGAAGAAAAAAATAAAATAGATAATGAAAATCCTGGTTCATACAATGAGTCATTAGAATATACTACAAATAATAAAAAAAAATATTTTTATATTTGTCCAAGATTTTGGGATATAAAGAAAAATATACCCATAACAAAAGAACAATATGATTCTGGAAATTATGGAACATTGGTTAAAAAAAAAACAGGAAATATTATGATTTTTGATAAAGATGTTGATAATCATATACCAAAAATACCGGGATTCTTAAAAAATAAAACATCTGATAACTTTTGTTTACCGTGTTGTTTTAATAAATCATTAACACAAAATAAATCTGCAAAATTATTAAAAAGAATTAAAAAATGTAATAAAAATATAAAAAAAATACAGACAAAAAATTATTCAAGTATAGATTCTTCTCCAGAAGATGAAATTAATGAAGAATTGTATCAAGATAATAGTGATGATAGTGATGATGACGAAAGTGAATCGTCTGAAGAAGATTCTGAAGATGAAAAATCAATATCAACAAAAAGAATATATATCCTTAGTGAAAAAAAAATGCCTCTACCAAAAAATAAATATGGAGATCTACCTGTTATATTAAGGAATTTTCTACAATTTGAAACATCTAATTGTAGATCTAAAGAAGAACCAAATATACTAAAATATAATTATAGATGTTTATTAAGATGTGGTGTAGAAAAAAATAATAATCAATCATTTATTTCTTGTATATCTAATATATATTCAAAATTAAAAAATATACCAAGTATATCCAATAATGAATTTAAAATAATATTAATTGATGCTATTGATATTGATAAATTTATATCTTACAATAACGGAAACTTAACACAAATATTTTCAACAAGAGATATTATAGAAGATGACATAGAAAAATTTATAATAGAAGAACAGTATAAATTATCAAAATTTTATAACATTTTAGATAAAGAAAATAAATATCAAATAAATATGTATAAAAAATTTATAATGTCATATGAAAATTTTATAAAATATATAAAAAATAATACAATATATATAGATTATATATATTTATGGGATATTATATGTAAACCAAATTCAAAATTATTTGAAAACGGAATAAACTTAATTATTTTAGATATTACTTCAGAAGATATAACAGAAAATGTAAAAGTTATTTGTCCAAAACAAAATTATTCTAATGAATTTATAGATCAAGACAAAGATAATATTATTTTAATAAAAAATAATAATTTTTTTGAACCTATTTATGGGCTAAAAGATACATTAAAAATTAAAGAGAGAGAAATTGTAAAATTTTCATTTAATCCTGAAAAAGATAATATTCATTTAAATGAGTTTAAGAAAATTTTAAATATAATAAAAAATGATATTAATGAAAAATGTATTGGAAAAATTAATAATGAAAAATATACTTTTGATAGAAATATATCATTTGAAAAAATTAAAAGTATTTTATTAATAAATAATTTTTTTATTCTTTATCAAATTATTAATTATGAAGGAAAAATAATAGCTTTAATTGTAAAAGATAATAAAGATATAAAAAATAATAAACAATTTTATATTCCATGTTATCCCTCTAGTTATTCTGATAATTCAATAGAGGTTAAATTTATAGAGGAAAATGAATCCAATTATTATAATGATTATAATAATACTAAACAATTTCTAAAATCAACATATTTATTATCTGAAGAAAAAATAAAAATTAAACCACTTTATAAAATTATTGAAAATGAAATGGTAGTTGGTATACTAACAAATGGCAATCAATTTGTTCCTTTAGAAAAACCAGAAATATATATAAACGATGAGTTAACTGAACTTAAAAGTGATAATTATTTAATTTCAGATATAAAAATACAAACCAAACTTAACGAAGATTCAGAAAGAACTATATTAATAAAAAATATAAATCTAGAAACAAAATTCTATAATACTTTCAGAAATACATTGAAAAAGGAGCTAATAAATTTAAAAAATAATAATTATAAAATAGAAATATTGAATTATTTAAATGATGTATCAATTTTATATTATGATAAAATTGAAAAAATAAAAGAAATTATAAAAAATATATTAGAAAATTCGATTATTTTTCAACACTATAAAGATGAGGAAATTAATAGAATAAATAATGTTATTCAATGTAATATTGAAAATAACGATGAAGATAAAGATTTATGTAATATAAATAATTGCGTTTATAATAATAAATCATGTAAACTTAAAATTCCTAAAAAAAATTTAATAACAAATCAAGATAATGAAGAAATATATTTTACTAAAATATCTGATGAAATTATTAGATATCAAAAATTTTTTATTTATTTATTTGAATCGGATAATTATATTAATTTACAAAATATGAAATATGATGTAAAAGAAAATGAAATTATATTATTACAAAATAATATAAATAAAAATTTAATAAAAGGAAATTTCATAGAAAATGATTTTATTAATAATAGTTATGATACATTTTTAATTGATAATAATAATATTAATGAAAAAATAGATACTACAAATTTTAATTTTTCAAATAAAATTAAAGAAATAATAGAAACAAATGAAAAAATAAAGATAAAAGTATCAAAAAAAACAAACGATATAATTAATGAACAAAAAATAAAATCAACAACTAAAGAAACAAATGAAATAGATGATAAAGATGATAAACATGATAAAGATGATAAACATGATAAAGATGATAAAGATGATAAAGATGATAAAGATGATAAACATGATAAAGATGATAAAGATGATAAAGATGATAAAGAAATAAAATTATATAACGAATCAGAATGCAAAATAAAAAATGATATTACTGTTAAAAAGTCTCAACAATTAGTAAATAATTTTAATACAAATATTTTTGAAATATATACATCTATTGATTCAGATAAACATTGTTCATATAATATTTTAATAACTATAATTAATGATTTATATGAAAAAACTAAATCATCAATAAATATATCATATGAAATTATAAAAAATAAATTAATTGAATTTTATTCAACAAATGAATTAGGTATTGCATATTTAAATTCTATTTATCATTATACAAAAAATGAAAGTATTAAACCAAATCTTGAAAAAATTGTAGATATTTTTTATAATAATAAAAAATATGATAATGATATTAAATATTATATTGAAAATATAATAAATAATAAAGAATATTATCTATGCTATATTGATTTATATGTTATATCTAAAATATTTAATATACCATTTATATTTATAAGTACTGGTACGATAAATATTTATATATCAGATAGAAATTATATAATTTCTAATATAAGTGATACAAATAATTATTATTTTATAAAAATACCAAGTAATAATATGAGAGGAAATAAAAATTTTAAATTATTTCATCTTAAGAGTTCTCTAATCATTAACATTGAAAATAATATAATTGATAATGATAATTTGCAATTAAAATCACAAATATTAGATACCATTTCAAGTGAAAATTATGACACATTTTTAATATATATTAAAAAAATACATTTGAATCTTTTAAATGTTAAAAAAGTTACAAAATTTGTAAAAATAAAATAAAACAATTTATATTTATTTTATATTTATATTTATATTTATATAATTATAGATATTAAAAATAATACTTACATTTATTAATATATGTATATTAATAATTGTATATTTAAATAATCTACTATTTAAATATCTATTAATTTTTATAGATATTACTTTATATAATGATTCAATTGATAAATCGTTATTAAAATTATTAATTTTAATATTTTTACAAGTATTATTATTTTCATTTTCATTTATATTTTCATTATCACATGAATCATATGAATTTTCATTTAAAATTATATTAGAATCATATAAATTTGAAAAGTATAAGTTTTGAACATTATTATTTATATCAATTTCATTTATTTCGTTTTCTTCAATTTGAATATTTTGGCTATTTTCATTATTTTCATTTGTTTCGTTTATTTCATTGGTTTCATTGGTTTCATTTGTTTCATTATTTTCATTAGTTTCATTTGTTTCATTTGTTTCATTTGTTTCATTTGTTTCATTTGTTTCATTTGTTTCATTTGTTTCATTTGTTTCATTTGTTTCATTTGTTTCATTTGTTTCATTTGTTTCATTTGTTTCATTATTTTCAACTGATGGACTAGAATAATTAATCAATAAATGTAAATTATTTGTAAAATTTAAATATTTTATTTCTTCATCTACAATATATTCCATATTATTTGTTATTTTATTTAAAATATTAGAAATAGATATATATTCATTTATAAATTCGTATATGAATGGAATTTTTTTATTATTCAATAATCCCAAAACTACTTTCAATTTGTATTGTATATATAATTTATAATATCTATTATGATAATAATAATGCATAATATAAAAATCTATTAAAATTTTATTATAGTCTTCTATTATATTACTAGAAGAATTTTTAATTCTATTTTTGTAATCAATCGTCAATTCTTTAATTATGTTATTTTTAAAATATTTTATTATAAATATTGAAAATACTTCAGTTGATTCTATTAATATTTTTTTCTTTTTATTTAATGAAGAATTTTTTATATAACTATTAATTGTTAATTTATACAAATATATTTCATTATTCAAAAATAATGTTTTTATATTGAAATTCTCAGTGTAAAATATTTTTAATAATATTGGAATATTAATATTGTTATATATACAAAAAATGTAAAAATTTAAAAGTTCTGAATAAGTAAAATTTATATTTGTATAGGGATTTTTTATTTTTATTGGTTTTATTAAAATATATTCTGAAAATACTGAATCATCATTTTCAGTAATAGGTTCTTCATAATTTAATAAAGAATTATATATAAGTTTTATAAAATCAGAATAACTAAAATTATATATTTTATTATCAGAGTAAACTTTATAAATATATTTGTTTTTAAACATTAAATTTCCCAGTAAATCTTCATTATTAAAAATAGTGTTTCTTTTTTTCTTTAAATTATTTACTAGCTTATATAAAAAAAATAATTTTTTTTGTGCTTTTATATAGCATTTAATTGTTATAAAATCATTCAAATTTTCTTTATAAAAAAAATATTTTTCTTTTATATTTGTAATTTTTTTTATATCTTGATTTAATTTTAAATATTTTGGATTTTTTTTACCCATATGTTTTATTAGAAATGAATTATATATATTTATATAAATGTCTAGATTCATTATTTACATATATAATGAATCTAAAAATTATTTTTATATATTTATATATCTAAATTATAAGAATCACTATTTCCAATATTTATTTTTTTTATATTATTTACATCAAATTTTATTTCAATATTAGATAAGCCACAATATTCATCATCTTTTTCTTCATTTAATATTTCATCAATTGATTTAATATTATTTTCATTATTTTTGGCATCTTCAACTTGTGATAAATTTTTTGTAATTGTTTCTATATCTGTTAAAATTTTGAATGAATTTGTTCCATAATATCCCTGTTGTCCACACATTATATTTGCAGATACTCCTTTCATTAAATCTAATTCTCCATGTCTTGCTGCTTTTAAAAACATTTCAGGAGTTTCTTCAAAAGAAGCTTTTGCAATAGGACCAATATCATCATTGTTAATACCGTGTCTAAAAATTGAAACCATTTTATCATTACAAGTCATTCTATCAACTAACATACTTAAATGATGATAATTAATATAACCACCATCAAATTCAATTACTTCAGATAATTCATTAAAAATACACTGTCTTGCCGCTTCAACACCAAATACTTTATATATTTCAATAATATCATTTGTTATCGTATTGTTAGAATCTACAAAATCCATACCTAATATTTCTAATAAATTAGTTCCTACAGTATCTAAAACCCAAAGATCTTTCTTTTTATAAACACCATCAATTTCTTCAAAATTATCTGTTATTTTTCTAAGTAATACTTTTTTAATATTTTTTACACCTCTAATAATTAAATTATCTAATATTTCATCTAATAAATTTTTTAGCATATAAATTTCATCAGATTGGTCTAATGAATTTCCTACATTTTTCATTTTCTTTTTTTTACTATTATCAATATTTTTATTTAATCTTAATCTAAATACTAAATTGTTTGAATTATAATCAGAATACATACAGCTTAGATTATTGAAGCTATCATTTAATGCAAAATTTATATCTTCCATCGTAATTTCTTTATCAAGCATCATTTTTCTATCTAACGATAATCTAATAATCCATTTGGATTGTTCTTTATTTGTTTCATCATATGTACTATTACATTCATCTAATAGTTTTTCAAATTCATTATATTGTTCAATAAACTCTATATCATTTTCTAATAAAGTTGAAGCATCATTGGGGTCAAAACATATCTCTGCTTCATTTACTAATTCTCTAAATTTTGTATATTCTAATTCATTAATATAATCTTTTACATCATTTTGATTATATTTTTCATTTCCATTGACAAATACTGTACAAGAAGGATTCTTTGGATTTTCCGATAAAGATAAAATCTCTTCAATTCTTGGAACACCACGAGTTACATTTGACTTTGAAGCAACGCCGGCAAAATGAAAAGTATTTAAAGTTAATTGAGTAGTAGGCTCTCCAATACTTTGTGCAGCAATCATTCCAACCATCTCACCTGGAGAAACAATTGCTTTTTTGTATGAATTGTTAATTGTAATTAATAATAATTCGATTGATTTTCTACATAATTTTTTGTTCATTATTAAATCTTTTGGTGTTAAATAATAATAGTATAAAATTTTAAATAAATCATTGGGTTTTGATATAAATAAATTATCTAACTTATTCATATTTTCTTCAATTAAATTAAAAACTTCAAATGGTGTAATATCAATAATTATATTTTTATCTTGATTGTGAGAAATATTATTTATAATATTAACAAATGATACGGGAATATTTACTGAATTTTTATAAATATTATTTAATACATTATCTATCACTAATTTTCTAGCGTCAATAAAATAATTAATATATTTTTTTGTTTTATCTAATAAATTCTGTTTTTGCTTTTTAAATCTTGAGTATGTTTGTTTTGTATATAATGTAGAATATATTGAATCTTTTGTAGAATCATTTGGCATTTGATAATGTCCATATAATTCTTCAATTGTCATATTTATAAATGAAATACTTTGAGACTCTACTTTAATTGGGTCAAAATTATCATCTCCATAAGAATATTGAATAATCTTATTTTTATTATTTCTAACTGTCATATCATAATGTACCATTAAATCTTCTAAACCTTTAATAATTCGTCTTTGAATGTATCCTGTCTGTGAAGTTTTTACTGCGGTATCAATTAAACCAACGCGTCCACCCATCGCATGAAAGAATAATTCTTCTGGGCGTAGTCCACTAATAAATGAACTTTCTACAAATCCACGTGCTTCTGGTGAATCATCATATTTTGTAAAATGTGGTAAAGTTCTTTCATTAAATCCATATGGGATTCTTTTTCCATCTACATTTTGTTGTCCTAAACATGAAATCATTTGTGAAATATTTAATTCACTTCCTTTAGAACCAGCATTTACCATAATAATAAAACGATTATTTTCATCTAAATTTTTTCTTCCAATCTTTCCAGCTTCAAAAGAAGCTTTATTTAAAATATTATTTACTTTAGTTTCAAATTCTTCAATGTTTGATTTTCCTGTATTATTTTCAAATATTCCAAGATGTAATTCATCTGTTAATGATTTTACTTCTTTTTTTTTATTATTAATTACTTCAATGATTTTTGTATTTGTGTTATTGTTTGAAATTAAATCACTAATTCCAACACTATATCCATGAGTTTTCATATATTCAGTTACAATATCTTGTAAATTATCAATAAAGTTAGATGAAATTTTTTCATTATAATCATTAAAAACTCGATGAATTAATCCTCTTGTAGTATCACCTAAAATATTTTTATCTAGAAAACCACGATTCATATTTCCAGAATTGATTTCTAAAACATTATTCGATTTTTCATAATCATCATCATCATTAAACTTCTTTGTTTTATATTTTAAACTTATATTTGGAATAATTTGAGATAAAATATCTAAATTTTTAATATTAATATTGTTAAAATTAATCTTATTTAAATCAATTGACTTAAAATGTGCTAATAAATTCATTGCTTCTAATGGTTTAAAATTAATATTTTCCCGTGTAAATAAATAACTGCTTAATAGTGAGTCTTGAAAAATACCAATAATAGATTTATTATTTGCAGGACTTATAATATTATTTTTAACAGCCGCTAATATTTTTAATTCAATTTCTGATTCTTCATCTTGGGGCATATGTAAATTCATTTCATCACCATCAAAATCAGCATTATATGGTTTTGTATCAGCAACATTCATTCTAAATGTATCTCCTTTATACATAATATGCGCAGTATGACACATCATTGACATTTTATGTAATGTTGGTTGACGATTAAATAATACAGAATCACCATTTAAAATATGACGATGAACAATATCTCCTTCTTCTAAGTTAATTGATTCTTTATCAACATATCTTAAACTAATACAGTCTCCATTTTTTTTTTCATAGATTTTAGCACCAGGATATACATCTGGACCATTTATAATGAGTTGTTTTAAATAATCTTTATTTTTTTTATTTACAACAATTGGTTTTGTTAAATTTTTTGCAATTTTTAATGGAATTCCTAATTCATTAATTGATAAATTTGGATCAGGAGTAATTACAGAACGAGCACTAAAATCTACACGTTTTCCCATTAAATTTCCTCGTACTCTTCCTGTTTTACCATTTAATCTTTCTTTAATTGCTTTTAAAGGTCTTCCCGATCTTTGAGCTACCGCAGCAACTCCAGGTATTTTATTATCTACTAAAGTAGCTACATAATATTGTAAAACAGTTGTCCAATCATCAATAATATTTGGAGAAGCATTTTGTTGAATTTTTTCTTGTAAACTTTTATTGGATTTAATAATATTAACAATAATATGTGTTAAATCATCTTCACTTCTTTGTTGAGCATCGTGTTTTACTGATGGTCTAATTGCCGGAGGAGGAATTGCTAAAATTTGACATATCATCCATTCTGGTCTTGAAAATATTGAACTAAAACCCATAAAATTTACATCTTCATCTGAAATTTTACTAAAAATTTTAATTACTAATTCTGGATTTAATTTCATAGTTAATTTATTTAATTCTTCTTTTGATAATGTTTTTACATTATCTTCTTTATCAGCCCATTCTGCAATTAATGTAGCTAAACCTTCTTTCTTTAATTTTGGTTGTAAACAACCACAACCACAATTTGTATCTTCTCCGCATCTTCTTTTTTTACTTGCAAATGTAAACACTTGTTGCCATCTTTCATCTTTATTATATTTTAGTAAATAATTATGCTTATTTTTATCAATTAATAATTTACTACATTTAATACAGACACATCTTAAAATTTTAATTATTGTTGATAAATATTGAATATAAAATACTGGTCTTGCTAAATAAATATGTCCAAAATATCCAGGGCTTTGAATATAGTCTAGACCATCGGTTGGGCAAATAAAACCTGGTTCTAATATACCCATTCTAGGATCAAATAATCCACCTAGAACTGGTTTATTATTAGTATAGGTATCTCTATTATTAATTTCTGCAACAGAACTTTTTAATATTTCACTTGGACTTAATAAACTAAATTGAATACCTATAATTTTAGAGACAATTTTATTATCATCATTATAATTAATATTATTCATTCCTTTATAATTAATAAATAATATTTATATTATTTTAAATCAATTTAAAATTATTTAAAAAATAATTGATTTTATTTTAAAAAAAAATATATTTTAGCATATATATAATTGTAGCATGAACAATAATCATAAATATAATACTAGATTATCAAGTGGTTCATTAAAAAGAAAATATATAGAATGTGATAATAATGATAGTTCAGATGATGAGGATTATTTTGATGAACTAGATGATAGTGATTCAGAAAATAATTTAAAATCTAAATCAGATTATTATAAATTACTATATCAATTATATCCATCTAAATTCTCAAAAAATAAATATCATTCTCAAAAAAAATTAGAAGATTTTAAATTTGATTTTGATAATAAAAAATCATTTGATAATATTTCTTCTGAAAAAAAACTTTTTGAACTTTCTACAAAATATAAAAAACATCATGACAGACTAAAAAAAAGTCAATACAATTATGATTACGATAGTGATAATTCATCTATTAAATCTGGTTCTACTTTATCTTCATCGTCTTCAGTAAATTCAAATTCAAAACTTGCTTTAAAAAAATTAAAAAAACTCTTTAGTAATAAAAAAAATAATGTTAGTATTATTTTAAATTTAAAAAAAGGAAAAAATTATATTAATAATTATGGAAATAAATATTCAGATGATGAAGAAAATATAAAACCTTTCTACTTATATAATGATGATGATGATGATGACGATGATGATGATGAAAATGATGATGAAAATAATGAAAATAATGATTATAAAATGAAAGACAATAATAAAGAATTGGAAAATGAAATAATTGATGTAAATACTAAAAATAAAAAACCTACAAAAAAAGAATCTAATAAAAATTATAAAAACTTTTTAAAAATTGTAGAAAATGAAGATGATAATGAATCAGAATATTTTAAAAAAATTATGTCATTTAAAGAACAAATTGATACAATTAATAATTTAGAAAAAATTAAAAAATTAACTACAATAGAAAAACCATATCTAATACATGTATTAGAATTAGATATTCCTGATATATATAAAGCATGTGCATTAAAAAAAATAAATACTCTTAGAAGCATGGGCAGTGGATTTGGTAATAGTGAATTTTATAAAATAAAAGCATGGATAGACGCTTTTATTAAAATTCCGTTTAATAAATATAATAATTTAACAGTTACATTTGCAGATGGAATTGATAAATGTAATGAATTTATGACTTATGCAAAACAAAAATTAGATTCTGTTGCATATGGCTTAGAAGATGCAAAATTACAAATTTTACAAATGATTGGATTATGGTTAGTTAATCCAAATGCAGTAGGTACATCAATAGCAATTAAAGGACCACCTGGTACAGGTAAAACAACCCTAATAAAAGATGGTATTAGTACTATATTAGAGAGACCATTTTATTTAGTTGCTTTGGGTGGTTGTGGAGACAGTGGTATTTTAGATGGTCATGATTTTGTTTATGAAGGAAGTAAATATGGTAAAATTATTGAAATATTAATTAAAGCACAATGTATGAATCCAGTTATTTTATTTGATGAGTTAGATAAAATTAGTGATACTCCAAGAGGTGCTGAAATTACTGGTGTATTAATACACTTAACAGATACTACACAAAATTCTCATTTTAATGATAAATATATGTCAGAAATTAATTTAGATATGTCACGAGCTTTATATATTTTTAGTTATAATAATGAAGAATTAGTTAATCCAATTTTAAAAGATAGAATGTATAAAATAGAAACAAAGGGTTACAATACACCGGATAAACTAATTATTTCAAAAAATTATTTATTACCAAAATTAAGAGAGCAATCTAAATTTAATGATGATGAAATAATTTTTAGTGATACTAATATCGAACATATAATTAATAATTATACAGATAAAGAAGATGGAGTAAGAAATTTAAAAAGATGTTTTGAAACATTATTTACAAAATTAAATTTATATAGATTAATGAAAAATGATAGTAAATTATTCACATCAAAAAATATGTTAAATAAAGAAGATATTACATTCCCCTTAGAAATTAAAAATTCAATTATAGATAAACTTCTTATAAAAAAAGAATTAAATTTACCACCATTTGGTATGTACAATTAAGCTGTTAAGCAATTTAATTTAATTAAATTTAACATTATAAAATTAAATTTAATTATGTAAGTAAATATTTTTTAATTTTAATCATCATAACACCATGAATAGTAATATCTTATGTCTGAATTATCTTTTAAATTATTAAACTTAAAAAAAACAAATGCATCTTTTGTCATATTAATTAATTCTTTTTTAAAATTTTTTATTCTATTTTCATCATAATTATTGTCTACACAATAAAAAGGATTTTGTATTATAATATATGTATGAAACTCTCTAGAATCTGGTTTTAATTCAAATGCACCAATATAATATGGTCCTTTCTTTAAATTAGTATCACTTGGATAATATCCAATATAAAAATAATGTTTTGTATGATTTTTTTGAGAAAAGTCTCTTAATCGAAACATATCTTGAAACATAAAAGTTGGGAAATAATCTGCAACATGAACCATTTCATATATCCATGTTTTACACCACTCGGCTGCGGAAAAAGATGTTAATAGTTTTAAATCTTTAGATGTTGGTTCAAAATTTTCATATCGTTCAAATTTTTTTTTTAAAAATTCATTTTTTTCATCTAATTGTCTTTTTTCTTTTTCTTTTAAAAATTTATAAAATGATGGAAAATTATCATCATCTTTACTATTTAATTCACTATTCATAATAAACTCAATATTATGTCTTTCTGATTCATCACTATTAATAATTGTATCATTATATTTTATATCATCATTATTAATATTTAAATTAATTGTCCACATATCATTTTTTTCATCATTAAAAATATCTTTAATATTATTATCATTTATAAAATTATTTGTAATATTATCTTCTGACATTCTAATAAATGAACTTTTTTTATTAATATTAAATTTTTGAATGTAATTATTTACAAAAAATATTATACTATAACAAATAAATATCATATAATATTATTATAACAAATATTTTTTATATTTTTTTTATAAATATTTTTAATTTATACTGACATTTGGGCTTCTTGTGTTTTTTTACTAATTGTTTTTGCAAATGATTTTAATATAAAAAATATAATTAACATAAATGCTAAGATTATTACAGATATTACCATTCCAGCTATAGCTACACCGAGTAAAGGACAAGTTGGAAGTAAAAAGCAAAAAGCCCAACCTATAAAAGGTATAGGACATAATCCACTTAATATACACAAAATTTTAAATACTATATAAAGAATTATAAATAAAATAAGCATAAATATGGCAGGAATAACAGCACATATTAACCAACTAAATACTAAAATCCATGCGGATTGTAATATTACTTGAAAAAATAAAATAAATGTATAAAATATAGTTGTTATAAATCCAGCCAAAGTATTTAAAAAATGTAATAAATCATAATATATGTCATTTATTGAGTTAATAATAGCAGATAATCTAGCAGATATTTTTTTAAAAATATCAGCAATTAATTTTAGAATATGAAATAAAAATAATAAAAATCTTCTGAGTAAATCTACAAATCCAGTAAACATTCCTGTTAAACTATTAATTACTACTTTAAAAATATCTAAAAATGAATTTCCTACATCAAAATTTAATTCATTCATACATGATTCCATATTTTTAATATTATGCAATGGATCATCTGATTCTTCTAATGCACTTGCAAATGGAGCTAGAAATGGATTACACTTATTATCTTTAAAATATGTTTTATTTGATTTAAGTAAATTTTGTAAATAAACTGTAAATGCTATAATAAATGTAATTAAACACATTATAAAAGTAAACCATATATCAAAACTATATTCTTCAAAATACGATAAATTATTGAAATAGTTATTTATATTTTCATAAAAATTACTCATAATAATTATATTATAATAATAATTTAATTATTATTAAATTATCTAAATTATTATCCTGCAAAAGTTTGAATTGCATCTATAATAAAACCAAAAAGTTCTTGATTGGCAACTTTAAACATTTCAAGTATGCTATCTATACTGTAAAATAAAACAGTTATTGACATACTAAATGCACTGATTGCATGTTCTAAATCACTGAAAATATCTTTAATACCATGTCCCATAGCTACCATTCTACTTTTTAAATCTCCAAAAACATTTAAACTTAGTAATTGATTAGCATTACCAAATTTTTTTATACCTTCAAATAAATCACCAAATTGTGAACCAAATGTTGATATACTTCCAATAGCTTGATACAATGGTGCTAAAAATCCACCCATAAAATCCATTTGAATAACTTTTACACATTCTTTTGCATTTTCTATAGGATCTTTATCAAAAAAAGCGGCAAATGGTATTATACCTGGATTACATTTATATTGTTCCCAATTGTTTTTAATATAACTTATTCCCATACTCATTGTTAAAAATAAATGAATTAAAAAAAATAAAAAAACAATTAATAAAGCTTGAAATAAATTATTCATAATTTATATTATTATATTATTTCAATAATATAAATTTATAATATATTCAAAAATTAAATTTTTTGTTTCTTTGTTTAATTACATTATTCAAATTACATGCATTATATGCTGCTTTATCCCCTTTACTAGATAATGTATCCCCTTGAACTTCATTGCAATCTGTTTCTTTCATATTTTTATAATTTTCTAAGTCTCTTTTAATATTCATTTCATTGTTTTTATGACCGTTTTCCAATAATTCTAAATTATTAATTGATTTATTATTATAAATTCCCTCATCTTGAATATTACTCTTTCTATTCACTAATGTAAAATTTTCTTTTATTATTAAATTATAATCACCAATAAATAAAATTATTATTAATAATAATAAAAATAAAATTAAAATTTTGTTTTTCATTATATAATTGGTATATATTATAAAAATAATATTATATATAATATTATATGACAAATATTATATCTTCTGATGATAAAAAAAAATTAGATAAAATGATTGAAGAAAATAATATAGAAGATAATACTAATGATATTAAAATAAAAAAACATAGTGATTTAATTAGAAATGATATAAAAAATTATATTTTTTATAAAGATAAATACAGTAGATTATCTAAAACAAATCCTAAAGAATTTGAATCAATTTGTAACAAACAATGTAATTTTATTTTTTCTAATTATACTAATATTTATAATAAACTTTTAAAAAATACATTAAATTTAGAAATAATGGATAAATTTTTAATAACTTTAAAAAAAATAGAAGAAGGAGCTATTGATCAACATGAAGGTTCATATATAATTGGTAATTATTTAAAACAAATATACATTGATAGTGCATTGAAAGAAGACAAAAATAAAAATATGAATGAAAAAAAATATAAAAAAACTGAAAAAAAACCATCTAATATTAAAAGTAAAGATATTGATTATAAAACATTTAAATTAATGAATATAGAAAAATAGTGTACCTGCTATCAGAAAAAAGTATATAAAATATGTTGCTAAATCATTCAATGAAAACTATTAATTTTCTTTAATATATGTATTTTCACATATATTTCTAATAATTTTACTATCTATATCTTTTGAATCTTTACTAATATTAGATAAAGATTGAACAAAATATTCTTTTTTATTATCATTCTCTCTAAAATCCGGATTTTGTTCTTTCCAATTTTGTAATGCATTATAATTTTTATTAGATACTTTTTTAATGGCCCCTTTTATTTTTTCTTTATTATCATCTATTTCCCATTTATTATTTTCTTTTATATATAAAGTCTCATGCTTTAAATCTATACAGTGTAATGGTCTTTCATATAAACTTAAAGTATTCATTTTTTCAACAATTGCATTACTTAAACCATCAACTAAACCATTTTTCTTTGTTAAATCTAGTTGATGTAATGAAATTTCAATAGATTTTATAAAATCACTCATATTTAAAGCATCTTTACATTTTTCATTTAAAAATAGATTAATATTAAAATTTTGATTAACAGTATTATTAAATGTATTATTTGTAGTATTACCAACTTTTGGAAGTAAGTCTGTTACTTGTTTTCTTAATTCTTGATTTTCTTTCATCATTGTAACAAACATTGATTTATAATTTAAATCTTCATCATTAATATTATCATATTTTATTTTATTATCATTGTCATTATCATTGTCATTATCATACTCATCTTCATTTTTATTTTTATTATCTCTTATTTGTTGATAATTACATTTCTTCTTATGAACACTTAAACTTTGACGATGTTTATATTTTTTTCCACATTCACATGTAAAATCATTCAATATAATTTCTGCGCTTTTTTGCGTTTTATTGTCAACATTTGTCAATATTTTATGTTTTTCGGTTAATAAATGTCTTTCATAATCATATTTTCTACATGTAAAATAATCACAAATTCTACATTCATATTTATCTGAGTTATTTTCGCGTTTTTTTGTCAACATTTGTCAATATATATATGTTGACATAAAAAGCGTTAAAATTGTTTTTTTTTAACATTTTTTTTATATGGAAAAGACCACCCATAATAAGTTGTTATCATAAATGGTAATAAAATTAATTATTTAAAAATTATAAAAAAAAAAACAAAAAAAAAATTTGTAAAAAAATTTTTATGTTTTTTTTTATATTTTTACAAAAAAAAATTTTAGTTTTTTTTTTTTTATTTTTTTGCACTTTTTAATTTATTTTTAATTTGATACCTTTTATGGTATAAAATTAAAAATACGTGATAGACCCCCCATTTTTATACAATTTATTCAAATTTTTTTTGATTAGATTTAATAAATGGTTCACTTGAATGACTTTCTGGCATCTCTAGTCGTTTAATTTTGTTTTTTTTTTTATTATTATTTTCTAATTCTTTTACTTTAATATTTGAATTGTATATTTTATATGGAGTTTTTTTATTAAAGAAATGTTGAGTACTTGATAAATTTAATTTAAAGAATGTATAGTATAAAATATTACTGTTAACTTTATTTAAATTATTAAATAACATTTTATATTTTATGTGTCTATTTAAATTTTTATATCAATTTTATATAAATATTTAAATAAAATTGATATTTTTAGTTAAATATATTTATATAATTATATTTATGAGTTATATATTGTTGATTGTTGAATCTCCTGCAAAATGTCAAAAAATAGAAAATTTTTTAGGACCAGGATATAAAGTTGTCGGGAGTTTTGGTCATATTACTCATTTATCTAATTTGAAACAAATTGATATGCCAAATAATTACACTCCAAAATTTGAAATAATTGAATCAAAACAAAATCAAATAAATAAAATTAAAAAACTTATTAATAATGCAAAAGAAATAATATTAGCCACTGATGATGATAGAGAAGGAGAAGCAATTGCTTGGCATATTGTTCAAACATTTAAATTAGATTTAAATACTACTAAAAGAATTATTTTTAATGAAATAACAGAAAGGGCTATAAAAAATGCTTTAAAAAATCCAACAATTGTAAATATGAATTTAGTATATGCACAACAAGGTAGACAAATATTAGATTTAATTGTTGGATTTAAATTGAGTCCTTTATTATGGAGTCATATCAATTCAAATACTAAAAATAGTTTAAGTGCTGGAAGATGTCAAACACCTGCATTAAGATTAATATATGATAATTATATTGATATTAATAATTCTCCTGGTAAGTTAAGTTTCAATACAAAAGGCACATTTACAAACAAATTAATACCTTTCATTCTTAATTATAATCATGAATCTCATGAAGATATTAGTAAATTTTTAGAGGATTCTAAACAATTTGACCATATTTTAACACGTGAAAAAGAAAAAGAGGTAAAAAAAAATCCACCTTTTCCATTTTCAACATCATCATTACAACAATCTGCAAATAATAATATGCAAATTAGTCCTAAAGAAACAATGAGTTTGGCTCAAAAATTATATGAAGGTGGTTATATAACTTATATGAGAACAGATTCCAAGGTTTATAGTGAAGAATTTATAAATAAAGCTAAAGATTATATAAAAAATAACTATAATGAAGAATATATAAATAAAAATTTAAATAGTCTAACTCAAAGAGCTTCTACTGATAAAATTGAAATTACAGATGATACTGATAATAAAAAAAATTCTACAAAAAAAAATAAAAATAAAGACAATTTAGCACAAGAAGCACATGAAGCAATTCGTCCTACAAATATTTCAATAGTTTCTATTCCAGATGATGAAGATGTATATACATCTAAACATAGACGTTTATATAAATTAATATGGAAAAATACATTAGAAAGTCTAATGTCAGAAGCAATATATAAGCAATTACTTATAAAAATTACAGCACCAAATGAATTATATTATAAGTATATAGCAGAAGAAAATATTTTTCCTGGTTGGAAAATTATTGATGGTGTTGAAAATGAAAAATTTTATCAATTTTTGAATAATATTAAAACAAATAGTATTACATGTAGAAAAATTTTAAGTGAACAAACAATGAAAGATCTAAAATCACATTATACTGAAGCTAAACTGGTTCAATTATTGGAACAAAAAGGCATTGGACGACCATCTACATTTTCAGCATTAATTGATAAAATTCAAGAAAGAAATTATGTTAATAAAGAAAATATAACTGGTAAAAAAATAAAAATAATTAATTATGAATTAGAACATGATATTATTCATGAAAAAGAGTCTGAAAAAGAATTTGGTAATGAAAAAAATAAGTTAGTTATAACTCAGGTGGGTATATTTGTTATAGAATTTTTAATTAAATATTTTAATGAATTATTTGAATATAATTATACAAAATCTATGGAAAATGAGTTAGATTTAATTGCGCAAGGTGAAAAAAAATACTATGATTTATGTAATGATTGTAATATATTAATTGATAATTTAATTAAAACAAATTCTTTATTAAAAACAAGTAATTCTAATATAGAAAAAATAAATATAAAAATAGACGATAAACATAGTTATATAATAAGTAAAAATGGTCCAGTTGTAAAATTTGATAAACCAGATGGTAGTGTAGGATTTTACAAAGTTAAAGGAAATATTGATATTCAAAAATTAAAAAATAATGAATATAAATTGGAAGAAATCATTGAAACAAAAGATGATAATAATAAATCATTGGGTCTTTATAAAGATAAAGAGGTTTATTTAAAAAATGGAAAGTTTGGATATTATTTAGAATATGGTGAAGTTAAAAAATCTTTAAAGACTGTAAAAATTAATATTCCATATAAAAATATTAAGTTAGAAGATGCTATTAGTATTTTACAAAATATTGATGAAAATACAAATTCTTTAGTAAGAGTTATTGATGAAAATACAAGTATAAGAAAAGGTAAATTTGGAGATTATATATTTTATAAAACACAAAAAATGAGTAAACCACAATTTTTAAAATTGAATGGATTTGATGAAGATTATAAAAATTGCAATATTTTATCAATTAAATTATGGTTAAAAGAAAAATATAATATTTAATAATATTAAATGTCAAAATTACTTCGTTCATTAAGTTTTGGAAGAAGAAAAAAAAAACCGTCTAATTTAGATGCTTTAAGATATTTAGAAGAAAAAAATATAAAAACTGATGAAACTAAAGTATTAGAAGCAATAGATTTATATAATAAAATAAGTAAATTAGAATATGAAAGTAATTTGCAAAGTCTTCCAAATGTTCCAAATAAACATCAACAGGATATTACAAGTCTTACTATGGAATTAAATAAATTAGAGGAAATACTATCCCAAAAAAGAGAAGAATTATCAAAATTAAAATCACTTGTAATGTATCCGTCTGTTCCAAAAGATGTTAATGAACAAAAAATTCAAAATTTGAAGGCTCAACTTGAATTATTAGATAGGCCTGAAGAAATGAAGAAATTACATAATGAAAAAGGTAAATTAATAAGATTAATACAAGAGGCGAAAACAAAGGCGGAAAATAAATTTTCAGAAACTGTATCAAATAATAATAAAATTATCTTAGCAAAAATGAAACAAGAACTAGGTTTGTTATTAAAAAATGAAAAAATTAATGTTATGTTTCAAAAAAAAATGAGAGAACAAATACAAGAAGACAAAAGTATAAAAGAAGCAACAGAATTATTAGCAGAACATGGAATTGAAGGTGGAAAAAGAAGAAAAAAAAGAAAAACAAAAAAAAATAAAAAGAATAAAACAAAAAAAGGTAAAAAATTTAGAAAAGGAAAAAAATATACACGTAAATAGATAATTTAAATATATTTATAATTATAATTTAAATATATTTAAATATTTTTAATTAAATATGCAAAATAGTTTAAATAATTTAATAGATTCTTTAAAAATGTTTTATATGATGAATTTAAAAGATGGTAATAATTATTATAATTTTTTTATATTGCTATTAATTAGTCTATTAACAATAATAATAAATAATGATGATATTTATGATAATTTACTATATTATGTTAATAATATAGTTGAAAATTTTAATAATTTTTCTCCAAAATATAATTCAATAATTTTAGAAGGAAAAAGATGTATAAAAGTAACAAGTTATTTAACAAAAACAGATAATTTATTCAGTAATAGATTTCAAGCATTTTGGTATTATATTTCAAAAAATAATTTGGAAAATGAAACAATTTATTCTTTAAAAGAATATGCAAACAGTTCAAATATATATGATGATTATGGTGAACCAAAAAATAAACAAAAAAAAGATGAAGAAAATATTGATAATAATAGTAAAAAAGATATTTTTATAGTTGAACAAAAAAAATATTTTAGATTAACAGATAATATATATTGTAAAGTAATTAGAAGTTATGATAGATCAGATGATAAAAAACATTATGATATGGAAAATATAACAGTCGAAATATATAGTTATAAATTATCTTTAAAAGAAATAGTTCAATATATTGATTTAATAGAGAATAACTATAGATTAATATTAGAAAATGAGAGAAAAAACAAAAAGTATATTTATACATTAATTGGAAATGATGATGATATAAAAAGTTATGATTATAAAAAAAATGTTTGGGATGAATGTGAATTTGTAAGTACTAGAAATTTTAGTAATTTATTTTTTGATGAAAAAAAATTATTATTAGATAAATTAAATTTTTTTATTAACAATAAAAATTTTTATGAATATGAGGGTCACCCTTATACTTTTGGATTAGGATTACATGGTCCACCTGGTACAGGTAAGACAAGTATAATAAAATGTATTGCTAATAAATTAAATAGACATTTAATAGTAATTCCTTTAAGTAAAATAAAAACTCAAAATGAATTTAATGAATATTTTTTTGAAAATTATTATTCTCGTGAAAATGATAAAAAAATAGGATTTGATGAAAAGATTATAGTATTCGAAGACATTGATTGTATGAGCAATATTGTAAAGAAAAGAGAATTGTCTAAAAAAAAATCTTTAAACATTGATACTAGTAGTGAAAATGATGATAATGATAATGATAATGAGAATAATGATAATAATTTAAATTTAGAAAAATCATTATCTTTACAAAATAAGTTATTAAATAAAATTGCCAAAAAAGTTGATGAAGAACACGAAGAAAGTATACTTGTAGATTTTAATAAAAATGAAAAAGACAAAATAACTTTATCTTTTATTTTAAATATTATAGATGGAATAAGAGAAACACCCGGTAGAATTTTAATAATTACAAGTAATGATTATAGTTCTCTTGATACAGCTTTAATTAGACCAGGTAGAATAGATGTTACATTAGAATTAAAAAATGCAAGTATAGATGTAATAAAAGAAATGTATAATCATTATTATAAAGATATATTTCCAGAAGACTTAGAATGTTTTTTAAAAGATGATATAGTTAGTCCTGCAAAAATAGTAAATATACGCTTACAATGTGATAATAAAGAAGATTTCATTAAGTTATTATTAAAAGAAATGAAGTAATTTATATTATATAATACAAATGAAATATACTATATTAGCCGCAACAAGTGCAATATTTTTTATAATACTTGATGTATTATTTAAATATACAGAATGTTCTAAAAATCCAGTTGATTTATTTGTTTCTGTTTGGTATATTTTTGGTGGAATAATTGCATTTATATATTTTGGTGTAAAAAAATATTATAATGAAAAAATTAGTATAAAAAAATGTTAATTATGATTTTCATGGCCGCATTAACGTTTACTGGAAATATAGTTTATTTTAATTCTGCAAAAAAATCATCAAATCTGGGACTAAGTAGAGCTTTATTTTCTGGAAGTTTAATATTGGGATTATCTTTAATTAGTTTTGTTTTTTTTAAACATGCGATAGATGTTTATAAAATTTATGGGTATATTATTTATATCTTTTGGTATTATATTAATTACTAAAAACTAATAAATATTTATTTTTTTATATAATAAATATATATTAATGAATAACTATATTATTAAAATATATAAATGGAATGGTAGATTAGGTAATAATATTATACAATTAATAAATATAATTCAAATTGCCTTATATTATAAATATGAAATAGATATACCAGAACATTCTTTTTTTAAAAATAATAATCAAAAAGAAATATTAAATACTTCTAATAAAACAATAACAAATAATTATAATTTTTTCTATAAAAATAAAGTAGATAATATAGATACAAAATTGTTTGATTGTAATATTATTAAAACAAAAATTATATTAAAAAATATGTTTACTATAAAACATATTTCAAATTTAAAAAAAAATAAAATGTTAATACATATAAGGAGTGGTGATATATTTTCTGGTTGTTCACATAAAGATTATATAAATCCTCCATATTATTATTATAAAAAAATAATAGATGAAAACAACATTGAAAATATTGTTATGATATCTGAGGACAAAAAGAATCCAGTAATTAATAAGTTATTAGATAATTATTCTAATATAATTTTTAAACAACAAAAATTGGAAGAAGATATTAAATTATTATTAGAAAGTGAGATTGTTATAATGAGTATTGGTACATTTGTACCTAGTTTATTAATATTATCAGATAATATTAAAAAATTATATAAGCCATCTTATCAACCATTTGAAATGTATAATAATTTTTTTTATAATATAGAAATTATAAATGTAGATTTAGATGAATATAGAAGTAAACAATATCCATGGAAAAATACAAAAGAACAAAACCATTTATTATTAAATTAAACAAAATAATATTATATATTTTAGTTTCTGCTTCTATTTGTTTGACTTCTTCTAGTTCTGCTTCTGCTTATGCTCGTGCTTCTACTTCTGCTTCTGCTTCTACTTCTGCTTCTGCTTCTGCTTCTGCTTCTGCTTCTGCGTGTACTTCTAGAATTAGATGTTGTTTTTATATATTTTCTTGTTTCTTTTATTTTGCTTTTTGAATCTTTACTTTTAGTTTCTATATTTATTAGTAAAATATCAATATATGTTTTAAGACTAGTATTGGAAAGAAGTATACCTTTTCCTGGGAAATAAAATAATCTTTTTTTATTATTTTCTGAAAATTCAGATAAATGTCTATATTTTCTATCTAATTCAAATAATAAATCATTTAATTTTGTATTTCTTTCTACTGTATGAATTACACTTATAGCATTTTCTTCTAATATTGTAAATAGTAATTGATCAAGAAATAATAAATACTCTTTATTGTATTCATTTTTTATTAATTTATATACAATTGAAGTTAATAATTGAAAATGCTTTATTTCACCATGTTCTGCAATATTATAATTACGAAAAGCGAAATCATTGACTTCTAAATCAGTTATAAAATGTGACGGGTTTGTTTTATATTTTTCAAACATAATATTTATATATTATAAAATTTTATCAACAAAACCATAATGTAATGCATTTTTTGAATCTAACCAAATATCATGTTCAAATAATTTATACAATGTTTTTTTATCAATATTAGAATTTTCAAGATAAATATCTGTAATTATAGACATAAATAGATCAATGTTATAATTTAAATCTTTAACATCTAAAACAGTAGAAACAGTTTGTTCATTTAATTGTATTCCATGAATCATCATTAACGAATTTTTATATATATATCTTTTTTTTCCAACAACACTAAGTAAAGTTGCCGCTGATGCAGCATAACCTTTTATGTAAGTATGTATGTCAATATCATAATTTTTAATTTCATCTATCAAACCTAATGTTGGAAGTAATGAACCACCTGGGCTTTGTATATATAAATTTATATGATTTGGATAAAATTCATTTTGTATAGATAATTCTCTATGATGACTTAGTGCTTGAGATAATTGAAAACAAGATTCTTCTGTAACCTGTCCATTAAAATATATATTATTATTTATATCACTATTTGAATGATTTAATAATATTTTATTATTTCTATTATTTGATAATAATAAACTATTAATTAGAAAATTTCTTCTGGATGTTAATAAAGTAAACGCATGATTTTCAGTTATATTAGTAATAAATAAAAAAAAATATATTACCGTTTTAATAATAAACATATATAATACTATTAAAATAAAATATAAAAAAATTTTATAATTTTAATCTCAATAAAAATTGTTTTATTGAAGGATTAAATTCTCTAAATTCTTTTAAATATTTTAACATTCTAAAACGACCAAGCAAAGCACGATTTCTATATCCAATCCAATGAGACTGTATATATGTAGTAGTTTTTTTATATGTAGTTAATTCTTTTCTATAATAAAATATTAATTTTATTATATCATCAGGTAAATTATCAAATTTCATAATAATATATTGAATATTTACCATAAATAAATATGGCTTAAAATTTTTGAATTATAATAACCATTTGATTTTTTTTTTTCTAACGTAATTGCTTCGCCTTTTTTTTTTGTTCCTGAATGTCTAGAAAAATAATTTTGCATTCGTTTTCTTGTATTATGATTTTTATAAGCATATAATTTTAAAGGAGTTCTATCTTTATATTGAGGATAATCTGAAGCCCCAAAATGAATTTTTCGAATTTTACGAGTTTTTTTATCTTTTACAAAAGCAGTATATTTTTTTTTATGTGGTCCTTTTTCAAATTTTATTATAGTTTCTTTCATTAATATAATATTATAAAAAAATATGATTTTTACAAATTAAGTAAAAAATTGATTTAACTTAATATTGCTTTTTTTTAATTATATTTAAAAAATGGCATTATATCCAAAAATAGATGATGAATCAATTTTGCTAGATAATGAATGTAAGCGAATGTTGCGGAGAACAAGTAGAAAAATAATAATAGATGAAGTATTAGAAAAATTATTTAATAAAAAAAAAATTAATACAAATATTTTAAATGAACCAAACGAAGAACCGATTAAACAAGTAATTTGTTTATATCAATTAGTTTTAAATACATTGGGTTGTAATACATAAAATATTAAAAATAAATTTAAAAATATATTATTGATATTTTTATATATAAAAATAATATGTATAGAATAATACCATTAAGAGTTCTTAGAAGAACAACTGGTGTAAAATTTGATGAAATGGTTCCATCAGATATTCCAAGAATAACAGGAGTTGATAGAGTAATTCATGGACCAAATTCTATTTCTCCAGGTCCTATTGAAGATTTAGAAATACCAGTAAAAAGACCATGGTATATGCACCCGGGTCAAGATGATAATTTATTAGTTTTACAGGGTACTCGTTATATAGATATTTTTGACTCAAAAACAATAACAAAAGCTTCTTTTATTGTTACACCCGATAAAGTATATAAAAATGATAAATTATATTATGATGGTCCAGCTATGGTTGTGTGGCCTGCTGGAATTTTTCATCGTATAATTAGTGGTATAGAAGGAAGTATTAGTGTAAATTTTGCAACACGAACAGAAAAATTTGATATTAAAGATAATTTTAATATTTACAATTTATGTACTACAACTGGAAAATATGAAATTTTAAGAGATGGTATAGAAGATCAGCCAGATCTATCTTACAAATATCCAAACAAAGAGATTGAAGCAATATTTAAAGACAGTTAATTAAATATAACTAAAAATATTATTAGAAATAAGTAATAATATTTTTATATATTATTAGAATTCATCTCTATATCAGAATTATTTTTTTTTAATATAAAATCTTGTGTTGGACTACAAATCATACTATTATGTAATTTTTTATCTTCTGTTAAATTATTAGATATATTATCATTAAAATTATCACTATAATTATTAGAATTAATATCTGATTCAGAAATTTCATCTTTTTTTAATGTAAATCTTTGTGTTGCACTACAATGCATATCTGTATGAGAACTTTTTTGTGGTGTTAAATTATTAAAATCATTATCATTAGAATAATTATTATTGTATTCATTATTGTTAGATACATTATTATTAGATTCATCATTATTAGATTCATCATTATTAGATTCATCATTATTTTTTTTTGATTTAAAGTTTTTTAATAATTTATCTGTATAATAAGTAACTTTTTTATAAAATATTGGTGTATTTCCAAATAATCCTAATAATAATTTTTTATCTTGTTTTAGTTCTTCTATTCTTTTTTCTATTAACTTATATAATTCTGTTGGATAATTAGAACCATAATCTGATGGAAATTCATTACAACCAATTTTTCTTAAAGTTTTATACATAGTAACATGTTCATCATATTTTACTAATTTTTCTGCAATATTACTTTGTGGAGATGCTTTTGCTATATTAGACATAATTATTTTTTGTATTTCTAAGTGATTATCTAAATTTTCTTTATCTAATTCTATAATAAAATTAGAATTTTCATTTTCTTGAAATTGTTTTATTTTTTTCCATATAGTATCTTCTCTATGTAATAATATATATATTGGCATATAAAATTCTGAAAGTAAAAAATCAAGGTGTTCTATCCTTTTATGTTTTCTATTATTTAATATAGAATTAATATTATCCATAAACATTCTTAATAAAAATCCTACAATACCAGCAGAACCTGTTAATATAATAACTAAATAACTAGTTTCCATATTTTATATAAAAAAATATAAATTATGAAATATATATTATTAAATTATTTAAAATAATTTAATAATATATATTATTAAGATGTCCGATATTGATAATAGTTTAAAAAATAAAATTATAAAAAAATTAGAATATAGTTTATTATTTATTCCAATGTTAGCAGTATATTTACCGACTATTTTATATCCGGTAACAAATGAAGTAGGTAGTAATATATCATTTAGACCACCTGGATATGTATTTGCAATTGTATGGCCTATATTACTTATTTTACTTGGTATAAATTGGTTTAATAGAAGAAAAATAAGTAAATTTTTAAATAGTATATATGTATTGTTGATATTTTTATTAAGTATATGGTTTATTTTATATGATAATAATAAAATATTTGGTTTAATAGATATAATTTTATCTTTTTTTGTTGTATTATTTATATTTATATATAAATTCAAATCAGTTAAATATTATATTCAATTAATGTTAGTACCTTTAATGGTATGGTTAATATTTGCAAGTATTTTAAATATAGCAGCATTATATAGTTAATTAAATATAATAGAAGTTAACAAATAGTCATCATTATTTATATTATTAAAAATTGTTTTATTAGATAAAACATCTTTTATTATAAATTCTATAAATCTTAATGATGTATAAAAAATTATATGTGTTTTTATATCAAATTTATTTATACTTACTTGTTTAATATTATGTAATGTATTTATATTTGTTATGCAAGATATTCCTTCTTTACTAACATAACATTCTTTAAATTGCATATAGTATTTATATATATTATTTAAATACTATTTATTAAATAATATATTTATGTATATTATTCCTATAGTAAGAAGTTCAAGAGCTATAGCTGCATGTACAATATTACCACAATATCCATTAATAGCCATTGGAACAAGTGAAATAATTAGTTATGTTGTACCTTTTATAAAAAATTCTCCATTAAATTATATAAATGACATGTTATTATTTTATTTTTATTATTTAAATTATAATGAAAGTGCAGTAAATATTATTGAACAATTTAAAAATAAATATGTTAAATATTATATTTTAGAATCCATGTCTATTTTTATTTATTTATTTTTTTATTTTGTTAATTTATATATATAAATTACAAATTATAAAAATATTAAAATTATATTATTTATAAATTACATAAATAATATGATTTCTCGTAATTTATTTAATTTTGTTAAAAATAAAATTCCAAAAATATCAAAAACGGAACTTATTGCACTTAGAAGCGGTAATACATCATTAGATAGAAGTATATTAATGGGAAAAATAAAATATCCAAATATACAAAAACCAGAAAATAAATTTTGTAATAATAAATTAGACGATTTATTAGATAATTTTGACGGTTCAATTATTTATCCAAATGATAATTCTAATTATTGGATAGATTATTTAGCAAAAAATAAATATTTTAGTTTTTTAATAAATGAAAATTATGGAGGTATAAAATTAAGTGTAAATGAATTATCCAATATTTTAACAAAAATAGCCAGTCTTGATCCTGCATTGGGTGTAGTAACAATGGTTCCAAATTCACTTGGTCCAGGTGAATTATTAACACATTATGGTACTGAAGAACAAAAAAATAAATATTTGCCCGGTTTAGCTAATGGAAATTATATTCCTTGTTTTGGACTTACTGGTCCAAATAATGGTTCAGATGCAACAAGTTCAATAGATGAGGGTGAGGTTGTAAAATTAGATGATAAAGTAATGATAAAAGTAAAAATAAATAAAAGATATATAACTTTAGCACCTGTAGCAAATTTGATGGGAATAGCATTTAATTTAAAAGATCCAAATAATTTATTAAATAATAAGAAAGATGGTATAACTCTTGCTCTTTTAGAAAGAGGTCATGATGGATTAATACAAGAAACACACCATAATCCATTAAATGCTGGATTTCCAAATGGTACAATTAAAGGTGAATTTTATATAGATCCAAATCAAGTAATTGGTGGACCAGATAATATTGGAGAAGGTTGGAAAATGTTAATGGATTGTTTATCGGCAGGTAGAGGAATAAGTTTACCTGCAACCGCAAATGCAAGTAGTAAAGTATCTTCATTTGGAATAATTAACTATATAAAAGTAAGAACTCAATTCAATATGCCTTTATCAAAAATGGAAGCAATTCAAGAAAAAGTAAATGAGATGGTTTTAAATACATGGATAATTCAATCTTCAATCGATTTAACTAATGATATTTTAGATGAAGGAAACAGTCCGGCAGTTATAAGTGCTATTATGAAACAACAAACAACAGAAAGAGGGCGTATTGTTTTAAATCATGCCATGGATATTCAAGCTGGTGGTGCAATTTGTTTAGGATATAGTAATTTTTTAGAAAAATTTTATAGAGCTGCACCTATAGGTATAACTGTTGAGGGTTCAAATACATTAACACGTTCTCTCATAATTTTTGGTCAAGGATTAAATAAATCGCATCCATATATATATCCAATTTTAGATTCTGTTTTACAAAATAAAGATAAAAATATATTAAAAGATTTTAAAAATATTTTTTTACATTCTCTCAATTTATATTTTTCAACTTTCAATTTTACAAATTTATTTCCAGGTGTACCTAAGATATTAGAAAAACAAATTTTGGATTTTGCATGTTTAACAAATTTTGTTGCATTAAAGGGTGGATTATTAAAAAGAGAACAAATGTTGTCGGGTGCAATGGCTGATATTTTTAGTAATTTATATTTAGCCTTATCTGTAGAATATTATGATAATAAATATAAAGGTAGTAAATTATTGACAGATTATATTATTAACAAATTAATAAATGAGAATCAAAGATTAATTAATGAAGTAATTAATAATTTAGGTCATGAGAGATTTTTTTTAAAACATTTAATAAATAACGTAAACAATAAAAATTATAATGAAGAGAGAATAATATTTGATGAAATAATGAATAATAAAAAAATATTAGAAGAATTAAAAAAAAATATACATATAAAAAATAATATTTTATATGATTTAGAATTGGCTGCTTCAGATAAAATAGATATTAATTCTGATGAATATAAATCTCTCAAAAATAAAATAGTAAATGTTGGTGAGTTTGAAAATATAAAATAATTATATATATAATGAAAAAAAATAGTGTTCAAATGTATTTATTATATGCAATAATATGAGCGATAACTGTTGCATTAATATATCATTTATCTTTACAAAAAAATTCTAAATTATGTGCATTAATACCGGCAATGCCAATATTAGGATATTGTGGATTATATTTTATAGTTATTAATAATGGTAATATAAATGATTATTTATTTAATTTAAATAAATACGTAATAATTAGTATTATATTATTCTCTCTCATATTATTTTTTAATAAATTAATAAAAAATATAATTTTATCAACAATAATATCAACAATAATTTGGGGAATAATAATATATTTTCTATTATAATTTTATTATATTTATTTGTAATAAAATTATACAATTAATTAATATAAATTAATGTATTATTTTTACATTCAGTGATATTAGATTTTATAGGAGAATATATTCCTTGAGCTGTAAATAATCCCGCAGTTATTCCAACAACAACACATGTTATAATCCATCCAAATGCTGTTTTTATTAAAATTAAATTATTAATACCTTCAATTTTTTTATTGCAGCTTTTATTTTCCAAGAGTCCAACTCCAACCGTTGCGCCAACTTGACAGTGTGTTGTCGATAAAGGAATTTTTAATCTACTACCAATAATAATAACAATTGCTGAACTTAATTCAATACATGTTCCTCTACTTGGTGTAATTTTACATAATTTTCTACCTATAGCATTAATAATTTTTTTACCATATAAAATTAATCCAAAAGAAATACCAATACCACCAATAGCTAGAATCCAATATGCATCATTATCCATATTAATTTTTTTGCTTAGATTTCCATTTTCTTTATTAATCAAATAAATAGCAGCAAATGGTCCAATTGCATTAGCAACATCATTGGCTCCATGACTAAATGAATCACATATAGCAGAGAAAATTTGTAAATATTTAAAAACTTCTTCTGTTCTTTCATCAAATTTTTCAGCATTTTCATGAATTTGTGTAACTCTAGTTAACTCATTTTTATTATTTGTAATTTTATCTAATATAATATTGGTATTAGTATTATTATTATTTATTTCAATTATTGTTTTTTCTGCTTTTTTTCTAATTTTTTTAACTAATGGAATAGTAATAATTGAGCCAACAGAACTAATTAAAAATGACCAACCTATTGCTTCACTTGCCTCTATTTTATGTAATCCAAGACCTTTGGCCCCTTTATATATTATAAAAAAACTATTAATTAAAAGAGTAGTTCCAACTAATATTGGATAAATATAATTTAATCTTTTAGATTCATAATTATGTCGTAAAACAAATTTTCTTGTTAAACCATAAACAATCGATGAAATTATTCCTGAAAAAATAGGAGATAAAAACCAAGACATAATTATACCACCAACACCTCCAATATAAGGAAAAGTTTCAATTTGTTTAAACCAAATAACACATTCAGAACCCACTGTAGCAATAGTCATACCAATCATTCCACCAACACATGAATGTGTAGTAGAAACTGGCATTTCTAAATAACTTGCTAAAAATAACCATCCAGAAACTGATATAATAACCCACATACATCCATACATAAGAAGATATGGTTCATTTTCAAAACATTGATAATTAGCAATTCCTTTTCTAATTGTATCAGTTACATGACTTCCCATAAGAACAGCACCACTTGTTTCAAAGACTACAGCTAATATAGATGCTTGTTTTATAGTTAAAGCTTTTGAGCCAATAGATGTAGCAAATGCATTTGCAGCATCATTTGAACCAATACCCATTGCAGCAATAAAAGATGATATTCCACCTACAATTACAATCCATATAAACATATTTTTTATAATAAAAAAAAAATATATTTTTATATAATTTATAAAAATATATTATAAAATGGGATATAATAAAAACGGTATAAAATATTTTATGCAATTATGTACAAATTATAGAGATAATAAATATTATATGTTATTACCAGAAGAAATAAAGATTTTAATTTGGGATATTATTCATTTTAAACCACTTATAGAATGTGTAATTTGTAATAAAATTTTATTAAATATAAAAATAGATATTAGAGAAAATTTTAACACAGAAACTTTTATTCAAAATAATGGTATAATACGATGTATAAATTGTTAAAAAATAATATATAAAATTAGATTAAAAAAATCATATTATAAATATTAATAATATGATTATTAATATTTTATTAATAACTACAGGATTTTTAAATAGCCCATCAATTATAAAAAACTATAATCCTTCAATTATAAAAAGCCATAATTTTTTAAGTAAAAATCAAAATACTATTTCAGAGAGAAATAGTAAAATTGTTTCTTCATTAAGATATAAATATATTTCTTGTGATTATGATAATAATGAAAAATGTTTTGCATATTGTCCAGAAGATAATGCAGATGAATATTGTACAATAATTGCTAGAAAATCATTATTAGATAATATAAAAATATTAATATATATATCATTATGGTTTATTTTATCAGCAAAATACAATATTTACAATAAAAAACGTTTAATAATGTTAAATTTACCATGGTTTCAGTCAGTATTATCTTTGGGAACAGGTTCTTTAATTGCAATATTTTTTTGGGTTTTTAAAATGCGTAAACCACCTCAATTAAATTTTAAAGAAATTAAAACATATATACCTATTTCTTTTTTTCATGCTTTAGGTCATATAACAGCTGTTATATCTGTTTCAGCTGGTGCTGTATCTTTTACACAAATTGTAAAAGCAGCTGAACCTATTTTTACTTCAACTTTTAACTGGATATTATTAGGAGATAAAATAACATTACCAGTAGGTTTATCATTAATACCAATAATTTTAGGTGTTTCATTTGCATCAATATCTGAATTATATTTTACATGGACATCATTTATAAATGCAATGTTATCAAATGTTGCATTTGCTGGTAGAAATGTATGTTCAAGATTAGCATTAGATAAACCTAAAGGTAAAAATATAACACCGGAAAATTTATTTGGAATACTAACAATTATATCTTTTATAATATCAATACCTTTGGCTATTATTTTTGAAAGTAATAAAATAGAAAAAATTTTATTAATTAAAAATGCTCCATTAATGACAATATTCAAAACTTCTTTTGAAACGGGGATGTATTTTTATTTATACAATGAGGCGGCTATGGTAGTATTAAATAATATTGATCCTATATCACATGCTATAATAAATACAATAAAACGTATAATTTTACTAATAGTTTGTGTATTATTTTTTAATACACCATTAACAAAAAATGGTATAATAGGGTCATGTATAGCTATTTTTGGTTCATATTTATATGCAAAAGCAAAAAAAAAATAATTATAATATTTTTTTATACTATAATGAAAGATATTATAAATCTAATTGTTTTTTTTACATTGGTAATAACATTTTATTTAACATATAAAACAAATAATATTAGCGAAAAAATAATATTATATTCTTCAATAATATTACAAATTATATTTTTATTAGTTAAAATATTAAATGTAAAAAAATTTAATATAATTTTTAAACTTATAGACAAATTATATTTTATAATTTTTATATTTGGTATTTATTTTATTGTTAATAAATTAATAATATTATTAATATTATTTTTGCTTTTAGTTACTATATTAACTAGATTAATATATAATAAATGTTTGTTAACTAATCAAAAATATAGTAAATTTAGTGAATTTATAACTTATATTTTATTATTTTCATATTTTTATAAATTATTTAAAAAATAATTTTTCATAAAATGGTATATTAGTTAGAAAAGAAAATTCGCCTTGATTTTTTATATATTCTCCCCCATCTATTCTAATAATCTCTCCATTTATATAATCACACTTTTTTGAAGTTAAAAATAAAGATAAGTTAGCAATTTCTTCTGGTTTACACATACGTTTACTAGGATTTATATAATTATTATATCTTTTAAAAATACCAAATGGATCTAATTTTGATGCACCACCACTATCTGCAATAGGTCCGGGTGCTATACCAACAAATCGCATATTATGTTTTGACCATTCAACAGTTAAACCTTTCATTATATTATCAACACCAGCTTTTGCAGAAGCACTTGGAATAACCAATGCAGACGAATTTTCTGAATATGTTGTAGATATATTTAAAAATACTGCTTCTCTCTTTTTTTGTATAAAAGTTTTTCCAAAAATATGATAAATATTAAATGCACCATTTAAAACAATATCATTTATACGTTTCCAACCATTTGGTGTTAATTCTTCAAATGGACATAAAAAATTACCAGCGGCATTATTAATAATAATATTTGGTAAATTATTTTCTCTCACAAGATTATTTTTAACTTTTAAAATTTCATGATATTTTGATACATCTACACTATAACCTATATTTTCAATATTATTAATTTTATTTAATGTTTTATTTAAATTTTCTATCTTTTCTATATTTCTTGAGAGATTTATTATTTGTCCTTTCTCTTTTGCATATGCAATTGCAATTGCTTTACCTAGTCCAGATGAGGCACCTGTAATTAAAATTTTTTTATTTGCATACATAATAATATATAATAAAATTGATTTAAATTTAAACTAATTTTATTAGTTAATAAAGTTATGATTTCATTATTAATAGCTTCAGCAAGTTTATTAATTGATATTATAAATATTCCATATGATAATGGAGCAAATATAATTGGTTCAAGAGATGCATATAAATCATTAAAAAAAGATTTAGATTTTTTACCTATATATAGTGAAAAAATTATTAATCCTAATCAACATTTAAGAAGTATTTTTGGAAAAGGATTTTATGAAATTTCCAATAGTTTGGATAGAAATCATTTTCCATTAACAATTGGAGGAGACCATAGTGTTGCAATACCTAGTATATTTGCTTCTAATGAACATTGTTTATATAATAAAAAAAAATTAGGTGTATTATGGTTTGATGCACATGCTGATTTTAATACAATGTTAACCAGTGAAAGTTATAATATACATGGTATGCCAGTATCAATTTTATGTGGTCATGATTTATATATGTTATCATATGGTAATTCATTATTATCAAATCAATTTGCATATTATGGATTACGCGATATTGATAGTTTAGAATTTATTAGATTTCAAGAACATAATATGTTATTATTAGATAGTGAAAAAGAATTAAATGAATGGATAAACAATTTCGATTATATTCATTTAAGTTTTGATATGGATTGTTTTGATCCAGATGATTTTAAAGGTGTTAATACTCAAGTTAAAAATGGACCATCGTTAGAAAATATAAATATAATGTTAGATAATATTAAAAATTCAAACAAATTAATTTCAATGGATTTAGTAGAATATAATCCAAGAATTGAAAATAATACAACAACAATAATTAATATTTTAGAAAAATTATTTTCATAAATTTATAATGTTATATATATAATGGGCGATAACAATAGCAGTATGAATCAGGCAATAAATGATTTAGATAATCCAGCACCACAAGCACCACCAGCACCACAAGAACCACCAGCACCACCAGCACCACCAGCACCACCAGCACCACCAGAAGAAACAGAAACAGAAAAAGCAAAAGCAAAACCACCAGAAGAACCAGAAAAAACAGGTGGTAAAAAAAGAAAAACAAAAAAGAATAAAGCAAAAAAAGGTAAAAAAACAAAAAAAGCAAAAAATGTAAAAAAATCTAAAAAAGGAAAAAAAGGAAAAAAAGCAAAAAAAACAAAGAGAAGATAAATTTTTTATTGATATAACTTCATAAATATTATTTTAAATAATTTAAATATAAATAAATTATTTAAATTATAATGAATTTACTAGAAAGATTTGATTTAATTAAAAAAAATATAATTGTTTCAAAATATGTACCAGGTTCTGTTGAAAAAGTTTTTGAATATAATGAGAGATGCGCATTAAATGAAGATGGAACACGACCAACTTTTGTTGTATTAGAAAAAAATGAAAAAAATAAAAAAAAATCTATAAATTAAAAAATTGAAACCATATAGATATATAATATATAATATAAAAATATATATTATATGAAAATTTCAGAAAGTGGTACATTTATTGATTTAACCGAATTAATAAATCAAGAAGAAAATAAAAAAAAAACATGTTATGATAAATTTTTAGATATTATTTTAAAATTAAGTTCTAAATTTTATATTTCCAAAGATGAACATGATTTGGAACAATAACATATTCTTCAAAGTCAAACAACATTTTATCTATTGTATTTAAATAATTAATTAAATATGGTTCTCCAGATAACATAAGTTCAGATGGTTTATAATTTGGAGAAATATCAACAATAATGAATTCTTTTTTTGCTATACGTAATGCATTATTAATTATTTTAATTTGTGCTTGATTTGGCATTTCATGAAATGAAAACATACATGATACAATATCAATATCTTTTTTTGGTCTATAAATTTCAGCATTTCCATAATAAAATTGTTTATTTTGATTATTCTTATTACTAATACGTCTTGCAACATTTAACATTTCATTAGAAGTATCTATACCAATTGCATTTTCATATGTAGAAAATCCAGTTCCACAACACAAATCAAGAATACTATAATTTTTATAATCATCCATAATAATTTTTCTAATATTTTTATTATCATAACGTATAATATCAATCATTTTTGTAGCAAATGGAGATAAATTAGCATGTATTTTTCCACCAAAACCAATATTTCCAAAATTATGCATTTTAGGATTATAGTAATATGGTGTAGATAAAGAAGTGATAAAATTAAGTGATAGAATTAGCATAATATTTTTTTATTAATAAAAAAATAATATATATTTCAATTTTTATTTTATTATTTTATTATTTTATTATTTTATTATTTTATTAATTTATGTAATTGCCAAATAGGTATAGAAATATTCAAACACCATTTTGTTAAAGTATTGACATAATGTCTACAATCATAGATTCCTAATATATAATTTTTATTAATAGTGTTTTCATAAAGAATTATTTCATCAAGTGAATAATTAGTTTCACCTAAAAATATTTCATTAGAATATAATAAAATATCATCTCTAAATTCATTAAATCCTTTATATTCAAAAAATAATGGATTTATTTTTGGAAACATAAGTGTAATATTTTTTCTAGTTTCTTCAGTAGTAATATAATAATCATTATCATTAAAGGCTCTAAAATCAAATCTAATTTTTTTGTTATCATTTTCAAAAGTTATTCCAGTATGTGTAATAATAGGATTAGCTTTTTCTATATTAATATATACTTTTGTAGGTATAATAAGTGAAAATAAAAAATATATAATTAACATATATAAATATTAGGATAATAAATATATTAATAAATATGTTTAATTATATACCAATAGCAAAATATAATTCATTTCAAATAATAAAACATACTTATAATGAAAATAATTATAATATGATTATAAGACCAACAAATCAAGAAATTTTTTTAATCTCTTCTATTTTATTAGAAACATTATCTACTTGTTGTTTGAAAAAAACATTAAATAATAAAATATGGTTTTTACCATCATATCTTGGCTATGGATTAAGTTTTTATATATTTCCAAAGTCATTAACACAATTTTCACTAAGTACAGCATATTCAATATGGTGTGGTATAGGTATAATATTAACATATGTAATAGATAAAATAATTTATAATGAAATGTTAACAATATCAAAAAGTATAGGTTGTTTTATAATAATATATGGTATAAAATTAATAAAATAAATTAAAAATATAATGATAAAGAAGATAATTTTTTATTAAATCCTTTTTTTATATAATAATTTTCCATAATATTTGTACAATTTAAAATTATTTTATAGCAATTATTTCTTTCGCATATATTTTTAACATAAGATAATAATAATTCACCTATTCCATTTTCTCTATAAGGTTCTAATACAATAAAATCTTCAATATGTCCAACACATCCTCCATTATGAATAATTTTTTGTTCAATAATTAATGTAATACCAGCTATAATATTATCATTTTTATCAATATACAAAAATATTTTATGATTATAAGAAATATTATTAATAATCGTTTTTAATTTTTCAATAGTAAATACATTTTTATGAATTTTTCCAAAATAATTATATAAATTAATTATTTGATTATATGATTTTTCATTAATAACAATATCAGTAATATTTTTTATCATTTATTAATAATATTATTAGATAAATTCTTAATACATTTTAATTTTAAATAAAAAAATGATATAATATTATTTATAAAATATTATTATTAAATAATGTTTACAAATTCTTTGAATTATAATATAAGTTTGTATAATTCAGATAAAAGTTTACATGATGGAGTTCCTAGAGAATTTTATGATATTAGAAATAAAAAATTTAATGATTGGGAAATTCCTCCATGGGAATTATTTATTTTTAATAATAGAAAATTAGGAGAAGGTTCATTTGCAAGTGTATATCTAGGTAAATGGAGAGAAACTTTTGTAGTAGCAAAAGTTTTAAATATTATCAGTGAAAAAGATAAAATGTTAGTATTAAGAGAGATTGAAATAATGACAAAATTACATCATCCAAATATTGTACAATTTTTAGGTTATATAGATAATCCTTTTATACTTGTAATGGAATATATTCCAAATAATGATTTATTAGAACATATAAATAAAAAAACATTAAAATTAAGAGAAAAAAAGAATATAATGAGAGATATACTTCAAGGTCTTGGATATATTCATAATAGAAGACCATATTCATTAATTCATAGAGATATTAAACCAACAAATATATTATTAACAAATTCAAAAGTTGCAAAAATAACAGATTTTGGTTTATCAAAGCTAATAAATAATAGCAATTTAACAGGAGAACAAATAAATATAAATATAAATAGTGATTTATCAAGTGATGTAGGTACAGAAAGATATATGGCGCCAGAAATATTAAAAAATCCACACAATACAAAATATACAAATAAAATAGATATTTATTCGTGTGGAATTTTATTATATGAACTTTTTGAAAATAAAAGATATATACCTGGAAAGGAACTAAAATGGTATTATACACCAAAAATAATAAAAAAAATTATAATAGAAAATATGTTAAATGAAAATCCAGAAGATAGAACAAATGCTCTATCAATATTAAGTATTTATAACGATGAAATAAAATTTTAAATAATTATTATATTATATAATAAATGCAATAATTATTTATTTTTTAATATGATGTTTTCTTTTTTTTGTAAAACGTTTATATTTTTTTCTTCCTCCAAAGTAATAAAGTATACCAAATTGGTCTCTAATATTATTAACACCGGCTTTAGTGTCATTCATAATTTTGTCCATAATTATTTCTTTTTCTCTCATATTTGTTATTTCATCAAAATTAAATTGTTCTTTGCAATATTCTATATAACTATCCATTAACATATCTATATCATCATCTTCACTATATGGGTCTTCTCCGCCATCTTTATGAATTGTCATCCATTCTTGAAACAAAGTTTGCATTGTTATTGGTGGTTGTAATATCATTATTAAATCAGTATACTCATCCGCTTTTTCTATAACATTATCTTTTGCAACTTGAGCAGATTTACCCAATGTTGTAATTAATCTTTCAACAATACCTTTAATACAGCTAAAAGCTGAACCATGGCCTTCTGCGCTATCAGTTATTAAAATTTGAATATACAAATCCATAAATTCTTTATTTTGTTTTGAAGCATATTCTACACATGGAAGAGTTAATTCTTTCCAAGTAATTTGTGGTTCTACATTAGGTAATGTGCTCGAATAGTTCCAAGTTTCAATTCTATTATTAAAAATTTCATCTAATCTTGATTTTAATAAATTTTTATCATCAGGATTATCATCTTCATTACCAAAATTCTGTAAGAAAGAATATAAATATTCTTTTATTCTATTTACAATATTTTCATTGGTTAAATCATTATTAATTTGTATATTTTTTGTTAATAGAAATTGTTTTAATCCTTGAAAATCAATGTCATTGAATGCTAAATGAGTATCTTGTGCTCTAGCTCGTCTAGCTGTTCTTGGTAAATTTCTTGCATCCATCCAATTTACAGCAACACCAACTAATATGGCATTTTGTAATCTGGCGTTTTGAAAATCGGTACCTTGTACATCAGAGAATTCAAAACTAGCACCTCTTAAATTAGAATTTATAAAATTAGAACCACTTAAGTTTATTCCTTTAAATTGTGCACCCTCTAATTGTAGTTCTTGAAAATTTATATTACTTAAACCTTTACATGTTTGAAAATCAGAATTATTTAAAATAGTATTTATGAAAGGTTTTTGTACTGCAATAAATTGAGAATTTCTAAAATTACATTTTTCCATTTTACAATCTTTAAAAATAGTATTGGAAATAACATTTGCTCTAAAATCAACTGAATTTAAAATACAATTTTTAAAAATACAATTAGTAAATCGATTAGAGTGCATAACCATATTTGCTTCAAATTTACAATTTATAAATTCAGTATTAGAAAAAGAAACTTTATGTATACTTGAATTCTCTCTAAAATCACAATCTTTAAAAATAGTACTAGTATATCTACCATGATGAATACGTGTTTTTTTAAAAATATTATTGATTGATTCTAAATCATCAATGTCATTATTTATAAAACTAGAATTATTTTCAAAAGTACAATCTTCAATGCGATTTTTAGAAATACTATTTGTTTTATTATTTGATATACTAGTAAAATTGGCGTTACAATTTTTAAAATGTATACTTTTAAAAGAAATATTTGAAAAATTAGCACGTATTAAATTAGAATCATGAAATATTGTTAAATCTAAAGATGTTTTATCAAAGGTAATATTAGTTAATATAGAATTTTTAAATATAGAACCATTACATAGTGATTCTTTAAATGAAGCACCTGTCAAATCTGCATCTGTAAAATCAACATTATTTATTTTAGTGGTTTTACCATTAAAAAGTGTATTTTGTAATTTAGCACCTATTAATTTAACTTCCGAAAGATCTTTTCTAGAAAATGCAATACCTGTTAAAATGCAGCCTCTACATTCAAAATTTTTTTTTTTTGTAGCAAATAGTGTTTTGTTAGCAGGTGTATTTTTAGGCATATCTAACATAGCCAAAAATTCTTTAGCTGTTTCAGATAAATTATCTTCTGAAAATCCTCTTTTCTCAATTGCTGACATTTTAACAGTAGCAGTTTTTTTTGGAGCACCTCCATATCTATTTTTTATTGTTTTAGTCATATATATATATATTATCAATAAAATTGAAATTAAAAATTAAAAATTAAAAATTAAAAATTATAAAATATAGTATATATTAAAAATTATAAATGAATAATAATTTACAAGTAATTTATGGACCAATGTTTTCTGGAAAAACTACTAAATTAATAGATATATATCAAGAAAAAAGTAGTAAATTTGGAGAAAAAAGTTGTTTGGCAATAAATTATGCATTAGATAATAGATATGGTGAAGGAGAAATTATTTCACATGATAAAAAAAGAATAAAATGTCATAGTATAATAAATTTATCAGAATTTATAAAAAACGAATATACAAGAAATTTAATAATAGATTCATCATTTATATTTATAAATGAAGCACAATTTTTTAAAAATTTAAAAGAATCAATTATTGAATTAACAGAAACTTTAAATAAAGAGGTAATTTTATGTGGTTTAGATTTAGATTACAAAAAAGAAAAATTTGGAGAAATATTAGATTTAACAGTAATGACTAATAAAATATTTAAATTAACTGGAAAATGTAATAATTGTAATTTAGAATCTGAATTTACATATAGAGTTATTGATAGTAATGAAATAATTTTAATTGGAACTAATGAATATATACCGTTATGTAATATATGTTATAATTTAACGAATAAAAAAAAATAAATTACAAGAAATTGTTAATATTATAGTATATATATATTATAATATTAAATTATGACAGAAAAAGTTATATCAGATGCTGTTAAAGACCGTATAGAAACTGTACAAAAAGATGCAAAGCGTGGAAAAGAAGATGGTGAAACTATAAATGATATAAAAAATTTAAAAGGTATTTTTGGAATGGGTTTATCTACAAATCCATATTTAGATCTTTTAAATTTATTTGTTTTAGGTATAACAGGTATTATAATAACATTTTTTTTTAAAGAAAATTTTACACGAGGAGGAGAAAGTGGACCAGCTAGAACAACAATATGGGGTTATAGCTTAACTGCAATTTCTGTTATTATTTTATTATTTATAAGTCTCGGTATTAATATACATATTAAGAATAATAGTGAAAGTGATAAAACTAAAAAAATAAAAAATGTAAATGAAGGTTTTGTTTTATTTGAAATTTTAAAATTTATAATTAATAGTAATTTACCAATATTATTATTGTTTGGATTATTAATTTATTTAATAGTATTAAATTTTTTATTTTACAATAAAATAAATGCAAAAAATGTAGCAGATTCTTATTATCAATATTTTAATTATTCTAGTATAATATTTATAATATTATTAGTATTAATTTTTAAATATATGCATGGTTTAGTAAGTAAAGTATTAAGTAATAATGTAAATAATGAAAAAAATAATAAATTAATTCAAAGTGTATCTTTAGTATTATGTACAATAAATTTAATTTTTATTTTTATGATGCATATAGTATTAACATTTTATTCAACAGATGGTTAATCAATCAATCAATAATAGTTAATATATTTTTAATATTAATAATTTTAAATGTAATACCATAAGAATCTTTTGTTTCCCAAATACCAGAAAATTTTATAATAAATTTGTTATAACAATTTTTATTATTTAAAAATTTATGATTTTTAAAATTTATATCACTTTCTGATAAATTATATTTTAAATTATTAGAATAAAATGTTTCAGCTAATTTATATTGTGGAGTTTTATTTTTAATATTAACAATATTTAATATATATTTTTCTAATTCGATAAGTTTATTAAAATTATTTAAACTATTATCAAAATCTATTTTGTATGATTTATTATTAATATTATAATTATTTATATCAAATATTATAAAAATACCATTATAAAATAGAATATCATTAGAATATGATAATTTATAAAAGTTACTATGCTGTAAAACACTATTTTTTATAGGATCATTAATAATAATATTATCTTTATTAAAACCATGTAATTCTTCTGCCAACATAATTTAAATATTTTTTTATTAAATTATATATTAAAAAATATTTAAACAATTTTAAAATATATTAATAATAGATTTATGAAAGAAAGTTATACTGATTATATAAATAATTATAACAAATTAAATATTCATAAAAAATATATTGATATTTTTAATAATTTAGATAACAATTTGAAAAATATTCCAAATTTTATATTTTATGGTCCGGGTGGTTGTAGTAAATATTCGTGTGCTTTAAAATTAATAGAAAAATATAGTAATTGTAATTTAAAATATGAAAAAAAAATGATAATAAATTCAAATAAGAATGAACATTTTATTAAGATTAGTGATATTCATTATGAAATTAATATGGAAAATTTAACATGTAATGCAAAAACGTTATTTAATGATATATATATAAATATAATTGATGCAATTCAAGTTCATGATAAAAGAGAAGGTATAATTTTATGTAAAAATTTTAATAAAATAGATAATGAGTTATTAGAAGTATTTTATAGTTATATGCAAAAAAAGATAATAGAAAATTATACAGTAAAATTTATAATTATTACAGAAAGTATAAGTTTTATAAATAAAAATATTTTGAATATATCAAAAATTCTATATTTTCCAAAATTAAGTGTATCAAATTATAATAAATTTTTAAATAACTCAAATAAAAAATTTATAAATAATTATGATAAAAATGTTTTATATGATAATCTAACTAGTATAAATTTATTAAAAAATTTAGAATTAAATAAAAATAATAAAGGAATTATTGATATAAATTATACATTATGTAATTCAATAGTTCAATATATATTAGATTATGATAATATAAAAATTATAGAATTAAGAAATAAATTATACGATTTACTTACATATAATTTAAATATATATGAATGTATTAATTTTATATTAAATAAGTTAATAACTGTTAAAGAACTCAATAATACTTTTATTGATGATATTTTTATAAAAACATGTATATTTTTTAAATATTATAATAATAATTATAGACCAATATATCATTTAGAGAGTTATATCTTATATTTAATAACTACAATTAAATCATATGAAATTAAATGAGGCTATTAATATTTTAAATTTAAATAAAAAATATAATATAAATAATTTAGATTATTTATCAAGTGAAGAATTGAGGAAACAATATCATATATTAGCATTGGAAAAACATCCTGATAAAAATAATAATTTAGATTATAATGATGAATTTAAAAAAATTAATATAGCATATGAAATATTAAAAAAATATATACAATTAAAAAAAAATGAAGATAATAATGATTATCAAGATAATAATCATAATTTTATTGAATTAGTTTTTAAATTTATTAATTTATTAAATCATAACAAGAATAATTTTGACGACAATATAAATAATTTTAAAAACGAATGTTATGAATATACTAATGGTTTATTAGAATCTTTTTTTATAGATATGGATTTTTATAGATTAAAATACTTTATTTGGTTATTAAATAATGAAAGTATTATAAATAATTATATAAATTTTAGTAATATAAATATTAATAATATAAAAAATTTTTTATATAAAAAGATAAAAGAATATGAAATAATTTATATCAAACCATCTTTAAATCAAATATATAATAGTTATATACATAAATTAGATATATGTAACAATAATATTATAATTCCATTATGGCACAAAGAATTAATGATTGATAAATATATAATAAAAATTGAACCAGATTTAAGTAATAATATATTAATAGATGAAGATAATCATATACATTATTATATGAAAGATAATATATATAATATTATACTTAAATATTATGAAAAAAAAATTATTCCAATAAATATAAATAATATTATAAAATTTGATTTACCTATAGAAAAAATAATTATAAAAGAAAATTTATCAATAACATTTTACAATATAGGTATACCAATAATAGATAATAAGAATATTTTAAATAATAAAACAAAGTCAAATATAATTTTACATTTTAATTTATGATTATTTATTATTTAATGGATCAATAACTAATAATAATCTAATCCAATAAATTAGTGTTATAATCCAACCAATAATTAATGCATATATTTGATATTTACCTATTTTTATTTTATTATTTTTTTGAGGACTAATAATAAATATTAATTTTAGCCAAACAAGAGTTGATGCTATCAATGAAAATATTAAACTATACCATTGATTTTTAGATATATTATTAAATGTTTTATATATATGTTCCATTTTATATATATATAGTTATTTTTTTATATAAATAGGTAGTAATTAAAAACAAGAATCCTCCCCATATTAAATCAATAACACCAATATTATAATTCCATTTATTTATTGTTGCCATATTAGTGGTTTCATATACACCATATATTATAAATCCAAGAAAAAATGCATCTAAATAAGAATTTTTTTTATTTATTATAAAATAATATAATGAAAAGATTAAAATAATATAACATATTATTGCAGGAAATAATTTAATTTTTACTGGAGTTCCTTGTATGTTTTTAATCATATTTTTAAAAGGAGTTCCAATAAAATATAAAAAAATAGAATCTACTAATAAAAGTATTAAACTTAATACTATTAAATTTTTTATCATATTATATAATAACATGATAAAAAAATAATATTGAGATTAAAACATTTTTTTTATTTTTTATTTACTCCGCAGCAGCCGACTTCTTTTTTACTACTTTTTTTGTTTTTTTTGGAACGTCTTCAACTACAACAGCCTTTTCTTCAACAACTGGTTTTTCTTCTTCATCATCTGTATCAACTACTTTCGTATCAACTACTTTTGCTGGTGTAGTTGAAAGTGTAACCTCATCAGATACGTCTACCTGTTCTTCATCTGATTTTTGATTGTCAAGTTTTTCTTTATCATCACAAGAAAGCTCAATTTGACATTTTCCACTTAATGTTACTTTTGGTTTTACAACAACTTGAAATAGCTTCCAAGTTACACCAAACTTACCATTGGCAACCCAAATTCCGCCACAATATACAAGAGTGGCAACATTAGATCCTTTGGTAATAAGTGACTGAACATCTACTTCAACTTCATTATTGGCTGGAAATAGAAGATTTTTTTCTTGATCATAAACTTCAACTCCTTTAAACTCACCTTCCCAATATGGAATTTTAACTTTTAGTGTTGGTGGGCGAGAATAATCAGATTCATTTGTTTCTTTATCTTTTGGATATTTTAGCATAGGACTCCAAAGTGCATCAATTACTGCTGGTTCTACTTTTGTCTTACCAAGCCAATCGCGTGAATTTACAATAGCATCAGCTTTAATCTTTTCTTCAAATGCTTGCATATTTTTTAGAAAGTTAACACATGCTTCATTATTATATTCTTCTTTTGGAAATTGAAGAGCCATATCATAAGTTTTAGCACCACTTTTTTCATCAACATATTCATTCATACCCCAAGTTAGCATTAGCGGAGTTGAAAGATATAGTTGTTTCATGTTTTCTTTATTAAGAATTCCTACACTTTTACGACCATTATTTACTTTTACTTTAGTGTATGCAAAATCAGATTGAACATTTAAAGTTGTGCCGGAAATTACGCTTGCCATATTTATATATTAATTATATATAATACTTTTTTTTTAAATCAATTTTTTTTATATTTTATTTTTTTATTTTTTTTGTTATGATTTTCTATTATATTTTATCTACGTTTTTTTTATTTAATTTTGATGATTTTTTTTTTCATTTAATACCAGTTTCCATGGAATAAGATTCTGTCTGCGTTTTTGAGAAGAAATATTTAGTTCTCTTTCATTAAATTCATCATCATCTTTATCTTTTGAAACATTAATATATTCTTCAATTATATTTTCTTCAATAGCTGGTGTAATTGTTAAAGTATAAACAAACATTTTATTAATAATTGTATAATTATTAATAAAATTTTTTATTATTTTTATATTTTTAAACAGAATTAGCTACGGGTGGTGCTACCAGTGGTTTTATTTGTTTTGGGAAATGAGGACCCATATATCTTTGTAGATTAAAGTATGTTAAAACTACCTCATCACCGATTTTAAGGAGTTTGCATAATTGTTCATCTGGATTAATTTGACGACCATTTTGTTTATCTTGAAGATTATTAGCACGAATGTATTTATTAATTTCACGAGTTACATCAGTGCGTGCCATCTCACACCCTTGTGGTTTACCTAAGAAATTAGCGAGTTCATCACTAATTGGTGATGGTTTAACAAAACCACTTGGTGCACGAACACCTTTGCGTTTCTTTTTGTTATTGATTTTTTGAACAACTTTAATTTGACGCATGGTTTTACGTTCAAGTGTTTTAAGTTCAGCTTTGAGGCTAGAGAAGTTAGATAGCATACCTTGAAATTTAGAAATAAATTCAGAGAAATTATCACTAATAGAAGTATCAATGTCACTAGCTACTACAACATTTTGAACTTCAGGAGTTTGAGTTGTTTCTACTGGTGTAGGTGCAGGTGATTCAGTTTTTGGTATTTTAGCTTTTGTTTTTGTTTCTTTTTTAGCTTCTGAAACCGGTGGAGCTGCAACAACTTCTTCAGGTTTTTTAGAAGTTTTTGTCTTTGTATCAACAGATTCTTTTTTGTTTGTCGATTTAGCAGCAGGCATTCTTTTTATAATTATTAATAGTTATATTTGTTTAAGTTGTTTTTGTGAATATATTTTATTTATATATATTTTATATACATTTAGGGGTATTTAAAAAAAATATAAACGAATTATTTTTTTATAAAAATATTAATATTGAACAGATTCAAATAACCATGGCATTGAATCTGCTGCTTCTGAAGATACTAAAGTTAAAGCAGATAAAACATAAATACTACCCAACATTTTAGAATCGTTATCAATTCCCCTATAAATAAATTCTTCTAAAACATTTATTATTATTTTTTTAACTGAAAAAAAAGTATGATTATATAAAGCTGAAATATTATAATTCATAACTCTAAATGGATTTCCATATGGGGGGCAAATATCACGTTTAGTATTTTGATTCAAATTTGCTCTATAATTCCAAATATCTATCAATTCGTATAAAAATTTTATTAAAGAACTTTTATTTAAATTATTAAACCAAGACATATTTGTATAATATCCTAAACTATCTATAGTTTGAAATATTTCTAAAAGTTTTATATCTAATCTTTTAGAAGTATGTATATTAAGAGATATATCATAATTTATATTCAAATCAATATTTAAAATTTTTGAATATTTTATATATTTTATTATATAATTAAAAACATTTTTATTAAATTCTTTTTTTGTAAATGGATTTTCTACATTTGTTTTTCCCTTTATATATAAATTATATATAGATTGTATATCATAACCATATATAAAGTTAGATTCATCCTTTAGACTAAAAAATTGATTATATGGAATATCTTCTATTTTATCTAATGTACAAAAATCTATATCATTTGTACATAAATTTTTATTTTTAAATCCAGGACCATGAAATAAAATATATTTTAATACAATAAATTTTCTAAAATATTTTTGTATTAATATACAATTGTACGAATAGTATAATATATTATAACATTTTTTTCTTAATTCATCTTTATTTCCATTACTTTTATGTGAATAAAAATTTAATATTTCTTTTAATTGATTATTTGTATAATTATAATTTAATATATAATAATATTGATTTACTTTCGGTATAAAAAAATCATTTTTTGATAATTTATCTCTATATTTTTTATTTGGAATTGTATTATTTAATAAATCTTTTAATACAAAATTCATATCTTTTTTATATATAGGCATGTATTTCTTATATATATAAGATTTTTTTTCTTTATTTTAATTTAATTTATAAATCTATTGCGCTAAGTCTAAGATTATTATTTATATAATTATTATTTTGATTTATCATTTTAAATATAATTTCATTTTTTTTATTTAAAGGATTTGTTATATTTTTATATTTATTTAATATTTTTTTAATAACATCTTTGTAATATTCTGATTTAATTACTATTTCTTTATTGTTATATAACAAATATTTATCATGTAATAAATAACTTTTTAAAATATAATAACAAAATACATTTGTATCTTCATTATAATTTATTCTATTACCTTTATAAAAAATATCATTAATATTCAAATTATAGTATTTTAATATCTTATTTGTTTGAAAAAATGAATGAATTAATTGATATTTATATAATATATTATATATATTTTTATAATATATATTATCCATTTTATAAGATATATAACATGTGTAAATAATTAAGCATGTTACTTCTACATATGATTCATATAATTTTAAATTATTTATAATATTTGTATCAAAACTAATAATTTCATTTAAAAAATTCGGATTTAATGTATTTAAATGTTTATCAATACCAAAAGTATGAAGTAATTCATGTAATAATACTTTTAAAAATTCTTCTTCTCTATATATTATTATAGTATTATTGTCTGAACATCCATAGCAAAAACCTGTATTTACATTATCAGAATTAAGAATTTGTTTATTATTAAAATTAATTGTTTTTTCTAATTTAGTTAGAAAAATATTTATATTACATTCATTCTTTAAACAAGACGGACCTACTATTTTTTTAACTAGACAAAATAAAGTTAATATATTATTTATGTAATATTTATATTTAGTAAATTGATTTTTATTATATGAAAAAATAGAAATATTTAATAGCAAATCATCTACTTTATATATAAAGTTTATCAAATTTGTATTTTTATCAAATTTAAAAATATTATTTATAATATTTTCAGATAAAAACATATTATATCTCAAATGATTTTTTTTTATATTTTGTATGTTTTTTGTAAAAAACTTATTATCTTCTATATAATTATATATTTTTTTTTTTATACATTTTATTTGAGAGATTTCATTAATATTATTTAAAATATTAAAAACATAATTTTCTAACCAAACTAATTTGTTTCTCTCATTTTCAAATAAATATATTTTTTTTTTATATGTATTTAATACTTCATTCATAATAATAATACTTATATATATTGATATTATTATTATTATTATTATTATTAAAATTTTTATAATTTATCAATTTCTGATTTCAAACTCTCAATACTATTTTTTAATGATTTTAATTGAACAGAAACTGAATCAGATGGTGTTTCTGATATTTCAAGATCTTTAATCTCAGTATGAATATTATCTATTATTTTTGAATAATATTTCTTATCTTGTTCTTTTGTATTTGGAATTTTAAGTATTTTAAACAATATACCTCTTTTTGTTATTTCTACTGAATTGCCCAAATATGCTTTAACAATTTGATAAACTTCTGCCATGCTAATACATGATTTTATTTCTCGGTGAAATTTAGCGATATCTTTATTACTCATTAAAAGTTTAGTAAGTTTGTCTTCTTCTTCTCTACTTTTTATAACATCTAAAGGTGTATTTTTTAATAAATAATTAGAAAACAATTTATATAAGTAATCTGAATCTAAATCTATTTGTTGTTCTTCATTCATTATTTGAGATATTCCATCCAAAATAAAAGCATTACTGTTTGAATCATTATCTATATTTACCATAATATCTGAAAAACTATCTTTATATTTATCTAAATTTATTAAAATAGATGTAATATATTTTTTTGCAAATATTATAAAATGTGATTTTAGTGCATTAATTCTATTTTGAGGCATTTGTGATAAAACAGTAATTTTATTTTTTAATTCTTCTTCATGTGTTTGTTGACTACCTTCGGCTTCTTCACTATCTTCGGCTTCTTCACTATTAACATTAGGATTATAAATTATTTTATTAAATAAAAGAGAAATATATATTAAATATAATTTAATTCTATTTATATTATCAGAAATAAGTATAATAATTCTTTTATTCTTGTTATCATCAGAAAGTAATTTCTCAAAATAATCATTCATTTCATTACTAAATTGTTTTGAAAAATCCTTATATGATGGTTCTGCATTTATTTGTGATATTAAATTATTAGGTGGGTTATTTTCAATTTTCATTAAAGTTTCTTCGTGAATATTGGCATCATTAAATAAGCCAGTGTATATATATATATGTATTAAATAGTAAAATTTTTTTAAATTTATAAAATATTCATTATCTGAAGAAGCAGTAGCAGGAGGAGAAAGAGAAGCATCTGCAACACTAGGTTCAGCATTAGCAGGAGCAGTAGAAGTAGCAGTAGTAGGAGCAATAGCAGGAGGAGAAAGAGAAGCATATGCAACACTAGGTTCAGCATTAGCAGGAGCAGTAGAAGTAGCAGTAGTAGGAGCAATAGCAGGAGGAGAAAGAGAAGCATCTGCAACACTAGAGTCAGCATTAGCAGGAGCAGTAGAAGTAGCAGTAGTAGGAGCAGCAGCAGCAACTTCACCAGCATCAGAACCAGCATCAGTAGCAGAAGCAGGTGATTGTTCTAATTGAGAAGCAGCAAGAGAAGGATCACTAGCATTAGTAGTACCGCCTATCATACCACCTTTTTTTTGTGATTTTAAATCTTCATATAAGTTTGGTAATTCATTAATAATATCATTTTTTTTACTCTCTTCAAAAAATTTTAGAATTTCACTTAAAATTGTACTGTTTATTTCTATATCAGACTCACCAGACATACCAGACTTATCAGACATACCATGTTCACCTCTTGCAACGACTACATCAAGTTTTTCTAAATATTTTTTAATTTTTTCTCCTTTCTCATTTTGATTTATTTTGTGAAGTATATTTCTTGCAGGAATTTTTTCCTTTGTGCCATTGGTAGTTTTAATTGTTAAAAAATGGTTATTTATATTTTCAACTAAACCAATATCAAAAAAATTTTCATCGATACTACTTTCTAATTCTTTAAAATATTTATCAAAATTTTCAAATACAAATAATAAAATATTTACATAAATAGGTATGAGATGCACTATATCTGCATAATATGAAAAAAGTCTTATAGTATTTGGATTATAGGCTAATGCTTGTGATAAAGTTTGATCATGAACCTTACCTTCAAGATAACCATTTAAAGGTGGTCCGCCTCCTTGTTGGAAAGTATTATCATTTGATGAATTTAAATTGGATTCTATTCGTTGTTTTATTTCTTCTTGCAGTTTCGATGTATTTTGAATATCTTCTTCTGAAATATCAAATTGAAAATTTGGTTTATCTGGCGATGTCATAGACATAGGTGTAGCAGAATCAGGAGGTTCAGGAGAAGGAGGAGTATCAGAATCGGGAGGTTCAGGAGGAGGAGCCAAGAAATAATTTTTAGGAAAATTTGGTACATTACCTGTGAAATACTGTTTACATAATGCTTTAAACTCGTTTATTGGATTTTCTATTTTAGTAAAATATTTACTAAATTGATTCCAACTTGTTACTTGAAGAGAATCAGAATACGTTTGATAAAATTTTTCTATTTCTGAATCAAATTCATATCGATGATAAAATTTATCGCCTATTTCTGTAGTTAGAGGATTTTTATCATTAACATCTGTATAAAAACATACTACATCACCTTTTTCTATCTTATTGTAAATAAGACAAGTTAATGATTCTATTGCTAAATTAATTTCTTCCACTCTTGAAATATTTTTTTGTGCACTTTGTAAACGTTGAGATTTTTTCTTATCTTTTGAACTTTCATTGGCTTTTAGATGTAATCTCATATAATTATTAATATTTTTACTTCTTTCTTTTATTAATGAAGTTATTTCTTTATTAATTTTATCACTAGGTGCATATACATGTTCTTCTAGATAACCTGTATCACTTATTTTTTTAAATTCTTCTTTTAAATCTTCACTTTTTTGTTGTTTATAACCTTTACGAATATTAGAAAAAGTACGTACTGGTGCTTTAGCAACATATCCAGTAAGATGAGCGGAGTTTTTTGCAACATTTGTAAAACCATCTCCAACTATTTTAGTTGCTCTTCCGATATTTTGAGCAGCATTGGAAGCCGTTTTCTCAAACCCTCCTCCTTGTTGAATATAAGCATTATCTTCATTTTCTGAATCATCTTCATTTTCTGAATCATCTTCATTTTCTAAATTATAATCATTCATAAAATGTTTAAAATTATCAATCTGTTGTTTAGTTCCTCCTTCTAAATTAAATAGTTCATTTAATTTAGTTGAATTTAAAGTATCCTGATTAAAGATAAATTGTTTCATATTTATTATTATATAATAATGGTTATAATAATAAATTTAATATATTTTAAATTAAATTAAATATTATTTTAATAACATTTTTCTAATATTCATCAATTCTTTTGCTATAGTTATAGGTTGTTTGTGTTTATAAATTTGAATTTTATAATTTTTTGTTAATTGTAATATTTCTTTTAATTCATCATTTTGAGTAAATTTTGAATAAAGAGCTTTTTCTAAATTTTTTGATAAATTTTTATTATATTCAGAATCAGAAATAAATTTTTCATTATATATTTTTTTATCTTTTAAAATTTTATTGAATAAATCTTTTGCTTCTTGAATATCAGAACCTGCTTTATGTTGACTTTCTTTTAAAAATTTACTAAATATTTCTTTTATATTTGAAAATCTAATAGCATATAAATAATGCTGAACAGAGGTAAATTGATATCCATCGATTAATAAATTATCAACATACCAATCATTATCTAATTTTTTTCTCCAAAATTTAATTTTATTTAATTTTAAAATATTGGGTAAAATTTTATATTCTTTTTCTATTTTTTCACCTGAACCTTCTCCAACTTTTTTATCCATAGATTTGTTATATATTTGTATAACAACATTATCATCTATATCTAATGATTTGCTATGTTGTATAAATTCTTCAAAATCATTATTAATATTTAATTCATTAATGTTATCTTCTTCGCATTTTGAAAATTCTTTAATTTCTGGTATAATTAAATAATTAGATTTGCAATTATTTTTTTCAACACATTTACCTATAAATAATTCCTTAATCCTATATGGTAACTCAGAAAATGTAAATATTGATTTATTATAATTTTTATCATATGTAATAAGTTTATAATGTGTATCTTGTTCATAGTGACATAAAATATAAAAATTTGGTTTAAAAATACCTTTTTCTATAATTTTATTATCTAAATCTAAACATTGTATAACATTTTCATTTTCATCACCATCATAATGTTCTTTTGAAAAAATAATAAATTTTAAATTATATATTCTTTCTAATGTAGAAATAGCCCATGCATCTGCCCAATATTTATTAGTTTTAATAATTTCTTTTAAATCTGCCAATGATTTAAGATCTTTCATAAATTCAAACTCTTCCTGAAGAACTTTAAATTCTTTACTTTTTTCTGATTCATCATTTATATCTTCTATAGTTTGTTTAGCATGTTGTAAAATCTCATCTTTTTCAGTTTTATCAATAGTACCAGCTATTTGTTTTTTTTGTACACTAAATTTTTTTAATTTATTATTTTTTTCTTGAATAGATTTTTTATAACCTCCTATATAAAAATCACTTAATTCTTTATATATATTAAACAACGCCTCATCTGCTTCATTTGATAATTTTTCTCTAATATTTTTAACAGTAATGTTTTTATATTTTTCTACATTAGAACTTTTTAAAGAATCTCTTAAAACAGCAAAAAAACAATCACCTCCTGCTTCATTATCTATAATATCATATTTATTATTCTCTAGATAATCATTAATCCATTTACTAGAAGAATTTTTTTTGTAGTTAGTAATTTCTAAATCACTCTCTTCTTTGGATTGTTCTTTTAGTGTAACAATATAATCATTTGTTGTTACTGTTTTTTGTATAGTTTTTTCTTTTCTTTTATCTTGTTCTTCTTCTAAATCACTATGTTCATCATAATCATCAGAATCATCAGAATCATGAGAATCATCAGAATCATCTGAATCATCTGATTCTGCTTTTAATTCTTCATCTTTGTTATTTTCAAAAGTAACTTCTTCATCATAGTATTGATTAATATATTGTTTAACAAATGAAAAGATAATTGGTTCTAATTCTTTAAAATTAATATCTCCATCTATATTTAATAAAGAATCGAAAGCATTTTTGGTAACTTCATATAAACCGATTTTTGCAATAACACTAATATTTTTTACTAAATATATATTAAAATAAATAATATTATTATCGATAAATTCATAAATTGGTAATCCAACAGTAAACTTAATATTTTTATTATATAAGTTTCCTATAAATATATATGATTCATGATTTATATCATTTATATTGACAAAATTTGTTTCCAAATAATTAATTTTTTTATTAATTTTTGAATTAACCATTATATTAATATATATAAATAGATTTTAATATAATTATAAATTTAAATTAAATTTTTCAATGATATCCATATTTAAAAAAATAGTTTTATTTGATAAACCAGGATTTTCTTTTTTATCTAATTTTTTTATATTTGAGCACGTATTATAAAATTCTGAAAATAAATTATAATTTTCTTTATATATATTAGTATTATAAATTTTTACTATTATAGAAAAAATAATATTGTTTATATTATCACAAAAATCTTTACTATTTTCTTGTTTAAAATTAGAAATTAATTCAATATGTAAATTTTTTAAAGATTTAATTAAAATATCAATTGGTAAAATTTGATTAATAACACAGTTAACATAAAAAATGGAAAAACATTTATATTTTTCATAATCATTTAAATATTTATAAACATTTAATAAAATTTCTATATTATTATTAACTATAGTTTCAAAATTTAAATTAATATTTATAAGTGTAATTATTAAATTGACATATATATCACTATAAAAAATATTATTGTAAGCAATACTATCAAAAATAAAGTTATTAATTTTTTCGATATCTATGTTATTATCTAATAAAATTTGTTTATAATAACAGATAAATTCACTTTTTAATTTTTCATAATTTTTATCAGAAATTTTATTAAATAATTTTCTAATATCTAATATAATTTTATCTATTTTTTTTACAGAATTAACATTTTTAATTCTATTAACATTATCTAAAATAATTTTATCTTTTACTTCAGTATCTTTTTTAAAATTATCTTCATTATTAATCTTATTAAATTTATGTTTTTGAAATCTATTATTTTTATATTTTTTTTCTTCATTTACTAATAATTGTTGTTTTTTAAATTGAATTTCTTTTACTATTTCATTAAAATAATTTATTAAATTATCTTCCAAAGTGTCTTTAATATTATCTTTAATATTATTAATGTATTCAATACTATATTTTTTTATCATTATTATATTATAAAATATTATGTATTTAAATATAAAAAATAAATTATTTACGTTAAAATTAATATGTTTTATTATCAATATTATAATATGGATATTTTAAATAAAATAATTGGATTTGAAGAAAAAAAAAATAATATAACATTAAATAATTCTTTTAAATTACCAATAGAATATCAAAATTCATGTAAAGAAATTCATGAAAATTTAATAAATGACTTAGAATTAAATTATTTTAAATCAATTGACATATCGTATAATGATAATAATTGTAGAGACATTTTATTAAATAAAGATTTATCAAATAATAATTTAAATTTATATTATAATTTATTTAATCCAAGTCATCTTTTTGAGAAATATAATATATTTAAATGGAATAAATACTATTCAAATGATAAAACTTTTTTAATAGAATCACAAGATTTAATTGAAAATTTTGACAGTAAAAATTATAATTTGAGTATACAAGATTCTTCTAATAGTTACGATTTAATACTCGATAATTTTAATAAAATAAAAGATATGGAAAATTTTAATGATAATTATGACTATTTAAATCTAGGGTATTTAAAAAAATACAATAATAATTTTATTATTATGCAAATTTTATCATTATATAATATTTTTTCACCATTATTGACACTTATATTACCAATCATAACATTAATTTTACCATATTTTATACTTAAATTACAAAATATTCCAGTTACATTTGATTTATATAAAGTTCATTTAAAAGAACTATTTAAAAATCATGCAATAGGTAATATATTTGCAGATTATTCAAAAATAGACACATCAACAATAGTATATATAATAGTATCTGTTGGATTATATATTTTTCAATTATATTCTAATTTTTATTCATGTAAAAAATATTTTACCAATTGTAATTATATTTTTAATACTCTTGATGATATAAAAAAATATTTAAATTTATCATTAAAAAATATGGAATTTTTTTATAATAAATACAATCATTTAAATAGTTATAAAGATTTTAATAATGACTTAAAAGATAATATTAACAAAATTAAAAATTTTATTAATTCAATAAATATAATAAAAACTAATAAGAATTTCAATTTTTTAAATATAGGAAAAATAATGACAAATTTTTATCAATTAAATAATAATGAAGATATAATTAAAATATTATATTATTCATTTAATTTTAATGGATATATTCATAATTTAAATAATATAAAAAAACTTATTGATAAAAAATATTTAAATAAATGCTCATTTGAAAATGATAAAACAAAATTAACAAATAGTTATTATATAGGATTATTAAAACATAATAAAATAATAAAAAATACAATTGATATTTCAAAAAATATAATTATAACTGGTCCAAATGCTTCTGGTAAAACAACAATTATTAAATCATGTATTTTCAATATTTTATTATCTCAACAAATTGGTTATGGATTTTATAAAAATGCAAATATAAATATATATGATTATATTCATTGTTATATAAATATTCCCGATACAAATGAAAGAGACAGTTTATTTCAGGCCGAAGCAAGAAGATGTAAGGAAATATTAGATATTATAAATTTAAACAAAGACAAAAAACATTTTTGCATTTTTGACGAAATTTTTAGTGGAACAAATCCAAATGATGCTTATAAAAGTGGATTAAAATATCTTACTTATCTTAATAAAATAGAAAATGTAGATTATATCTTAACAACTCATTATAATAAATTATGTAAAAATATAAATAATAATAATGTAGTTAATTTAAAGATGAAGGTTAATAAAAATAATGATAATTTTGATTTTCAATATAAATTGGTAAGTGGAATAAATAAAATAAATGGAGGTAATAAAATTTTAAAAGATTTAGAATTCCCAGATGAAATAGTAAAAATAAATTAAAATAAAAATATATTTGCGTATATAAGATAATAAATTTTTATTTATATAATCTAAAAATGTTAAATAATATATTTAATAATATAATGAATTTAGTATTATCACTTTTAGTAATAGGTGTTTCTTTTATGGTAATATATATTTATAGACGATTAAATTTATTAGAATTAAGCATAATTGAACATGGAAAAATTTTACATAAATTTATTGAAAATCATAATTTACAATTCTCTAAATTTCAAGAAAATTTAGTAAATAATAATTTATGCGAAAATTATATAGCCGAAGAAAATTCCGAAGAAGAATATGATAGAGAAATAGAAAAAAAAAATAGTGATAGTGAGAATGAGAGTGATAATGATAATAATAATAGTGACGATAGTGATAATAATAATGATAGTGATGATAGTGATGATAGTGATAATAGTGATGATAGTGATGATAGTGATGATTATAAAAGTGATTTTGAAAAAACAAATATTTTAAGTAATGAAAAAATAACCATTTCTGATGATGAAAGTAATGTTAAATTAAATTTAACTGATATTAGCAATAATTTATATATTACAGATTTAAAAGAAGAAAATGAAATGATTGATTTAGATATTAGTAAAATAATAATAGATAAAGAAATTTCATCAAAAACAATTTTATTAGATGATGATTTTGAAAATGGCAATGAATTAAAAAAAGAAAAAAGTATAAAAAAAATGAAGGTAGATGATTTAAGAACTTTAGTAATAGAAAAGAAAATATTAATTAATGAAGAAGAAGTTCAAAAATTAAAAAAAAATGAACTTATTGATTTATTAATAAAATAATTATATATATTATATAAAAATATATATAATGAGTTGGGCTACATGTTATAGTTCTTCAAATAATATTCATTTTGATTATCCGCCTTTAATGAGTGACGGTAGATTATATAAAGAGGCATATTTTATAGATAATAAATTAAGAGAAAAATTTAACATAAAAAATAATTATGATTACAGACAATTTTTACAAAAAAATAGTAATTCTTTAATAGATATTAATCAGTGCGATTTAGTAAATAATAAAAACACTAATGTATCTGATGAAAAACCAAAATATGGATACAAAGAAAGCGATTTAAAAAATATTTATTTAAGTAGAAATTTTATGAATAATAAAATAAATGGAACAAGATTTCATATTGATAAATAATTTATAATTAAATAAAAATATAATTATAATTTATAAAAGATGAATTTTTTTGACAATTTAATGTCTCCTTTAGGAAAAGAACACTGTATGATATACTATATATTTGGTTTATTTTCATTATTTTTAGCATTAGTAGCATTAATAAGAGGTGTTTTACAAGTTTTTAATAAAAAAACAAATGAAATGGGTATTATGTTAATATTACACGCAGTATCTATGTTTTTATTTTACTATTTATATAGAATTTTATATTCTATATGTGTTAAAAGTTTAATTTAAATAAAACTTAAAAAGTTAAATACTTTAATAATATATATTTAATTTATTAAAGTATATGAGAATTTTAAGTTTTGATATTGGTATAAAAAATTTAGGCTATTGTATTTTAGAAAATAATAATGAAAACGATAACAATTTAAATATTATAGATTGGAATATAATTAATTTATGCAATATTATTCCTTTTTGTAATTGTTGCAAAAAACAAGCAAAATTTAAAAAAAATAATATAGCTTATTGTAAAATACATACAAAAAATTCTAATTATGAAATTAGCAATATTGATTTAAAAAAAATTTCTAAAGAAAATACGAAATATTTATTGAAATTAGCACATGAATATGATATTGATTTTGATTCAGATTTAGTAAAAAATAAAAATGATATATTAGATATTATAAAAGATTTTGTAAAAAATAATTATTTAGAACCTATTGAAATTTTAAACGCAAATGAAATAAATTTAATAGATTTAGGAGTAAATTTATCAAATGAATTAGATATATTATCAAAAAAAATAGATTTTTCTACAATAGATACTATTTTATTAGAAAATCAAATTAGTCCAATAGCAAATAGAATGAAAACTATTCAAGGTATGATAGCTCAATATTTTATAATTAAAAAAGTATACAACATAAAATTTATTTCTGCTGCAAATAAATTAAAGCCATTTATGGATAATAAAAAAACATCATATAATGAAAGAAAAAAATTAAGTATTGATTTTACAAGAAATTTTTTATTAAAAAATAATTTTGAAGAGAAAATAATTTTTTTTAGTAATAATAATAAAAAAGATGATTTAGCCGATAGTTTTCTTCAAGGATTATATTATTTAATAACTTTTGATAATTTTAAAATAAAATAAAATAAAATAAAATAAAATAAAAAATAAAATAAAAATAAATATTTTTAATTGCGGAGTACTTAAAAATATTATTTGTTATTTAATTAATAACTATGGATATAGTAGAAATAGGACCAGATATTTTAGACATTGATACTTTAGATTTAAATATTGACGATGATATAAATGATAAACCATATGTAAATTTTGGAAGCGGTATTGAATTGTTGATGAATGATAAAACAAAAAATGAAAAAAAGAATAGTACAAGTATAGAAATAGAAGATATTGATAAATTAGAAAATGAATTAAATGAATTAAATGATGTCATTGAAGAAAAAAAACCCGATGAAAAAAAATCTGTATTTACAAATCTATTTTCAAATAAAAATGATGGTAAAAATGTAACACCTTTAAATGATATAAAAGATAATATTGGAAAATCAACAGCTAAAATGAATGAAAGTAAAACATGGGATGGATATTCTAAAATAAATTCTATACCAAATAATATTGAAAAAGTAGATGCGCCAAAACTATCTAAAGAAGAAGAAATGAAAGAAAAATTTAAATTTTTAAGAAAATTAGAAGATTTAGAGAAAAAAGGAGTATCGTTAAGTAAAAAATATAACATGGATTCTGATTTAAAAGAAATGATTGGAGAATATGAAACAATTATTGCAGAAAAAGAAAAATCAAATTCTGTTAAATTTCAAGGGAAAATGTTAATGGCATGCGTAACTGGATTAGAATTTTTAAATAATAAATTTGATCCATTTGATGTTAAATTAGATGGGTGGGGTGAACAACTAAATGAAAATATTGAAGAATATGATGAAATTTTTGCAGAACTCCATGAAAAATATAAATCTAAAGCTAAAATGTCACCTGAATTAAAATTATTATTTCAATTGGGTGGTTCAGCAATTATGGTACATATGTCAAATACACTATTTAAATCATCTATGCCTGGAATGGATGATATAATGAGACAAAATCCTGAATTAATGAAACAATTTACTAGTGCTGCAGTAAATACAATGGGTAAATCTAATCCCGGATTTGGTGGTTTTATGAATGGACTTTTTAATGGTGGCAATAGTGAGAGACAAAATGGTTTTGGAAGTGGAGCAAATCCTGGATTTGGTGGTTTTTCTAGTCCTATGCAAAGAGAAATGCCAGATATTCCAAATGAAGGACCTTTACAACCACCAATGGAATCAAAATTGCCAGAAAGAAGTAAAAGAACACAAAATTTACCAAACAGACCAGATTTAATGAATGCTCGTTCAGGAAATATTTCTAACTCTGATAATTATGGAAATCCAAATAAAGAAGAAAAAATTACTAGACCAGAAATGAAAGGACCTTCTAATACTAAACAAAATGATATATCATCATTATTAAATAATTTAAAAACAAAACAAATCGATATAAATAATGACAATTTAAAAGATGAAAGTACAATTAGCATAGATGAGTTAACAGATTTAAATCAATCAAAATTGCCCAAATCTAAAAGAAAACAAAAGAGTGATAAAAATATTGTAAGTTTAGATATTTAAATATATTTTTCATCATATAAATATATATATAATTATAATTATAATTATATGATGATTTATTGTGAAAATTGTAAAAAACAAATTTTACACTATTCTAATATGTATTTAGCTTTTGATAGTAAATGTTGTAGTAATTTTTGTAGAAATAATATTATATCTGAAAATTACCTAGTTTTAAAAAAGAATATACTATAAATGAATTTATAGATTATTTATTAGGTTTAATTTTAACAAGAAAAATAATTAATTATATTAATTAAAATTATAATAATGTTTCTTTTTAAAAGAATTTTGTTTTTTATAGTATTTATTTTTATAGTTTTAATAAGTTATAGAAATTATTTTTTATATAATGATACTATACATTATTTTGATGTAGATATTAGTAATTCTGAATATTTAGTTGATTTAATAAATGAAAAAGGTTTTATAAAAAATCCTAATTTAAATTTTAATAATTCAAGTTGTAAAGTATTTAATTTTATAGATATTTCTAATAATTGTAATAATTATTTAAAACAATTTAATAATGAAGATTTTTTGTTAAAAATTAAAGAAATAATAAATGAAAAAAAATTATATTTTATGGATCATAATATAGAACCATTACATATAGCAATGCAACTTTATCAAGAAAATGATTTTATGAGTTATCATTTTGATACTAATTTTACTTTAGGAACACGTTATACAGTTTTAATACCTTTATATATAAATAATGAAAATGAATCATATTTAACAATAAAAGATAAAGATAAAAATGAGAAAAAAATAGTAATAAAAATAGGTCAAGGAATAGTATATAATGGAGATAAAGTTATACATAAAGTATCTCAGCAAAGTAAAGAAGGTAAACGAATAAGTTTAATAATTAATTTAACTACAGATTCTAAATTTAATTTTCTTGGAAAATATTTACAAAAAATACGTAATTATATGTTTATAAATTATACATGGTAAATATGTAATATTAAATAATAAATAATAATAAATATTTATAATGGAGTTTAAAAAAGAAAAAGAAAAAGAAACAAAAGATACAGAAGATACAGAAGATACAGAAGATACAGAAGAAAAAAATAATTTTTTTTTATATTACATGCTTTATTAGTTATTTTAATGTATTTAATTTTAATACTTTCACCATGTAAAATATTATTAATATTTTACATGGATATTATTATCTATTTCTTTACATTGGATAATATTTAATGATTGTAATAATACTATTATTCCAACAAATAATATAACTCCATTACTAGAATTATTTAATAAAGAATTTGCAAATTATATAGATAATAATTATTTAAAAAATACAATGAGACTAACATATATAATATTTTTTTTATTCATATTAGTATTAACAATTATAATTTATAGATTAATTTATAACATAGATTTTTTTTGAATCTATCAATATAGTTTTATATATTTAATTACCATAATTTGGATTATCTTTATAATCAAAATAATCATAATTAGGTGGGGCTTTATATATTATTCTTTTACTTTTTTGTTTAAAAGGGTTATTTAAAGTTTCAGTAAAATCATTTTCCAATGAATTAAAATTATATAAATAATGTCCAGTTAGATCATTAACTGTTACTATAAACATATCTCCACCAGAAATTCTATTCATATCTTTTATCATTTCTTCCATATCTGCATCTACATATTCTAGTGTACCAGAAACAAATAGTACACAACAGTTATCAGATAAATCTTTTAATGCCAATTCTAAACTTTTGTCTGTTTTATTAGGGCATTGTGGACATCCTGTTATATCGATTGTAAAATCGCCACATTCATATAGCGGATACCCTATATTTCTCATAGTATCTTGTATAAATTTAGTAGTGCCAGCTCCTGAATATGGGTCACCTACAACTACAAGTTGTTTATTTTTTTCGTTAGCTAGTTTTTTTGCTCTTCTATAGTAAGTAAATTTTCTATAAGGTCTAAATATCCAGGATTCTAAACACCAATAAAAAAGAAATGCGACAGGTATTAAAAATATAAAAAATAAAGTATAAATCAAATATTTATAATTATCTACTAGATTATTAATCATATTATATATTGTATATAATTTTATTTAAAATTATATACGTAAATATATAATAATATGTTCTATCATTATTTTAGTTTTTTATTTATATTTCTTATTTGTATTATTTGTATTCTTTTTATTTATGGTTATTATTCGGGTTCATGTAAAATAAAAAAAAAATATATTTGTAGTGATGATTTTTGTTTATATAAAGAATTTAAGGTATATCTCTCAAATATAATAGAGAATGAAATAGATTTATTATTGTTAAATAAAGATATTATTAAAAGGGTAAATATAATAACTTTTCCAGAAATGATTTTTAATTTTGCTTTACCTAATAAAAAAGGAAAAACTATATCTACATCTAATTTAGTTAAATATGCACCTAATTTAATTAATTACTATCAAAATGATTTATGTAAATTAGTATCAAATCAACTAAAATTAAATTTATTTCCAACCGATTTGAATTTACCTACGAGTTGTGCAATATTAATTTATGATAGTGAAGGTGATTGGATTAATTGGCATTATGACTATAATTATTATAATGGAAGATTTTTTACATTGCTTATACCAATAACAAATGAACCAACCAGTACAAAATTTCAATTTAAAAATGATAATAATGAAATAAAAAGTATAAATTTAACTAACAATAATTCAATATGTTTTGAAGGAAATTATTTATACCATAGAGCATCTAAATTAGGTAAGAATGAAAAAAGAATTATATTATCTTGTCAATTTGTAACAAATAATGAAATGAATTATTTAAATAACTTGCGTTTAAAAATAAAAGACTTCGCTTATATTGGAAAAATTAATAATTAAATTATTAAAAAGTATAAAAAAAATAAATAGTAAAATATTGCTAAATATTATTTTTAAGTATTGCTAATTATTATTTTTAAGTATTTCAAATTTAAAAAATCCTGGATATGTTCCTAATCTATCATTAATAGATTCGTGAGATAAATCTATTAAATTAATATTTTTATTTTTTTTTATATATTCTGTTATCCAACTTTTACAATTTCCTGAGCGAAAAAATCCAAATGCGTTTTTATTAGAGTTTTTATACATCAAATTAAAAATTGTATCAATTTGGTTTTCTTCTTCGTACCAATCCATATGATCTAATAATATAAATCTATCAAATTTAGTATTATTATTATTCATATAATCATTTAACGTACCATTAAATAATTTAATTTTATCTATATTTTTTTTTAAAAATTCAAAATTTTCTTCTTTTAAATATTCAGGACAATTATTTTTAGTATAATAACCCATTAATAATGCATAAAAAAAATAATTTTCATTTTTAATACTCCAGTTTTTTGTAATAAAATTATAACTATTTTTTATAAATTCATATAATATATCTTCACTATATTCACCATTTCCTATAATTTTTATTTGGGATTTGGGAACTCCTGCAAATTCTAATACTATTTTTTTTATAAATTTTTTTGTTTTTCTATTAAATAATATTGGTTCTATATTTTTTAAATAATAATCATATTGTTCATTTTTATCACTAAAATTAGATAATTTTTCAAGTTTTTTTTTATATAAAATTCTTAAAAAATTTATTGGTTCACATATCTTTCCACTATTATATAAACCTTTAGATGATAAAATATTTGAATTTTTATCCCAAAAATCTATTGAAGAATATAATTTTAAATCTTTTTTTAGTTTTGTATTATATAAATAATCAAAGTTATCATGTTTTCCTAAACCAAAAAGTTGCCAAAAATCATCATAATTTAAATTTATTATAGAAGACATTTTTAAATCTAATATTGCATTTTGTGCTGGAGACAAATCACAACTAATTATATTGTTTGGATTTAATAATAATGTATTTAATATATTACAACCACCCGTAGTTATCATTAATACATTATCTGTTTTGCAAATATCAAAATATTTTGAATCTATTTTAAAATCTTCCCATGCAATAGAATAAATAAATGTTTTAAAATTAGATATTTTATTAATATAATCATTATCTGAATTAAAATAATTAAAAAATAAATAACCTAAAATAATTAATATTAAAATTATACATATTATTAATATATTAAATGGTTTCATATAATATTATTAAATTATTTTATTAATATTATTTAAACTAACTTTACTTTAAATAAGATAAATTAAATTATAAAAATAAAAATATTTATTAAATGTTTTATAAAGAAAAAACAAAAGAAATAAAAGAAATTAATATATAAAAAAACTTAGATATATTTATATAAAATTATGAAAAAAAAAGAGGAAGAAAAAACAATAAAATCAGAAAATATACTTGTTTGTAATAAAGGAAATATGATTTTAGAATATTATAAACTAAATAATAATAAAACATACATTTTAAAATATGATTTTAAAAATTTAGATTCAAATAAAGTAAATATTAAAGCATTATTAGGATTTCAAGTATATGAATTATTAGAAAAAATTAATCCAGATTTAATAGAAAAAATTGTTGTTTTAAATATATTAAATCAGAATGAAACAGATATTTGTATATTTTTAAATCATATTGCAAAAGAAGTAGGTATTAAACAAAAATATATTTTATTTAGAAGTAAAAGAATTGTTGATTATAATAATAATTCAATAGTTTTTTATAATAAAGATTTAAGTTTAATAAATGAAGAAATTAAAGAAAAATATTTAAAACAATTAAATGTAGATATTAATAAATATGAAGCATTAATTTTTAATTATGGATTTACAAATATAAATATAAGTAATTTAGATTCTAATGAATTAATTAAATTAAATAATGATAATAATTTCAATAATAAAATAGATATAAATTTTGAATTTGATTTTCAAATATTAATTAGTGATGATTTACCATTATATATGGAAAATTTGATAGGATTGATGTTTAAAAAAATATTTTATAATTTAAAACAATTTATAGATAATTTAAATAAATAATCTTTTTATAATTTAAATAAATAATCTTTTTATAATATATGTATAGAGATAATTATATAATATATTATATACTTTCTGTAATACATATATAAATATGGCTATTTATAGGTTTTGGATTTTTTATCAATAAAAATGTTGCTTTATTTAATTTATTAATATTTATACCATTAATATATTTTTTGCATATATTTCCATTTCATATTATTACTGAGCTTAAATCTTATTTTAATAAAAATTCATCAGAAGATTTTGAAAAAATAGAAAAATTTATAAAATTTTATTATTTAAAAAATTATTTTAATTTTAGTTTTCAAAATCCTTTATCTCCACAAGGATTATTAATATTAGGTTATATTTTAAATTTTTATTATTTTTATTTTAAACATTATACAGTTAAAAGTTAAAAAAATATTTTATAATTTAAAAGAATTTATAGACAAATTAAATAATTAAAATATAAATGAGAAATAAAACAAAAGCAATGTTACTATTAGTAAATGAAATAAATAATAATAATATACATTTATATAAGAATTTAATTATCTTTGGAAGATTTTTTTATTTATTTTATATTTTTATTAGTGAAACTATTAGATTTCATTTTAATAATTTTATTTATTATTATTTTACAAAACTTCCAACATTAGATAGATTAGAATTAGTAAAATCTATTACTTATAAACTTGAAGATTTGAATATTGTATATGTAAAAGTATTTCAATCTTTATGTTTAGAAAAAAATATATTATATGACGATGAAAAAGAATATTTATTAAAATATACAGATAATGTTCCATATAAAAGTGAAGAAGTAGATTATGAGTTATTAGATTTAATAGAATCAAAATATAATATAAGATTAGAAGAAAGCGAACCAATTAATTCTGGTATAATAGGAATAGTATTTAAAGGAATAGACGGTAATGCTAATGATTCAAAAGTAGTAATTAAAATATTAAAAAATGATATAGAAAAAAAATTAAATACTGTTTTACATGAAATTGAATGTTTAACATATATTATTTCATTTATTCCATACTTAAAAAATTTTAGTGTAAATAAATTATTTTTAGATAATAAAGAATCATTATTAAGTCAGGTAGATTTTTTAAAAGAAGTTACTAATATTGAAATATTCAGATTTAAAAATCAAAATTTACCAGAATATAAAATTCCATATGTTTATAAAGAAATTACAAATATTTATAATAATGTTATTATTATGGAAAATATAAAAGGTTTAACTATAAATGATGTTGAAAAATATGATGAATATGATAAAAATGAATTTGGTAAATTAATTTTAAAATTTGGTTATATAAGTGTATTATATAATAGTGCTATTCATTGTGATCTACATAGTGGTAATATTTTCTTTTATAAAAATAATGAAAATTCTAATTTACCAAAATATCAAATAGGATTAATTGATTTTGGAATTGTTTCGTTTCCTTCTAAAGAAAGTCAGAAAAATTTTTATAATTTTTTTTATAATATAGAAATTGCCAAAAATTATGATAATATATTTGAAAAACTAGAATATTTTATAGAATCAAAAAAAGAAATTAACAAAAATGAAATTATAGAATTAGAGAAAAAATTAATTTATGGTATAAAAACATATGCAGAGAAAAGTAAAATATTTCAATTTTTTAATTTTATAAATAAAGTATTAAAAAGTTATAATATGTGTTTAACAAAAGAATTTAATCAAACTGTTTTATCAATTCAAATAGGTGGAAGTATTACACAAACATTAGTTAAAGATATAGATATTGAACAAGTAAAAGTTTTTGAAGAATTAACACAAATCAATAAATTAATAGAAATTAATTAAACATTCAAATATATATAAAATAAAATTGAAAAAAATATTATTAAAAAATATATTAAATTAAAACACTAATTTAATATATTTAAAAATGTTCGAAGATAAAAAAGTATTTATTTTAGTAGATACTAGTTATTGGATATTTTATAGATATTTTGCCATTTTACAATGGTGGAAACATGCTAAACCAGACGATAATTTGTTTGAAGAACCATATAATAATGAAGAATTTTTAGAAAAATTTATAAAAACTTTTACAGAATCATTAGAAGGATTTAAAAAGAAACAAAAATTACATAAACAGCGTTCTAAGCCTGCAATACCATGTACTATTATTGCAGCGAGAGATTGTCCTCGTTCTGAAATATGGAGAAATTCAATATATAATAAATATAAAGAAACGAGAGATAAAGATGATTCTTTTATGGGTGGGCCATTCTTTAAACATATTTATCAAGAAAATAATAAAGTTTTATATGATGCCGGTGTAAATTATGTATTACGACATTCTAATTTAGAAGCAGATGATATTATAGCTATTACAAAAAAATTTATTAGACAGAAATATCCTGATTCTATTATTTATATTATAGCAAATGATCATGATTATTTGCAATTATTAGATAAAAATACAGAAATAATTAACTTTCAAAATAAAAATTTGAGAGAATCTAAAAAAGTATTTGCAGAAGCAGATAAAAATTTGTTTTATAAAATAGTATTAGGTGATAAATCTGATAATATTTCACCTGTTTTTAAAAAATGTGGACCAAAAACATGTGAAAAATATTATGAAAATAAAGATTTATTTTTAGAAGCATTAAATAAAGAAAATGGCGCTAAAGAAAAATATGAATTAAATAAAAAAATAATTAGTTTTGACGAGATTCCAGAAAACTTTGTTGATAAATTTTTACAAGATAATAAAAAAATTGTAGAATCTTTTTAGTTTGTTAATTTTATAAAAAATTGAAACATTATTATTATAAGTGTTGTAAGCAAAAACTACCTTAAATGACCATTTCTGATTATTTTAAAGAAATTATTTATTGGGCAATTACACCATTTGAGAATGGTATTACTTATGAATTAAAAAAACTAGGTGATATTACAGTAAGTAAACAGAGAGAACATGCACAAAAACTTGAAAAAGATTGGGGAAATATTATTATTGGTCAGAAAAATAATGGAAATTGGACTACACTTTTGGGTGAAGGTATTGTTTTTGAAGTTTTAAAAAAATTAGGTGAAAATCCAAGAAAACCAAAAATTATAAATGGATATTCTCCTGATTGGGAAACAGATAAGTGTATTTATGAAGTTAAAACTCGCAATTGGACTACTCCCGGAACTGCCGGAGAAAAAGTTTTTGGTGTTATGTATAAATACAGTGAAATTCCTGAATTATATGGAAAACCACTAAAAATTGTATGTGTTGGTTATCAAGAATATGAACTTACTCATGGTAATACAAAAATATTTGGTAATATTTCTGAATCAAAAAAAAAATTTATTGAATTAGCAAAATCTTTAAATATTGAATATATTAAATTTAGTGATTTAGTATCCCGACTTAATTATACACAAGAACTTCAGTAGTTGTTGACTCTGGCTTTTTAGAATTTATTGCTCTACGTGCTACTATATCTTCACAATTATAATCTTTGAATTTTTCTATTACTATATCTACCTTTGAATTACTCATTAAGAACTTCACTTTTTTTTCATCCAATTTTAATATTTCATCAAATAAACTGTTATGCATATTTAAGTCAAAACCATCACATACATAACCAACAAATGATTTTTTTGTTTCTGGTACATATGGTGGGTCTAAATATACAAAATCTCCTTCTTTTATATTTTTAATTGATTCTTTAAAATCACTATGAATAAAATTTACATTTTGAATTAAATTACTAATATTATATAATTCTTGTTCTGTAATAATTGTTGGAGTTTTTTTATAATGACCATATGGAACATTATACCCATTTGGTCCTTCTCTATACATTCCACGAAAACATGTTTTATTTAAAAACATAAATAGTGCAGAACATTCGGGAGAATCTTTATTATCCATTGTATTAAATATATTACGAATCCAATAATAATAACTTTCTTTAGATGATTTAGCTTCTTCTAATGTTTTTGGATTTCTATTAATAATAGTTCCTTTTAAAGAATCATAAATTGTAATATATTGTGTTATATATTTAAATAATTCATCTTTATTATTTTGTATATGTTTATAAACATTTATTAAATTTTTATTTATATCATATGCATAAATTTTATTTTCTATTTTGATTATATTATTTTTTTGTAAACATAATATCATAAGCAATACACTACCTCCGCCTAAAAATATTTCATGATAATTATTTATTATTCTTGGTATTTTTTTTTCTATATAATTTAATAATTGAGATTTACCACCTACCCATTTTATAAATGGTTTTTGTAAATTTTCCATAAATATTTAAATAATATTAAATAATATTAATATTATTCAATTTTTATTTAAAATATTTTATATTCTATAAAATAAATTATCATAATCAAAATATACTTTTGAAATAAATTTATCATATATAATACCTTCATCAGGTGATATCATTGATAATATTTTATTATTATTTTTTTCATATATATAATAATAAGAACCCGGTACTTTTTTAAAATTACATTCAATATTTTCTAAATCAATATTTATATTATAATTTTCTATAACATTTTCAGCCTCTTTTTTTAACATTAACATTTGTTTTGCAATTAATTCTAATTTGCTATATGTTGCATAATTTGCTTTTATCTTTATAATATCATTATCTGATGATTCGTTAAAATGAATCATTTGAAATAATCTTGTTATAGTATCATTATTCATATTAGATAATGCCATTTGTAAAATAATATATAAAATAATATATTTTTATATATTATTTTATAAATAATAACAAATAACTATTTGCCATTAGCAAAATCCATTAATTTATCTACTGTTCTAGTATCTGTAAACTCTTTAATCTTATTATCATTGGTATCTACTAATAAAACTGTTGGAAAACCTTTTACTTTATGTTTATCTAAAACATCATTACCTGCGTCTTCTCTTTCAATTTTTTCAATTGTTAATTCTCCATTATATGAATTACTAAAATTATTCCAAGTTTCCTCAAAATCTTTACAGGCAGAGCATCCATCCATATAAAAATATACAACTTTTGCAGGTATTTGTTCTTCACCTTCATATCCTTCTAAATTAAAATTAAAAATTTTTTGTAATAAAAATCCACCTATAAATGTTAAAAATATTATTAATAATAATGTATAGATACGATTATTTGAGAGAATTCCTTTTTTAACCATTATATATTAAATAAATATTTTTTATTTATATAATATAATTATTATGGAATTTTCAATTGTAAAAAATACTATGTATATTTCATTTATTATACAAATAGTTACTTTAGTTATTGGTGTAAGTGCTCAATTTATAAAACTTAAACCTCACCAATTAATACTTAAACAAGCATTATTTTTAGAAAATTTTGTTCAATTAATTGAAGGAACATTTTATTTCTGGTTTATCTATTTTTATAAAAAAAATGTTGATAAAATAGATATTGCAAAATATAGATATTATGATTGGTTTTTAACTACACCAACAATGATTTTATCTACCATTGCATTTTTTCATTACAACAATAATAATTTAACTAAAAAACATATAGATATTATTACTTTCTTTAAAAATGATTTTTTTAAAATCATAGAATTATTTTTTTACAATTTTAATATGCTTATATTTGGATTTTTACAAGAAATAAATGTAATAAAAATAATAATTTCAACCTTTTTTGGATTTGTATTCTTTACTTTATTATTTTATAAAATGTTTATTTATTATGTAAATAATAATGTATATAATATTATAATTTTTTATATTATGTTTATAATATGGGCATTATATGGTATCGCTGCTATTTTTAATTCAAGATTAAAAAATGCAAGTTATAATATATTAGACACTTTTTCTAAAAATTTCTATGGATTATTTTTATCATTTATTATTTATAAATTGTCAATACCTAATTAAATATTTATAGGTAAATCACAAGAAATAAAATTAGATTCTCCATAAATATTCCATTCTATTACTAAAATAATTACTTCAACGCCAGATTTTACAGCATTATTAAATGCATTTTTATATATAGGATCTAAATTCGATGCTTGAAATGAAGAAACATCTTTTCTTTGCACTACAAAACATATGATTGGTCTAATATTTTTTGATAATGTTATTTCTGATAATTCATTTATATGCTTTAGTGCTCTTTCACTAATTACTTCACCTTTATTTTTTCTATAACCATCGGGAAAATAAGAAATTTTCTCATTAAAATTTTTATTATTAAATAATCCCGCTTTTTCCAGTTTTTTACGATCATTTTTACATACATCAGCATAATCTGCCAATGGTACATTTTTTACTTCTAAAATAAATTTCTTATTATTTTCATCCTTGCCTATAAAATCAAATCTGGAATTACCTAATTTTACTTCTCTCTTATAACATTTAATATTTCTTAAAGTTTTCAAATAATTATTTTTTAATGCAAACTCTAATAATGATTCAGCTAGTTTTGGATCTATACCAATTATTTCTTTATTAAATATCTTTTTTTCGTTTATAAATTTTTCTTCATAAAATTCTGCTAAATAAATTTTATAACTACATACTTTAGATTGTGATTGTGGGCAATTTGATAAAATTGGAGATGCATAAACATAACAATCTTTTTCACATAAACCACAACAACCTAATGATGCACTATGTGCTTGAACAATACTTCCATCATTTAATTCAATATCAGCAACGTAAGGAGTTCTACAAATTTTTGATGGTCTAGAAATAATTTTTACGCGGTCTAGGCTGTTTAACTTTAACATTATAATTATTTAAATGTTAAAGTTAATAATGTTTTTATTCAATTTTTATTATAAGTATTTTAAATAATATTTTATCAATTTTACACTTCTTTTTGTTATCTTTTTATTTTTTTTATAACTTTTTTTTTTCTTTTTATTTTTTATTTTTCCACCTATTGTTTTTGCCTTTTTTTCATAATTATCAGAATCAGATTTATCAATCTTTTCTGTAAATTTTTTTAAATCTTTTTCATCATCATTATTCTTTATAAGATTTTGCATTTCTTCTATTTCTTTTTCTTCTTTTCTTCCTTTTTGCATTTTTAATAATTTATCCAAAAAATAATTTTCTTTGTAGTAATCTTTAAATAATCTTTTTAAATCTTTATCTAAAATTTTTGCTTTATTAATACAATTAGATTTAGAACGTATAATTTTATCAATAGGTATTTTTTCATCTTTACTTTTTTTGGTAAAATAATTTACATATAAATAAATTCTATAAACTACTTCTAAACTAAGATATCTTAGTCTAAAATCTTTTGATTTTTTTTTTAAGAAAATTAAATCTTTATGGGAATCATCTATTTCTTTAGTTTTACATATATTATCATTTTCAGCATCATATGGATTTATTATTTCAACATTTTGAATATTATATATTTTTTGATTAATCATTAAATTATTATTCTCTCTAAAAAAGAAATAATTAATAAACCAATCCTTCAATATTTTATTTATATTTTCATCTTCTATTTTTTCTTCTTTATCTCCTTGTATAATATATTGTTCTTTACTATTATAAAATTCAATAAATTCTTTTATCATAAAAGTATCTTCTACTGATTCTACTTGTGATGAATACTCATCAAAAATTTTATTATTTTTTTTTATATTTTTAAAATCTGATATAATTCTCTCATAATTTAAATTTTTATCAAAAAATATTTTATTAGAATTGTTTTTTCTGTCAAAAATTTTTGCGTCATAAATATCGTATAAATCTTTACTACATTTTTTTTCTACAAAATCACTTGATTCACCTTTATCAATTAAATCACTTTCATCTAAATTATTAAAATTTATAAAAAATTCTATATTTGAATGAAATGATTTTATTTCATAATCTATTTCATAATATACTTTTACTACGTTATTGTCTATTACTGTATCACTTTTTTGAATGATAGGATTTATATTATTTATATAAAAATATGATTTCATTTCTTTATTTGTATTTTTATTGAAAAAATTATCGTTTAAAATTGTACCATTTGGTAGATATATATATTTCAATAATTCATATATATTATAATAAGTAATTATAGAATTCATTAAATCTTTATTTGTTTCTAAAATCTTAATTTTATCATTATTATTATTCATATTATCAAAGTTAACATTAAAATATTTTGCATATTCTATTAATATATTTTGTCTTTCTTCTGGATTTTGATAATTTTTTGGAATTGTATCTTCAGATACATTTCTTTGAACTCTATCATTATATAATTGTTTTGTACTATTATACTTTTCATGTAATTTAAAATCTTCCTCCATTTTTATAAATATTTTATTCAGTTTTTCTTTATTTATTTGTACATTTTTATCTATTAAAAATAATTCATATAGATGTTCATCTGGGATTTTAATATCAGAAAGTTGAATTTTCTTATAAATTCCTACTATTTCTTCTAATAATGCATTAAAATTATTTTTTTCTATAATACTACCATAATTATTATTTTCATCATCATTTAATTTTATATAAAAATTAAATAAATTTTCTATATGATTATAATTTAATATATTTAATATATTTTCATCAAATTTTTCATATATTTGTTTTATTACATCATTACAATTTTGAAAATTAATATAAATTGATAAATCTTTTTCACCAAGTTTAACATTTTCCGAATTATTTGAAAAACTTAGGAAAGTAAATTTTTCAAGCAAATTTTTTTCATATAAAACATAACTTTCATTTTTGGTTTTATCATTTTTAATAAATTCTTCAATATTTTTATCTTCAACCAAATATAATATGTAATCTAATATAAAGTAAATATAAAAAGAATAAATGTTTTTTTCTCTCATATTAACTAACTCCCCATTAACATGTGATAACAACTTATTAAAAACAAAGTTGGTAATTATCAATATTTTATCTTCTTTTTCTACATCTTTAACTGTTTTTTCTTCACTAATATTAAAAAAATTTAATATATAATTTAAATCTAAATACTTATCACAACATTTTTCTATTACACTAAGAATTATATCTTGTTTATTTATTGAAATTTTTATAGAATTGTCAAGTAACTTTATACTATTTACAGTAAATCTTGGTGTATTAATACCATGACTAGCTCCATGAAATTGTGTATTTAAATTTCGAATAGGTGTAGATGGTTCTCCATCATTACCACCTGTGAGTGGGTCAAAGCCTGCTGCTTTTCTGAATGTATCAATTTGTGCACTAGTAGGTTCTTCATGACCAATTATGTCTTTGAAACCTTTTTCATCTACTGCAGAATATATTATTTTTCTATCTCTCAATTTACTTTTTGTATTTGTTAATAATTTCAATATTTCATATGCAGGATAATTTTTTGTATTTAAAATTGTTTTATTTAAAATTTTTGAAATTTTTTTGTTATATTCTAATTTTTGCTCACTTTTAAAAAGTTTTTTATCTTTATTATTATAAGTTAAAAAATATTCTGAATATTCTTCATCAGAATGTTTATAAATAAATTCATGTAGTGATGTATTATTTTTTTCACTTAATTCTTTAAATTTATCAAATGCATCTGCTATAAAGTTTAATCCATATGGCAAGGATATACTTTCTTTATATTTATTATAATATAAATCATAAATTAAATTATTTAATACATCTATATCTTCTTTAGATTTATCTATTTTTTCAATATTATTGTATATATCTCTTTTTTCTAATTCTTTTTTTAACTCATCTTTATTTCTATTAAAAAATAATTTTTTAGTCTTTTCATCATAACTAAATATTTTTGTATATATATGAGTTTCAATTATTGGTAATTCATAAAATATTATACTATTTATATATGATTTATAATAGTTTATAAAATTATAATCTTTTATATTTTTGTATTCTAAAATATAATTTAATGAATCGTCTTTAACCATATTTGCATCATTTTTTATATTTTTTTGTAATTCATCTATATTTGTTTTTGTAATTATTTTTATAGATGAAGTAAAGTTATTATATTGTTTTTCATCATTAGAATCTAATTTTATTTTTTCTAGATTTTTAATATTAATAAACATATCAGAATATTGTATTGTTAATTGTTTTTTTTTTAATTTATCTATTTTTTCCTGAATATTATTATTAAATATATGATTATTGTTTATTGTATCAAATTTTTTATTCTCATTATAAATAATATCATAAATATTTTTATTTAAAATTTTTGTTAAATCATAATTTATATTTTTGTTTGAATCTATTAAAGTATAATCTCTTTTTTCTTTTTCTGATGTTTTATAAATAAGAATTACTTTTATAGAATAAATATTATCATCCATATTATATTATTATAAATAAATATTATAAAATAATATTATTATCATATATAATTTATCATATTAATTTTATGTTTAATTTTATCATTTTCTTTAGCTTTTTTTAAAATTTCTTCTGCTTTTTTTATTTCTTCTTTGCTAATTTCTCCATCATTATTAAAATCCATTTCACTTATTACATTTATATAACGTTTAGGAATAATGTTAAATTTACAGTTTTCATTAAATAAATAGTTTGCTAAAATTATAAATACACCTGTTATTATTATTGCACTTAATAAATCACGTGTACCAATAAATGCAACTACAAATATAAATAATTCTCTTGCAACACTTTTAATAATATTTTCTTGACTTTTTGTAAATTTAAAATCAATAAATCTTGAACAAATATTCATAGTAATCATTAAAATACCTATGAACAATTTATTTGTTTCTATATTTTTTTTTAAATTTAAAAAATTTGTATTAAATATTTTAAAAAGTTTATTCATTTTATTTATTTTATTCATTATTATAAATTTAGATAAAAAATATATATAAAATTTTAGTAATTTATTAAAATTTTATTATCTTTTTTTTTTATAAGAATGTATCAATTAAATCCCGCATCTTTAGATTCAACTGAATATAAATTAGATAATACAATCTATAAAAATAAAACATTAAAAAATAAAAATGTTAAATTTGATTTAGAAAATGTTAATAGAAATAATTTTAATTATAATTATACTGCAAATAATAAAATTAATAATAATACATCTGATAAAAAAATAAAAAATTTATCTAATCTTATATCTAAATTACATAACAAAACAGAACAAGATGAAGAATTAGAAGTTGATTATGTTCATTACAAGGATTTATATCATACTAAAGATAAATTTTTAGATGAGACAAATATTTATAGTAATTCAAAAGAATTAGATTTTAATAATAGTATAAGTGATAACACTGTAATACACGATAATAATAATAAAAATTCATATAATATTCAAGATAATATTAATGAAGATACTGATTTAATGAATTATAATAAAAATTATAATACAATAAATTATTCTAATGTTGATTATAAAAAAACGATTGAATTTAATAATAGAATATTAACAAAAATAGATAATATTTTAAATATGTTAGAAGAACAAAAAATGGTAAAAACCAAACATATAACAGAAGAATTAATATTATATTTATTTTTAGGAATTTTTATAATTTATATATTAGATTCATTTGTAAAAGTTAGTAAATATAGTAGATAATTATTTTTTTATAAAAATATATAAAAATTCATTTTTAAAATTAGGTAGCTCTATCACTTTTTTTATTGTTAAATTATATTTTTTTGCAAGTTTAATATTACTCTCTATAGAATTTATTTTTAAACTTATTTCATTTTTTCTTACAGAATTAGTTCTATAATTTTTTAATTTTTCATAATATATAATTTCATTATTTGATTTTAAATTTTTATCTGAAAAATTAGACATAAATTCAATATCTTTAGAAAATTTTATTATATGTGTTTTAGGATAATAACCGAGACTTTTACCATTAAATAAATTTTTACTATTATTATTATCAATATTAATAAAACTATTAATATTATTAATATCTATAAAATTTATTATTAAATATCCATTCAGAGTTAATAAACGACTACAATTCTCAAAAAATTCTTCTTTATTATCTATATTATATATTGTACGATTTAAACATAAAATATGAGTAAATGTATTTAAATCATATAAATTATTATTTAAAAAATCTCTAGTATAAAATTTACAATCTGGATATTTACTTTTTGCCATTTTAATCATCGATTTAGATTTATCAATACCCATTATATCATAATCTATATTTAACTTATTAACATGAAAACCAGTACCACAACCAATATCTAAAATTTTTGGATTTTTAAAATTATCAATATATTTTTTTATTTTTAAAATTTCTTCATTATTTTTTTTTTCATTTAAATGAGCATAATCATAATAATGTGCATATAAATCATCGTATATATCATTATTATATTTCTGTTCAAAAAAATTTTTTTTATATAAATTATTATCTAAATTATTATATTTTTCAATTAAATTATCATTTTTTAATATTTTTTTTAAATAAAAAATTATAAATACTAAAACTAATATTATATAAATTTTTGTTAATAAGTTATATTTATTAAAATATTTAAAATAATTTTTTAAACTTTTAAACATATTAATATGTATTAATATTATTTTTTTTATATTAAACTATATTAATTTATTACATGAATACAAATGAAATAGATGATAAAAGAGATATTTCTTCTTTTAAAAGTATTACCTTTTCCAAATATCAAAAATCTAAAGTAAAAGAAAAATTAATTAATTGTATTTATAGTAATAAAATAGAATCAGCATGTTATTGGTCTGCTGAATTTATATGTTCAGGACATATTCTTGATTTATGGGACATAATTATATTATATTTTTGTAAATATATTCATAATGGTAATCCTAAATTAATTATGTATTTAGAAATGAGATATAACAATTTTGCAACAATTATTAATAATGGTTATTCTGATAATATTTTACTTTTAAGAAATAATTCAAAAATAAGAAAATTATTTTGTGAGATTATTTGTATTTTAGCCTTTTCAAATAAAAAACATGCATATAAAGAAATAAAAATAGACAAAACTACTGAATATGATTTAACTAATTTAACTAATAAATTTAAAGCATCTTCCATTGAATATGTTAGAAAAGTATATTTAGAAAATGACCCAAAAGAATTATTTATTCCTTTAAATGAATTTATATATAATCTAGAAATAAAAAATATTGTTGATGCTTGTTATTGGTATGAATGGATATTAAATTATGAAATTATATTAAAAAAAAATAAAGTAAAATGTATTGCAGAAGGAAGAAGTTATGCACCAAAAGACCACTATAATGATATTGTTTGGATTATTTGGGATGTTTTTTTTTATTATTCTTCAAAAGATACTTATAAAAAAAAAATAATTAATGCTTTATTTACTTTATTTACAATAAGATATAATTATTCTATTAAACGTAAAAGAAAATATATTATTTATTTTGCTATTAATATTTTAATTGAAAAAATAGATTTTACCAATCCAATTATTGACAAAAAAAATAATGATAATATAAATAATGTAATAAGAAATATTGATCTTGTTTATAAACAGATAAAAAAAAATGAAGAATCACCAAATACAGATTATATGTTTAAAAATGTTAAAAAAAGTAATATAGAAAAAACTATGAAAAAAATGGATATTATGGATAATTTTAATACTTCCAATGATACCGATAATGACAATGACAATGACAATGACAATGACAATGACAATGACAATGACAATGACAATAACAATAATAATGATAATAATAATGATAATGATAATGATAATGATAATGATAATGATAATTATGATATTTTATTATAAAAAAAATTGATAATAATAATAACTTAAATATTATTATTATCATTAATTAAACATGAACGGTAAAATATGGGCATCTATTGATCCTATTTGCAAAAAAGTTGATGTTTATCCAGGATGGGTTTCAAATAAGATTGAAGAAGAATTTAGAAATCATCAAAGTAGTAGAAATGATCACACTAAAATTTGTTTGGGATCTAAATTTTTCAATGCTACTATTCATTTAAAAAATGGATATTATTATCAAACTACACCACCAGTTCATGCTGGTCCTCGTGGTGGTGGAGGAAAACCACCAGGTTATAGAGTTATTTTGCCCATAGAAGTTACTGATGGTTGTTTTACTGTTTATGCAAAACAAGTGTCCGGAGAATGGAGAATGTGTAGGCATGCAAGTCATTCACAGCATACATTTAATGAAACTTTAAGTAATGTTAATGATTTACTTGCATCTGATGGAAATATTCAACAATATTTTCCTGATATTCAACCATGGTGTTCAGAAGATCTACTACCAGATTCAGATAATAATAAAAATGTCTCAGTTTGGTTGTGGTGTAGAGGAGTACCAGAAAAACAAGGAAATATTTTTAAACTATCCGATTCTTGGTGGTCGCCTTATTTTTGTGAAGATAATAAGATAATTGATGATGCTTTTAATGCACAAAATCCTAATGTTGAAATTACATTATTTAATAATACAAAAAGAGTAATTGAATTTACTAATGAATTTTCATGTTATGCAAAACAAGTTAAATATGCTACTGAAAATGACCCAACACATGCAGTAAGAATGGTTAAAAAAGTAACAATAACAATTAGTGTTTTAAAAGAAAAACTGAAAAATCTTAATAAAGTTATTATTGACCCAAGTATTATTACTACGTTGGTTGATAGTGGTGAAATTCCTCATGAATTTTATTGTTCTATTAGTCAAGATATTATGAGTGACCCTGTTTGTACAGTTGATAATCACACATATGATCGTTCATCTATTGAACGTTGGTTTCAACAAAAATTAACTTCACCTCTTACTGGAATGTATTTATCTTCTAATTTATTAACACCAAATAATGAATTAAAAGAACAGATACAAGAGTTTGCTAGATTGCAAATTGAAAAAACAAAAAAAAAATAATTTTTATATATTTTTGTAAATTTTTTAGACAGTACAATTAACAAATTCGTATAAGTGTTGAAATTTTTTTCCAGATCCAACTTCATATGGTGCTACTGTACGTATATTTTTTGAATTTTTTGCATAAAAAATAACTGCTTTATATTTAATATCTAAATTTTTTTTTATAGTTTTAATTGATAATTTTTTTCCACAATTTGTTCTTAAATAGTTTTCTACTGGATTTTCTTTAATTTCAAAATATACCATACTTATAATAAAATATATTTATTTTTTTAAATAATTTACTTAAATTATTTACTTCTATATAAAATAATATCTTTATTATTTTTTTCATAAATAGTAAATTTTTTAAAATTTATTTCATTTTCTGGGTTATATACTTTTTTTTTAATTAAGTAATATTCTTCTTTATCTGAATTACAATTATCAAAAAATTCTATTGATTCATAATAATTATTACTGACTCTAACTATCCACATACATGGAGAATTTATTAATTTATATAAAATATAATAACAATTATACGTAGACATTAGTTTATTCTATAATAAAACATAATTTTATATCCTTTTGTAAAATTATAAAAAAGATTTTCATATTTTTTATCTTCTATAAAACTCCAATCTTTATTTTTATTTATTTTTGATTTCCAATTAAATCTACTAATTTTCTTTAAACTACTTCCATCAAATTTATATTCTTTATTATTAATAGTTAAAACATTTACAAAATGACTTGATTTATTTTCATCAAAATGATCTTTATTTGTAATAATGATAGAGTCTAATTTATAAACCGCATCATTTATTTTGTATTCTTGTTTAAAAATAGTTCCACTTTCAAAATCATTTATGATTATTATATGAGGATTTGAATATAAATTACTAAATTTATTTTCAATATTTATTTTTTTTTCTATATTATATTCTTTAATATAAATATTAGAATCATCTAAAAAATTTATTATGGTTTTATAATATTCTATTGGATTACCTGCATCTTGAATATTAGGTATAGTTATGTTTTTATTAGTATTTTTTATTAAATTATACATTTCCTTTATAAAAAAATTGGTTTCTAATTTTTTTATTTTTAATAGAGAATGCATTTTATTATACAAATTATTTTTTCTGGTTTTCGTATCACTTTTTTTAACTTTATATGTATTATTTTTTCTTTGATTTAGAGAAGCTTCTATATAAATATTTAATATAAAAAGAATTTTTTTAATTTCATCGTTCTCAATATTTATTAATTTATTATTTTTTATCTTTTTTCCTGTTATCATTAAATAACGAAAATATTTAAAAAATTTTCTTCCTTTATCGCTAAAAAAAAATGCAGTAAACATAGTATTAAACCAACAATTTGAATATATTTGATTTGGTAATATTAAATCTTTTGGATTATTAATTTTATGATTTTTTAGAGTATTTAATAAAATATTTAATGCTTTTTTATTTTTATAATTTACACAAATAATATTATCATCATTTCCTATATTAATATCAAAAATATTATTACATAATTCTATAGATTTTTTATTTTTTAACGAATCAATTTCATCATATAAATATTTATTAATTGTTGGTGAATAAGATTTAATCATTTATATATATAAATAAATTATATATATAAAATATTTTTATTTTATATATATGAATTCTCTCAAAAAATCTATGAACAAGATGAATGAAACTATAGATAATAGTATAGAAAATACTTTACTTAGAAAGAAGAAAAAAACTGTCAGTGAAACTGCAAGAGAATCAATAATAAATAATGAAAATAATATTGATAATCAAAGTAATATTATAAAATCGCAATCACAGTCTCAAAATGAAATACAAAGTTCTGATAATAATATTTCTAAATTCTCTTTTTTTTCTATTATTAAAAAAATATTTATTTTTATTTTTTTTGTTATAACAATACTTTTTTTTATTATATTTTTTTATCAAGAACAAATTTTTAAATATTTTATAAATAAAATGGATTCTTTAAATAAAATTATTACAAAAAATGTTGATAAAATTAATCCATCAAAAAAAAGTAATTCTGTAGATTTGAAAAAATCTATTAATAAAAATATAAAAAAAAAAGAAGAAAATTTAGTTGAACCAGTTGAAAGTGATAATCAAAAATCTGGATTTTGTTATGTTGGAAAAATAAATAATAAAAGATCTTGCGCAAAAGTTTCTGATAAAAAATATTGTATGTCTGGAGAATTTTTTACAACTAAACAACTTTGTGCTGCAAATAAAATAAAAGATACAGATTCTTAATTATTTTTTCTTTTTTTAGTTTTTTTTCTTAATTTTTTTCTTTTTGTATTTATTGCTTTTATCTTTCTAGTTTTTTTTCCACCTGTTTGTGATTTAAAAAAATTATATAAATTTTTTAAATCTCTTTCTCCTTTAAATTCTTTTTTTATTTTACCATTTTCAGTTATAACAATACATGGTATACCCTTTGAACTAACATAATTAAATAAATAATCATTTAATCTGCTAATGTCTTCACTTCTTATTGTTATTAAATAATTATTACTTTTAACATTTTCTAATTTTTTTTTTAATTTTTTCCAAACTGGTTTCATTACAACACAATGTGGACATCTATTACTAAAAATTCCTATAAAGCATGTATTATTTTTATAAATTTGATTAAAATGTTCATTTGATAAATCTTTAGATTTCAATATTTTCATATATAATATATAATTATAAAAAAATTAAAATATATTTATATTTTAATAATGAAATACAATATTAAAATATTTATTATTATAATAATATTTTTATTTGGTTTGTATTATTATGTTTTTAATCCCAATAATAATATTGAAAATTTTGAAAATAAAAATTCTTGTCCAAATATGTTAATAGAACATGATGGTAAAATATATTTTTACAATAGTAAATTAAAAAATGAAAAAGATAAAAATCCTTTAATTTTTGATAATTTAGAAGAATATATAGAATTTCATAAATTACAAGAATCAAAAAATAAAAAATGTCCTTTATTATACTTACAATATACGACAGATACTCAAAATGAAGAACTACTATTAGTTAAACCCTCAATATTTGAAAATAATGGAGGATTACAGTTTGAATATAAAGATGATAAATATTATGAAAAACATAAAATGTTAGATGCAACAAAAGATTCCACACCAGAAAATAATAAAAATATTAAATTTAATACTAATATGTATTCTGGTTTTGATAAAAATAATCAAGATATAGGTAGAGATTCTCCATTAGATAGACAATTTGCTTCTAATAGTAAAATTAGTGCTAATCCTTATGATAATAATTGGGGTGGTAAAAATTATACACAAAATAAAATAGATAAAGGAGAATTCAAAGACAGAGAAGTATATAAATATCTAAATTAATTTACTATATATAAACTTAAAGATATCTATATTTTAATATATAAATAGCATCGTTGGTGTAATGGTAACATGTTCGCCTTCCAAGCGATCGCCCTGGGTTCGATTCCCAGACGATGCATTTATTTAATAAAATAAAATTATAAATTATTTTATTAAATATAAATAAAGTTTATATTATATTATATAATAAATAATGTTCTCTTTTTTTTACATTTTATTATCTTTAATTGATATTAAATTACCTATAATTAATAATATATACAAAAGCAAATTTATTATTCCGTTAATTGGTAAACAAAATATAGAATATCAACGTATTGAAAAATATAAATCTTCATTAAAATTATATGGAATTATTAATACGAATGGATATTTATTCTTTGATAAAAATGATATAAAAAACTATAGTTTTGATGAAGAAATTCAAAATGTTATGAATAAATATAAATGTAAAATTAATGAAGCATATTATAATGATATTAAAGATGAAATTTTTTTAATTGTTAAAGTTAATCCTTTAAATTTACAAAAAGTAATTATATTAAAAAATATTTATTATGAAGAAAAAGATTTATAATTTTTTACTTTTTATAATATAAATTAAAAAAAATGCATAATAATCTTAATGATATTATTGATAAAATACCAGGAAATACATTACAAGAGAAACTATTTAAATTAAGTAAATGTAATTGTTGTTCTAGACATTCAATAAATAAACCATTTATGTTTACAACATGGAAAGATGAAGATATAGACTATGAATCCAATAATCTATACATAAATACATGTAAATATGATTGTAGACATAACGCTCGAAATATTTGTAGACAGCATCCGGATTATTTAAAAAAATAATATATAAAAAATTGAATTTTAAATAAGAATATTTATATTTTACATATTATTTAAAACAAAAAAACAAGAATATTTAAATTTTAAGAATTAATATATTTTATTTGGTCTATATTTTCATAAAGTCTTCTAATTAAGTATGGTATCATTTCTTTGTATGGACCATATGGTATATATGTTGCTTTTTGAATATATAAATTTTTTATATAATTTTCATTCATTCCCATTAAATTAGCTAAAATTATATTTTTTTTCTTTTTATTTAATTTTAATATAAAATCAATTGAACTTTTATTATGAGTAGCTGCTATAAAATTATTGTTAATATTATTAAAACATTTTAATAACCCTTCATTATAATTGTTATCTGTATCTTTTTTATTAGTATATAAATGACCTAATTTATATTCATTATTCCAATATGCACCTCTTACCAATTTTGTAGAAAAATTAATATTTTTAGATTTAAAAAAATTAATATCATCTTTTAATTCATTTAAACTATCTTTTCTATATAATTGATGCGTTTTTATTATATTTAAATCATATTTATTGTATTTATAAATTAAATTATTTGTGTAATTTCTATATTTTTCTATATTATATTCATTTTCTGCATCTATTATTAATTTTATTTTTTTTTTATTACATCTAAATGCTATATTATTTATATAATTTTTATTAAAATTTAATGAAGAAAATTTTAATGCCAATATATAGGTATTATTTATATTATTAATTAAATTATTATATTCATTAAATACAATTTTTTCATTATTTTTACAATCTTCGCTTATATAATTTATTATTGGAATTTGGTTTTTTAATAATAAGTTATTACTTTTTTTTAATGCACTTTTTAAATTATTACCGGCTACAAATTTAAACAACATGAATTATATACCTTTTTATAGATATATAATCTTTTTTTTTCTTATTATTTAATTTATCTATTTTTTTTGTTAAATAAATATGTGGTAAAATTGGAAATATCCACCATAATTTTCCTATTTTTTTTTCAATCATTATATCTATGTTATTTCTTAATCCTAAAAAACCAAATATATTTATAATATTACCAAATAATATTTTTTTCTTCCATTTTATATTTGTTTTATATATTTTTATATAATGTAATGGTGTATGAATAAATGATAAATAAATTTTGCTAATTATTGGAAATTTAAGCCATATAATATGAAATAAACTAGAATATATATATTTATTTTTGTATATAATAAAATCATCTGCTATATGAATTATTGATGATAATATTAATATTAGTTTTCTTAAATTATAATTTAAATTATATACTATTAAAAAACTTATTATATTATAATATACACTTTCATAAGGTAAATCTATTAAATCAGTACCGCCATGTCCAATAGATGGAATGATTAAAGGATATTTAATTTTCATATTAATAATAATAATAATATATTACTATTATTAAATTTTTTATTATAAATTATAATATATATGTCATATAAATATATGAAAAAATATAAACAAAATTTCTTTTTTATATTTATTGGTGAAAATATAAAAAAAAGATATATTCATGAAATTGAATTGCAAAATATTATTTTTTTTTCTAATTAACTACTTTCTTCTTAAACTACGTACAGCATTACTAACATAACTACTTGGAACTGGTTTTCTCATTACTCTTTTTACAAAATTATTTAACATTCGCATATCTTTTAAATCTAATTCTTTTTTATTAATAATATCTGATATTCTTTTCTTTCCTAAATTCGATTGAAATAATGTTTTTACGTCTTCAGTTAATTCATCCATTAATGGAGAAGAACTATTAATCTTTATTGCAGAATTAAATGCTCTTATTGTTGCTGTCATATTTTTAGATGATCTTCCTGTAGAGTATAATGATGAAACATTTCTTTTTGTTTTTGTTCGTTGTAAAACTCTACCATGATTATCATTTTTTTCTGTACTATCTGAAAATTTTACTTTTCCGCGTCCTTTTTTTAATCTTTTTTTAATCTTTTTTTAGTTTCATTTCTAAATTTTTTAGTATTCATAATTATATTATATAATAATATAATATATTTATTATAAACTATCTATCATATTTTTTATTGATTGAGATAATGCTGTATATTTTTTACATTTAATACAATTTTCACTAGAATCATCATTTGCTAAATTATCTAAATCGATTGATTTTAAACCTTTTTCTTCTTGTATCATATTCATCATACATTTTGCACATTCTAAATCACATATTTTTTTTGTATTTTTTAAAATTTCTTTTGATTCTTTTAATCCATCTCTATTTCCTAATTCTTCTGTTAATGATTTTAATTTTCTTTCAATTAAACTATACAAATCGTCTGGTTTTTTTTGTACAGTAAATCCTTCAATTGTATTTGAATTTTTTAATATTTTTTCTCTAAAAGTTATTTTATTATTTAAAAAATTAAATTGTTTATTTAATGAATTAAATATTAAAAAGAGAAATAAAACAATAATTGTTGTATATGCTATTATATTAAACAATTGTTTATTAAATTTCATTATATATATAATAAAATATATAATGTTTTTTTTTATAATAAATAAAACTTAATACTTTCTATAACATTTTTTGATATTTTTCTATTATTTTTTGTTTTTATATCATCTAAACAATTATTATCTATTTTCAATTCTTTTATTAGATTATCAATTGTATTAAATTTATCTAATATTGCACTTGCACTAACAACATTAACTTTTGGTATTTGTATCAACATTATATTATTAATATTCTCTTTATTAACAAAAGAACTCTTATTTGATTTAATTGTTTCTTCATATTTATCTTCTTCATTATCATTATAGACTTTTATAATATCATTATTGGAAATATCATATGAAATATTATTGTTTTTATCAATATTTAAATAATATGGCTTTCTTTTATCTTCTTTTATAATTTTTTTTATGAAATTAATTATAATTTCACTTGTTTCTATTTCGTTCAAACTATTTAATATAGAAAAACCTTTAAAAAAACTGAGAGATGTTATACATGAGTATAATGTATTTTTCATTTTTTCATTTTTATAATTAATAATAGCACCTTCTATTAAATAATAAATATTATGATTATGTAAATCATTTTCATTTAATCTAAAGCTTTGGTTATTATATCTACCATCTTTAATACTTGATTCAAGATCACTTAATTTTTTTCTCTCAAAAATTGCTAAATTGCATTTATTTATTTCATCATAAATAATAAAATCTCCTATATCTAATGCTTTGACTTCAAGTGTAAATGAATTATTACAAAAACTAGTAATATAATTTATAATTGTTTTAGGTTCTCTATTGTCTATATACAATATCATTAATTTTAATAATATTGTAATTTTAAATAATTATTTTATAATATTAAAAAAATAATTATTTAACCTAATAATTTACTACGTCCTGTTCTGAAAGTACCAATTGTGTTGCTACCTTTGTATAATTTTAAGGTTTTTAAACAAGCTGTTCCTTGTGTTGGTGTTTTTGGTACTCCACACCCATCACTATAATGGTTTGGATTGTTTTGTACAACATCATATTTATATCCAGGTAATGCAGGTATAAATGATCTTACATTTTTTGTAGGCGCTAAACCAGCCATATTTCCAAAAACAGCGGTGCTATTGGTATAGCGATTGCTTCCGATTAAATTAATTCGACCCATTTTTATATTATAATATTATACTATATTTTTTTTATTAAATAAAAAATTGTATTATAATAATATAAAAATAATTTCTAAATATTAATAATGTCTGATACTTTTATAGATAAAACAATCAAAGATACATCAGATTCAGAAGATAATTCTCAAGAGTTAGATGAAGTTACTAAAACTAATAATATTAGTGATAATATTATTAGTGACGAATTAGTTTATAATCCATTTAATAGTAAAAATAAAGAAATTAATATGCATGAAATTATTACTATATTATCAAAATATGGAATTTTTACTAAACCTTTTAATATTGAATTATATAAGAGAGCATTTATTCATAGATCTTATACTAAACGACCTAAATTAGAAAATGAAGAATCAAATATTACTATTGTTGAAAAACCCGGGGATTGTTTAGATTTAAAGAGTAAGTCTAATGAACGATTAGAATTTATTGGGGATGGTGTTTTAGAATGTGTTATTAAATATTATTTATATAAACGTTTCCCAAAAGCAGATGAGGGATTTATGACAGAAAAAAAAATTGCACTAGTAAAAAATGAACATATTGGTAAATTAGCATATGAAATGGGATTACATAATTATTTTATTATTTCTAGACATGCAGAAGAAAAAAATATTAGAACTAATTTTAAGAAATTAGGCTGTTTATTTGAATCTTTTATAGGTGCTATATTTCTAGATTTTAATAGAATAGATATTAAAGATGAATTTGGTTGGTTTTCAAATATATTTAATTCTGGGCCAGGATTACAAATGGCACAGATTTTTATTGAAAATATTATGGAAAATCATGTAGATTGGACTAATTTAATTATAAATGATGATAATTTTAAAAATAAATTACAAGTAATTATTCAAAAAGAATTTAAAATTACTCCTGATTATCTTGAAATTAATAGTAATCCTAATGATGATATTAATGATAAAATTTATACAATGGGTGTATTTATTTCATTTGGTGAACATATTCATAATGTAAATATAAGTAATGCAATTGATTTAAATACATTAGATAGTTTTAAATGTATTCATGAGAAATTACAGAAAAATGATAAATTATTAATATTTTTATCAAAAGCAAGCCATAGAATTAAAAAAAAAGCTGAACAATTAGCATGCGATTCAGCTATAACTATTATAAATAAATTTCAGAAATAAATAATATATTTTATTTAGGAATTAATTAAAATATATAATTTAATTATATATATAATTTAATGATGTTAAATGAAGAATTTGATTTCTTAAAAGTAAAACCACTTCCTAAAAAAAAAGAAGAGTATAATTTTTTTTTAAATAAAAAACAACCAAATGTTATTGATAAAACTCAAAATCAAGATTTTAATGAAATTGACTTTTTAAAAAAAATACAAGATAAATTAAATATTAAAACTTTTAATAAAATAGAATCTCTCAAAAAAACATCCGAAACTATAGAAGAAAAAATAAAATATTTTTTAATTAAAGATATTCAAAAAACAGAAACCAAAATTATAATTAAACAAATTGAAGATGTTAAAACAGATACTAAAAAAGAAACTACTAAAACTGAGAGAAAAACACAAAAACCCAATTTTAAAAAAGGTATCAATCAAACATATAATTTTGATACATTAGATTTGGAATATGAAATAAAAGATATTAAATTAAAAGACAGATTACATGAATTAAAACCACAAATTTTGATAAAAGCATCAGAATATTATTTAAATAATAGAGAGAACTTTATTAATTTTATAAATAAATTATTTTTACCATATAAAGAAAGTTTATTAAAAGAAGAACAAGATATTGCTAATGGAAAAATAAATATTTCATGTGAAGAAAAATCTGGGAATGAATTTTCTCTCTTAACTCATCAAAAAATAGTCAGAGATTATATTAATATAATTACACCATATAGAGGATTATTATTATACCATGGTTTAGGTTCTGGAAAAACATGCTCATCTATAGCTATTGCTGAAGGATTGAAAAATAATAAAGAAATTTTAGTATTTACACCTGCTTCTTTGAGAGATAATTATATTGATGAATTAAAAAAATGTGGAGATTTTATTTATATGAAAAATCAATTCTGGGAATTTATAAATGTTGATTTATATCCAGACTATTTACAGATATTATCTAATTTATTAAATCTACCAGAAGAATATATTAAAGAAAAAAAAGGGGCATGGTTAATGAATAAAAAAGAAGAACCTAATTATGATAAATTAGATTTTGAAAAACAACAATTAATTAATGAACAAATTAATAAAATGATTAGTATGAAATATAAATTCTATAGCTATAATGGTATGACAAGAAAAATATATAATATATTAACACAAAATGATACTGTGAATCCATTTAATAATAAAGTAATTATTATTGATGAAGCTCATAATTTTATAAGTAGAATAGTTAATAAAATTAATCGCCCAAGCTCTATTTCTATGAAATTATACGAATATTTGATGGAATCAGAAAATTCAAAAATTATTATGCTTTCTGGAACACCTATTATTAATTATCCAAATGAAATATCTATTTTGTTTAATATTTTAAGAGGTTATATAAAAGGTTTAATTTTTAAATTAAATGATGAAAAACAAAAATTTTCAATGGATTATTTTGAAAAATTATTTAAAAAAAATAATATAAATAAACATATTGATTTTATAGAATATAATCAAAAAAATAAAGAACTAACTATCATACAAAATCCTTTTGGATTCATTAATCATGAGACAAATATTAAAAAAATTAAAGATGATTCTAAAATAAATATTTATGAATTAAATAATAAAATCAATGATTTATTTAAAGAAAATAACATTGCTTTTTATAATAAAGATAATATTCTAAAATATAAAGCATTGCATGATAATTTTGATGAATTTAAAAAAACATTTATAAATGACAACAATACAATGAAAAATGATATTATGTTTAAAAAACGTATTGTTGGACTTACATCATATTTTAGAAGTGCACAAGAACAATTAATGCCTAGATATGAAGAATCTAATTTTATTGTACAAAAAATAGAAATGAGTCCATTTCAATTTGGTATTTATGAAGAAGCTAGAATTAATGAAAGAAATCAAGAAAGTAAAAGTAAAAAAAATAAAGCAAAAAAAAATGGTGCAAATAAGGATGATATATATGGTGATTCTGTTTCAACATATAGAATATTTTCTAGAGCATTTTGTAATTTTGTTTTTCCAAAACCTGATATTATTAGACCTATGCCAAAATTAGAAGAAAAAATAGAAAATATTTTGGAAAATATTGAAAAAAATGATATTATTAAAGAAGATATTATTGATAATATTGATATTAATGAAAAATCAGATGATTTACAAGAAGATGATATAGATAAAATGCAACAAGAAAAAAGTGAAGCAGTTGATGATAAATATAATAAAAGAATTATTGAAGCATTAAATAAATTAGATGAAAATGCTAGTAAATATTTAACACCTGATGCATTAAAAATATATAGTCCTAAATTTTTAAATATATTAGAAAATATTAGTGATGAAGAACATAAAGGTATTCATTTATTATATTCACAATTTAAATCATTAGAAGGAATTGGAATATTCAAATTAGTATTAAAACACAATAATTTTGTTGAATTTAAAATTAAAAAAAATAGTGATGGTGAATATATATTAAATATTGATCCAAAAGATTATGGAAAAAAAATGTATGCAACTTATACAGGTTCAGAAACTCAAGAGGAGAGAGAAATTATTAAAAATGTATTGAATAGTAATTGGAAATTTGTACCAATTAACATATTAAATGAGATAAAAAAAATATCTCCAAATAATTTTTTTGGAGAAGTAATAAAAGTTTTAATGATTACTTCTTCTGGTGCAGAGGGAATAAGTTTAAAAAATGTTAGATATGTTCATATAATGGAACCATATTGGCATCCAGTTCGTATTCAACAAGTTATTGGTAGAGCTAGAAGAATATGTAGTCACAGTGATTTACCAAAAGAATTTCAGGATGTAAATGTTGTTTTATATTTAATGACATTTAGTGAAGAACAATTAAAAAGTGATAAAGCAATTGAATTAAGATTAAAAGATAGAAGTAAAATTGACCCTAAAATGGTTGTATCTAGTGATGAATTTTTATATGAAATATCTAAAATTAAAGAAAATATAAACTCTGAAATATTGGATAATTTAAAACAATCATCTATAGATTGTTCTATTCATTCTAGATCAACAAGTAAAGAATCTATTAAATGTTTTTCTATTGGTAACTCTTCTGAAAATAATTTAATGTATACATCTAATATTAATTCAGAACAAAAAGATAGTAATTTAAAAATGAATCAGAAAAAAGTCACATTAAAATTATATAAAATTAGAAATGAAAATCTTGCACTAAATAAAGAAACTAATGATGTATATGATTATGATGCTTATAAAAAAGGAGAATTAGTATATCTTGGAAAATTTATAAAAAATAAAGATGGTAAATATGAATTACAAAATTAATTATTTAATTCATAATAAATTTAAATTAAATAATTATTTTTCTAATTTTTCTAATTTTTCTAATTTTTCTAATTTTTCTAATTTTTCTAATTTTTCTAATTTTTCTAATTTTTCTAATTTTTCTAATTTTTCTAAAATTTTTTCTTGATTTATATTCATATTTTTCAGTAATTGTATTATGTAATCTATTTTTGAATTTACATTAAATTTTTTTTCTACATTATACTCATTATTTATAAATAAATTATCATTTCGTGAATCATACAAATTTATTATACTTGATATATCCTCAATTATACTATTTTTTTTCATATCTGAATTTTTATCTATATTACTTATATCTATTATATTATTGCCAAAAATTTTTTTTTCATCATTATCTCTTTCATTTATTATTTTATTTAATATTTCATTTAAATCTTTATCATCTATTGTTTCATCTTTTAATTCATCTGTAAAATTTATTTCTTTTGGCTTTTTTGGAGCAAAAGAATCAAAATCATTTTTTATTATTTCTATATCATTTATAATTGGGTCTTTTTTTAATTTTGTGATATTTATAATTACATCTTTTATTATTAATTTATTTGCTTCAATTATATTAATTTCATCTATTTTTAAATTATTATAAAATTTTTCTATACAATTATCTATTATATATATTATATTATTTTTATATTTTTCATCTATTTCATTAAAAAAATTATTATTATATAAAACATTCCATAATATTTCTTTATTTTTATTTGACAATAAAATTTTTTTATCAGTCATAAATATATTAATAAAAATATTAATATCTTTAAGTTTATTATTTATCCAAAGCTTTTACAATTTATTATAATATATTTCTCTATAATTTTCCATAACTTTATCTGATATGCGAGTTTTTTTTAATTCTCTAGGAGTTAACTCTTCCCTCAATAATTTTATTATTACATATAATGAATATAATCCACATTGACCATCTTTCAATTGATGAACAAATTTATAATTACTATAAAAGTTTAATTTTAATCCAATCATTACCGCCTGTTTAATCACATTATCTATAAATTTTTTTATTCTTTTTTTAACATTATCGCCATTACTATCAAAATACATTATATATTTTTTTTCTAAATCTATAAATACTGCAACCCAATGTGAACCACTTTTATAATGTGGATCCAAATTAAATATTATACCTATTTTTCTTTTACCTGTATCATATAACTTTTTTAAATCAAATTTACACAGCTCTTCCCATACACAGTTATCAAACATTTTTTTTTTATCATAATCTATTGGTGATGGTCCTATAAATTTAAAGTTTGGATATGATTTTTCATATTGAAACATTACATCTTCTATATCTTTACTCGATAACCAAGTATATGGATTATCTGACCAACTTTTTGGTGATATTGGTCTAAAAATATCATTTTGCATTATTTCTTTTATATCTAATTTTTTTATCCAACACAATTCATTCTTACATTTTTTATAAGATTTTTTTAATTTTTTCCATATTTCTTTTCCATCGTTTGTTCTTATTTTATTTTTTTTTGTAATATTATGTTTATTTCTTAATTTTACTAATAAATCATTTGTAAAACATGACTTTTTTTTTAATTTACTATCAACTTTTAAACTTTGTTTTGGCGCACACTTTAACTTTTTAAATGTTTTACCTTTCATATAAAAAATTTAATTATGTAT